GACGAAGACAGCGAAGCGGGCGACCAAGACGAAGTCAGTGAAATCAGTGACGAAGACAGCGAGGCCGATTGTGATGAGGACGAAGTCAGTGACGAAGACCACGCGGAGACCATCGCGCTGCTAGTCGACCTGGCGTCGGATGAAGACCCTGGCTGTTAGGCGGCCCGGCCGAAAGGGTCAGGGACTGGCCATCCGTTGCAGCCCATCGCCAACTTGGTGTTCTGGCACCCGACGGCCGGAGACCGGTACCTGGCGTTGGCCGCCGAACAGCCGTTGACAAAAGGTTGAGCCGTGGCCCCGCGCAAACAACTTTGACACAGCATGTTGGTAGTCGCGCCAATCCGGGCAGGGGTTGGGTGGTACCCGCTGTAGTCGTAGCCGTTGGTAATCTGCGGCGCCGCCTGGGTCGTGAACGGCGCCCGGTAGGCAAACTGACTGAACCACTCAGAGGGATAACACTGCGACATGATCGGCAGACTCGAGTTTTAATGTCGGTGGACCGACAACCCACCATGACCGATCACTTGGTCAGGCGGCGCCCGTGGACAGTGGCGTGCAACCCGGCTCGGTTCAACAGCCGCAGTCGACGTTTGCGGGCTCCGGCTGACTTGAGGCTCAGGACGGGGCCGGGTTGTACCCGCCGCGGTTGGCTGACCGGAGGCCCTGGGGAATCCAGAAGAGTTTTCAAGGCCGGACCTACCACCTGTAGGGAGTCAAACCAGGCCGTCAACCTGTTGGCTGGCAGCCAAGGTTCGCTCAAGATTTGCCGGTATAGGTCTTCGTTTTGGTCCACCTCCATGACGTAGTTGCAGGCCTCGTGCCAATTGGCAAAGTCCCCCACGCAGATCATCGCCCGGGGGTTAAAGTGCTCGGCGATGTCGGGGGCGCCTAGGTAGATCGGAATCGCCCCGGCCAACATTGCACTTACGACCTTCTCGGTCACGTAACCGGGCAGGCGCGTGTTTTCGCAGGCAATCACAAACTTGTAGGGCCGGTAGTGTCGCACGGCCAGGTCGTTGTAGGAGTAATGCCCTGGGCGGTAGGCGCCGCGGTCGGTGCGGGTCTTGTGGACGTTGCGCGCCTTACCGAGGGCGTCTACCTGCTTCTGCCTGGACAGCGCGTCAAACAGCCGGTTCCGAAACTCGACCTCCTTGCTGTAGAGAAAGGCGCAAAACTTGGTCTTGGTCGGCGCCGTGCGAGTGGCAAAGTCGGGGGTCTTGAGCAGGTCCTCGGGCCGGTTCTGCCACCTTTCCTCAAAGGACAGGACGTAGAACGGCAGGTAGGCCATCGGCACGTCGTGAGACCGCAAACCTACCACGTCCTTACAGTCCAACAACAGGTCAGCCAGTTTGCCGATCGTGGTGGTCGGTTCTCCGGACACCAACACTTTCTTGCAGGTGTACCGCTTGTGCCGGTCGCCAAACACGCTGTAAATCAACAGGTCTGGGTTGGCGGGCGGGTTCTCGGCAAAGACCACGCGCTGCTTGTCAAACAGCCGCTTGAACACCGCGACAAAGTAGGAGATAAAGTACCCGGCCCCATCGGTGTAGCCCACTACGACCATTTGGAGTTGTTGAGTTTGTTGTTGACTTTTGTCTAGAGTGTTCTCGGCTTGCCGTGAATACGCCAACCCACGATGTCCAGAATGCAAGCCAAGTACCAGCGTATGCTGCGGAGCAGCCGCAACCCACGGCGTCCTGTTAGTGGTTCGGAGCCAAACCAAGTTGAACCTGACGAACTTGACGAACCTGTACGGGACATCATGACCGACTTGCAGAAGTTCATCAACCGTCCGCGAAAACCAGTTACTTTGCAGGCCAAACGGACAAGTCGCATCCTAGCGTTGGCGGACCTGGAACCAGAGCCAAAGTGGAATTTACGGGCCCCGACAGGCCTCAAGTTCAAAGCCGCCAGGCCGCTGTCGGTCAACAAGTTGGCTGGGGCGAAAGAAGTGACCCAGTTATTGCTGGAACTTCGCCGCCAGCGTTGGGGGCCTAAACCGGAGCATCAGCAGGCGGACAACCAAAAGGATAAACCGACAGAGTGTTCTCGGCTTGCCGTGAATACGACAATCCACGAGTCGCCAGTCCACGAGTCGCCAATTCCGCCACCCGCGATGGACAGTTTCGCCGGCCACGTGCGACGCGTGCAACCAAGGCATGCAGCAGGTCGGATCAAACCCAAAACCTTGACCCCCGAACAACTGGAAGCCAGGCGGCTGCGCAAAGAAGAACGCATCAGGGTCAAGAACCGGTTGGCCGGTCCGGACGCCGTCAACCAAACCGGGGAACTTTTGTGCGTCGACCGGGTGTTGCCTTGGCCAGAGACATTTGGAAGCGCGTACAGCATCAGTATGCGAGAACAGAGACAGGCCGGGATGATGGCCCGGTTAGGTCCCTGGGCCCAACACGTCCAGCACTGGCCGGCGACCGACGGAAGTCTGTTGGACCGGAAGCAGTGGGTCCGCAACCGCACCGTGTCTCCGTTTTCCAAAATGATCCGGGGCCAGATCGGGTGTTACGACAGCCACGTGCGTCTCTGGCAACACCAGGTGGACCAGCACATTCCGCTTATGTTGATTCTGGAGGACGACGCCAACATTCGCCACAGCCTCAAGTTTAGCCAATCTTGGACCCGAGTGATGGAGGAAATCGAACAGCACGGCCTGACCTGGGATATGTTGTATTTAGGGAGAGGGCAAGAGAAACACGCTGGCAAGGTTACCCGGCGCGTCGCCAAAGCCCGAGGGCTGTCAGGGCTGTTTGCCTACGCGCTGACCTGGCAGGGGGCTAGCCGGCTGTTGGCCAGGTGTCGCCCTTACCTGGACCCGGTGGACGTGTACGTGGCTCGGATGCACGACGCCGGGGCGGTTAAAGCCTTGACTGCCTACCCGTCGCTTTGCTATGTCGTGCCAGTCCACTCTGACACCGGGCACATCGCGTAACACAATAAACGTCCTGAAGAGTGTGTTCTCGGCTTGCCGTGAATACGCCCAACCAATGTTAGTGGAAACCGCGCTGGCGGCGTTGGCCGTGTCGCTTAGTGTCGGCCTAGGCTGGTGGTTTGCTAGCCCGACCGGCGTGCCAAACCCCAACAGGGTGCACCGCCGCTTTGCGCAGTGGGGAGACCGTGTCACTTGGGAAAACCCAGACTGGACAGGTTACCGACTCGTGTTTGACCGGGTCGAAGTGGTAGACGCCGATGGTCAACCGGTCGGCTCGCGCGCGCAATGCCAATATCAACGTCAAGTCCTGACAGACCTGGTCAATGGCGCTCCGTCTCTGACCGTTATGGTCGGCCCAGACTTGTTCCAGTGGTTCGATTTGGCTCCGAACCAGACTGGGTTGGCGTCTTCACGGCAAGCCGAGAACACTGGGTTTGCTGATTTGTCGGTTTGCCGACAACCCATTGATCCAGATTTACGGCTCTCCTTGTACTGCGAGTGGCGCATTTTACCGCATCGAAAACGCTGTTAGCGAGTTGTCATATCTGGACAAGTTTCGACAGTGGCTTGTCGTATTTGCGACGGGTCACAAACACTGTTCTCGGCTTGCCACAACCACCCGACCTGTATAAATCGGCAACCCGACTTGCATCCAGTGTTTGTACGGGGCCATACACCGAACCAATGCTGGCGCTTCTCCTCGTGTGGGTCACCCTGATGATGGCTCTGCAACCGATTCAGTGGGACAATCCGCTCCGCCACACCAACCTGTGGATTCCGGCGACCTTGCTGACAGTGCTGTGTCTGTTGCCGACATGGCCAGGCACCTTGGGATTTTCGCTGTGGTTAGGCTACGCCGTGGCCTACACGCTTACCGCGCTCTTTTGTGACTGGTTATGGTCTTTCCCAGAAATTGCCCCGTTGCCGCAGTACCAACGACGTCGGGGCTCCAATTTACGATCGGTGACCCAACGCTGCAGTCTAGGGGCCGTGTTGGTCAATCTGTTTATTGTGCCTTGGTTGGTCCTAGGTTGGGACCAGGTCGAAAACTTTTGGCAGGCGGCTGCTGGCACCCCGATTGTTTGGTGGCATTTTGTCCTGTTGCCGGTCTTGGGGGACTTGTATTTCACCGCCATGCACCAAACCTTTCACCAAATTGGGGGACTTCGACGGCTTCACGGGGTCCACCACCGAACCCTGTTACCTACCGCCTGGCACACGTTGGACTGTCACGTGATCGAAGGGCTGTTTCTCAACACTTTGGCCGTGGCTCTGCCGATTTATGTCGTTCAACCGTCTTTCACGGTCTGTTACATCTTTGTCGTGGCCTCCACGACCTACGCCACGCTGTCTCACAGCGGCCTGGTTGGTGTCCCCGGGGCCGCTCACCACTGCTGGCACCACTGGGATTGTACCCAAAACTTTGGCGTGGTGGGCCTGACAGACTGGATTCTGGGAACCGAGCGTCAGTCACAAGTGCCCAGGCGACAAGTCAGGCAGACCCAAGAGGCCAACGAGGAGAACCGCCTGACCCTGCTCAACCCTGACGACGTGGACGAATCCAAAGAGGCCGGGTCGATGTATGCTCGACAGCAGGCACGGCAAGCCGAGAACACCAACGAAGCCAAAACGCCTAGAGCCCGTTGGTCACCAACTCGCGCAGGGACGGGTCCCGGACAAAGTCGTTGTAACTAAGCAAGGCTAAGGCCTGGCCTCTCAACCCAGGCTCAGCGGAACTCATCCAGCGTCCCAACGGTTGCGTCTCTTCCAACATTGCTCGGCCAGTGCCTGGATCGCCTGGATGCCGAGCCTGGTACTCCAACGCCATCCGCAACACGTGGCGCAGTTCCGGATTGTCGGGGATCAAACGAATCTGCTGCTGATTGTCCTGCTGTTCAGACTCTGCCAACAGTTGGTCTGAGTTGTACAGCCTTCGTTGCAACTCTTTGTTGCGGGCCTTGCTCTTTTGGGTCTGTTTCCGACTGGCTTCCAGGCTGGTTCGTAAACCCTCGCGTTGGGTCTCCAGATCAAAGAGTTGGTCCCGGGCTGCTTTCAACTGATGGGAGCAGTGCTGCACTTTCCGGTCGCGGGCAGCAATGTTAGCCAAATGATCCTGAAATTCTTGTTTGCAGGTTTTAGCCTGACGTTGGGCTGAGCGCCACCATTTTTCGGCTTGAGTTAGGCTGGTCCGGGTCGCTTTCAACTGATCGGCGCAGCGCTGTGCTTTCTGCTCATGGGCAGCAATATCAGCCACATGACTCTCGAGTTTTTGTTCGCAGGTTTCAGCCTGACGTTGGGCCGAGCGCCAGCGATTCTCGGCTCGGGTTAAAGTGCCCTGGGCGATGACTTGGGCTTGTTGTATGTCTTCCAATTGTCGGCGCAACTGGGCTTCCTGTTGGTCGTGGCGGGTGCGACTCTGGCGGAGTTGGCGCTGCAGGTCCTCGGTTTCTTGCGTCAGCGCAGTCTTTTGCCGTTCGACTTGTTGCAAATTAACCAGTTGCTGTTGGGCCCGTTGGATCTGGACCTTGGTCTCGGCCAAATCGACCACGTGTTGTTGGGCTTGTTGAAGTTGTTGGGTTAACTGAGCGATGTGCCGTTGACTTCGCTGGTGTTCGGCGTGACACATTAACGCCTTCTCGCTGGCCTCTCGGGTCTGACGGGTCGCCCGCTGCAGTTGTTGTTGCCAGTGCTTGGTGTCTGCCTTCTTGTAGACTTGCTTGTAGACAATGCGCGCGGGTTGGGCCTGCAACAACTTTCTCGTTCGCCGCCGTTTGACCGGTGGCACTGTCCCTTTGAGCAAGGCCTCCTGGATCGGACTGCTCAATTTGTGAAACTGGGCTGGAGTCAATCGCCTGGCCAACTGCCGCGCGTCGTCCAAAGTGGCGTTGGCCTGGCGCTTCAAGCCCCGGGCCTGTGCCGGTTGCCCATGTTGCTGGGCGTACTTGCCTAACCGGCAGTAGGCCGCAAACCGACCCACCTGGGCCTTGACCTGATGAAACAGGGTTTTAGGGCGGGAGGTTGGCTGATACATCGGTGGACCGACGACAGTGTTTGTGACACGTCGCAAATACAACAAGCCCCCAGACAAAGTTTGTTACAGTTACCTTTAGCCTGGTTACTGAATAGCCAAACATGTCTCGTCTCACCGTCGGTTCGGAAGGGACCCTGTTTCCGTCTTACCGGTTGGCGGGTCAGGGCGGAGGTCGCAGCCACACCAACTGGCCCTTTGGGTTTTGGCCCTACCGCACCGGGTTCAACACGCTTGGCCAGGTATGGCCAGCCATTGCCGATTCCTACAGCCCCTACTACTCCGACCCGCAGACCGTCTACGGCGCCTGCGATTGTGCCGGGGGCGCCTTGAGACGCAACAAGTGCAACTTTCAACAGGGCGGCTACCAACCGCAATGCCTGGCCGACGGCTACAACTGCCGCTGCTACAAGGATGAATCAGACTGGGGGTGTTTCAACAGCAAAGGCTCAAATTGTATGTAACAGACAACCGAGGCTAACCCGGTTCAAATACATCTGCCAAACTCTGCAATTCTTCTGGGGACATGGTTTGTTGCACCTTGGCGACCTGCTCCTCGGTGGCGCCGGAAATCATCACCCGAACAAAGCGTTTCAGGACGACCAATTGGTGTTCCGTGGCCCCCAGGCATTGGTGCTGGCGGTGGGCGACCTCGTCCGCCTGGGTTAGGTCCTGGGTTCGTTGAGCCTGCAACCGTTCCAACCGGGCCTCAGCCTGGCGGGTCCGGACTTTCTCGTCCTCCAGGTCATTGTGAAACTGGAGGCGTTGGTTGACCAGATCCTGCTCCAGTTGTCGTACTTGTTCGTCCAAAATGCTTCGTTGGTCCCGGAGCGTTTCTATCCTCACCAGGGTTTGGGCGCAAAAGTCGGGGGAGGGGCAACTGGCGTGAGTCTCTTCCAGGGTCTGTAGCCTCGCTTTGGTTTCGGCTAGTTCTTCCTGGAGCGCTTCCAGGGGATCAAACAGGGTCGTTGCCGGCTTCGGCGGTGGGTCAGTTGTGACCTCCGACTGGGTGCCGACCAACGACAAACGGTACCCTACTGGCTGCCCCGACCGCAACATCCGAGATTCCAGCCCCGTCAATTGAACCGTGTTTTTGAGAGCCTCCGGCTGCAACGACCAGATATCTTTGGCGGCCTTAACCTTATTGGTCGCGTGAAACCAGGACACACTGGTGCGACAGGTCGGGTGACTGCTCTCGTGGTAGGCCGCGGTGGCTAGACTGACCGCGTCAGTCAGCAGTTTGCGCATACGAGGCAGAGTGGTCATTGTCGGGCCTCAAACGCTATTGCTCGCCCCTTCGCGAAATGAAACTCAAACCACACAGTGTATTTATCGGGCCCAACAACCAAGTCTGGGTTTCTCACCTTACACGCTGTTCTCTCCGTCGAACCGGAAATCGCCGACGTATGTAACCAGGTCACTGTCGGTCGGACGGGTTTGGGCTTCAGCCGCCGCTTGAATCACCTCGGGGGTCCAGGCCATGACCGGTACATACCCCACGACAAATTCAGCCTGTTTGGTCACCCGCCGCGCCTTCAACCAGTAGCCTTCGGCGTTCTGGGCCATCGGCATTGTCAGCAGAATGCGGTCGCCGGTGCTGTATGTGTGCTGCTGTCGACTCTTGAAACTAGGGGTCTCAAACATCGGCGTCTTGCGGGTGGTTTTGCCGTAACACCAGTAGGTGTTGTTCGACACCGTGTTGGCCGCGCTCTGGATGCTTTTGCGAATGTTGTCGGCCATGTCGGCCAGTTGGGTGCGACTGACCACGTCGTCGTGTTGCTGCTTCAACTCGTCCAAGGTACCGAGCGTCGACCGCAGCGTCACCTCAAAGTTCTTGAGTTTTTCGTCCTGTTGGGTTTGTTGCAGCAACAGTTGTTGGACGTGGCCTGTGGTCTGCTTCAGTTCGTCTCGCAGACTTTTCAGTTCGGTTTGGATCTGGGGGTCAACGGGGGCTGGGGCGACTCGTGTCACAGAATCTACTGGGGCAACCGGTGCCTCACGCACTTGCTGCTTCGGTGGCAGCCGAGAAAGCGCAGGTGACCCGGTGGTCTGAGCCTTCCACCGCTGCAAGGCACTGCGTGACTCTTCAGTTGTGTCGGGTTGGGTGTAGGTCGGTTGAGGTTGTTGCTGCTGTTGTTGACGCACACTGCGAGTCACCCGACGGGCGTTGACCGGTTGGAGACCCGTCGAGGAAGGTTGAAAGTTGCTTGTTGCGCCCTGAGGCCTCAGTACAGCCGGGGCTGGTTGGTATTGGGGTTGACGATTCAAGGCGGGAGGCTGAAACCCGCTGCCCTGCGCCGGGGTCAACGAGGAGGCCGGGTTTGTAGCGTTCGGCAACCCCACTCTGCGACGTCGCCGGCGCCGAGACAGACCGCTGGTCATCGCATCTGAAGGCTGTTCCCCGTGAAACCCAAGAGTACTCATCGCTGGGTTGGCGTATCTGGATGAGTCGTAAAGAATCAGCGAATCTGTTTATACACCTTTCGTTGTCGGCCTTGGTCGAAACCGATTAGGTCGTACCGGTCCAGAACGCGGAGCCACAAACACTGGGTTGTTGGTTCACCGATAAATCAGAGAACCTGGTTTGGCGTATCTGGACAAGTCCCAAAGTACGCGCGGCGAGGCACAAACCCTGGATTGTCGGTTCACCGATAAATCAGAGAACCTATCACGCAGGACACGGGTGCGCGCCAAAGGCCTCGGTCACTTCCAATACAGGTTGGACGTGTTTGACCATGGTCAGGGCGTGGGTGGAAGTCATCCCCAAGTACCTCACCAGGTACGCGACCGCGACTGCCGGGCCCCGGCTGCGCCCTTCTCGCCCCAACAACAGTACTTTGCCGCGGTGCTTGAGCGCCCGGTCGATGAACCGACAAGCGTGACTCATTGTCTGGTCCAGTTGGTCTGGGGTCAAACTCGGCCGGTTGCTCAACCTCAACGTCAACACTTGGGCGTGCGGGGCGACCGGGATCTGCGTCAACTCGGACGTTGTGCAGTTGACAACGTGGGTAATTCCCTGCTGTCTCCCCCAAGCGCGGTTCTGACTGACCTCCCGGGCGCCTAACCACAACCGCCCTGCCAACAGACAGAGCGGTGCCTGGGAAGCCTGGACAGCCTGGGCCACTTGAACCACGTCATTATGGGGTTCACCCCCATCGGCTCCAAACGTGGTCTCCCGGCCATAGCGCACATACAGAAACTGATCGTCCGGGTCCTGACCTTCCGCATACACCTGCGACATCAACATGTGGTTGGCTGGCATCTGGGCTCTTTGGTCTGGCGCCCCAACAAACCAATGCAGAGCATCCGAATCGGGCAGACGAATGTGCTTCCGAATAAACCACACAAACTGCGCAAACGTGTCATCCGCCGACACACAAAACTTGCACTTGTTCAAGCGAGGCGCCGCTTTATCGGCGAACCGAGCCCCCAGGGCCTCCAAAAAAACCGGCACCTTGTCGGGGTAGGTGTTGCGCTTGGCCTCGGCGTATGCGCGTCGCTGGCTCACAGAGTACTTGGCGCGAAAGGCCGTCATTCGACAGGCCGGCGGGTCTTCTAGGGGTAACACTTGCAAGGCCGTCGTTGGTGTCGCCATTGCCTTGTTTATTTTTCCAGGGTAGCCAACCTAGGGTCCAGCACCAGCGTCTTGGACCGGACTTCAGGTTGAGGGCGGGTTTCGACATTACGCTCTGTCGGGTTCCGCAACTGTTGGACACACGCGTAATCTTCTTCATGGGGTTGGTCCAACAGTCTGGCTTCGGCAACACAACCGACCCAGGTTTTGTCGAGCCAGGGCTGGAGCGGCGCCTCCGCGTCTCGAAACCACACCGCTCGGCAAGGCCCAAAGTGAGAGGGCGGTCGTCCAAACCAGGCTTGGACTTGCCGGTGGGTTAACGGGTACTGGTGAACTTCTGGCTTCATCTTGGATTCGGCCAGGTCCCACTCCTGTTCTTCGACCAAGTATTTGCCCTTCTGCGGCTTCCTCGGACAGCGATAGCGAAACACGCGGCTAACAGAGGACATGTTTTATTGGGGGACTGGTTGACATAGAACCGATAACTCACAGGCCATCCCAACCCGTCGTGCAGCGTCTACAGCGTCTACCAAATGCTGGCCGGTCGCTGGCGCTTGCACCCCGAACATTTGCGTTTGAGGGGTCGAGCCGCGTTGCGGGCCGCAATGATGTTTTGGGTGGTTTTGTAGGCCGTGCGCCGACTCAACGTGCGGAGTTTCGGTTTGGGGGCTGCGGGGGCTTTGCCTTGCACGGTGCCCATCGCCAGTTTGTTGGCCTGGGTAACTTTCCAGGGTTGTTTTGGCTTGACCTTGATGGGCGCAGGGTTCTTTTCGTCAGGCAGAGCCGGAGGCCCCGTGGAGTCCTGGTCGTCGGCGGGTGGGTAGGTCAAGTCGGCGTCCTGTAGCGTCCACGGTGCCTCCGCCTCGCGACCCTGTGTGCGGGCCGTAACCAGGTTGTGCAAATGCACGGCGTAGGTCCGCAGAGATTTCCCCGAATGGTAGGCCTCCTGTACCGGGTGATCTACCAGCATTTGCTGAAAGTGCTGGCGACACTCGTGGCAAGGCAACACCTTTCCCAGGGCCCCGAAGAACCCCAACACCTGGGCCTTGTCGTCGGGCGTCGGCTCGGCCGGGTACCCCGCCGCGATCCAGTGAATCGCAGCCCACACCGAAGGCCCCCATTCGACCGGCGGGATGGACGGCGGAGCCGCCGCAGACGCCGTGGAGACTGCTGAGGATTCTGAGGCTGTCGCGTCCGTCATCGGTTTACTTCAACACCCGGCCCGGCGGCTCCATCGACGGTTGTACAGGTGGCGCTCTTCCCGCAGACGCGCTGTGCGACGAGGCATCGGGCAGGTACCAAAGGCAAATCGCCACAAGGCCTGTTCGCTTTCCCATTCTACCGTGGTCCAAGGGTCTTTGCTGAACAGAAACAGGTCACCTGGACCTAACTGGTAGACGCGGCGAGGCGGAGATTGGCGGTTGGGGAACTTCCACACCCGGATTTCGGCCGGCGCTTGGGCCAACAGGACCTCATACACTGCGTCCGGGACGTCTGACTTGGCCGGGTCGAGTACCCCTTCCAGGTAGCCGTGCCCGCCTACCGGCTTGCGCAGGTAGACGAAGCAGTGGAGCACGTGGGCCAGTCGACACAGGTGACAGGTTAAACGCTGGGTCACAACATCCAACACGTCGGGGTCGTCGGCGGCTTGCGCCAAGTACCGCACCCCGCTGATCGTCAAGGCGGCGGGCTGCACCTTGCACAGCCGGCGCGGCACAAAGGCGTGAGCGTCCGACCACACCGTCAGGTGCAAAATGGCCGACACCAACGCCAACAGCGCGACGGCCCCCACCGCGATGACCGCGGATTCGGCCACCGAAGGCATTGTGGCTGGAGGGAACAAAGTAAATCAAAGAACCTGGCTTGTCGTTTTTGCTACAAATGGATCGGCCTGGTCAACCCTCTACATTGGCAAGGACCTCTAAACCCAGGGCTAACCGTACGGCACAGATTGTGCTGGCAGTGGTTGCTGGGGTTATCCTGTTAGGCGCAGCGGTTGGAGTAGGCGTATGGATTGGGCGCCAACGACGCCCGGCGGTGCGCAACGTGTCGGTACATGTCCCGGCCAGTCCCCGCATGACTTGGGAGATTCTGCAGGACGAACCTCGGGTTATGTTGCTGCACAACTTTTTGAGTCCGACCGAGTGTGCACACATGATCAAGTTGGGTCAGCACGGCGTCTTCAAACGGTCCACTGTTCAAGGAACCGACAACGAGATCTCGCCAGACCGGACCTCTTCTTCGACGGCCCTGACCCGCCACCAAGACGCCCTGGTCCGTAAAATCGAGGAACGGGCGGCGGCGGTGACCCATTTGCCGTTGGCCAACGTTGAACCTCTCCAGGTCGTACGCTACACCCGGGCCCAGTTCTACCGCCCCCACTTTGACTACTTTGTGCCGGGCGCCGAAGGTACCGACCAGGCCCTGCAAAGAGGGGGACAGCGAGTCGCCACTCTGTTTGTGTACCTGAACGACCTGGACGCCAAGGACAAGGGCGGGTCGACCTCGTTCCCCAAGTTGGGGCTCAAGGTGTTCCCGAAACGAGGCACTGCCGTCTACTTTCCCAACGTCACCACCAGCGGCCAGGAAGACCCCCGGCTACTGCACGGCGGCGACCCCCCGACCTGCAGCGTCAAACATGGCCTCAACATTTGGATCCGACGTCACGCGTTTACATAAACAGGGTTTTATCTAAGCACGACAACTATCCCTCGGTTCCAGCGTCAGTCGTAGTAGCCTCCTCCTCCTCCTCTGGAGTTGTGCTGGTACACGGCCGACATTCATCACAATAGTACTCGTTCAAGGCCGTTTGCAGTTGCGCCTTCCGCACCAAATTGAGCATGCAGATGAGTTCTTTCTGTTGGGTCAACAAGCCTTCGGCGCCCTTCTGGTCTTCCAGGACACTCTGCATTGTGGACAGTTCAGCCAACAATACCGACAGCGAAGGCAGATCATGGGCGGCGGAGGACGTCATGGTTGGTTGACGTTTGTCAACAAGTCGCGGATATTCCCAAACGGCCGGGTTAAACTTTGCTGAACTCATTGGTTCTGGCCTTGGCGTTACTTTGCGCATACGCCAAACCCAGGTTCTGCGTCAATGCCGCCACCCTCTGTTCGTCTCCCGCTGTATGATCGGCACAGGCAGTTAGGAGGGTACCTCGACTGGGTCACCGCGTCGCAGTGCGGTGTTGAGTTGCTGGGTGGCTTGCGATTCTGTTGTTTGGATGCCGCTTACCAAGAACACCGCCGCCGCTTTCCGGACCTACCGGATGACCCGGGTCGGGTTGGGTGGAAAGTCTACAGCGGGCTGGCTATTGGCACCGCCTGGCACCACATCCTGAAACGGCTAGGCGGGTTTACCGGCGATCCACACGCCTGGCAAATGGCCGGAACACTACCGCCTGGGTTGACGCATTCACGGCAAGCCAAGAACGCTGTCCCCGTTAGGGTAAACAGGTTGCCTAACCCACGTGTTAAGATGGACCCGGTGCCGTTGGCCGGTCAGGCCCCAGATGCAGCGTCGAAAGCCGAAACCAAGGCTACACCAGGTTTGCCCGCCACCGAGCCCACTGTCAGGCCTCCCACCACCTGGGAAGCCTTTGAGGAAAGTCTGCAGCATTTCCGCACCCTGGAATGGGCCGACGTTCACCGGTTGTCGACCGAAGAATGGACGACCAAAACGCTGCATGCCTATTTCCAACGTCCTTTTCGCAATCAACAGGAGCAATACCCAGACCCTGACCTGGTGGATATCACGGCCGGTGATCAGTTTGGCACCGGGTATGAGGTGCAGTTTGAGTGCCAGTGGAGACACCCCTCGGGCCACCTCGTCACCACCTGGCAGACTTATTTGGACCTGATGCCTAACCCAGCCTACCTGAAACTCATGAAGGAGCGCTGGAACTTTGCCAGACGGCGTTTTATCCCAGCGTCAGGGACTGTACCGACAGTGTCAAACCCGGCCAACGCCCCTTCGCGGTTCACGGCCGGTCACGTGTCTAGTCCCGTTAAACCTGTCAAACAGCGGGAAGCCACGCTTAACCCTGGTGCCGTGCCAAACCAGTCAGTCGTGAAACAGCCGAAAGTCGCACCTGACCCGGTGGTTGTGCATGAAGAATGTGAAGCAGTGCGACGAAGCAGACGATTGGCCAATAAATCGCACTAATTGGTGCAGGGTGTTGTAACAAGATGGGTTCCGACAGTACGCTGTCGTGTTCACGGGGTTAAGTTGGGACTGCCGACAGATCAACAGGGCCTGCTTTCACAAGCAAAACGTGTCGTGACAAGCCTGGTCTGTTTGAAGCATGAATTCAGGCCAACCGGCGTCCGCCGCGTACTTTTACATCCTGTACATCAAGCCCGACCATGAGTCCAGTATCCGGGCCATGCGCCTGGTGCCGAGAGGCAGCAAAATTGCCGTCCAGGACGTGAACAAGTTGACCTACACGCCGCAGTGGTTGACGGGTGTGCCGTTTTTGGTGAAGCCGTCGACCGGCGAGATGTTTCCGGGCGCAGCGTGTCTCCAGACCTTGCAAAAGTACGTCGAGATGCTAGGCCGCCACATGGTGCTGGAGTTTACGGCCTTTGACGCCCCGTTAGTGGCGCCGCTGTTGCCGAGGGGAAGCGACCCGGCTGGCTACCCGGTGGTGCAGCCGATGAACGTAACGCCTCAATCCAGGCCATTGCAACCACCGCAGCAGGCTACGATTGCGCAACAGCCGCCGCAGCAAGTCCAGACCGCGGTGACCTATGCTCAACCACAACCACAGCAACCTGACAACCTAAACAAGTCTGTGCAGCCGCTTGGGACGCCGCCTAGTCAACCTGTTCAGCCTGTCCAACAACCCCAGCCTCCGAAACCCAAAAGCAATCCGAACGTGATTCAGGGGTTGCCGCCACCCAACATTGATCCTAACCAACCCAACACCTTGACGACCCAGCAAATCGAGTTGCCTCCTCACCGGCCGACCTTTGAGCCCGTTGTACCGCCGCCCGCAGCCCAACCTGCTCAACAGCCAGCAACCACTCCACCTGCTCCACTCCAACCAACAAGACAGGTTCCAGTACCCGCCCCCAAGCGACCACCGCCTCCGATCCTGTCTATCCCTCGGCCTCAACCGGTTTCAAGCAACACGATGCAGATCCCGCAAATGCCGGCCAACGCTGCTCAAGCCTGAAGTTTGGGGCCCGAACCTGTGGGACAACCGACCCAACAGTCTCGTCAGACCAAACCGAGTCGATACCTCCGGCGAGTCGGAACCAGACGCAAAAAGACTCCGTGACCTCCGTAGTCCAGATTGTTGCTGTTTCAGGGGTGCTTGTTGCTGTAGCGAGTGTTCTCGGCTTGCCGTGCCATTTCGCAGATACGACAACCCAGTGTTTGCGGTTTGTCGGCGAAGCAACTCTTCCATGACGGCCAGGCCTACAAACCCTGTTACCGGGACGGGCCTGGACCTGACGAATAAAACAACCCCCTGCACTTTGTGGATCGCGAATTTTATCTACCGCTCTGGTGTCAAACCCAGTTGCAGGTCGTCGCGTTTGCAGCCATGTCCACGTACCGTACCAACCCTCAGTACCCGGCCACCGGGGCGCCGATTTCGACCCAGGCGTTGGAAAGTCCTTCGCCGCAGACCGGCAGTTTCGTGACCGGGGCCTTCACCGGTGACGCCGTAAACAACGTGATGGTGATGCCCCAGTTGCACCGAGAAGTGCTGTTCAGCAATCGGGAGACGCCGTACAAGGCCAACATGGTCTGCACGAGCGGGGCCAACGGGGTGAACAACAACTGTGTGTGTCCGGGTGGGCCGTCGGGGGTGCCTTACCGCCAACAACCCGCCATGTACCAGGCCCATTACATGTCGACGTTGTTCTCCCCCATCCCTGGCACCTACAGCCCAACTCCGACCAAGGCCGCTCAGGTGCTTATTTCCGAACGGTCCCCGCTGCCAGCCTCCTACACGGCCATGGACGCCGTGCCTCTGGCCGGGGCGCGCTGTGGGGCCCAGGCGGTGAGTGCAATGTACATGTAGGCCAACCCAAAGCCAAAGTAAACACCAAACCACCAACATGGGCTGCTGCTTGTCCCAACCGACCGACGCCACTCGGTGCGAGTTTCCGCTGCATGTTGACTGGCCAGTAACCCAAGCCCAATGCCAGGCTCTGCAACAGGCCAAGTTGGGACATTTTCCCACCCCCGACCGCCGCAACAAACGCTTTCTGGCCCAGGTGGTGGACGTGTACGACGGAGACACTTTGACAGTGGTCCCTGTCACCGAGACTGAACCCTGGCGGGAAGTCAAGGTGCGGTTGGAAGGCGTAGACGCCCCAGAACTGCGGACCACCCATCAACTCGAGAAACACCACGCCCAGCGGTGCAAACAGGTCCTGGTTCAAACCTTGCTCAACAAAACCGTGGTGCTGCACACCAGTCGCCAGACCGACAAGTTTGGCCGGTGGTTGGCCGACGTCTACGCTTTCTGGGACGAAGGTTACCAGACCTTTCACTCTGTCCAGCCCGGCTCGGCCCGCCGGCAACCTGGAGTGGAAGTGAGGTTGTCCACTTGGCTCTTGGCGCGCACCCCCTGTGTCGCCTACAAGGGCCAGGCCAAATCCAACGTCTTCAAAACTCAACCCTACCTCGAATCCTACTCCAAGGTCTACGACAGTGTATTGGCCCAGTAAACAACATTTATGACGCCATTGTAAGATTGAAGGCAGGGCGTTTGCGTTTCATGGTTGGGACAGGTGCAGACTTGTCCAGGTTCTCGGCGTGATCTAGCGCCGTCAACCGAGGTTTGGCGTCAGGAATAGCCAAGTCCAGCGGAGGCATGTCGGCGGGGTCAATGATGAGGCGGGGTTTGACACACCCATGGTCCAGACTGCCTTCCTCTTTGGCCACCAGCGCCGGCAGCATCTCCGTCATGTAAAACTTTTCCACGGTGGGAAACATGTGGTTGTCCCAATAGTCCTGGTTGAACGGCACACGACGAATCTGTTGGGATGTCGGGGTCCAGACCACAAAATCCCACCAGGGGAGACCCAAGAAGCCCATCGAACCCTGGATCTGGTCGTAGTAGTAGGCTGGAATGCATTCATACAACGATTTGCCAAAGGGACACTTGATCTCCAGGCCGCCAAACTTGAGGCCGTCCGGCTGCGTGTCGTCAAAGACCAGACCGTCAACAGACACCCCGGCCCAGGGAAACTGCCGAGGCACAATCAGCCCGGCGTGAGTGGTGACGAATTTGGGGGGTGGGGCCCCGTCGACCTGCAGGTGTTTCCGCATAAAACGGTTGTACATGATCTCGGCCGTGTCCTCAAAGTCGCAGCCCCATTGGGTCGCCGCGTTGCCGGTGAAGCCGCCCCAGAGCGAATCCTTCAGCATCATCCGGGCTGACTTGTACGGGTTGTGCCCCATGACCGACCCCATTCGGGACATCGTAATGCGGGGCTTGCGGGCCGCGTGCCACTCGGGGGTTCGCTGGGCATATCGCCTGATGCGCCACTGCTCCTCCTCGGTAATCTGCAACTTTTCCAGGAAAGCCCGCTGTTTGGCGTTCAGGCTGTACTTGACCACCGCGACCTCCAGGTCAAAAGTCCCAGTGTGGGCGTACGGCCGGTCGTCCTCGGCCCCGATGGATTCCCCACTGGAAGGGTCAATCGGTTGGTAGATCGCCCGACGGCGGGGCAGGTTGTTGATGATCATCGGTTTGGACTGGGCCCCATCACGACCAACCTTTGCAGCGCCAAAGTTGAACATTTGTTGAGGTAGAGTCGTGGTAGAAAGTGTGTGGTTTATCGAACATACATAGGAGTGGGCAACGCTTGTTTTTTTACCCGCCCCGGTGCACAGCCACGTAGTAAGAGTGTTCTAGTGGTTGAAGACTGTACCCTTCTCGTTCCAGCAATGACATCACCTGGTCTCTTCGGATGCTGGTCCCGTATTGGGTTCGCTTCTGGTCTGCCCACATTTCCAGGGTAATGACCGGTCTGAAACGTCGAATTAGGGCCAGAGCCCCTTCAATAGCCCCGTACTCTTCCCCGTTGCAATCCAGGTGGAGCAGTGTTAAGGCGTCCAACTGCAACCCGTTTAAGGGTTGACCCTGGGTCGCCGCAATCCCGCTGCGGGTGGAGCGCCAGACCAAACGGTGAGGTCGCAGCGGGTTGCGTTTCCGGGTCTGGTACAACAACATCTGCCGACTGGCCGGCATGCAGTCGTAGACGTCGACATTTTCGCTCAACCGGTTCGCCCGCACCGCTTCCAACAGCAACTCTCGGGCCCACTGGTCGGGTTCAAAGGCGTGCACGTGGCCGGTCGGGCTTACGAGGTGGGCCAGACAGATTGTCAGCGCCCCAGTGTAGGCGCCAGCGTGGATAACAGTGTCTCCGGGCCTCAGAAATCCGGCCCAGGTCGCAACCAACTGGGGGCGATACAACTGGCCTTGACGGATCGTCTCTTCGATGATCCCCCACCCTTGCTTCTTTTTGCGGGGACAGACCAGCGTCACCTGTTCCTGGGCCTCCGTCGGTAAGGTCACCCGGTACTTGGCCGGTTCCTTCCTCCAGGTCCCCGCCCAGTGGTGCACCGCAAACGCTTTCGGGTATTGTCGCTGCGAGGCCAACTTGAGCGGTTCGTCGGGCTTCTTCCAGGGCATAGGGTAGAACGTGGCGGCGGGCATCACGGTTACCCCGGCTGGGTGCTTCTGGTAAACTTCGTGGAGGAAGGAAGGCCCCGTGGTCACAAAGGTCGTCGACAACTTGTGCTGGTCCGACTTGCTAGCCTCGGCCATCAGCCCCGCAAACACCTTCAACCAGAACGGGTGGTGCCGGGACGAAATCAACAGGGCGTTGCCGATCCGTTGGCTGTTGTCGTGGTGGGGTTGGCCTTCCTGGCCTACCACCACTCCCCCAAACTTGACCAACAACGGGTCCAGCGGCGTCAAACTCTGCATGTCCAGGTCGGCGTAGACCCCGCCAAAGTGATACATGATGAAGTAGCGCGCGGCGTCGACCCGCTGGATGTTGTGCGGGTAGGCGTCGTAGTAGGGCAAGAACCAACTGAACTCCTGTTCAATCAAGTTCCGCAGATCTTCGTCTGTCCACAAGGTGTACTCCCAGGAAGGGTGATTCTGTTGCCACGTCTTTTGACAGGCCTCCAACTTGGCCGGGACTTTGGCCTCTTTCCAGGTTTGGTGCAACAACTTGGGAATGCGGGCGTTGGCCATGCCTTCAGGCAGGTTCACCTGGTGCGCCATCGTTAGAACAAACACTTTGATTCAACATGGCCAGCCCGGGCGTCCAGTGTCTGCACCAGACGTACAAAGTCGAGGACTTAACGCGTCCGGGCACGCCGGCCGTGTATCGGCCTTTCCAACAGGCCTGGCGGCGGTTACACCCTGACTGGCAGTATGAGTTTTGGACCGACCAACGGATTGCCGAGTTTGTCCAGGCCGTGCACCCGGCGTTTCAGGCCTTGTTCAAATCCTACCGCCACCAAATCCAGCGGGTCGACTTGATGCGCTACCTGGTGTTGTGGACTTATGGCGGCTGGTACATCGACCTGGATTTCGAACCGAAGCAGTCGCTACACGAGTTGACGAGGCGGTACCCCGACCAAGTAATCTTGGGCCAGGAACCTCTTGTCCAGGCCCGCAAAGTTTACCGTCGCGCCCGGTGCGTGGGTAACGCCATCATGTACTCCCCGCCCCGCCACCCGTTCTGGCGCCACGTGTTGGACCTGGCGTTCCAGCGTAGTCGGTTAGGCCCGACCCCGCTGCCGTCCTCCGAGGTGTTGCGGGCGACCGGCCCGGGCCTGTTGGACGACGCCCTCCGGACCTACCCGAACGCGGCTGCCCAAGTCGTAGTGTTGTCCCCCGACGCTTTCTATTCCAAGGTTGCCCCCGGGTTCCCGCAACACCCGGTAAACTCGGCAGAAGTCGTGGCTGTCCACCACTGGACCAACACCTGGACGACCTAAATAAATCCAGACTCGTCGGCTTGTTTTGCTGCCTATACGCCAACCAACCATGACAGATCTGGCTGGCTGGGTGCCTCGAGATGCGAAACATCAGAGTGCAGCGGCTTCTAAACAGGTGGTTGGAGACCTGGTGGCGGAGACCATCCAAACTAACCGGTTGACCTATAGGGGCATGGACCTAGCAGACTGGATCGCCGAAGCGAGTGTGATGCGAGACACTGATTCATTCGGTGAGCCCAACTGGTCAGTGCCGACCCAGGAACGACAGCCATCAAGCCCCGTCCACGAGTTTGATGAACCGGTGCCCGACCCGGTGCCGCTGGCTCGACGAGCCATGAGTACCAGTCAGGCAGACGTGGCGCGGCAGTTGTACGACCCGATTGGCGCCCGCCAGGGCAGGTTCCTAACGTGTGACGCCTTTGGCCGAGGCAAATGGGCCGACCTTCCGGTAGCGCCGACCCCGGTTTCGCGTTCTGGACTGACCTCAACCCCTGTCCACAAACATCATCTGGCCGTGTTTGCCGATGACACCGGTCAATCGCTAGCCGAGATTCCGGTGCGGTTTCGAGACCAACAACTTTGCTTGGACCAGATTGTTGCCACCACCCTGAGTGCCCAGAAGTTAGTGTTAACCGACATCCAACCGCTTACTCAATCCACTCAATCCACTCCCGCCTGGCGACCTTTAGGCGTAGACCCAGCCGGTCGCCTGGTGGTCCAGCCCCCAGAACTCGAGGAAGCCGACCGGGAACGAACTGCCTTGATCCAAACCTCGGCCGAAATAGCCGCGACTCTGCGGAAAACCGTGCGAACCCCCGAGTCTTCCAATTCTGACCTGTTGTCCACGATCGCGGAAGAGTCGGTCGGGTCAGACCGCTACGACGAAGTGGTTGACACGCTTACCGACGTGGCGGAAAGCGTCGCGGACCTCCAGGAACACGCGCTTCGTCTGGAGGGAGGTCGTGTCGCCGTGGCGGGCTGCATAGAAACCCAACACCTAGACAGTCAGGTCATTGAAACTCGCCAGTTAACGGCTGAACATGCCACCGCCAGCCATCTGCACGTTGGTCAACAGGCCAACCTGGCTGCTGTTACGGCGAATCAACTTCTGACCAACCAACTGACCCTGGACCCCAACAGCCAGAACGTGACCGGAAAAGTGTTGGTCGCCAAAAACGCGGAAGGACGGGTAGGGTGGGGCCGGTTACCGCCGACGTTGTTGCCTCACCCGGAAACGTGCAGTCCTGACCACGTGCCGGTGTTTCAACGTCACAACCACCGCACGACGTTGGGCAACAGCAGCGTGTCCATCACGCCTGCCGGGCTGGTCGAGTGCACCAACCTCAGCGTCAGCCACGGCAACGCCTTGCTCCACGGGTCCGAAGTGCTGGTTGCCAGCCGTCAACACTCTCTGTTTTTGGGCAACCAGAGCGCAAACCTGGCGGCCGGCGACGGGGCCTTGGCCAAGGGGGCGCGAGGTTCCCAGGGCTGCGTGGCCGTCGGTACCCGCGCCATGCACAACGCGAGCGAGCGCAGCCACGTGTTGGCTTTGGGCGACGACACGTTATGCGAAGTGCAGGTTGACGAAATCGTTGCCCTCGGCTACAAGTCCCAGGCGCGCAACAAGACCGGGTTAGGCAATGTGTCTGTCGGGCCTTACTCGCTGGGCGCCACGGTCGAAGGGGCCTTCAACACGGCCGTCGGCCACCGAGCCCTGGCCGAGGCGCTGGAAGACGGCAACTGCGCAGTCGGGTCTGACGCTTTGAGCAAGTTGACCCAAGGCAGTGGCAACACGGCCTGCGGAGCCGGCGCAGGCGACAAACTCCAGAAAGGCAAGTACACAACCTGTCTGGGGTTCCAGGCCACCCCAATTGCGACGTGTCGATACGGGCTGGCCCTAGGTGCCTTTGCCGAGGCCAAACAAGACGGAGACCTGGCGTTGGGCTCAGCCGAAGCCCCGTTGCGCCTGACCCCCCAAGCCACGTCCGGCGCCCAGACGATGCTCAACCCCGCGACGTACCTGGAAGTTCGCATCAACGGTCAGCCCTACAAGTTGGCCCTGTACACCCCGTAAATCTGTTCTGACCAGACAAACTGAAGTTGTGGCTTGTCGCATTTGCGAAGAGTCACAAACACTGTATTTCCGGCCAACCGAACCTGTGTGTTTTCAATGGAGGATCCGTTGGCCATGGGATTGGAAGTGCTGTCTGAAGCGTCCGGGTTGGCCACGCCTGTCGGGTTCGCCACGCCCGTAGATTTTGGAAGCCCCCAGAGTCAACCCGTCACTCCCGAGGCCTCAGTGGCGAGAGGCAATCCAATTCCGCCGTTGCATCTCCCTGTGTCGTGTAATGCCGTTGCTGCCAGTGTCGATACTGTCTCGCCGGTCATTACGTCTCCGCCGGCTGCCACGCAAACGGTTGGGACAACGGCCACTGCAGCAGCCTCCGTACCGCCCCAAACTAGTTCGACTTCCCGTGTTGAACAGGTTGCCCCGACGCTTCTGCCCCGTCCGGCCCCACCTCCTTTGTCCCTCCTGAACAAGCCGGCTGAAGACCCCGACGCCGACACCCTCGAAGAAGTCCGGCACAACCTCAAAGTCATCAGCGCCCTCAATGACTGGGACCGGTTGGACAGCAGCAACCAGAAGTTGAGTGTGGCACCTTTCAACCAAGTGTTTCAGGGCGCCCGGCGGTGGTGGACTGGAGCCTGTCGCTCCAAAGACCTGAGTCGCATTGGCCAGGTGTTTGAGGACGCCTTCCTGTTGCTAAAACAACTGGTCGACGCCCGGGTCCGCAAGTACCGCCAATTCCAAAACACCCGGGAACAGAAACTAGCCATTTTCGAGAACAAGCAAAAGACCTCGCACCTGCTGGACGACATCGCCGCGGCCCACCCCAAGTTGGAGTCGTTGAAAAGCACCTACCACGACGACCGGTCGATGCGGGCTTCGGTCAGTCTGTTGCGAGAGACCGTGACCGACCGGCTACAGTACTTCCGGGCTGACCTGTTAATCATCGAAAAAACAGCGCCCAAAGGGGCCACCGTCCACATTCACAACCTGGGTATGTCCTGTTGAGGTTTGCTGCATAAAAACGTGGATTGTATTTGGGACTAGTTATGTTTGACACCGGGGTAGGCGTCGACCCAATCCATCAGCACCGGGCGCCGGCTGATTTTGCGCAGGGCCGGGGCGATCCACTTGGTTAGACCGGCCTCCAGTTCTGTTTGACTGACGCGCAGCAACTCCTGCCTAATTCTTTCGCGGGTCGCAGTCCACCACCCTCCGCCGGTCAACGCCTTGGCCGTGGCCGCCGGGGCCAACAACATCAGACACACGACCGCGGTGCAAAACGTGTCCATTTTGGCGTGGTGGTTCGGGTTCTTGACGTAGGCGTACTGGCAGACTTCAGGCCACCACTCGGGCCAGTGGTCCCGAAAGTCCAGGATTGGCTGCCCGACCGCCATTTCGGGCTGGGCCAATTCGCATGTGCTGGGCTGGAAGGCTATTGTTGGTTGGCCGTTGATGTCTGTCACCACCAAATCGTCCATCCCGAACCCGCCAAACTTGAGGTTGCAGAGATGCAGGTCGTACATGTAGTCCATAAACTTCTCCATGACGGACACACACTGCAAGCCCAGGTGGGCACAAGCCTCTGTGAAGGGCCGATAGGGCCGAAGGTAGGTCTGCAAACGATACCGCCAGGCGTCGTGGGGAACTAAAGCAAGCCCATTGGTTATCGGATGACCGGCCAGAGCCTGCATTCGGAGGTACCGAAACCCGAACCCTGACAACCGACATACTGCACCTGGGTGAACCTGATCCAACTTGGCAAAGTTAGGCACAACATGAACCCGGTCAAACCCGGCTGGCCAAGTAGCCTCAGCCGCTCTGTCTTCCAACAGGAGCCTGATGATTTCCAACGCCACTGTTTTAGCCTTGGCTGGATCGTCGGTCCACCGATGAATCAGCGAACCTGGTTTGGCGTATTCACAGCAGCGTCGCTCCATCCACAACCGCCAGGCTTTGCGCTTGTTGACTGCCGGCTGAACAGCGCAAACATAGTCCCAAGCCGTGGGAGTCAGCGTGGCCCGAGCAAAGGCCTCCAGGTTGGCGGCAATTAGGTCAAGGGCTTCCGGGTCGGTTTCCAACCATTCACAGGGTTTGTGTATCTCCCCAGCCACGCGCAAACACGCCTTGGCCAAGGTTACTGGATTGGCTCGCAGTAGGACCGAGTCACGATCCGTGAACCCCTTCATCCTGTCCAGCAGTGTGTATGCCCAGGCCGTAATGGCCCTGTTGCCTGTCGTGCCAGCCTGTCGACACTCATCCAGATACTTGAACCCTGAGACCATGCGGTTCGGCTGGTGCTGTTCACGTGCCCCAGTCAAGTACCTCCAAAGTCGCAGCATGGCAAACCACTGCCTAATTTTGTATTGAGACCGTGGTCTACCAGGTCATGCCCAAAACCCTGCACCATTTTAGGCCGTGATGGGCGCATACCGCCCGTCGCACCACTTTAAGACTGACCCGGACAGCGCAAACACGTTGGCGTCCGAGTTGTTGGTGTCAAGGCCAGACCCTCCGTTCCGTCGAATCGTGACCCAAAAGGTGTCGGCCAACTCTGTCCCAGTGTCTCGCCAGGCCATTACGTTTCGAATGTCTAACAATACCGAACCGCCGTAGACTTTGTCGGCGACAATGGCCGTAGGCGCCGTCGGGACCACCAAAGTCGTGCTCTGTTGGTTTGGTCCAGTGCCAGGCGCGGATCCAGTGGTGGAAAACACGCTGCTAACCGAACTGCTGTCATCCTGGAACGGAGTGACAAAGCCCCACAGAATTGTCCATGAAGTTCTGCCTCCGCTGGAGTCACACTGAAACTGCCAGGTGAGCCGCATCGGACAACTGGTGCAGGTTTCAAAGGGCAAGGCAAACGACAACCCGGCGCTTTCGGTCTGCGTACCCGAAAAAGCGTTCTCGTTGAAGCCGGAGACCAAGGTGTCTGACACCAACAGGTCCTGGTTACCGGGGCTGGTAATCGGGCCCGACTGAAACTTGTTGTACAGGTTGTCCAGGGTGATGATGGTCCGCGCGGTACCAAAGTACTCGACAAAGCCGTCTCTGTTGATTTCCAACCGACTGGTGTGGAGTTTGACCTGTTCGGCCAGGCCGACCGTGGTAATAGCCGAGGTGATTCGCCACCTCAGCCAAAAGGCGTTCTGGCCGTCAATCGTGGTCGTCGTCCAGCCAGAAGTCGGGCCAATCCGGATCTGGTAACTGGTAGACGCATTGATGTCGACAAACTTGGTTGGGCTGTAGGGGGCGTTACGCAAAGTAATCAAGTAGGCCGTATCGGTCCACGCTGAGCCGTTCCAATACTCAATGACTGAAGTCCCACCTGAGTAGTCTGTGCCAGCAGCCGTTGTGTACACAAAGCCGGGGAAAACCTGCAGGGTAGTGCCGATGTACATAATGTTCCCAGACCCGGTGCCCGGCCAAGGCGGAAACGTCGAGCCGCTGGCACTCGCCGCCTCGCTGTCGTAGTCGTTGAAGGAAATTCCGTCGCTGGTCGTCCGCACAAACATCGGGTTGGTGTACGAGTCACCACCGCCAAACACCGACTCTGACGGTTGACCAACCGTGCCCACTGTTAGCCCAGTGTTGACCAGAAACGCGTCGTCTCCGTCTACCCGGGACAACCCTGTCATACCGAACAGAGAGTCTGAGTTGATGCTTAACTGGTCCTGGTTGTAGATGTTGGCCGTGCCTTCCAGAACACTGCTGGCTGAGGTTGTGGTGAGGTGGTTGCCAGAGGTGGAAGCAACACTAACACTATTCATTTCCATCTCGGCGTTGGCGCCGACGGTCACTCCGGTGGTTAGGTTGGTCGCCACCCCGACCTGGATGCGCATCTTGGCCTCGTTACCGGCGGTACCGTTTTGGCACACGTAACCCGCGGCGGCAAACGTCACATCGGCGTTGTTGCCGGTCAAAAACGCGTTTTGTCCTTCGGTTACGTAGCCGGCGGTCGTGATGTCTCCACTGAAAAACCCAGTCGCGTTGGCATTGTCCAGGGCTAGCGTACTACCCGAGGAGCAATGAAAACCAATATCCATTTTGCCGGGAAAACTGCCGTTAAACGCTACTATGTTCTGGCAGTCCAAAATGGAAGAGTTTGCGGTTGTAGAGGTGGCTGAGCACAACACTCCGACGTTGCAGTCTTGCGCCGTACAATCCACCAACGTGGCAAACGGCAACGCGTCTGTAGCCAAAAACCCGACGCCACCGGGGTCTTCAGCGCCGATGGCCGAAACCCGTTCCACTGCGCAGTTGCCGGTGAGGATGAAAATCGGCGCTGTTGTGGTCGTCGCTGTGACCCGGGTACTGGCCGACCGGGCCACGCCGGTGACCGTGACAAACGCGGGCACGGTTAACGGGTTGGCCTCGGCGTACGTGCCGGGGTACACCAAAATGGTGACCCGGTTAGACGCCGTCGGGGTTAAGGCAGCAGCGGCGACTATAGCGGCGGCGATGGTCGTGTAGTCGCCGCCTGACTGGGCGACGCTCAAGGTGCGAGCAAAACTGGCAGAAGGGATATTGGACCAGGCCGCAGCACTACCACCGGTAGCGATTAGGGCTTGGCCAGAGGTCGGGGCCGTAGCGCCGCTGACCGTTACGGTGGTCGTGGCCGTGCGGAGACCGGTGGCCGTGACAGTGTTGCTGCTGTCCGTGATGGTGGCGCTGGTTAGGGTCTTGTTGGTTACGGTCTGGGCTGGGGTGGTCAGGACCAAGGTGCCGCTGAGGTCGGGAACGGTCAAGGTCCGAGTCGTGGCCGTCGTAATCCCACTGGCGTCCCACTGAAAGATCTTGGTCGGGTCGACTTGGTCCACCAGGAAGGTACTGTCCACGACCAAAGTCTTGTTGGTTAAGGTCTGGGTGTCGGTGGTCCCGACTACGGTGCCCGCGGGAGCCGGCAGAACGGCGATGGTCCCCAACCCCAAAGTGGTTCGCTGGTCAGCCGCCGTGCTGTCGTCCAACAGGGCTCGACCGGCGGCAGTTAAACTGCTCGTCGTAAAGGCGTTGGCCCCGGTCGAGTAGATCATAAGGTTTGCCGCAGCCACCGTTAAAGTCGCCAAGCCGTCCAAGACCGGATCCTGTTGTTGCGCCCCCAGGTTGCTTCGCGCGTTGGCGGCGTTAGTAGCCCCGGTACCGCCATACAGAATAGCCAAAGTGTCTGCTTGCCAAGTACCTGTTCCAACTGTCCCCAACGTGGTGATGCTGGCCTGGCCGACATAGTTTGAATCGATGTCCACCGACGTCGCGTCCACCGAAATTCGGTTGGCCGTGCCGTTAACGTTGAAGGTCGCCCCGGTCTGGGTTAGACCTGTCCCGGGCAAAATGGTGGTACTGCCGCTCGTCTGCACAAACGGAATGTCACCGGTCGGAGACGCAGCGTCGAGCACGAACGCCGGGTCCAACCCTGTAATGGTCCAAGTGTCGTTAATGTTCACCGTACCCGCTTGGACAAACACCGTAAACCCGTCAAAGATCTCTGCCGTAGTGTCGGCGTCTGCGCGGCGGGTCAGGATCCAGGCCGATACCCCGTCGTTGTTGGTCACCGTGTAGGGCCCATTTTCGGGGACATTGGTCTGGTTCTTCAGCAGAACAAACTGGCCAGCGGTCGGGATGCTCCCGTCTAGGGACAACTGGGAAGGTCCGCCGATTTCAGTCAAGGTTTTGGGGCCTGAGGCGTAAGTTCCGGTGACGTTAGCCGTGCTGGCCAACTGGACCGCTTCTTTGGACACGATACCTCCGGCTATGCTGTTCAACTGGGAAACCGTGACAGCGTCGCTGTCGGCGACACCATCGGCCAGGTTACTGATCACGCTGCTGCCGGCATTCAACCCGGCAAAGGTGGGAGTGGCCGACTGGCTGACGTTCTGGTCTAGGGACCCGACGAACCCCCAGGAAGTTGAAGAAATCGTGGTGGCGTTGATGTTGAGCAGTTGGGTAACCTCGGCGTCGGTCAAACTTGGCAGGTTGGTCGGGTAGGCGGCGACCGTCGCCGTCAGGTCCACGCCGTCGACGGTGGCTCCCGGCGTGGCCAAGGTGATGTTGCCCAAGGTGGTCAAGGAAGTTAGAGCACCGACCGACGTGATGTTGGGCTGGGCGCTAGTTGTCAACACGCCATCCACAAAGGTCGCCGTCAACGTGGCGACGCCGTTCAGATTGTCGCTGTCGTCCAGAATAACCCCCGAATTCTGCAACAGTTTCCCGGTTGTGCCGTCAAAGCGAGCCAAGGCGTTGTCGGTTGAGGACCCGGGCCCGTCCAACACATTGGCCCAGGCAGCAGCAATGCCGCTCGTGGCCTGGAGGACTTGGCCCGTGACCGGAGACGGCGACGTGTTGATTTGCACCGTGTTGCCTCCGGTGGCAAACAGGTGAGTGGCGCCGACCGTGTTGCTGGCGTCCAGCAGGGTCTTGTTGGTCAGGACTTGGGTGTCGGTGGTACCAACCACGTCTCCGGCGGGCGCAGGCAGCACTGCGATAGTCCCCAACCCCAACGTCGTGCGCTGGTCGGCCGCCGTGCTGTCGTCCAAGAGAGCCCGACCGGCGGCGGTTAAAGGAGCCGTGCTGTAGGTGTTGGCGCCGACCCCATACAACATCTCGTCGGTCGCGATCGGGTTGTTGGCGATGCTCTGGAGGTTGACTGAAAAGGCCTGGACTGTTGTGCCCGGGACTAGGTTCAGCACCCCTTGCCAGTTGGGGGCGTTGGTCTGGGTCAGGGCGTCACGACTATACGGGGTTAACACGCTGGTGGCGTAGGTGTCTGGCGCCGTTGTGTACAGCATGTTGTTGGCCACGGTCATGAGGTTGGCGATAGACTCCAACGGAGGTGGCAGGATCGCGGCCGACAGTCCCCGAACCTCGGCTCCAGGTTCAATGTTCAACAGCGTGGACACGTTGATGGTCGTCACATCCTCGTTTTCCAAAACGGTCAAGGTGTTGAACGTCCCGTTGACAGCCACCAGGTCGTCGGTCGTGATACTCTCACTTTCGGTGTCTTCGGCTACGTCGATCTGGTCGACCACCAGGCTCCGGACCCGCAGGTTGGCAAAGGTCGCCGTGTCCCCGACTTGGTGACCGGCCCGCAACGTGTCGCTGACCACCAAATTGCGATACCGCTTGTCGAGCGGAACTTCAGCCATCTTGTCGACTTCCCTGTCGCAAAAAAATACGACAACCTGTTAACCAGTTTTACTACACAGACTTTGGGTTGAATCCAAACCTTTGCAAACCTAGGCCAGTTCGCCGATAAGGCTATAAACACTGGTTTGGCGGTCCACCGATAAATCAGCGAACCTGGTTTGGCGCTCAAGACAACAAAGATGGCAACCGAAGTTACAATTGAGGACGTGCCGGTGCTGGTGAATAACGGCCAGATCTGCATTAGCCCCGAAGAACGGGTCGCTCGGAAAAGAGCCAAGGCCAAGGCCAAAAAGCGACGCCAGAAGGCCAACCGCCAGGCCAAACGGGCGCAAACGACTCCGGCAACTGTCGACCGCGTGGCCCTGCAGAAGAAACTAGAAGAGAAACGGTTGACGCTGATGGCCAAGCGCCTGAGACGCCCGGTCGGAGCGGCCAAACCGGGCCAACCGCAAAAGACCCAGAAGCGCAAGTGCAACCAAAAGTTTATGAACCAGGTGACCCGGAAAGGCACAGCCGCCCTGCTCCAGCAACTGGGTATTAAGCCGGACCCCGAAACCGAAGCCCTGGTGCTGGAAGCGTTACGCACCGGTCAATGCCAAAACATGGAAGAACTGGTGGCCCGTCTAACCGGTCACCAGGTCGAAAAAGAGGCCAAGCAGGAGACCCAAGCGGCCCTGACCGACCTGGAAAAACAGCGCACCGAACAGGCGCTAGGTGATCTGTGTGCTGGTCCCAAAGACGGCGTCCTCCAGCAATTACCACCCCGCTCTGCCATGGCTGGTCTGTTGGATGTTTGACAGGGGAATAAACGTTATGCCTGGGTAGGGACCAAACCGGTTGAGTGAGTTAGTTTGGTTTCTAGCGTCATGCCTCACGTCCAATCTGCTGCTGTTGTGCCGACTTCGGGTTACTGTGGGTGTGCGGGTACCCACTACCCCCGACCTGAGCAAACCTTTATGCAGGTCCACTACCGGGGTCAGGGACCTCTACCGGCCAACACCTACACCTTTACGACCGCTGGGCCTCGTTTTAAGGTTGACATCGGGACTTGCCAGCAAAACATTGCCGCTGTCGGGTCTAGCCTTCACAACGCCGCTGGTCGCTTTGCCGCCTGCGGCTCTCGTCAAGATCGTGCCAGCCCCTGGTGCTACTAAACACCTAAGCGATCTAAAATACACTGCAATGCATTGGGATTAGATTTTACTGCGTGGATGAATATGGATTGGTTTGGCGTATCTGGATGAGTCCCGAAGTACGCGCGGCAGGCCACAAACACTAACTGCATGGATTGAGGTTTGGTCCATTCTCAGAGAACCTGGCTTGGCGTCTTTCCAGCAAGCCAAAACACTGACTGACTCTACGGACTCTACTGGGCAGGGACCTCCTCCAGTTCCGGTTCCAGGATGCCACCTACCATCAGCAGGTTGGCCATCTGCTTGTGGTCCATCTTGATGTCCAAGCCCACGCAGACCACACGGCAATTACGGTCAAGGAGTTGGTGCGCCTCTCTGATGGCGTTGACAAAACTGCACGGCGTAGCGTTATCCCAGCAGACCAACTCCAACTTGGGATTGGACGCCTCGATCTGGGTGAAAAACTCCTTCACTTGGTCCAGACAGGCCTGACTGGGCAGCACCGACATTACGGACTGCGGGCTAACAGCCAGGCTGATCAAAAAGTTGTTGGTCAGGCGGGGCACAGGAGTCGCGCTGGACGCTTCCTGTTCTTCCTGTTCAACCGTGTCGGTCTCGTTGTCCACCACGACAAACTCTTGGGCGACTTGCCGTGAAGGCGCCAACCCGCTTGGTTCAGACTCGACGGGTTCAACGGGCGCTGGAGTTTCGCTGAGGTCTGCCTCCTTGTCTTCGAGTTCAGCAAGCAGATCAAGGCAGTGATTGTTGAATACATCGTTGGCCAGACCCGAAGAGCGAATGGTCAACGTGCCCTCGTGCCACGCAACACTGCGTGGCTGGATATTGGGGTGCTGGTTGGGGGATGGATCCATACACACACCCTGGTCGAACCGACCCGTTTGTTCGACGTCGCCCGCCTCTGTGTAGATCGCGCCGACCCCATGCATGCGGCCCCTTTGCCAACCGTCGCACTCTTTCCAGAGTTGGCCGTTGGAAGGGTAATACATCTTGCCTGGTCCTCCATGCAGGCGGTCGTTGGAAAACACTCCTTCCTCCAGCAGCCTCAAATTCTTGTCCAAAACCTTGCCCGGTCCTGTTAGTCGAGCCCGGTCCAGTTTGCCGACGTAGTACTTGGCATTGTACCGAAAGATCCCATCCCTGATGAAACGGTGTGAACCAGAGGCAGTCGGTCGAGGAAACCAGCCGATGCCTTCAGTACAGTAGATGATATTTTCATGCGGTTGGCCATTGTACAGGATCACGCAAGTGCTCTCGGCATTGTCGGTCACATCCAGGGCGACGCGAGCAACAGACGACTCGTCAAACTCAATGCAGAGCGGGTAACCCCCAAACGAAAACCTGACTTGGTTGGGGTAGCGAATGGGCCCCACCAAGTCCAGCGCCTCCTGAATGGGCAACAACGCCTCGGTCGCCTGTTGAAGCGCAGTCGACAACAGATTCACGGCTTCTGCGCCTTTGGATTCGGGCAGCATGTGGGGCGCAACGCTCGCCAGTTTGCTCAGTTGCTGGGCAATGACGTCAGCCAAAGTTTGGTCAATCTCTTGGTAACCGGGCCCGGTCTTGCTGGCCTCCCAGACAAACACTGTTTGGGGGTTTCGGGAGGAGGCTGTCGCGTCTGTCGTGTCCGCCGAGTCCGCAGCGTGGCGGACAATCTTGAACTTGACTGCGACGTCGTCCTGAAGCATGATCCAGACAGAAAACGGCTTGTTGGCGAGGCGAAAGCATTCCAGCAGTTTCTTGGGGGCCTCCGTCGAGTTCGCAGTATCCGGACAAGTATGGAGCACGCCTTCCACCACATGCCCGTTTTCCCACCTGCCAATAAACAGGCAGTTGTCGCCCAGGTAAACTTGACCAGCGCCATTGGCTTCGCCGTCGACAAACTCAGTCATCAGTCGGGCCTTGGATACTCGCAGATCGGCCGGACCGAGGCCAAACATTGTCGGCAATGAAACTTCACCGTCGTAGGCGCAAAACTTAGCCACTCCCGGTCCTCCATTTTCCGGAAAGTTGCAGACCGTGATCCCCTGGGCGTCGGACGTGGCAGCCTGGACATGCCCGGCGTATCGAGAATCTACAGAAGGCAGGGCCACCAGACTCTTGTTCTTGCGCATAATGGACCAGCAGTCGTTGGCTTCGTAGAAAGCACCAGACGGGTTCGCTGATTCATCGGTGGACCGCCAACAAGACATGTTTGTTGAGATTCGAAGTTTGAGTTGTTGGCAAGTAACGAACGAGATTGAAATTGTGTGGTTTGCCGAACCGAAAAATACAGTGTTCTCGGCTTGCCGTACCAAACCCAGTTTGTCTAGTCTGGATAAGGGGTTTCTGGTTTATGGGCAAACCGACAACCCAGTGAGCGCGTCGGATGAGTATGAACAAGTCTACCCGACAAGAATCATCACATTTTGATTCCCGATAGCACACACGGTAAGCCCTCCTGGACAATTCTGGGTTGTGGGTGCGCGATGGCCGAACCCTGGACGGAGGTCCAAGTCAAGGCGCGAGAATGTCTGTTGGCGAAACGGCCTGTGTTGTTGCGCATCAACCGGTTGGTCAAGGGCAAAATCAACCAGAAGACACTGGCCGGCTACTTTGTCACCTGGTACCTGAAGCGGACCTGTTTATTGTCGCCGGTCTATGATGAGTGGCGACATTGTTTGGACGTTGGCGGGCTTTTGGCCTGTCGGTCCACTGATGAATCAGCAAACCTGGCTTGTCGGGACTCCTGCAGATCCACCAATCTACCTGGTAAAGTCTGCTGTATCGTGCGCAGTGCTGAAACGACGTTGGCCAATCTGGCTACCTGGTGGCGTGAATGGAAAGCACGCCCAGAAAATGACAAGAATTGTTTATGTATCGTGACTGCTACGTCGCAGACTTGCACCTGGCAAAGCATAACCAAAATTGCACAAACTTTGCGCATTGTCCCGTTGGATTTGACTCGCAAAACCCTGCTGCGGGCGAAACGCCGAAAGGAACCGACGTTGGTTCCGAGAATGTTCAGGGCTCCATCATCAAAGCCCAAGAAGCCGACCAAACGCTTACGACAAGCCACCTCAGCGGCGGTCAAGTTTCGAGTGCCTGTTATGGCGTTCCCGGGGTCTGACAACCTGGGTCAATGAACCGACAACTCAGCCACTTTGCTGTATGATTCGTCCAAGGGCATTGTGGCAAAGGTATTGGCGTGGCGATCTGGATGCAGTGCGTCCTTGGGTAAACAGGCGGTGTTGGACACCATCCAGAGCGACATATCGATGGCTACCCCGGGTTGGCGGGTCTGACCTTGCAGAGGTACGATTGAAGTGCATGTCCTGGGATGCTGAAGCCAATAACTCAAGACTTCTGCTTCCCAGATACCCCACCTCACCTGACGGATGATGTGGACCAAGACAATCTTGTTCAGCAACAACCGTTGCAGAATCTGCTGGCAGCGACGAGCGTGTTGCTGTTCTCCGATGGTTTGGCTGTGTAAATCCGGAGGGTCGACGTTGGTCAACTGGACCGTGACAGGTTTGCGCCGTTTTCCGGCGACGGCGGGAGAGACAATCAACGTTCCTCCGTCCTGCACCGCGATGACCTGGGCCAGCAGGTGATTTCTCGGCAGAGTCACAGGATCATGACTCTCTGGGTATTGCAGACTTTGCCAATCCTCGAGTCGGACCAACGCCTTCAAGTCTGGCGCAAAGTGAGGCGCCGGAGAGGAACACCAGACGCCCATGATTCCACCGATGACCAATACAAACTTTATTCATTCCTACCTGTTGCAGAAGGGGTTGGCCTGACCAGCCAGAAACGTAGGCAGGTTATCGCTGCCTCCGGCGTCGCCGCGCTGGGCGTTGACAAAGGCCGGTTCATTGCAGCGACAGAAATTGCTGGCCGTATCGGTGCTGTCCAAAATGGCAGGCACCCCGAAGACGCGGTTGGCGTGATTGAGGCGAGCCATGTTGCGGTTGAAGCGGTAGGTAAAGACCGGGTTGATCGGTTGGTCGGGGATGCGGCGCCACATGCCTCGCCGCGCGCCGCGGGTCAGTACCGAGTCGGTCTCGGCCAGGGTGGACGGGGTCAAACCTGGGTACTTGGTTTGGACCCCATCCAGCACCTGTTCAGCCGTCAGGTCACTGGCCCGGTTCTCAAACAGAATTTCCAGGACCCGGCCGATCGGCGTGACCGAGGTGTCGTACAGGGGTTCGCACATCGTAGTTGGTAGACTCAACAAGGCTACGTGTTTATTTGGAGCGAACCGGTCGTCACGAGTCGCTCCATCAACAGAGTGGTGTCTGCCTGACACTCGACGATTACCGGGATGTCGCGGAACCTCGGGTCCTGGACCCAGGTTTCAAAGTAGTGGGGCGGAATTTGGCCCTGACCGGGAACAGCGTGACGGTCCAGGTTGGCCCCATGTTTGACGGCGCTGTCGTTCAGGTGCAGGACGTCGATCGACCCGCAACACCGTTCAAAGGCGTCAAACGCTGTTTCAGGGTCTAACCCGGCGCCCCACAGGTGAGCGGTGTCGACGCAGAGACCGACGTTGGTCGCGCCGCAGGCCTTGGCTGCCTGCAGGATTTCGCCGCACTCCTCGGGCGTCCACCCCAGTTTGCTCTTGCCCGTCATGTTCTCGACCAGGATCTTGACCTCTGAAAACTGATGACACACTTGTCCGATGCGTCGACCTGCTAGGCGGTGGGCGTGCTGTCGAATAACAGGGCTTGTCGATTTGCAGATCCCCGGGTGCAACACGTAATGCTGCAACCCCAACCGCGTCGTCAACTCCAGTTCACTGGTCAGTTTAGCCAGACTTTTGGCCAATTTGGAGTCTGGCGAAAGACCGTCAACCGACCCGGTTTTCAGTTCCACGTCCCGGTCGGCGGCCAGGTCAATCAGGTACCCGCCGTGGACGACAATGGTGGCCGGCGTCAAGGTTGGGTGTTGGGCCAGGGTCTGACGAAAGCGACTGACGTCCTGGTCGGACCACCGGTGACCAGCGTACGACCGGTTGTTGCTTACAAAGATCTGCATGGCTTTCAACCTGGACGGCTTAACCCGACGTCCCCAGTTTTTGACGTGCAGACCGTAGTGCAACATGGCCAGCCTAGTCCAAAGTGTTCTCGGCTTGCCGTGGTTTACACTTTTAACCGGACGATCACGGTGACGGCGGGGTCGCTGAGGCTACGCACGTAGTGGTACATCCCGGCGGGGACAAACAGCCACTGACCTGGTTTCAGCAGGTAACGCTTTCGCAGACCCGCTGGTACACGCAGGATGTCGCTGCTAGACAGGCGTTTTTCGACCTGGGTGCGACGTTTTAGCAGGTGATCCTCGGGTTGGCGATCCAGGTAGGGTCCGGCCCTATGCGCGAACAACCACACTTCTTTCTGCCCCCTGACTTGGACAATCAACCCAGACCGACCGTCGTAGTGGGTCGTGGTGACCATGTCTGTCGGAGACACAAAGTAGTTGACGGTGGCCACGGTCTGAACCGGCAGACCCGGGATCGACTCGAGCACCTGCCAGATTGGTTCGGTGTAGGCTGTCCCGTTTAACGTCCTCAAATAGTACGTCTCCCCGGCCGTCACCACCGGTTTCGTTTGGCCCCGGTACAAAGCCAGCGCGTCAGCCAAAGTCAGATCGTCTACCTGCACATGACACAGAGGCAGAGTTGTCTCGGCCATGCTGCGGCGGTACCGGTGTTGGGCCTTCGGGGTGAGGACGCCGAGCAAGGCATTTGCATCCAGTTGTTTGACCTGCAGCAGTTCCGGGTTGTACCACCCGACTTTCTTGGCTTTGGGGGACACCATCACCCGCCAGCGTGTCTCCTCTCCGGTCACTGCCTCCAGGCCCTCCCACCCGGTCCACACCCCAGTGACGTTACACTCGCCAACCAACGGCGTCCCGGCCCGCCAAGCCCGCAGCAACGTCGGTTCGTTAGGCGCAGGAGGTCCTAACACCGCCGTCAACTTGCGCGGGTTGCGGTACCCGGCTGAGGACAACGCTGGATTGTTTGGGTTACCTGGAGTACCTGTAGCGGACCTCTTGAGCGCCAACCTCATCCACACTGCCGCAGACACAAACACCAGCACCACCACTACGCCTACTCCGACCCACAACCAAACCCGTTGACGTGTGCGGCGCGGAGATACAGACATTGAGATTTGTGTCCCAACCACTTTGGAAGTTTATTGAGGTGCATTTGACCGACCAACAGGCACCCCTGCGTGGCCCAACAACTTGCTCAGTTGGCTGTCAAACTGGGCTAAAGTGTTCTCGGTTTCATGTTGCGCTGTAACCATAGGTTGTTGAGATTCCTCGGCCAGCAACCGGTCCAAGGCGGTGACTTCTTGGACTGGCTGGGGTTGTCTAGACTGTTCGGACTTTGCAGGCCGTTGGGTTTGTTGCTGCCCGGCCACACGCGGAGCCTCGTCGGACGGCTTCAACTCAAAGGCGATCTGGGCCGCTGCCATCTCTTCGACCAGCAACTTGAAGGCGTAGGGCATCAGCACGTTGGGCACCCGCTCCCGGCTGTCGCAGTTGCGGCAGTAGTTCTGTTGAGTTTCGTTGAGGACGGCTGAGTACATGCGGTCCGAGACCGGGCGACCCCGTTCGCCCATCAGCCCGCAGCGGCGGCAGACCGGCACCAGATACTTGTCCGAACTCAGGCAGAGCCGATCGGCCAGCACGTAGGGCGCCCCGTGGGACAAGGCGTTGTCTCTTTCCATCTCGCCGAACCGCAACCCGCCGTCTCGCGCCCGGCCTTCTGCCGGTTGCCGGGTCAGGATCAAGCGGGGCCCGCGTGCCCGGGCGTGCATCTTGTCCGTAACCATGTGTTTGAGGCGTTGGTAAAAGATCACCCCCATAAAGCACGGGGTCTCCTGCATTATGCCAGACCCGCCGCTGTACATCACTGTGTTGCCAAAGGTCGGGGTCCCGACTTCTTTCATAACCTGGTCCAGGTAGGCCTCCGGGTCGTGGATCTCAAAGGCCGTGCCGTTGACCAGTTCGCCTTTCAACACCCCGGCCGAGCCAAACAGCATCTCGATCAGGTGCCCAATCGTCATCCGGCTGGGGATGCAGTGGCTGTTGATGATGACGTCGGGGACCCGGTTGTCTTCGGTAAAGGGCATGTCTTCGTAGGCCACGGTCCGTCCGTTGACGCCCTTCTGCGCGTGGCGGGAAGCAAACTTGTCCCCCATCTCGGGCGTCCGCATCGAGCGCAGCACTACCCGGCTGTAACGACTGTTGGGCTTAGACCCCTGCGCCAACAACACCTTGTCGACGACCGCCTGTTCGGGGTGCTGCCAGACGGTCGACCGGTCCCGCACCACTACGTCGCTTTTGCGGTTGCTAAGGCCGGCTGTCCGCATCGTCTTGCCGATCAAGGCCTGGTTTTCGTGGACCCGGCTGCCCGGACTGACCAGCCCGTTGTCGTCCAGCAAGCCGTAGTCGGTGTTCAAGTGGGCTTGTTTGACCTGGTCTTCCTGGACCCGGTCCGGCCGTTCAAACCGTTCGGTGTCGTTGTTGGAGTGGCGTTCTTGGTCCTTGTGCAGCGTAAAGTGCAAGGTGCGAAACCCGCCTAGGTCCAGGAAGCGTTTGTTGAGGATAACCGAGTCATCCTGGTTCATGCCGTCGAGCGGAGCGATGGCCAACAGCACGTTTTCGCCGGTCGCCACTTGGTCCTGTTTCAGCGCCCGGGTGGAAGAGGTTTGGACCAGCGGTTTCTGGCCGGTGACCATCTCAATGCGGTTGGCGACCTGGGTTTGGTGCCCCGCGCTGCGGGCTGTCGCCTGTTTGGCCATGCCCGCGCCGTACATGTTGCGGGGCGCCGGGTTCTTGTCCGAGTAAGGGATCTGGGCCGCGGCGACGCCCAACATCATCGCCGGGTGCAGTACACAGTGGGTGTATTGGCGGCGCCGAGGGTCAGTTACCAAGTCCCAGGGCGTCATACAGACCAACGCTTCCTGTTCCTCCTGTTCCTTGTCCATCATGACCAACACCCCGGCGATCCGCATCTCGGTCCACATGACAATGAGGTCGGCGTGGTGCCGTTGGTACAACCGCCGAAACTCGGCCAGTTTGGCCATGACGATGAACGGTTGCAGGACACACCCTTCGTCGGTGTTGACGTGGATTTCCTGGTGGTCAACCTTGTGGACCAAAGAGGCGTCAAACGACAGGTCACCGTGCTGCTTCATCAAGGCTAGGGTGTGGCGGACTTGGGTCGGCTGGTCGGTCGTCCCGGCCAGAACCCCGTTGACAATCAGTTTGGTGTGGTGACTTAAGGCGACCAAAGAGGACTGGGCCAGCGGGGTGACGTCCTTGAGGCCCAACACGACTCGCAACACCAGGTCGGTCGGCACCCCAAGCCGCACGTGTTCCGACTGCGCGTAGTTCAAGATCAGGCCACAGGGTTTGCCTTCGGGGGTTTCACACGGACACATCAACCCCATGTGGGACAACGGCAACTGCCGAGGCCCCGGCGCTTTCCCTTCCCGGGCCAGCGGCACCGCAGCGCGCCGGGCGTGACTCAAAGTGGCCAGCGGGTTCATCATGACCACCTTCTGGACCACCCCGTTGAGGGTCGAGTTTTGCCCACCCTGGGTCACCGACCAGTTGCCGTTCTGCATACCTTTGCGCAGTTTCTGGCCGATGAAGCGGGACGACATGTAGCGGTGCACTCTGACTGGCCGGTCCGGTTTCTTGTCGTCCTCCCGCCGCACCGCCGTCTCCAGGTTCTTCAGAAACATCCGCATAAACTGCCGAATGTTGAGCGCCATCATAATCCCGGCCGTGCGGACTCGTTTCATGCCCAGGTGGTCCCGGTCGTGGGGTTTGTCCAGCCCGGCGTGCACCCGGAGAAACTTGCGGATGATGAGGCCGAAGCAGGCGATCTTGGCGCGGCGGGTTTCGGGACTGGCGTCTAAGCCCATATGGGGCAGAAACTCATTGTCCATGATCTGCGCAATGTACTTGGCCGGGTCGGTGTGTTTCTTGGGCTTGTGCTTGGAGTCGGCTGTCCCAATCCGGGTCCGCAGGGCGTCCACCGACAAGGACGCCAGGTTGTCGTGGAGGGCCTCGGCCGCCAGGTCCCGGATGTGCTGGGCCTCGTCGTCCTGTGGGTCAGCCTGGATCCAGTCCAACATGGCGGGCTTGGTCTCCACCCCCATCAACCGAAAGATGCAGGGCAACGGAATCGTGACCTTGACAAACGGCACCCGCACCTCGATGCGCACCTGCGACCCGGCCTTGTCGTTCAGCAACTGGGCCGTCATCGTCGACGTGCTGCGGATCTTGTCCTCGTGATAGGACCGAATCTCCAAGTTCAGGTTGTTGGCCTTCTTCTTGTCCACCGTGATCAGCGGGGTGTTGTGCTGCATCGCGATCTGGGAGATGAAAATCTTTTCCCCTCCATTGACCAGAAAGTAACCGCCTTGGTCGAGCAGGGATTCGTCGTTGTAGAGGGGTTCCTTCAACCGAGACAACACGCAGTACTTGGACTTGACCATGACGGGCAGGTCGATCAGCACCACGTTTTCATAAATGTGCCGGTGTTCGGGAGGGCCTATGAACAGGTCCCGCTCTTCGTCATACTGCGGCTTGTGGTATAGGTTCTGGGTCACGTCCACCGACACGTGACACTGGTAGGTCAACCCTCGCTGGCGACACTCCTGGGGCGTCACGGCGTGGACGTACCCTTCGGCGTTCTTGCCTAGCGGTTCGGAAATCGTCAGGTTGGTCATGACTAACTCCTGGACGTGGTCGTTGCTTTGGCTAAAGATCAACTTGCGGCGGTACTCCTTGACGATGGCCGGCAACGAGTGGTCCATAAAGTACTCGTACAGCGCGATATGGTGTTCAACTAAGCCGTTCACCTGAAAGAACGCCTCACACATCTCCTGGCAGATCTGGCGAGTGAGGATTTCGGGGTGGCTGGAGTAGTCATAGTAGTCAGCATCATCGGGACAGTGTGGAACGTTAGCGTCCTCCAACTGGACAGGCTGTTCGGGGCCCGACACAGGCACTGTCGACATGTTGTTGTTGTTTTGCCGGGGGTGTTTGGCCAAGTGAGTCACCTTGGTTTGTCCACCAATCTCGAAACCGCCATGGACGTAAACCCGGACATCAAAAAACAGGCCTGCAAACGGGCAGCCTTGAGGTTTCGGGGATGTTGGAAAAGACCTTTGCCGACCGGGTTAGCCAAGACTGCCTTTGAGGCCCTGGACACGGTTGACCAGGCTGACCCGGTTGACCTGGTTGAAACTGAGTACAACTGGGACCTGGTCGTAGCCAAACAACAGGACACGCGAGACGTCAGCGACCTATGGAGTTTGGCGGTGACTACCCAGGACGGAGCAGAACACTTAGCCGAGGCCCCCGAGGACAATGCCGCCGAAGTCAAGAAGGCCAAGGCCAAAGGCCGGTCGCCCAATGAAGACCAGGACGACGGTCATGTGTCGGCCAGCGAATCAGAGGGAGCGGACGACCCAGACGACCAGGAAGACGACGCAGAAGATGGTAGTGACGACGAGTCTGAAACCGAAGAAGAGGAGGAACCCAAGAGCGCAGATCTGGAGGCCATCCAGTTGGTCGACGACGCGGACGACGCAGACGACGCAAAAGCCGACCCGATTGACATCCCTACAATTCTGGAAGAGACGACGGAAGAACTCAACGTGTCCAGTGTCCCACGCATGCCCCCAAACAAACGAAAACAAGCAGACGAGCAAGACTGTCCCCGCCAGTGCAAAACTCAGCGCGTTACACGGGAGCGTTTGACGCCTTCTTCCCCGGTCCCAAACCCTCCTCATCCTACCAAATCGCGCAAACGGTCTGACCCGCCTGACCTACCTGAACCTCAAACCATGGCTGCTGTGCAAGAGACGCCTTCGACTTCCTCGACTACTGTTGTCGCTGCTGAACCTGGGCAAGCCGTAAACACTGTAGTTGCTGCTGAACCTGGGCAAGCCGCAAACACTGTTGTCGCTGCCGAACCGGATCAACCCTCGAAACGTCGCCGCACGACCCGCAAAAAGAAGGCCCCGAAGCCACCTCGCCGCAAGGCCAATGAGCGAGACATGGCCGCCACCCTGGACCGCTACGCCGCGAGAATCCGGGCCCTGGACGACGCTGACTTTGACGAACTGAAGAACTGCTACCTGACTGACTTCAACGTTGGACCTCCGATTCGGTCCTGGAACGTAGCCTACAAGAAGGCCAAGAGCGAGGCGCGCAAGGCCGACCGCAGTCGCACCGCTGAAATTCGTCACCGCCCCATCACCCGGCGGGAGGTGCAGGCCCTGATCCACGCGTTGCCGCCCATTCCGGTCAACAACCCGCCGTTTGTGCACAACACCCAGATTGTGAAGGACGAGGCCACCCGTCGAGGCGTGGTCGTCAAGGGCATTGTCGACGCCAACCGCACCAAGGAAGGGTTGTTCAAGGTGCCGCTGCCCAACGGGGAGAAACGGCAGGAAGAGGGCGGGGATCAGATTACGGTCTACTGCGGGGACGCCAAACAAAAGATGACCCGGACCAAGTGGAGTCTGCTTGACGAAGACTTGGTCTACAAGTCAGAGGAGCAACTTCGTTTGGAGGCAGAGGTGAAGGAGAAGGCCAAGGCAGACCGAGCAGCCAAGGCGGCGCTGAAGAAACAGCAAGCGGCAGCCGCTGAGGCTGATTCCGCGGCCGCCACTGCGACAGAAACTGCTTAACCCAACCAATAAAGTGTTTAGTGTGACAACTCAGTAACTCTGTATGCGGCGAGGTCGTAGTGTACCCCGACGTCGGGCTGTGCCCAAACCGAAACCCAAAGTTAGACACAGGTCGCCGCCGGTCAAGGCTGTCAAGGCCCGGCCTGTTCAGCATGTTCCGCCAAAGCCGATTCCCCGGGTCGTAAGTGGTCGTCGACCCAGCGTGACCCGGTCGGCGCCAGTAACCAACACCCTATTCGCCGACCAGACACAGGTCGTGTTTGAGGAACTTTGCCAGACCGTGCAGGGTTTGCCGCCTGACGACTTGAGTGTTCCGGCCGTGTGCGCGACTGCCATGGGGTTGATCGAAAAACACTGCCAAACCCACGGGTTGAAAATGGACAAGAAGACGTGGGTCCAGAAGGCCGTACCTGCAGCCATGGAGTTTTGTCACAGGCCCCAGCCGGTGGAAACGGCGCCCAAGGCCGTCGGGCCCTTAATCGAGTTGCTGTTGACGGTGGCCACGGGCGGGCACGGCTTTGGACACCGTCGTCCGTTGGCGCCGCTGGAAGACTTGAACCAGAATACGGCCGAGAACTTGACAGCCCTGACGACGACCACCCAACAGGCCGCCCAAGACGTCATTACCGACGTCGCGGCCACGCTGGTGGACGGGGTGGGGGCGGTCGGGGACGCTGTGACGACGGCGATTGCCAACCAACAAGCCCACAACCAACAGGCCATGGACGACCTGGACGAGGCTACGCGGCCCCGCGGTTGCCTCTGGTGCCGCGCCTCAGTGCAAGTTCGGCAAGCCCGAAAGGCCCAGAAGGCCGAGATCCAGGCCAGGCAGAAACGTCGCCAGCGTCGCCAACGCCACAAGCAGCAAGGCAAAACCCCGGCTCCGAGCCCGAGTGGTCAAGAACCCACGTCAACCAAATAAACCCAGAGATGAGTACTTTGGACATCGCCGAGTATCTAGGTGTCCCGCCGGCCAAGTTGGAGCAGATTCGACGACGGCCCGAACGGAAGAGCCAACGCCCTGCGGCATGGCTCAAACGGCAAGAACAGAAGTTGAAGGCCGCCAGTCACTGCGGAGATGTGCGGGGCTGGGGCAGCGTGGCGGCAGATAGTCCAAGGTGGACCTTAAGGGCAAGTCACCCATTGGCCCACCCGGACTTGGTCAACCTGTGTCATTTAGAGTGTGGAGCAGGTGGACACTGTATGTTTTATGCCGTGGCCCAAGGCTACCTGGACAGCGGGTTAGCGCCGCCGAGTTTCACCAAACCGTCCTTGACCCACTTTGACCGCATGATGCTAACGCGTCGGGCCGCGGCGGCTGGGCTGACCGCTGACAACGTTCGAGGCTTGTTGGACCAGTGGCAGGCGGAACAGCGGTTCGGGGACACCTGGCCGACTCGCTCCAGTACCTGGGATCCTGCGCAGTTTGGGGACGTACACGGCCACGACGTTCTGCCCAAGTTTCGCAAGTTTCTCGGACCCCAGCAGTTGACCGAAATCAAGGCGTTTAACCCGTTTGTCCCGCAGCCAGGGGAACCACCGGTCCAAAACCTGCGGAACCACAACGCCGCCCAACTGCTCAAGTTCATCATCGGACTGGAACACTACTACAAGCGAGACGACCGGGACAAGGCGACGTTGCGCCGGGGCAAAAACGCCCAGCACGCCGGGTACGTGTTTCAGGGGGACGACAACACGTTGAGGTTGTTGGCCAACAGCCCGCAACTGGCGGACCGCCAGATGGGATTTCTGGTGGTCTCCAAGATCGGCGCCTTGGGTCCCGAAATCATCATGACGCCACGCACCCGGTACCTGATGTTGTTGTACCACGTCACCGACCGACGGGGCGCTGGCTACCACTGGCAGTTGGCTGGGTTGGCAGTACCAGATCCGGGACAGCCTGGACAGCCCAGCAACCCCGAGGCTTACCGCATCCAGTCGGTGTTTCCGGTGGACGCTCTCCCGGTCCTGTTGAAGGAACTCTACGGGGAAGATTGGCTCAACGAAGTCCACGCGATGGGCCAGGTGGAACATAACAGCCCGGTTTTCCTGGAAGCCTACCGCACCCGAGCCGGACGCCAAACAGCCGCCTCCGCCCGTCGCCTGCGAGCCAAGCAGGTGGACTGGGACCGTGAGGAGGTTAAAGCGGAAGAACACCCGAAACCTGACGATGACGACGCGCTGTTAAGACAAGCCATTGCCGCTAGTCTGGCCACTCATGAACGACATCAACAACGACAACAACAAGAATCACTAGACGAAGAGTTGGCTAGGGCTTTGGCCCAGAGTTTATGGTTGCAATAGGTTCGCTGATTTATCGGTGAACTAACATACACAGGTTACGCAAACACAATCTTGAGGTTGGTCTTGGTGACAGGCCCTGAAGGTTTAGGCTTGGGCTGGGACGGGGGTCTCAACCCGGCCAACAGCGTGTCCCAGGCGACCGGCAGAAACGGCCGTACCGCCTCGGCCAACTGCGTCGCCACTGTGGTGATCTCGGGTTGGGCGTCGGCGTGGTCCCGCAGGGCCACAAAGTGGGCGATGGCCTGCAAACTGGCGGTCCAGACGACGCGCGTCATTGTGCTTAACGGCTTGACCAACCTAGCCATCTCACGCGCGACCCCCATGCCGAGCAAAGTCCGGTAGGCCGAGTCCGACGCAGTCATGGCCAGGCGGTAGATTTCCGCGGCTTGCTTCTGCTCTGCAGGTCCCAACTCGCCGCCGCTGCACTGCTTGGCGCGAGTATGCTGGCGGCGCCACGTTTCCGGCACGTACACCTCATGGGCCGGCCGAAAACGTTGACTCTGTTCCGACCAAGCGTGGTCCTTACAGGGACTGGGCGCGCTGGTACTTTCGATCCCAACCACGTGCTTGTAGAGTTGGCGCATGACAAACTCGGGGGCTTCGATGATGAAGCGAAAGTGAGGGTGACGAAACGGGCTGGTGTGTTGGTGTTCGCCGAGGTACTGGATCAGGCGCCTTTCTTTCGGGCCCAGGGTGTTGGCTTGGCGACTGAAGGACGCCTTGGCAGCGTTGAGAACAGTCAAGTCATCGTCGGGTACCCACTGCCCGTCGCGCAGTTGCCCCATGCAGCCCGTCAGGGTCACCTTGATGTCGGACGTCGTCGTCATGCTAAACCCAATCGGTGGACTGAGCGTAGAACCCCGTCGGCGCGGTGTCGGGACATTGGGCGACCAACTGTTGCATGGCCTGGCTTTGGCTCTGCTTTAGCATGTGGGTCATCTCGGACAGCGACCGCCGACTGATTTTCTGGACGCCTTCCTCAGACACAAAGTAAGGCAACGTCTCCAACATGGCCAGACCTCTGGTCGAGTGAATCAGTTGCATCGCTGGGTTGATATCCTGGGCGGCCGTGGCCTGGTGTTGGTTCGCCTCGGCGACTACGCGTTGGACGCCGCGCTTGAACCGACTGGTGTAACGAGGGCTGGCCTTTTCGGCCCACTTGGACAGGAGCATGATCAACACAAACGCGCCCAACACGCTGGCGGCTGTAGTCACCGCCGGAGTACACACTTGCTTCCACGTCATTGTAGTTCGCTGATTTATCGGTGAACCAGTAACCCAGTGCTGGTGACTCGTCGCCCAGAGAATTTAGTATTTATTGGGTTGGCGTATGGGCGAAGTAAGCGCGGCAGGCCACAAACACTGGATAAGTCTGGTTTGGCGGTTCACCGATAAATCAGCGAACCTTGACCAGTTGAAACCTTTGGGTTCGCAATTCCGGCCGAACAAAGCAGAATCTGCCGAAAGACAGGGACAAACGAGTGTCGGCAACCCGCCATGACCGAAGCCAAACGTCTCAAGTGGTCGGCGCCCAAGGACCGGGCCCGGATTTCCACCGTGTACCAACGACTGCACTTTGCCAAGATTTCCGACGTGTTGACAGCCGCAGCGCAAAGTCCTAACGCCTGTGTGCAGTTGTTGACGAAGCACAGTGATGTGCCGCTGGCCGACGTGGTGGCCTTTGCCGGTCGCTACGGGTTACCGGCCCGAGACCCCAGGTCTGGTGGTAGGTGGGGACGAGGACAGGTTTGTATGTTTCTGGCCCAGGTCATGAACCCCAAGGACGAACGGAACATGAAGGCTTACCTACGGGCCTACGCCAAATGGTGGTCCGGAAGTGCCACCACCCCAAACCTCGCCCAAGCCCGCAAAATCGTGCGTAGTTTGCCGGGTGGGTCAGCGGTCGATCGGACCAGGCGGTCTGGCAGTAGACTGGACGGACCTTTCTGTGGGCCGGCGGGAGGTGGTCCGCCAGGTTCCTACCCTGTGTCTAACCGTTTCCAAACCCGAGCCGCGCTGCAGGGACCCGAGCCCGACTACGCCCCGTATCCGAGCGGTGTCCGCAAGTGCGCCGCGGCGGTTGGGCGCCAGACAACAAGAACCCGACACGCGGCGTCCGGCCAGAAGCGACGTTCAACTGGGCGCCGGTCTTCTGCCTCAACCAACAGCGCCCGGTTCCAAAAATACGTCGACGAAGGGAGTCAGATTCAGGTGCCCTGGGCGAGCGCCCCACCCGAACCCAACTTTGAGAGTTTGATCGCGGACTACATGCGAGAACCGCGCAGGAAGTAACGAGAATCCAAATACAGCCAAAAACCTCGAGCGTTTTAGCCAAACCACATTTATGGTTTCGTCTACACCAAGGAAAAGTTGGCCGGGGCCGAAACCACAGCGAGACTCGTTGTGGTAGACTGGTCCACAATGCTGCTCACTTCCACATCCTCACAAGGGTATTTCAACCGGCGGTACAGAGTTTTGCGACAGTAAGCATAGCCGTCGTAACAGGAAAACGGGTCGACCATGTCTATAGCAATCGGTTCAGGTCCGTCCTGGTCTCCCCGGGTGATGCGCCCTATGGCCTGCTCGACGTCAGCCCGGGGCAGCGCAAAGATCAAGGTGTTGAACGGTTCGTCCAGGCCTTCCTTGGCCATGCGGTACGTGGCCAGGACGATTCGGCGACTGAGGGCCTCACGCCGGATCGTCGGGTCCTTGACCTTGGCCTCCAACAAACCGACGTCCAACCGTTTGCGCGTTAACGTCTGCAACAACGGTTTCAGGTGCCGATCCATCAGGGTACTCAGCACCAAGATTTTGCGTTGCGGATCCCGGTAGTAGCGAGCAATCTGCTGCAGAATCACTTCGTTGCGCCCGCGGTCGGCGGCTAGACACCGAGCCATCAACGGTTCGATGACGTGCTTGCCTTTTTGCACAACCTTTTGCTGCCCGCCGGCGTAGATTAGGCGTTTAACCTGCACCTTGACTTCGTCAACCATGTGGTGGCGCTCGCGGTGAAACAGAACGTCGCCCATAAAGTAGTGCAACAGCGGTTCCAGCCCGTCTTTGCGTCGCATTGTCGCCGACAGCGCCAACAGGTATTTGGCACGCAATTTGGGTAGGGCCTGTTGGAAGTACGGCGCGGCCATGTGGTGGGCCTCGTCTAAAATGACCATGCCAAAGGTATCCAACCCCGGGTAGTTGCGTTTGACCAGCGACTGCACCATGCCTACCACAAAGTCGAAACCGTCCACCTCACACCGATTCTGGCGGATTACGCCGACCTTGGCCTCGGGTGCAAACTGCAACAGCCGCTGTTGCCACTGTTCCAACAGAATGCTGTTGTGGACGATGACCAACGTCCGGCGAGGTCGGCCTTCCAGTTTGCCGACAATCTGAATGGCGGTTGCGATGGCCAAGGCGGTCTTGCCGAAGCCGCAGGGCAGACACAACATACCGCCGTGCCACCCGGGTTTGGCCAATCCCCTTTCCAACGCGTACATCGCCTGGGGTTGGTGACGTTCCGGGTCGGGTTGGAAGGTCGTCTTGATGTCGTGCATCGGCGCGCCGACACTCAGACCCTGCGTTTTAGGCACCCCAAACGTCTTGAGCCCGTAAAACCGAGGCATCGAAAACTGCGTGTCGGTCTCCCAAAACGCCTCCAGTTTGGCACCAGGGCCATCCTGGTTGTGCTGTTTTTGGTACAACGTCAGTTCCTTTTGCAGTCGTGTCTTGTTCAGCCTACCGAGGCGCCGCTGATCCACCGAATACAACCCGGTTAAGGTGGCATGTACATCAACCGAGGCAGATTTGGTCTGGCCGGGTTGAGCAGCCGGAAAAGGCAGAGACTGTTTGGTTTGCCGCAGAAACTCCTGGAGGGCGCTGTTCCTTTTCGGCGGCTTAGGCTTACCTTTGGCCACAGCAGAGGTTCCGAGGTTGAACATAGCCCAACCCAGTTTACCCTGTGCGGTCACCGGCTGGTGACAGACCCAGCCGGCAAAAAGTCTGTCAACTCACCCGGCCCTTCCGTCCGACCTGGAAAAAATGTGTCCATAAGATGTCAAACCTTCCGTCTTTCACGGTCTCAGTTTCCGCACCCCTTCTACGATGTCTGGCACCAGCAACGCTTTGGAGATCGGCATGCTCATCTCGGGCATCGCCCTGATCGTTCTGTCCTCGATCACGATTGACAGCGTTCACAAGATGAAGGCCAAGTGTATGTCGGCGGACAAGAAGGACTACGACACCGTGGTCGGCATCCAGGTAGCCCAACTGGTGATCGCCGTTATCGTCACCATCCTGGCCGGCAGCATCCTCTGGTCGCAGTACAGCAAGTCCAAAGGTGGGGCTGGTCTGACCAGCGCTGACCGCGTGCGTGCGGCTCTGCGTGGTCTGTAGATCTGATCTTGTCGCAAATACGCCAAACGGCCAAACCAGAATACATTGAAATCTAGGATACTCAGGCAAACCGGGCTTCGACAAAACTTCTGGACGTCCATTGACGAGCGTGAAAGACGATCGTTTGCAGCAAGGCTTCTCGGCGTTGCACTTCCATCATCAAACAGGCCTGGTTCAAACAGGTCACGACGGAAGGACGGCCTAACGGGTACACCCCGAGCGGCACGCTGCTGTTGGGAGCGGGCATGTTGCTGGCCAAACACGCCTCTTTCCACAAGCCACTCGGGTCAAAGTGGTGCAGGCGATAGACCGAAACAGGTTCACCGCAGTGAGCACAGATTCGCGGCGTCATGTGGGTTAGCGTGTCCGAAGTAATTTGTTTCCCCAAAACTCCGTAGGTTGGCGTGAGTTCCAAATGCCCAAATTCTACGCTGTCCGGAAAGGGCGGGTTCTGGGGGTGTTTGGCACTTGGTCTCAGTGTCAGCGGTCTGTGCAGTGCTTCCCGGGGGCGCAGTACAAGTCGTTTCCGACGCTGTCCGAGGCGCAGACTTACCTGGAAGGCTTTGACCAGACGGTTCACTGTGACGAAAAAGACCCGACCAAACTGGCCAAGTACCAGGCGCCAGAAGGGGTGGTTTACACCGACGGCAGTTGTTTCAACAACGGCCAGCCTAACGCGGCAGCCGGCGCCGGCGTGTACTTTGGGGACAGTGACCCTCGCAACCTGGCCGAAGAAGTTCCCGGAGACCAAACCAACAACCGGGGAGAAGCCTACGCGATTCTGAGGGCCCTGCAGGAAACCAAAGGCCCGTTGGAGATCAGGTCGGACAGTCGGTACTCTATCGACTGCGCCACCAGGAAGAAAACTGCCAGGGTTAACCTAGACCTGTTTAGGCAGATTTGGAGGATCTGTCGCACTCGAACTGTCACGTTTACCTGGCTGAAAGGGCACAACAACGACCGGGGCAACGACGGGGCTGACCGGCTGGCCGGGGAAGCCGCGCGGCGACGGTTGAAGCGCCAAGAACGCCGGGTTGTCAGTGAACCGCCAAATCAGCGAACCTGTCCGCCCAGCCCAACCAGCCCGGTCTCGAAACGGCCCCGGGTGACCCAACCGGCCGTGGACCACTCCGGGGTGATACCGGTGTTAGTCTAGGATATGAACCGCCAACCCAGTGTTTGTGACCCGTCTACGACAAGCCAACCCAATGAATCAGATTCAACAACGCAGAGTTTATTGTCCCAGAAAGCCAAACCAGCGTAGACACAAATACAGAAATACGGTCCACGCAAACCCGACCAGTAAGGCCAGGGCGTACACGGCCCAGTGGAAGGAGGGGCGCTTCAGATAGAGACGGGTGCCGGTGTTCGCAATGTTCCAGCACGGGATCCACTTGGTGGCGTTGTAGTTGAAGACGGTCTGTTCCACGCAGGCTTGGTCCTGGCGGCAGTCCACCGTGTGGAGGTACTGCCCTTGCCAAGACTCGACCCACAACGTCAACTTGACTTGGGTGCACAAAGGGTGGGACAGATTGCGCGGCTTGTGCTTCCAGCAGGTTTGGCAACACGGGGCTCCAGAATTATCGCCTTGTCGTGCGTCATAACTGGACTCATAGACGAACCTGCAGTCTGGACACTGACACCACACCTTGGGCGTGTTGGTATGACTACAGTCAGCCCCATCCCACTCCACTATGGCCAAATTCTGCATTTGGCACCTGTGAGTGTGGGGTATGTAGACAGGCAGCACACTAAACCAGTAGATTGCCAACATGAGGGTGCTCAAGGCCGCGGTGCCTAGAAGCAGCGCACATTGGCTACGCTCGACCATGTACCGGTGTTTGGCGAATATCGCGTCGGTCATTTATTGACTCGGAAAAACCCAGACTTATCCAGACTCATCCAGACTCACCAAGCCCTAGATAAGTCTGTCTGACGGCTAGCAACAGAAACGAATACAAGCCGAGACAAACAGTAACCAAGTTAGCACCGTAATAACGGCCAAGAACCAGACAGCGAGCGGGTAGGTCGGGCGCTCCAGAAACACTCGGTTGCCGGTAGCCAAAGTGCTCCAACAGGAGATCCACTGGGTAACGTCATAGCCGTAGATCGCCTGGTCCACGCACGTCTTGTCCCAGCCACACTCAGTTGTGTGATAGACCAAAACCTTCCAGTCTTCCACCAACAAGGTCAACTTGATGCGGGTGCAGACCGGGCCGGTGAGGTTGCGGGTTTGCCGTTTCCAGCACGTTTGACAGCAGGGACGGGACACGTGAAAACACCCCCGGCACTTGCACCAGTGTTGGGGGTCCGCGTCGCAGTCCGGACTTTCCCATTCCTCGATGGAGATGTCAAAGGCCTTGCAGCGGTGGGCGGTCGGGTGGTAGGGCGGAACAGCCAGAAACACCAAAATGCACAGCAAAGTGACACTCAGGCAACCGAATCCTCCGACAAAAACAGACCTGGCCCAGCATTCTTCGCAGGTTTCTCGATGCATGGCGACGAGCCACAAGCACTGAATCAGCAAACCTACGTTGCGGTGTGTGGGACACTGGGTCGGTTAGTGGGTCGCCGACGATCCCGAACAACCCTTATTCCCCCAACCCCAGTGTTTCAACGCCCACGATGACGCTGACTGCTCGAGTTCGCGAGATGATTGGCAGGCTGCGCAACGACAATCGAGTCTATGTGCTGGGCCTGCACGGCCAAAAACACCACGGCAAAAGCACAACCGCCCGCTACCTGGAGCAAAAATATGGCTTCGTCAAGGTTGCCATCGCCCAGGGTTTGAAGGACAGTTACCAGGCCCTGTTTGGTCTGTCTGACGAGCAACTAACGGTCACCGACGCCAAGGAAGCCGTGGATCCGTTTTGGGGAGTTTCGCCGCGCCAGATGCTGCAAGGCGGGGGTATGATGCTGCGCGAGGAGTTGTCCCAATACATCCCCAACCTGGACCTATCCCACTACTCGGTTCACCTGGCAAGATTGGTGCGAACCATGTACCAACATTACCAGGCCGGACACACGCGGTTCGTCATTGAGGACGTCCGGTTTCCCGATGAGTTGGTCCTGTTGAAGGAGTTGGGGGCGACCGTGGCCAAGGTCGTCCGGCCCGGTTACCATGACCCCTACGCCAGTTCCAGCGCCCATGCTTCCGAGACTGCCCTGGCGCACCACGAGTTTGCCGTGGTTATCCTCAACGAAGGCGACATTTCGGCCCTAGAACAATGTATTGACAAGCAGTTTGGACGGCTGAGACTGTAGACCTGCCACAAACACTGGATAAGTCTGGCTAGTATTTGCGGCAAGCCGAGAAACTCTAGAGCGCAATAAACGCTCGTCCTGGTAAAGGCTGAGTTCCACAGATTTGGGAGGAGTATTGTTGGTAGACCTGGTTGCAGGGACAGGCGGTCACCATGTCCTGGTTCAGGTAGAAGGTGTTGAGAGGGTATTCTTTGTATCGCCCTTGTGAAGTCCCGGACGCCAACACGCTGGCCAACAAACTACTGGTCCATCCTGTCGACGGGTAAGCAGCCTGCATGGCTCCTAGCAAGGTCACAAAGTCCAAGCCATTGCCGTTTGGCCCAGCACATCTCTGCCAGATGGCATTCTGCTGGTCCAGCACCGTAATGATTTCGGCGTTACGACTTTGAGTGGCAGACATCTTCGCAAATGCGACAAGCCAATCAGAGAGGTTTTCTTCTTGCGCCCAACCAGATTAGCGCGCCTCCCGTCAAGGCTAGCAGACCGAGAATGACTCCAGCCAGCGCCCATTGACCGGCCGTGACGTGACCTGGCGGGGGACAGGTACGCACAGGAGGTTCCGCGTTGGGTGTAGTGGCTGACCCGGCCTGGCAGTTGGTGTTGTCCACATAGACCGGCGGCAAGCCGTTGCCCAACCGCCCAATGTTGCTGATCATGTCGCCGCTCTTGACTTCCACGACTCGCAGAGAACTCGAGGCCGGAAGCAACAGAGTGCCGCCGCCCAACTCGGTGTGTTGCCCGGGTCCGTATTCGCCCAACGAATGCCAGGTGTCCTCTTCCCCAGTTCTGTACTCCAACCTGACTTGGCAGGAAGACAAATTTCCGAACCACTCCAAGGTTCCGCATTGACCCCGACAGGCCGGAGAGGCGCAACGTACCAACGGACAGGCCATACCTTGGCGTGAGGGGCGATTTAGTTTGTTAGAAGATCCAGTGTCCTCGGCTTGGCGTGGGTTGGTACCGGGCCTACTTCCTCCCCCCCCCCCCGCTTCACTTGTCAGCCACGCCGTGAGGATGAAGGCGAGGTTGGGGTCCCTGCGGCTCAGACCGGGAGGCCGCCGAAACCGACCTGGAGGAGTTTGTCGGTCCACCGATGAATCAGCGAACCTGCCTGCTACCAAACCGGTTGCCCCGCCGACAAACCGACAAACTGACCCAAACTTATCCAGGTTCTCCAACCCAATCGCAGCCCAACCTATCCGCCCGTTTCGCAAAGGCAAGGTGGCCGTGCCAGCACCAAATCCCGACCAACGCGCAGCGACCGTCGCCAAGTCCAAAATCCTTCCTGGTATCCTGGTCGCGAAACCCAAACTAACCGCGCAATCCTGGGCCGAAGCGCACCGCCCCAAAACACGCGACCAAATCCGGGGCAACTGGACAAGTGTCAACAAACTGGAACACTGGGTGCAGCAACGGAAAGCCAACCCGTTTAACGGGGCCGGGCGGGTCCCGTTTGCCGCCTTGTTGTCGGGCCCGCCCGGGGTCGGCAAAACCACGGCTGCCCTGGCGTTGTTGAAGAATCAAGGGTACCAGGTGATTGAAATCAACGGGTCGGATGTGCGAACCTTGAAGAAACTCCAAGGGCAGGTTATTGCCGCTGCTACCCGCAAACCGACCCTGCCCGGCAGCAAACCTTTTGCCGTGCTGGTCGAGGAAGTCGACGGAACAACCAGCCACTTGTGTCGGCAGGGATCAGGGGCCACTGGCATCAAACAGTTCCTGGAGGAATGTGTCAAGGTGCGCAAAAAGAAGGCTACACCGATCCTGTCCACCGACCCGGTAGGCGCACCGATCGCCCCAATCATCATGACCTGCAATGATCTCTCCGCGGTCCAAGTGCGGAACCTGGCTGCGGTCTGCCTGCACTTGAAGTTTTACCCGTTGTACGAGCGCGACGCCCTCCAGGTCGTCAATGACATTTGCCTCCGGCGGGGGATCAATCTCCAAACCCCTGGGCGCCAACAACTGGTCAAGGCGGCCCGGGGAGACATGCGGCGCCTGAACTACCTGATGGAAATGCTGGTCGCCTTTCCCACTGTGCGTCTGAACAACCCGGCTGAGTTGGACAAAGTCATCGCGGCCAGCCAGGGCGACGTGACCGACAACGGCTTTGACGTTACTCGCAAGTGGCTGTTTGAGTGGAGGGCCAACCTGTCACACCAGACACCTCAGTGGTTGCAAGAGACGGCTCTGGTGGCCCAATCCGATCCTGCCAGTCGCGTGGCTTGGATGCAGGAAAATTACCTGCGACGGTTGGCCTACTTGAGCGACGCGCGGTCGGTCGTCAAACACCAGACGCTGGTACGAGCACTTGGGGCACTTGGCAAGAACGACAATCCACGTACCCCGTTGCCCCCGAAACTCTGGACCAGTGTGTTTCACGCCGAAACCACACAATCCGCGGCGTTGTTGTCCGACCTCAACACTTTGGAGCGTTTCATCCCGGGTCAACACGAACAGGTTGAAACCCTGGCCGACCTGCCAGCGTTTGCCGCGACCCTGATCCCAGCCGGCCTGGGACGAAACACCCAACGTCTGCTGGCCCAGCGCAAAAGCCAGGACGAACAGAGATTTTGGCGTGCACCGGTGTGTTTTCCTGAGGTGTTTCGCCGGTTGAAAGGCCGCAACGAGCGGGCCAGAGAGTGCGCCAAGTGGGCTACGCGGTTTGGCGTTTCCAAACTGGACCTGGATATCGTGGTCTCCTCGTTAGTCCCGAACGACTTTCCCCTGGCCAAGTCAACCCGGCAGGCGACCAAAGGCGAGAAGGCAGTTGGCCGGGTCAACGCTGTTATCAGCCAGTTAAACGCCATCGTCGGTCCCTTCAAACCGATGCCGCCGGACCTGAAAACTGGCAAAGGCATAGACAAGGCCAGGAAGAGCCGAAAACGTAAACTGGTGGACCTGAACCCCGAAGCCGAAGGCCTGTTGGCCTTGGCCAAACGAATTCGGGCGTACGGGCAAGCGTAGCCGAGAACCTGGATAAGTCCCGAAGTATTCGCGGTAAGCCGAGCAATAAACCATGAATGCCACGCAGCCCGATGAGTGGCACGAGTTGGCGCGTCAAGAGGCTCAGCAGGAGATTTCGACCTGGTTACCGGCCGGTGTGGCCTTTGAGGTCCAGGACGGATTCAGTCACAACCAGCAACGAGAAATGGTAGTTCAGTGTTTGACCCAGTTCTACCGTCACGTCCTGGATCATAACCAGGTCATGCTGCACTTTCGTCACGGTGTTGGTGACGCCGGTCAGTTTCTGTTGGCGCGGTTTGAGTCGTGTCTAGAGACACCATACCTGATTTCCAGAACGGTGCCCAGGTTCTGTTACCAGAATGCGGCTTGGCGTCACGGGGTAAACGGCCGGCCTCGCCAAGACCCGCAAGAAATCTACCCGGCTGACCCTCGGCGGGACTTGCTCCACTGGCCAGACCTGACCGACCAAAGCATACGACAACCCACGAACAGCGTAAACGCCAGATTCTACCCCTGTCGAACAGTAGACGATACGTTTATTGAAGCGACGATTCACGATCTGTTGGTTCGTAACTACCAAGTTTCTCGTTGTCGGCTTCAAACAGCCGACCTCGCCTCTTTTGCTACCTGGTGTGGCCAACAGAAGACCGCCAAAAGCACGGCCTCTTCGACCTGGTCGGAACCGACGTTGGTAAATTTGGCTGACATCGCTGACCGACATGGCGGAGAGCCAACTCCAACGTTTTGAGGACCCCGATCCGGAAGTGGTCTTTGGTGGCGGCGACAAAGCCGCGGTGTTCGACGGCCTCCCAGAGCCACGGCACCGACCACCACTGAATCTTTTGCTTTTCGAGACAGGCCGGGTCGACCGCGACCTCGGTGGTTGAAACATGTAGACCAGGGTGTTGTTGCATCTCGGCCGGCCAGCGGTCCAGGAGTTCCCGGCGCGCAACAGGGTCCGGTTGAAGGGACGCCTCTCTCAACCCCCGAGTCACCTGCCGAAATTCCTGGACTATTTCGGGTTGCCAAGGCACGTGCTTGACGTAACAGACCCGGATGAAGATCTCGTCGGTCGGGTCGTCGTCATCCCGTTCCACGACACATTCGATCTTGCAGGTGTACCGCCCCGCCAACAAAGCCTGTTCGACGACCTGGGCACTCAAAAACGGATTTGTGTAGTCAGCCGGCAGGTCGGTCGAGAAAAACCGGACCATCCCGGCCGTTTCTTCGACAAACTCGCGGGCGGCGCAGGCTTCCGGCGTTTCCCCTTCATCCAGCATCCCGCCAAAGTCAGACCACTTGTTGGCACACTGAAACTTGGGGTCGTCTCTAGGCCGGTCTTTGCCGCAGAGAAAGTAAGTCGTGCCGAAATGAGGCACGTGGGCGAAACACAACAAGCCGGCGCTGATAACTCGGCGGCGGGGTTTGGGCTGCTGCACTGTATCGTCGGTTTTCCGATGAATCAGCAAACCTGTCGAAGCCATATTGCCGTAAATGCGCCAACCCAGTGCTAGTGTTGCTGGTGTTTTCTTTGACTGGGTCGACCAATAAAGGCCCTATGAGCAGTTATGCACGCAGTCGAGCGTTTGCCGCGTTGCGCAAAATACGGCAGCAGCAACGCCGGCGTTTAGGACGTCCAGGACGAGTCAAGCGACCGACGCCTGTAGCCCGGGGGCGTCGGGCGGTTCGAGTGGTTCGTCCTGTTCCGAAACCTAAACCTGTTCGCCCGCTTACGGCTGCCAGAGTGGTGACCCGTTGCGAAAACGCTCAGGCCGAGAACAGTGTTCCGCCAATAACCAGCGTGGCCCCAAACCCTGTTCCTCGATCGCGTGTGCCAAAGTCCACGGCCTACCGCGGGTACGACGTCCACCAGTACACGCCGTTGGTCGAAACTCGCATCACGCCTTACTGGGAAAAGTTGCAGCAACACTATGGACCGGCCTTGACCGAAGAGCAGTGGCACCGGTTGGTCACCGCCTGGAAAACTCAGTACGGCACCAACCCCGGAATCCTGAACTTGGAACGGGTATACCACGACGGGTGGATTCGGGACCCCCAAGTCCCGCGCGTCAACTTTGCAGTCGTGGCTGCCGGTTGTTGGGCTTTGGTGCAGGACAGTGTCTCTCTACGGGAACACTTTGGCCAGACCTTAACCACGATTGGTAGTACCTGCATCCAGGGAGTCTCCCATCGCTTGTTCTGGGACTATGCTATGTTGGCAGACGCCGAGGCGGCGTCGCGTTACGAGAGTTGGGGCGAGGAGACTTTTCTGCAAGTGGACTCGGACCCCAACCTAATCGTCCAAGCCATCTTGGCCAAAGTCACCCAAGCAGACCCGACCCTGGCCGCTCACCTCGTTGAACAGTGTCAACCCCTGGATGTAACCGACCAACCCCGCCGCATGTTGCGCTTGGCGCGCCCGGTGTTGGATCCGGCCTACAAGAATAAAACGTGACTTCTGGGTGCAACATGGCTGATCTAGACATGGCGCTGGAATCTTGTCCGCTGCAGGACCGGGCCTTGTTGCTCGAGGCCGCCGCCCAAATGGGTTTGACTGACGTGGCCCGTGCCAACAACCAAAACCTGTGTCACGCGCTGCGGATGGCAATGGTGGAGCAACAGAACAACCAACTTGCTGACCAACTGGTAGCCGCCAGACGGCAGTACTCGGACGTGCTGACCTGGCTCATGGACGAAGCCGAGGGCCAAAGTAAGCGGTTGCGCAAGGCCCAGTGGATGGAGATGAAGGCCCTTATGGATCTGGGCGCAGTCGACCACTACGGCCGACCGTTGCCCGAAGAACCCCGGCGCGGTCGGCCCCGCGGTTCCACCAACAAGCCCAAGAAGAAAGGCCGCCCCGGCAAACGGACCCGTTGAAAACCTGCATAAAAACTCGCAGATAAGCCAACTCCGTGTTTGACAATCCCAGTTTGAGGTTGCACGTAAACTGTTGCGCGTTTCGATTCGCCTTACGCCATGGCCATTGTTAACCGAGTCAGTCGTCAACGCTAAGACTCGGGTTGCGTCATAAATTTCCCGTTACGCGCTGGTCAAACTGAGAAAAAGTTGGCGGCAGGGACACAAATCTGGGCGGGTAGTCTGGATTTCTGGGGTTCTTTCACTTCCAGTTTACGATGGCAACTGCTTCCACTGCTTCGTCCCAGGCCCAACCGCGGGTCAAGTACGTCGAGCACAGCGACGGAACCCGGGAAGTGTTTGATCCCCAGCGGCTCAGCCAGGACCTGCGAAAGTTGGCCACCGACTCGAGTTTGCCGCCGTTGGATCCGTTGGTGGACGTGGACCTCATTGTCCACAAGGCGCAGGACGACCTCATTACCGTCAACCCCACGGCTAGCGTCCGGGAGTACACAGCCAAGGTCGCTTCGCAGTTGGGGCTGGTCCATTACGACTTTCATTTTCTGGCGTCCCGGATTCTGATCGCCGACCTGCACCGCAAGGCCCCACCCACTTTTGCTGACGCGATGGAACTGCTGCACCTCGGCCAAGGCGCGCCCCACACCCAAACTCCTGCTACCCGCCCGGTTGGGTCCCGGACCTTTATGCACCCAGACTTTATGGCTATTGTCCGTCAACACAGGGACCAACTGAACCAGATGATCAAGCCCGAACGGGATTGCCTGCACGACTACTTTGGCTTCCAGACGCTGTACCACAATGGGTACTTGATGACAGCCTTTGGCCAGGTAGCCGAAACGCCCCAGTACCGGTTGCTCAGAGTGGCGGTCCAGTACCACGGCAACGACCTGGTCAAGGTACAACAAGCCTATGAGACTTTGTCCACTGGCTTGTACATCCCCGCCACCCCGACCCAGTTCAACGCCGGCAAACTCCAGCCGCAGATGTCCTCCTGTTTCCTGCTGAACATGGGCAAGGAGTATTTGCCCAAGTTGTCGTCGCCTACCGCGCCTTGTATCCCGCCCGAAGACGACGAAACCGACCCCGACAGCATCGACGGCATCTATGACACCCTGAAACGCTGCGCCAAGATCAGCAAACACGCCGGGGGCATCGGGCTGGAGGTCACGAGCATCCGGGCGGCTGGGTCGGTCATCAGCAGCAACGGCGGCAAGTCGGACGGTATCGTGCCGATGTTGCAGGTCTACGAAGCGACGGCCAAGTACGTCAACCAGGGCGGTAAGCGCAAAGGCGCCTTCGCTATCTACATGGAACCCTGGCACGCCGATTTTCCCGATTTCCTGGAACTCAAGGACCCCGCCGGCCACCCCGACCGCCGCACCCTGGACCTGTTTACGGCCTGCTTCTACAATGACCTCTTTTTGGAGCGAGCGTTTGCCAACCAACCATGGTCCTTGTTTTGTCCGACCGATGCGCCTGACCTGCTGGAACTCTATGGTGACGCCTTTGCGAAACGGTACCAGGAGTATGAGGCCAAGGGAGTGGCGCGCCAAACGGTCAGCGCCCGCAACCTGCTGGACAAGTTGTTGACGGCGGGGATGGAGTGCGGGACGCCGTACATGGTCAGCAAGTGCCAGGCCAACCTCAAGACCAATTACCAGCACCTGGGAACCATCAAAACGTCCAACCTGTGCGCCGAGATTCTGGAGTATGTCGGGCCTGACGAGGTGGCTGTGTGCAACCTCTGCTCGGTCGCGTTGCCCAAGATTGTCGTGCCCCTGGACGAATGCTCCGAGGTACCCGACTACTGGTATGGTGACCAGGCAGTCGACTTTCACAAGTTGTACGAGGTGACCTACCAGGCCACGATCAACAGCGACCGGATCATTGACCTTAACTTTTACCCGGTCGAACAGGCGCGACGCAGCAACATGCGCCATCGCCCTCTGGCTGTCGGCGTGCAAGGGGAGCACGACCTGTTGCAGAAGATGGGGTTGGCCTATAAGGACGAGGAGGCCAAACGCCTGATCTGGGACGTCTACGAGACGATGTACCACGCCTCCTTGCGGGCGTCCTGCGACCTGGCCCGGCAACACGGCCCGTTTCCGTCTTTTGCCGGGTCGCCGTTCAGCCGCGGCATTTTGCAGTTTGACATGTGGGGCGTCACCCCGACCGACCGCTGGGATTGGGCCGGCTTGAAGGCCGAGATCCGGGTCTACGGCACGCGCCACATTGTGTTGGGCGCCACGATGCCGACCGCCTCCTCGGCCCAGATCCTCGGCAACAGCGAAGGCATTGAACCGTACTACTCCAACGTCTTTGTCCGCTCCACCCAAAGTGGTCAGTTTGACTGCATCAATCGCAATCTGGTCAAGGAACTGCAGAGGTTGAACAAGTGGAACCTGGAGATGAGGCAACAAATCATGGAACATCGCGGCAGTATCCAGAAGTTGGCCCTACCGGCCCGTCTGAAGAAGGTCTACAAGACGGTTTGGGAGATCGGGATGAGCACGTTGCTGCAGTACGCGGCCATTCGGGGGCCGTTTCTTGACCAGACCCAGAGCATGTCGGCCTATATGGCCACCCCGACCCTGGAAAAGATGCGCGCCTTAGTCTACAGCGCCAGACACTACGGTCTCAAAACAGCCATGTATTACATGCGACGGAAACCGCCTGTGGACCCCAACGCCCAAACCAAGAAGGACCCGTTGGGGGCGTTGACTCCGTTGATTGCCCAGCAGGAACAGAAAATGAAGATGCAGGCGTTGGTCGAGGACGGGCCCGGTCGTCACTCTCCGACCCATTCCCCAAGTCACGCGCTGCCGGTGCCGGGTTGGCGGCGACGATCCAATCTACCGGCACTCCCCAGTCCGCCCGACTTTGCGCAGTTTCAGGACCCGCAGGTTGTCCCGGCCTTGTCTCGCACCCCAACCCCGCCTAAACCCGTCTTGCGCCCTGCGGCCCCTCGTGTCCCCCGCAAGCCCCGTCCAAATCACCCGAGTCGCCTGGTGTGCTCCCTCAAAAACGGGCCAAACTGTTTAGCGTGTCAATAGTCTGCATAAACGATCCGTGCCTTTGCCACGCCTTGCGTTTTTGTTTGCCGGTTAGGACCCGGCGACCCCCTCGGCCAGTGTCCTTAGGCTTGTCGTAAGCGATCTTCTGACCCAGCAGGACCAGAAAGGAGACCCCGCTCATAATCGAGGAGATCAACAACCAGCGATCTTTGGTCCGGCCGGCGTAATAGGCCCACGCCGCCGAACTTAACACCCCGACGATAATCATCCCCCAGGCCAGGTCAGTTGTGTCTTGGGTCTGAAACACCCGGACGATTTCGGGGATATTCTGGATCTGTTCCAGGACGACCGCCGCGATGCCGACCCATTTGACGACGCCGCGCACCGGCGGCTTGACCGGGCCTTGGGCTGTTTCTACCCCTAACACCGCCGGCTTCTGGTCGAGGTCAGCAAAAAACTGACTTTGGGCAGCAAGATCTACGTCGGCCATGGTGGTTTATTTGCAACTAGCGGATCTGGCGGTACCCTTTGTACTCGGAGTTGTAGTAATCCAGTTCGCCCTCTAGGGCGGCCGGTGTCACCCCGTCAATGATACCCAACAATTCCGGCCAGTGGGCTTGACCCAGGTTGTTGCCGACGTCGCGCTTCACCAACTTCATCACCTTGGCCTTGAACTTGGCCATGACCGTCTTGTCCACCGGGTCCAGCGGCAGGTTTAGCCCCACTTTGGAGATAACCTCCCTGGCCGTTGGGTCTTTCAACAACAGCCCGAGGGCGTGAGCGGCAGCCTCACCGGCCACGTCGTGGTGCCGGGCCATTCCGCCCCGGCCCAAGTGAAGCGTCAGGTTTCTGTCACCCCGCTTTCTCCAGTGGTAGTTCAACCCGTTCAGCAGGGCGTAGTAGGCGTCGTCCAAGCGAGTGCGCACCTCGGGTCGCAGGGCCTCTACTTCGTTTCTCAGCATCAGGATTGCGGGTTTGTTCAGCCCTCCGCCCCGCTTCATGACCCCCTGGGCCATATCGGCCAACAGGTACCAGTCCTTGAGAATCTGGTGCTCGGTTTTCTCGTCGACGGGCATTGGAAGAGGATTTAACAGGTTGCGCCAAAAACTATGAATAAACCACGATGGACCCGACAATCTGGGGGCCGTTGTTGTGGCACGCCTTTCACGACGTGGCAGTGCACGCCGACCGGACAAGTGGTCCTCCAGCGGACCTGGTCCAAGCCTTCTACCAGGCGTGGATCTTCCTGTTGCCCTGTAAGTACTGCCGCAACTCCTACCGGGACTTTGTGACCGGGTTACCGCCCAACCCCCCGTTCAAACCGTGGGTCTACGCCGTTCACCAGTTGGTCAACCAAAAACTGCAGAAACCAACGACCTTGTCCTACTGCGATTTTCTCAGACGCGCCGAGGTCTACACGGCCTTTGGGTCCTTGGAGGACTTTCTGACCGTGCTGTACGCCTTGGCCCTGAACTACCGGGACGACGACCGCCCTTGCCTCCGCACCAGCAAACGCAAATACCTGCACTCGTTGGTAGCCACGTTGCCGGCCGTGTTGCCTTACCCCCACGCCGCGAGTTTGTTTGGCCGCCGGGGGTTGAGACGGGAAGACACTGTGTCTCAACGCCAACTGGTGACCTGGGTTTACCGCAAATGGAACCTGTACCGCACCAAAACCAGGCAACCTGCCCTACCTCCCGCGCCTGAGTTGATGCGCCAGTTTAGACCCCTACGCGCCAAACAGAAACCCACAGATATCTCGCAACCTTGTCGGTAAACTGGGTTTCAGTGTTTTCGGTTTGCTGTACCTCGTCCCGATACGCCAAAACCAATGTCTGGTCGTCAGCAGCAAGGAACATCGTGGCCTGCCTGTTGCATCTGCCGATGTTGTGTTTTCCCGGCCGACGTGTACGAGGTCTTGAAGGCGCACCACCGGGAGTTTTTGATGTGTCAGGGTTACGTCTATGACACCGCCCACGTCCGACAGGAACTGGTTGATTTGTTGACGGAGTCGTACAACCCCAACCTGACCCGCCAACAGATCTCGGCTGCCGCCCGCTACTGGGCCGCGGACGCCCAACTGGGCCACCAACCTACGGAACTGACCTGTTGTCAACAACCGATCCACGTCGGGTGTTTGGCTGCTTTGCAGCGTAAGTCGTTCCAGGCCCCGACCCCGCTCGACTTTGTTGCGTTGCCGTTGGAACCGGACTTTTACTGCGGAGAGTTTGAGTGTCCGGTGTGTCGAAGCCAGACCCAGAGTCAACAGAGTGGGGGGTACCGGGACGCCCACGGGTGGGGCCCTTACGCGCTCCACGCGGGGGCTGTAGTCTGGTACTACAAGGACGCCTACGAACCGGGTCACGCGGAAGGCGGGAACCTGGGCCGGTTGGTCAAGTTGGGGCCCGTGGTGAACCACCCCAAAGGTCCTCGGCACCCCCTCCAGATGTTGGAAGTGGAACCGTTGTTGCCCGAGCCCACGGAGAACGAAACCCACACTGTACCGGCCTGCAGCGTGTTTGACGTGGCCTTCCTCCACACGACGGGCATTCCCACCCGTGCCCAGGTCAACTTTGTCCTGGCCCAGTACGGCCAACCGTTGTTGGTCACCGAGGAGAGTTCGTTGGATGAGGCCTGTATGTTGGCCGACTCGGTCGGGGAGTCGTATTTGGAAGACCGACGCCAGCGTTTGGTCCGCCTCAAAAACACCCGGGTCGCCTGGCAGGAGTTTCGCGACCGGCTGCGTCCGTTGCTCAAGGCCCACTTGATGAACACCGTGTCCGAGTTGCTGCACCCGGTGGCCCAAGAGTCCGAAGCCGAACATCAGGCGGCCTACCTGTTGACCAGCAAGATCGTGCCGCGGCTCGGGGTCTTGTCCAAGTCGACCCACCAATCTTTGCCCCAAGTGTTGGCCTTTCGCGCTTTGCTGGAGCCTGAGGCCGTGCGGGCGCTGACCCAACACCTGGTGGATACGGACCACTTGGTCAACCAGGAGACCGTCCAAACCGTCCTGCGCTACGCCAGCACCGGTCGCTTAGCCAACCGGGCGGACGCGGTCGGGGTCCTCAAGGCGGCCCGGCGGGCTTGCGAGACTTGGAAACACAACCCCATCCCCGCTGTCAGTGACCTGGCCAGTTTTCACGACCCGATTCCGACCTGGGCCAACGAGGTGCAGTTGGAAACGGCGTACGAAACTAAGCGGGTCAAGACCTGGGTTGAACGCTACGTCGTGATCCCAGACCCCGTCGTCCAGGACAAGAACCTGTATTTCGTCATCCCGACCCAACGGCTGGAAGTCGACGACAAGACCCTGGCCTTCGCCGTCCACCCCCAGGCCCCGTTGGCCGAACGGGCCGCGGTCCTGCAGCACTTTGGGGAACCGGCCTTGTTGAGCAAACACACCCTGAGTCTTCCGCTGGACGTCGACGTCAAAGACCCGTTCCCAACCGTTGGCTTTCGCTTTGACGTCACCCGGCTAGCAGAAATCTGCCAAGCCTGTCCGGTGGTTCGCCGCGCTGTGTTGGAAAGGCGCCAGCAGTGTGTCCCAGTGAGGTTCGACGCCCAACGCCAAATCGCCAAGCAACAGCAAGTTACCGCCCTGGACAAGTACCGCCAGGAGTTCAAGCGTCAGACCGGCCGAGACCTGTTGAGAATCCCCTGGGCCAGCCTGTCCTGGGACACCCGTCAATTTGTGTTGGGTACCTTGCGTCAAGTGTATGCTGAGTAAAAACCGATGTTGTATTTGAGATTCTGTCAGTGGGGCCTAGCGCTTCTTTTTGCCGATCGCGTAGCCGACCAGGCCAAACACGACCGCCGCGACCAGGGCGATGACACCGACCGTGATCCACTTTTCCGCCTTCAACTGGCTGTCGTCGCAGGCGACGCGGTTCAGCCCGGCCTGCATCTGGTCGAGTTCCTTGTGGCTGGGGGCGATTTGCGGAAACGTGTCGCTCAGGTAGCGCCAGTAGCGAGTCACGTACCAGTTCTTGATGCGACCTAACGCTTCCTGTTCATGCTTGCTCAGGTTGTCCGAAGGGGCCAGGTAACACTTCATCAATGCCAGTTGGTGGGCGCGGGCCATGCCGGCCTTTAACCCGGTCGTCGACTGCCACCAGGCGTTGTAGTCACTCTCCTTCATCTTCCACAATTCGTCGGCGAAAGCGGTCAAAGTCCCGGCGCCGGCCTGGGCACGGGCAATGGCGCCACACACCGGGTTGGCAGAGCCCGCCGTACATTTCAACCCGTCAGCCATTAACTTGAGCAGCGCCTGGGAACTGACCGTAGCGCAGTGGTTTTGGGATGGGCTTGGACTGGGACCTGGAGCAGGCGCCGACGCTGCCGGTCCCACCCCGTTCACTTGCACCTGAGGCCGAGGCCCCATCGCCTCAGACCCGTAACTCACAGACACTGGCAGATAGGAACAGGACATAGCGGGTTCTCTGATCTATCGGTGAACCGACCAATTTGTATTCGACACGGCAACAGTTTTTGTCACGGGGCCTCGGCCCTATACACCACCCACGGAATCTTTTGGACAATGTTTTGCGGCAGGTAGGCCCGGTTGTACTGGAAGGTCGGCGGAAAAGGTTGGTGGGTCCAATACATGCGGTTACCGGGCATCAACAGGTGTTTGACCTTCTGCCTGAGCGCCTGAATGTTCGGAAACTGGTCATGCTTGGGCCACAATACCTCCTCAAGGATCGTGTCTTTCAACTGCAGAAAGGTGTGAATGTCGTCCGGAGTTTCCAGCCGGCAGGCCCGAAGAATCTCGGCTTTGCGCGGGTGGGCCTGGAAAATCTCCAGCACCAACCGGTTGGCCGCGCGGGTGTGCTGGTGGTTGTACATGTGCTCGTGGAGGCGGTAGCGCCAGAGGTACAGGTCGGTCACCTTGGACTGCATGTGCTGGGGGAAGGACCAGACTCCGTCGACTAGGCAGGAAGATTCAATCAACGGCAACACGGCGGCGTCGGCCCTCAGGTCCTGGGGCCATTGAGGGGATTCAAAGGTCAACCGGTCGCGCGCCAGGTAGTCGAGTTTGTCCAAGTCTAAGCCGTGGGTCGGGTTGGCGATGAACTGGGCGAGGAACTCGGGGCAGTCGGGCGGCCGGGGTTGGTGGGTCGGGTCGACCAGGTAACAGACGACGTCGACGTCCAACGAGGTCAGACCGGTTACCTGCGGTAACTGGGCACGAATCAACCGACAGGACCGTTCCTCGTGTTCGGTCGGCACGGTCCGGCTGGACGTGACCTTGCCTTCCTCCTCCAAAAAGTGGTCAAACAGGTGACTGAAGGGACCGTGACCAGTGTCGTGACACAACCCGGCCAACTCGACCCACAACTGGAAGCGGGCGATTTGGGTGTCGCTGTAGGACAGCCCCGAGTTTTTCAGGACCAGCGGGACCGTCAACCGGCCGAGGTGGGCCACCCCCCGGCTGTGCTCATAGCGGGTGTAGTTGGCGTGGGGCCAAATAATGTCGACCGTACCGAGTTGGCGAATCTCGCCTAACCGGGTCAACAGCGGCAAAGTGCAGACCGTTTCGGCGATCGCCGACAGTTGAATCAACCCGTAGGCCTTGTTGCGGCTGTAGACGGCCATGCTAGTTTGGTTTTTCAGGTTTACCGACAGTCCAGGCGGGCCATCAGATCCTCCGCCGCTTGTTGGATGTTGGCGGCCTTGTAGCGGACGGCGTACATGCGGGCGGCTTTCAACCCTCGGCAGTCGATGGTACAGTCGCACTGGGCGTTGTGACACTTCTGGCAGACCGGGTAGCCGTTGTCCTCTGGTCGCAGGAAACATTTGGCCCCGCAGACCTTTTTGAGTTGGCGGCGCTGGCGACCGCGGCTGGGTTTGGCTGCGCCCCAGCCTGCCATGCCGGTGGGGCCCCCAGGTCGACTGCCGCGCGCGATCATGGCTTCCAGGGAGGCCTTGAGGGCCCGTTGGGAAGGTTTCAGCGTACCGAGTTGGGTCTTCAGTGGCATGTAGGTTGCCTTGCCCAAGGCGGCGATCTGGGCTAACTCAGCCGGAGAGTAAGTGGCGGAATCCCCTCGACTTTGGGCGGGGCGGCGCAGGGTAACCACTCCGTGACCTGGCTTGAGGACCCCGGTGCGGACCAACTTGTTGTACACCCGGCCCCCGATCTGGACCTTGCGGCCCGTCAAAGGGTTAACCACGACCTGTCGCAGTTTGGTTTCGGTCGACATGTTTAGCAGTCACTGACAGTCACTGTATCGTCGGTTTACCGATGAATCAGCAACCCTGACCTTCGCAACCAAGTTTGTAGATTTATTGCCCATTTGCGTACTGCAGCCCGGGACGACACACCTGTTCCGAGTAGTGTTGCTGACATTGGGCCTGGGTCAAACAGACCTGGGGTTGCTGGGGCGGTTGGGCACACGCCGTCAGAATCACGTGGAAGGCCGACGCCAAGGAGGGGAAGATCATATCCTGGTAGTCTACCCAAAAGTGGCCGTTCTGTCCCCAGTTCGGACCCCAGGAGTTGCGACACAAGAAGGCTCCCTGTTGGTTGTAAGTGTCGTCATAACCGACCACTAACACGGTGTGCGCCGCCACGACGTTCTCTTGAGACACTTCGTCCTGAAGCAACATAAAATTGGTTTGCAGTTGCTGGTTACGATCCTTAAACCATTGGTCATTCTGGACAGACACCTGGAAAGTGTACAGGAAAGCGTGACCCTGGGCTAAGCAAGTCTTGAGGTTGACCAACGAGAGGGTCAGCGGATGCCAGTCCAACGCCGACTGGAACAGGGCGTTTTGTTGGGCCATCAGAGACGGAACCTGGTTGACCTGGGTCTTGTTGTCAGGCCAGAGGTCCTGGCGCGCGACCCCATCGTTGGTCAAGGACTCTAGGGCAGCGACGACCGAGGTCCCCGAATCCCGTTTCTGGCTGCCGGTGATGCCCCGGGCGTAAAAGTAGTTGTACAGCACGGAAGGGACTGGTAACTGCGAGGCCTGGTCGTGCCGCAGCGCACACTGGTAAGCGGCGGTGACGGCGGCGGAGGTGCAGGTTCCCAACGAGCCTTGGGTGATGACCGGGGGATACGGCACGCAACCGGCCTGGCGCAGGTCTATACGGGGCGGCAAGACCCGGCGTCCCGGCGGAAACGTGTACCCGCGGACGTGCTCGGCCCGGGCGGTGGACGGCAACAGCGTCCCGTACGCGATCGGCTGCCCCGTCGTCGTTTCCCCCGGGCGGATCACGTCGGGCGCACTGAACGTCGGTGTGGCCGGTTGTCTGCCTAACGAAGACTGCACTACGCCCATTGTAGTTTGGCTTATTTGGATGAGTTCCGACAGTACGGCAAGCCACAAACACTTACACCAGGTTTATTGAATCAGAGCCCCCGATAACCCGACCCACTGCAACCACTGCGTCTTGCGCTTAGGGGATTGGTGCTGCAACACGGCCAATATATAGGCCTGTTGATCCAGATCCAAATCCTGCCAGAGCGCCCGGGCGTGAAATTGGCGGCGCAGGTCGGTGACGAGACTGAGACCCGTTTGATGGGCTGGGTCCTGACACGGTTTCGCCGAGTCGTGGCAGACGTACGCTACACACTTAAATTCAGCCACCTGGAATTGGTCCAGGTAGCGAGGGCAGTGGTCGGGGTAGTTCTCGGACTGAAAGTGTTCGGGTGGTAACTGCACAGCCGTGCGGCCACAGCAGTAGCACACCTCTACGCCGCAGTGGCGCATAGCGTTGCAGTCCACCGATTTGAGCAAGGCCACCCCGCACTCTTTGCAGACGACCGGTAGATCGGGGCTGTCCAGGATGTGGTTGACCTGTTTTTGGAGCGTGGGCAGGTCGACCTGGCGTTTCAGGACTTGGTTTGGAAAGTGACCGGGGTTGGCAATCTGGGCCGGGGATGGCCAGGCGGCTTGGGCGTAAGCGCCGCCGGTAAATTCGGGGTTGACTTGGTGCCGCCGCGCTTCCTGTCGCAGCCGGGATTGGGTGGTGACCGGAATGACCCCGTTCAGTTGACACAGGTTGAAGGCGGCTTGGCAGGTCGGCCGCACTTCTGGGTCCCGACACGACCCCGGGCACTTCCAGCGACCCTGTCCCTGTCTAACAGTTTCGACCGTGGCCATTCGTCTCAGGCACGCCACGCAAAAGGTGTGTTTCGGGTGGTAGCAGGGTCCGATCAGGATGATGTGTGGCTGCAACACCCGGCCGGCCTCTGGATCGCTGTCCAAGTAGGGTCCGAGGTCATAGTAGTGGACGTCCTCGACCGACACCGGGCGACCCAGTGTGCTGTGCATCAACAACTCGCCGACCTCACAACAGATCCCACACTGGTGCGGCGTCGTAAACGCGTGGGCCTCGGCCGTGTCGGGTTCCGCAAAATCCAGGTCTTCCTCGTTGTCGCTGTCGTCGAACCTCGCCACGCCCCGTTGTCGAATCAACCTAGGCCTCGGCAGATCAGGTTCGACCGTTTCCCCGTCGCTGTTGGCAAACCAGTCCGCCGGGGCTTCAATGGCCGACTCGGGCGTATCCGGGTAGTCGATTTCTCCGTTGTCATCTTCGCCGTCCGAGTTAACGTCTAACTCTGGCAGGTGCCGAAACGCGCGGAACAGGTTCGCCGATTCATCGGTGAACCGACGATACATTGTCGGGTTTGTCCTCGTGTAGGCGGGTCTGGTGGTTGAGGATTGCATTGGCAAGTTCCACGTTATGCCGAATGCTTTCGGCGGTTTGTTTTTACGCTAAACGACGACTCCACAGTGAAACAGGTTCTCTGATTTATCGGTGGACCGAAAACCCACATCTCCAAAATGACGGACTCGAAGGACGCGGAGGAGCCCCCAACCAACGTCTGGTGGGTGCGGGAAAATCACCGTTTGGAACTGGTGCTGACAGACCAGACATTCCATCGCCATGGGCCTCAGGTGTCAACCAGCGAGATTCATCCGGAGGAACAGGGGCCGATGGCCGAAACGGCGTCCTGTGACCTGCGCATCAAGTGGCAAGGCCTCCCGCAACGCCTTATTCTGTTTGAACCCAACCGGGTCGACGAACACTGGCCGTCCACCACACCTCCCTGTTGGAAGAGTCGCCCGCCGGTGCGGTACTACAACGTGCCTCTGCTCAAGTCCAACCTTCAGAAGGCGATCCGCCGTCGCAACCTGTTGGCCTCTATCCACACGACTGTTCAACTGCTTAAGCAAGGCCCCGCTGGCATTCAGGCGTTGTTGCGACGTTTACCGATTATCGTGGTGGAGGATGTGCGTCTCTGCCCTCGCTTTGACGAACTGGTCTGGTTGATGGTGGCCTACTCTTCCGGCCCCTTAACCTACCGCCTCCGTCCCAGCGACTTTCAGTTGGTGTTGGAGATCGTGACCGCCCTGTGTCAGGACGCGCAAGCCTACGAGCCGGAGCCGCTGGACCGCAGCCAAGCCGGCCTAGCCCTCCCGGTCCTGAAACGCCAAATGTGGCAGGACCTGCAAAAACGCTTTGCGGTCCGGGACGCCAAGTGTCCTGAGTTGACGGCGTTGGCGGTGCGGTTTGCCTTCGGTGGCATGCCCGGGGACCTTCGCCTGCTGTACCGGGTGTACCTGGACTTTGCCGCCCACAAGTTTCAGGTCAGTCCTCCCCGGTCGTGTGTGTTGGGCAAACGGGCGGTCAACATGGCCCTGAACGACCTGTTGGACAACAACCGGTTTGTACTGCGGCCAGGGTATCAACTGGCGGCCGCTGTTGATTTTCACTGCACCTCGATTATCGCCGACGCCAACCTCGGTGCTCCCGAAAACGAACAGCGGCAAGTCATGTGGGACCACCGGAGTGGCTGCAACAGCCGCAAAGTGCACACCCTCAAACCCGCTTCCGTGCGCCACCAACGTTGGATCACGATCTGGGACAGTTTGGCCTCCCGTTACTGGGTGCGCCACGCCCAAACCACCCGCCCTCGACGCTCTGGTTTTCGCAAACCGACGGCTACTGTCCTTTCCCTACTGACAAGTCAGTCAAGTCGATCCGAAACCGAATAAATTCTGTATTTTGTCCGTCTACCGGGTCCAGTTGGCCAGCACCCGATAGACGCTGTTCGAAAAGTGTCCGGGAAATTTGGCGGCGCTGTAGCGTTTGCCTAGACTCATGTCGGCGCCTAGACTAGCCCACCCATAGTCCACGAGACTGAGTTGGCCGTTAAGCACCAGAATCTCGACCAGTTTGATGTCGTTGTGGCGGCAGTTGGCCCGTTTCAGGTCGGCGTCGATCTGCTTGGCTTGCTTGGCCCAGTCGGGTGGCAAAGTGGTTTTGGTGACCCGGTGGCCGCGGAACTCCATCGCGACGTAGGGTTTCTTGGCGGCCAGGAACTTGGGGACCCAGGGGAACCGCAACTCGTTGAGGCGCTTCAGCCAAAAGACTTCCCGTTCAAACAGGCTGTTGCTGCGGTACTTGGGGTTTTCGACCCGCTTGATCACGACCCTGTTGTTTTTGGACAGGAAGGTGGAACTGGTGACCCCGTTGCCCAGGGGGCGGTAAGGGGCGGCCTCGGGCCAAACGGCCTGGCCGGCTGCCGCTAGACCAGGGCGTGTTTTTGGTCTGCCCGGCACAGAGCGGGTTACCCGTCTTAGGGCGGCGATTCGTCTCAACACCAGAGACCGGGGGCGGCGGGACACCCGGGGTTTGGCCAGAACGCGGCGAGGGGGTACCACTGATCCCGTTGAGGCTGGCGTCGGCGTCGTCCTAGACCGACGTTTCGGCTTGGGCTTTGCGGCTACCGCTCGCCGCTGACGACGGTGAGGCAAATGGCGTCGGGTACGCATCAACGAACCTGTTTATTTGATTGTTCGGCAACGGCTGGTTGCTGCGGCTTCTTGGATCGCCTTGCTTGTGGCCCAGTAGGTTTGTTGGTAATCAGCGTCGCGGAGACAGGCCTCAATGTCGTCAAAGTTGAGGACCTTTTGCGGGACATGCAGGGCTTGATACGCGGACTCTACGCCTGCGCCGTCCGGTCTCGGGTACGTGTTTGGCCTGGTGATCATGTGGTCCCCGACCGGCAGACGATCGTAGGTCCGCATACAGACCGTCCCGTCCCGGTAGGACAGTTTCAGCAGCGTAATGTTGTTGTTGCGGACAACCGGCACGTAGTCGACGAAGCACAACCGGGAAGTCCAGGCGTCCAGGGCAGGGTGGTGGCGGTTGGGAATCCCGGTCAGCCGTTCATAGGACAACACGACCTCGCCGGCGTCCAACCGCCCGGTCCGGTAGATCGAAAACACAAAGCCGGTAAAGTGCCGCGCCGTGTTGAACAACAGCGGGGCCATACCCTGGAACATCGGCATCGTTAAAACGGTCGGCTGGTGACCCGTGACGGTTTGGTCCCAAATCGTGTCGCCGTTGATGGCAAACGTGATGCGGTCGACCGGGGTGTCTCCGATGTAAAACTGAAAGTTGCGCAGGTCGTTGAAGACGGCGCTGGACAACCGATAGTGCGTGACCGTTTGGCCATCCTTCAACTCGATACTCCGAATGTCGGACCATACTCGCAGACTTTTGTACCGGGCGTACAGGGTCGACACTGGGATTTCTTCGCAGTCGGTCGAGGTAGCCATTGCTGACAGGTTTGCTGATTCCTCGGAAAACCGACGATACAGTGTGGGTTGTAGGTTTATCGGCAAGCCTCAGTTTTGCCTCGCTTCCGCTAGCCGCCGCCGAGCCAGGCGCACGTCAAAGGCGGGCATGGGCGGACTGCCTGCGGGGGGTTCGTCGACCAGCCCCAACAGCCGCCCATTTTGCAGGCGGTCCTGACCTCTGCGGCCCAGGTAGACCTTGTTGCCTCGCTGGTTGATATAGTACTGCCCGCCTCGGGTGCCGACGTAGACGACCTTGGGCACGACGGGCAGTTTGAAGTACCCGTCCTTGTATTGGGCCAACTTCTCCTCCCGGTCCAGCAGTTCCATCTGGTTGATCCATCTCAACACTGCCAGGTTTTCCCGGCCAGCGTCGTCGGGCCCGTCCGGGTCAGGCAGGTCCCGAAAGTCCAGGTTATCCCCCTGGTCCAACAACCGCAACAACTCGTCCACGTCTGTCATGAGGGAGGCAGACCCAAACCGTTTTGTTTTGGGGGCTTGGGTTGTCAATGCTCCAGTTCGGCGGTAACAAGCAAACTGGATTGTAAGTACCAGCATCCAGAATATGGCTCAAACCGGTTGGGTCTGCAGTGTGCCCCAAGAAGGGTTGTGTGTTCCTGTTGCTGCCGGGTCTGGGGTTCAAGCCCCGGTTCATCCTTCGTTGACAGCCTGCCAGTCGGTCTGTATGCCGAACCAAGCGTGTCTTGATCGTCGTCTTTCGTGGTACGTGTCAGACTCCGGCTTAAACGAATGTCGACCGACCTTGAATCCGGTGACGGACGGCCCGGCGACGTTCGGGTCTTACGAGGCCTGCAAGACGAGTCCCCAGGCCAACTGGCCAGTGCTGCCTCCAGTAGGATCGCCTCAGGGCTGGATCTGCACCAACAAAGAACTCAACCTCTGCATCCCCACCACTGCGATTGGCGTGCCTTTCACGTACAAGGTGTACCCCACGTACCAAGCGTGCCGTCAGGCCCCGGAGAACCAACCCGAGGGCACCAAGTACTACCGCCAACCGTTCTCCGGCCAGTGTCTACCGAGCCAATTAAGTTCTGCACCCTTCTCTAGTCGGGAACAGTGCCAAGCGTTTGCGGCGGCCAATGACAGTCGGTGTCAGTACGCCTTACCTCCTGGCCAGCAAATGCGACCGTTGGACGCGCCGATTCAGCAAGATAGACCTATGCCGGACCACGTGTTGCCGGCCTTGGCGCCTGCCGTGGTTGGCAAACACATGGTGTTTCCGGGGTTGAGCGGGCAGGGCTATGGGATGTTGACTGTCCAGGAGAAGTAAACCGGGTTGACGAAACACAACCATGCCGTACCCCTACCACGCGAACGACCCGAACTGCCACTCAGTGAAGGCCAACGAGGTGCAGCCCGACAAGTGGTTGCCCGGGGGCCCTTACGACCGGTACGCTTGTCTGCCGCCGGCCAGCATGTGTTCGACCTATTTGGGCCGACGGAACCCTTGTTGTGCCGGACCAGGCACGTGTACCCAGGGCCCCGACGATTTGGGCTTCTACTACTGTGGGTACCACCGCAACGCCCGGTACGTTGGCTACCCGGGCCTCCGCTTCAAACGGTAATGTCCACCTTGACTGACTACCAACGCTGTCGAAAACGGATCCTTTACGTTGCCAACCACTATGGGGTCAGCGCCGTGACGTGTCAAGGCGGATCCCGGTTAAAGGCAGCCCTCAGGCGCCAAGGCTACAGGATTGATAGGTGTGACCCCGCTGCCCCCAATTGCCTAGAAGTCTCGTGGCCGCCTTACAACCGGCCTAACCTGGTTGCCGCGGAAGACGTCGATAAAGTGTTTGTGGCTTGCCGCAAATACGCCAAACCACTAAACGATTAAACCTGTTTAAATGTCCAAACTTGGGCCTGTAATCCGAGTGCTAGAGGCCTACGTGGCCAACGGCGCCGACATTCAGAAAACGGCGGAAACCTTGTTGGCCGAGATCATGGCCGTGACCCAGTGTCCAGTCGGAGGGATCGCAATTTGCCAGGACGTCCACCGTCCGAACCAGGCGACCGTGGCGGCGTTGGCAGGTCAACCCAGAGTCTGGCTGAACAGCCAAGTGGGGCAGACCTATAGGCTGGATGATGAGACCTGGCGCCAGCAGTCTGGCCCTCGGCGAGTCGATATTCCGTTGACGTTTCGGGACCGCCCTTGTGGGGTGGTCTTCCTCATCGCCACCCAACCACCTGCCCAACTGACCCAGATGCTGAAGCCTTTAGTCCCCCTCGTCGCCAGCAACATCCTGGGAGGCGCCTTGCTGCACGCCCAGGTGAACCGAACCCATGACTTGTTTTTGGCCACCATGTCCCACGAGATCCGAGTCCCCCTGGCCGGCATTTTGGGGATGACCGACTTGTTGAGGAACCGACCCTTACCGGCCGAGGACCAAAACTACGTGGCCATGATTCACCGCTGCGGGCTGCAACTCATCGACTTGGTCAGTGACATTATGGATTTCAGTCGCCTGTCTTCCGGCCAGATGAAGTTAGACCTGCAACCGTTCAACCTCCGCGAATGTCTGACCGAAGCGATGGAAACCGTGTTTGCCCAGGCTCACGAAAAGGGCCTGGAACTAACCGAACACGTGGACGCTCAGGTGCCCGAACTCTGCCAGGGAGACAGCCGTCGTCTGCGTCAGGTCATTACCAACCTGTTGACCAATGGGGTTAAGTTCACCCAACAGGGCTATGTTCGTCTGGAAGCCAAGGTGGAGAACCAAGAACTCTGGTTGTCTGTCGTGGACAGCGGCCAGGGGATCCCCGCCCACGCCCACCGCACGGTCTTTGGCACCTTTGTGCAGTTGGACAAGCGCCAAGAGGTGGACCAAAAACAAGGCATCGGCTTAGGGTTGTCGATCTGCAAGAACCTGGTCGACATGATGGGCGGCACGATCCAAGTGGCGCGGTCGGTGGTTGGGCAAGGGACAACAATGTTGGTGCAGTTGCCGTTGACCCCGGTCGACCGCCCCAGCCCGAGATGCACCGGCACAGTGGTCGTGTTGGACCGCGACATGACCCGGCGAGTTCAGGTCTGCGCCGAACTGATGGGGTGTGGTCTGCAGGCATTAGGGTGTGGGTCAGTGGCCGAGGCGGAATTGTTTTTGGGACACCAGACCAGCAACACATTGACCCTGGTCCACCCAGACACAGACGAAGGTCTTCAGGACCTGCAGCGTCTGCGTCGTTTACCCCAAGTGACTCTAGTGGTCGGGTGTCAAATGTCTCCGGCGACGGTGTGCCGCTTGCTGGCCGACAACCAAGGCCTGGGCGCAAAGCCACCGACCCGCGTCCGCCTATCCCACGCAGCCCGCCAACTGCGCGTGTTGGTGGTAGAAGATGACCAGGCCAATCGCTTAGCGGTCGTTGGGTTGTTGCGGCGGTTAGGCCTAGACTCTGACCGTGTCCTCTCCGCCCAGGACGGCCAGGAAGCCGTGGACCTAGTAGGACGCTGTCCCCGATTTCACCTAATCCTGATGGACCTGAAAATGCCCCGTCTGGACGGGTTGGACGCCACCCGTCAGATCCTGCGAGACAATCTCAACCCTCCTCAGGTGATCGCCCTGACGGCCTTCCTCAGCAGCCAAGTCCAAACCCAATGCCGCCAAGCAGGCATGGCCGGCTTCCTGCAAAAACCTCTGTTGGAACACGACATTTATCAAACTCTTGAACGGGCGGTGGGACAGGGACCAGCCCAGCACCGTCACCGAAGTCGCAGCACCTGCACTCAACGGACTCGCCCTTCTTCGGTTCGTCGGGTCCGCAGTGACCGACCTCACCTGAAACGAACCCGGTCCATGCGGCGACGTCGCCGGTGACCAGGGGGCCTTTCAGGGCTTTCCGCCCAAGGCCGATTGCAGCCGACTCAAGGCGTTCTGGGTGGCGACTTGGTTGCTACGTGACACTTTGGCCATGACGTCCTCCCGCACGTGTCGCACGATTGGGTCGTTGGGTTCCTGGGGCAGGGGTAACTCAAACTCGGTTCGGCGGGGGGTGGTTGATGTCGAGTAAGACTCGGTGTAGGTTGGTGTGACCGACCCGGCAGAAGCAGCAGGATTCTCGGGGTCTGTGGCAGGCACCGCCAACTGCCGGTCCCGGGTTTTCTCTTCGCCTGCTTCTAGGTCTTGGCTGACAGGGGCAGGTCCTGACCCAGGCGGCGACGTCGAAATGATCGGCGCAAACGGATCGATCTTGGTCTCGACCCGCTTGACATACTTTGCGTGAATAAACTCAGGCACCTGCGGAACAACCTTAATCTGGGCTTGGAGTCGCTTGTACAGGTGAGCAAAGAACGAGGCAGGGGCCTGACGCAAAGCCACCTCCTTCAACAGGTACTGTTGGACCTCGTCATACAGGCCCTGGTAGACCGACGCCGCCGACTGATGCTTGTGGGCCTGGCGGTCCAAACGAAGGTAGGTCTGCAGACTGTTGATGCCAGCAGTGACGGCCATAATCATGCCGGCCAACAGTACCACGGTCGCCGTTGGGTCGTCGTTCTGCGACAGCGACATGATGGCGGCCACCACGCTCAAAAAGATGGAAAACACCCCCAGGCGGTTGTGGAGCCGGTCGTAGTACCGAGCACACTCTTGGTGAATCTGGACTCGGATTTGGCAAGAGGAAGCAGCCCGTTGGGCCGCCTGCTCGTGGGCCGGTAACCAGAGCGCCTCAGAAGCAGACATTGTTGGCGGGGGCGTTTGTGGCTTGTCGCAAATTCGCCAAACCACGACGACGTGGAAAAATGGGACGCGCGACCACGACGAGTCGCAACCGGTCACACCAAGTTGGGGGCCCAGTTTCAAGTCTTGAAGTCGTGGCCCCAACCACCGACCACAAACAATGACAACTTCAAAAACCCTATTCGCAAAGTTCCTACCCAACATGCCTGTCGATCCTATGCTGGCCAGGGCTCACGCCTTCTGTACTTTTATGCGGTCCACCAACGAGCGCAAGGCTAAAACGGCGGCGCTGTCGGGGTTTGAGGACCTCCGACCTCTGTTGGCGTTGAGCCAAAACCCGTTGCACACGACCGGGGTTACCTTGGCCAGCATCAAGAAACATCGCACCAGCAAGAAACGCGGCCGCAGCGGAACGGTCAAGGCCCAAACTCTGGTGGAGTTGTTGACGGCGCTGGTGAACCGTACTTTGACCGGTCACGCCGCCCTGGACGTGATTTTGGCGTTTGAGGCGACTCAACCCGAAGCGTACCACCCGACGCTGTTGGCGTTTTGCGACGGCAACCTCAAGATTGGCCTGACGATCAAGGAGATGAACAAACACTTTGACCCGCCCCTGTGCCCTTTGTTCGAACCAGCCCTGGCCAAGGATTTCGCCAAGGAACAGAAGCATTTCCAAAAGTCCCTGGCCGCCGGTTCAAGTTACTGGCTGAGCCGCAAGATGAATGGGGTGCGGTTGTTGGCGGTGGCCGACCCGGAGGCTAAGGCGCCGGTGTTTAAGGCGCGGTCTCGCCTGGGTCACACCTACACTGCGGTGCCGGAACTGGACACTGCGCTTCAAAACCACGTTGATCCCCAGTACATCCTGGACGGTGAACTCTGCGTCATGAACCAGGACGGGCAGGAGGATTTTTTAGGCGCCGTCTCGCTGTTCAAGCGCAAGTCCAAGACGACCACCCGGTTTGTGTTTCACATGTTTGACTGCCTAACCTGGCCCGAGTTTACCGGCCAGGTCCAAAGCCCGCCGTTGGTCGAGCGCCTGCGTCGTCTGGAAACCGTGACCTTGAGGGTTTGCCAGGCCGATCCGCGTTTTCAGGTGCTGCCAATGACTCGGTTGGACCGCAACAACTGCGACCAACAACTGGCGGCGGCCCAACAGGAGGCGGACGCCAAAGGCTGGGAAGGAGTGATGGCCCGCCGGGACGCGCCTTACGCCCCCGGTCGTTCCAGCGACCTGTTGAAGATCAAGAAGTTTATGGACGCCGAATTTACCGTGGTGGGCGCCCAGAACACGACCAAGAACACCCTGGTCAATGGGCGGATGGAGCCGACCTGTATGTTGGGGTCGGTGTTGATCAAGTACCAAGGGTGCGACGTGTGGGTCGGGTCCGGCTTTTCCGACGCCCAACGGCTGGAGTGGCAGGTCGACGCCAGCGGTAAGAGTCCCCTGGAAGGCCAGGTCATTACGGTCAAGTACTTCCTGCCGTCGACCAACAAGAAAGGAACCGTGTCGTTGCAGTTCCCGATCTTTGTGGTCAACCACGGGGCCGCCAGAACCACGTGAACCCCCAAATAAATCTCAATGTCCAGCGTTTCTAGTTTGCAACCCGACATGTCGCGCGCAGCCCAATGGCGGTTGATGCGCAAATGGTTGGCCAGCAACGTGCACAAAACCTTTCGGTGGGTCCAGTGTTCTCGGCTTGCCGTGTCTACGCCAAACCAGGGTCAGGATAACGACCCGGGCCCAGTGTCTGCTGGTCAGTGGATGCAGAATCGCATTGCCCTGCACCCGACCTGGAAGGACCGGTTGGACGACATTGTCAGTTTTCGCGTGACCCGGTCGAGGCTGAACAAAGCGCTGTGTCTCCAACTGAAACTGAAAACCCGGACCCGGCGCCCCTGGCAAACGGTTGCCTGGCGGAAGTGCGTGACCGGGCCCTCTCAACCGATTCAACCGTTAGCCCAGGCCATGCGCTACGCGGTGCGCCGCCAGATTGCCGGGTTTCGGCGCCAGCACGCTGCCCGGGTCTGCGCATCGTGTCAGACGACCAGCGCTTCAGAATACCACGTTGACCACGTCGAACCTTTTCGCGCCCTGAAACAGCGGTTTATGGCGCAAACAGTTCACCCTGTTCCTATGATTGTCTACCGAGCCCAATGTCAGGCAGCACTCAGCCCCGGCCCCTTCACCCGCGCCTGGCAAGCGTTCCACCGCCGCCACGCCACGCTGCAGTGGTTGTGTGCCGCCTGCAATCTGCAGAAAGGAGGCAAAGTCGACGATGACGACCGCCCAGCAGACCCAGGCGTTTGTGACCCTGGACACGACAAGTCCCAACATAGTAGTGAGGTTCCTGAGGGCCCCGGTAGATGACGCCGAGTTTGAACGCTACCTGTGGCGGTTGGACGCGTTGTACCGGCAGAAAAAGGCGATGACCCTCACCTTTGACACGACTCAGTTGGTCGGGATGATCCCGGTCAAACACTTTAAGCGGCAGGCTGAGTTTATGAGGGCACAGAACGACCAAAGTGAAAAGTATGTCCGCCGGGTCGCGGTGTACATCGCCAGCAGCGTGGTCCGCGGCATTGTCAACCTGTTGTTGACCCTGAAACCCCCGGTCGTCAAGGTTCGGCTGTTTGGCCAACAAGAATGGCCTGCCTTGGTCGACTGGATCCAACAGGAATGGCTTGTCAGTCCACCGATAAATCAGCGAACCTACTAACGACAAAGAAATCTTTCGGCTGGTGTGATACCCAGGAATGAAGAAATGTCCCCGGTAAAATGGACAGTGGCTTGTCGTATTTGCGACGAGTCACAAACACTGTACAAATGGTCGGGGGTTTGTCGAACACTGGCTAGGTTGTTGACTCGCAGGTTGGGCAATTTGGCTAGCGGCGTGAGGTCGGTTATTGTGCTGGAGTCGAGGATGAGAGTCTTCAACTTTGGCAAACCAGCCACTTCTTGGACCGACCTGACCCAGGATCTGCTCACGTCCAAATACTCCAAGTTGGTCAACCTGGTCAGCCCGCGCAGCGACTTCACCTTGGTGTTGCGCACATTCAGGGACTTCAACTTGGTTAGGCCGGCCACGTCGCACAGAGAGGAAAACGCTGTGTAACTGAGGTCGAGGTGTTCCAGGTGTTGTAGCCGCCTTAACCAGGAAAACGACGTACCGGGGTCCAAGGTACACCCTGCCAGTTGTAAGTCGCGCAACCCAGACCAATCCCCGATGGCCCACGCATCGACCAAGTAGGTGTGCTGGACATCAAACGCGCGAAGTTGGGTCAACTTGTCCAACTGGTTAAGGCGTGTAAATGGTCGGCGGGGTAGTTGCAAGGCGGTTAGTTTAGTCAACCGGTTGATGACTCGGAGATCCACCCCTGTCCGAGGGGTAAACGATAGGCGGGTGACCTGAGTCCACCGGCGTAATACAGTCATCGGCACGCAATGGACATCCTGCGCCCGACGCCACATCTTGGAAAGCCTGGCGGTTTCCCGAAAATACCGACTCGTTTCCTGCAGTCGGCAGCGGTCTTGCACCGTCAACCACTCGGCAATACAGGCCCACACGTCAGTGCCAACCCGAGTAACCGACATGGTTTTGGGGTGGTTTGGCGTATCCGGACAAGTCCCGAAGTACGCGCGGCAAGCCACAAACCTACTGGGTTGACGTATTCAGTGTTTCTGGATGCGTGTAGATGGGTTGCAGAGGTTGAAGTGAGCCGGTAGGGCGACTTGATCGTTTACGTGGACGTAAGAACTGGTCGGGTACCCGTTGACAACCTCGTCTTTCTGGTACTCCAGAGCCGTCGGAATACCCACGGTAGCGGCGTAGGTCACCGCCGGTTGAAAAAAGGCCCCAAACGGATGGGGCATCGAGGAGGCCGTAAAGACCGGGTAGCCGCAAGGGCGTTGGCCTTGGGCCACCGAGGAGCAACTGGAACAACTGGTGCAGGGCATCGCTGAAAACTTGAACCACTGGAACGAACCTGGTTTGTTCAACAAGATAAGGTCGTATTTATCGGTGGGTCAAACTTTCTCAGGTGGGGCAGGAGTGTTCGCGACTACGCCAACCCGCTCGAAACCCTGGTCGAATCGGGATTCGGGTGGGGCGGCGGTTTGTCGGTTTGGTGGCCCACTCGGGGTTCTCTAATTGCGCTTCTTCGGGTTGCTGGCGCCAAACCTCTGGCGGAGTCAACAGGCCTTGAAGTTCAGTCCAGTTGTAACATGGTTGATAGTCACAGGTCTGCATCGGCCACGTGTCTCTTAATCGATTGCGGACCAGGTCTGAAACCCCCAACCAATTGTCTTGGTACGTCAAAGTGTGGCCGCGATTCGGGCGCCTGCCTTGCTGATACTGCCACCGACAGAGATCATCCCACCAGACGTCATACCAGTAGGTAAAGTGCTGGTCCGCCTCCAAGGCCAAATAAAACGTCTGGTCAAACAGGCTTTGAATCGGGTCCCGGTCTTGGGCGTGACAGGCGTGGTACAGGTAGAGCGCCTCGGTCAACCGGCACTTGGATAGGCCTTGACTGGTGTCCCGCAACAACCGGATCAGCAATTGCTGCCAGTAGTGGGCCTGGCGGTTGTACTGACGGGCCCGGGTGGCACACTGGTTTACCCAGGTTAAGGACACTGGTTTCACCCTCCGTCGCCCCATCGAGAGTGACGGCCATTGCGGGGAGGACAACTTGCGACCCTCGGACCGGGCCAACCCGGCACCCACTGTTGTAGGCCGTGTTGATCACAGTGTTCCCAAACCCGGTGCCACTCCGGCAACTCAGGAAACTGCAGCGTTTGGTATTGCCGCTGGATTTCCTGGAGCGTATCGTCGGTCCACCGATGAATCAGCGAACCTCGCGCCGGCATCGCCTTTACAGCCCGCAAAACGAAAGGATTCCAGATAGGCCAAGACGTTGGTGCCAGACTTATCCAGATTCGCGAACCCCGTGTGTCGTTGCCGGTTCAGTTTGACCTCGGCCAAGCGGTTGTCTAATTGGGTCTTGTGGTGGGTGTGTTGTTGGCGCGACAACCAAAACATCATCAAACAATAGGCGTCGGCCACGTCGTGCTTGCGGGTCAAGGTTTTCCAGACGGGGTCATGCTCCAGGTGCTGGTTAGCCAGCCGGGTTGTCGCCACTTTGCGGCCGTCGTAGTTCAAGTGACCGATGTCAAAGTGTTTGTGCATCGCGTTGGGGCTGACCAGGACGGTCTTGTCTCGGAGCAGCGCCATAAACACCTGTTCGACGTCGGTCAGGCCGCACAACGGCTGCCGTTCGATTAAGACCTTTTCGGCCCGGTCAAAATAGGCCCTGTGTTCCTGGATCACGTGCATGACCCGGTCCGCGGTGCAGTTGGCGTGGTGCAACAGGCAGTTCTTTCTGGCCACGGTGGTGTGGGCCAACTGCCGCAAGTCGATCTTGTGTGCTGCAATGATCCGGTCCAACATGTAGTCCTCAGCCACTTCGGCCACCAACAACCCCAAGTTCAACAACCCGACGTCAATCGACACAATTAGACGTGTCATGTGCTAAGCCAACCTGCTGTTTATGTTTACTCGGTGTCAATGTCTTTCTGTAGCACAATGCATGGCAAACGAGCCAACCACTCCAAACCATGTCCGGTGCCCAACTCTTGACATGGCACTAAACAGGCTTTTCTGTGGGCGTGTTCTGGGACAATGGGTTTGACTTGCAACTTGCGGCAGGCCTCGAGAAAGGCTTCCTGGCGGTTGAACTGATCGTCATAGTCTTCCGGGGTTTGAATGTCCAGACCTTTGCATTCAAGGGCTTTGGCTACGTCCCACGGTTCATCCACCAAGTCCGCCTCGTCGTCCAGCCAAGTTGAGTCTGATGCCGCTGTCCATGTACTACTTTGGGTGATTTGGGCTTCCGATATTCGATCCCGCGTCGGCTGGCTGGCCACGAAACAATGCCATTTCGGCGACAAATTCAGCCACATCTGCAGATGCCCTGGAGCCATTGTCCACTCATCCAATTCGGCAAAGCGCTCCAGCGCTCGAGAGGTTTTGGGCGTTATTTGGGTGATGTCCAGGGGCAGAACCAAGACATTGACTGCTCGAAACTGAGCCAACACGGCTTCTACCTGCGCGGGTTCTGCTCGGCGTCTACTGTCTCGCATCAGTTGTTGATGGGCCCGCAAACTAACACGCAGACGCTCGGCAGCCCGTTGGTCCTCAGCCAGTAAGGCCGGACAGGGCGTCCAGGTTTCGATGGACATAGCGTGTCACCTTGCAGATACGCCAATTTGCTTGAACAATGTATTCACAAGGTTCGCTGATTCATCGGTGGACTGACGATACACAAGCCGCCAATTCGGGGTGGTGTTATGACCGCCCAAACAGTCCGCCTGTGTCGGTGGCCAACCCGTCGTTAGGTTGACACTGCGCACAGTTGACGGCGCACTTTTGGAGGGCGGCTTTGGCGCACCCCATGCATTCCGGGGTGTTTTTGACGACCACGGGGAGAAGACTGCCGTCGGCTTGTTGGACGTCGTAGAGAAAGCAGGACTCCATGGCCTTGCACTGCTGGTACTTCTTTAGGTCGCCTGTGGCCTGGAAACGATCACACTGCCAAACCGTCTTCAAACAGGTCGAACACTGGGGTTCGTTGGAGTTGCGGTAGGTGCTAGTCAGAGGCGTGACGACAAAGCGTTCCGGCCGTCCCCCCGGCCCCGGCTGCTCCACCATCAGCATTTCTTGACCAAACGTATCCTTGGGCATCGGCACCCCGGACGCCTGGGCAAACTGAGCCATTTCCTCCCAGGACATGCGCTTGACGACCCGGGCATTGTTGGACTGGAAGGCGCCGCACTGCCCAGACGAACACCGACCGCCGATGCTAGAGCACTCAGGGTTGTAGTAACAGGAACCGCGGGTGGACCAGTTCCTGTAGCAGTTCAACTCTCCGCCCTGACCTCGCGTATTCTGCTGGTCAGGACAGCACCCACACCCATCCGGGATTGGGGCGGTTTCAAAGGCCGGTTGAAAGCAGGCCAGCCGAGGCGCCAAGTAAGGAGTCGCCAACCCCGGCGGCCCCCGAAACAGACACGAACCGGTCTTGCTGGTGAACATCAGGCTGGGTTGGGCCGCGAACCTGAATAAGTCTGGGTTTGTTATCAGGACATATCCCGACTGGCTTGGACCACCAGGCTGTAAGCGAGGCTGAGGTACACCCGGTGGTCGGCGGCCCTTGGCTCGGCTAGGTCTACCGGTTCCTCGGCAATGCGACGCAACAAACTTCGCCAGGTGGCCGAAGCCGTGCTGGGGCTGAGGTGTTGAATTTGCTGCATCAAGTTGGTCAGGTTGGGTAACACCAAAGTGTGGAGAGACAGCACCGGGTCCGGTTCGGTTGGGATGACCAGATGTTCAGCCACGTCCCGAGTTTCCTCGACCAACCAGTCCAGCGTCATCTGGCGTTCGTGTCTTTCGCGCAATATACGCACCACTCTGGGCTTGTGGTCCCAGAGGTCGACAATGGCGACCTGGAGTTGGAGTCGAGCCTGTCTGGTTAACCGTTTCAGTTCGACGGCGGTTAGAGGCCGCCGGGTGTACGGGTTGTCAAAGTTGGGCGATGACCCCAGGTAGTAGATCATCGAGGTCACCAGCACCCGGTACACTTTGCCACGCCCCAGACCCGGTTCCACGATGCGAAACACCGCTTGACCAGGGCGAAACCGCTCCCCGACCGCAAAGTCTTCGCAGTTGGCCAGGTCCTGGACAGACCGCCGGAAAAAGCGTTGCAAAATCAGAGCAGCCCCAATTCGACGAGCCACAGCCTTCCACAACGCCGGTTTCCGTAACCGAGTATAGCCAGGCACTTTGGCCATGGAGGCCCAGGTCCGCAACACGCGGACAGTTTCGCACTTGGCTGGGCAACACATTCACAACTTGGATAGCAGAAATACGACAATCCAGTCATTTGCTTTGGGACGTGGAACCAGTGCTTTCGGTTTGCCGTCCTTTTGGGGAGCGTTTACGGCTTGCCGTCAATACGCCAACCCAGGCCCCGCAAATCTTTGTGCCCCGAGATTCGTCCAAGTACACTGCTTAATCATGCTGCTTGCGCACGTTGTCGGGGCTTGGTCTGCTGCTTTGGTACTGGCGCTGGCGTTTGGCTTTACGGTGCACTATGAGTTTTTGCCTCGGCTACCTCACTCCACAACCTGTCGCTCAATGGGGGTCAAGATTGAAGAAGCCCAGTGGGTTGAAGACCTAGGATGCATGTTCAACACGAAACTAGCCAAAACCTGCACGAACTGTTCATTGTGGCCCAATCAGTGCTGCGATCCTGGAGAACTGGTGAACCGGGGTATCTGTCTTCACGGCACAATGACGTTTGGCAAAGTCGCGAACCCGACAGAGACCAACAGCCTGGAGATTCTGTGCGAGGAGGAGTTGATCAACTGCATGAAGGAGAACCGGCCGCTGTTACTGCCCAACGCCACTTTTAAGTGCTATGCTTCAGAGACCGACCCGACTCCGACCTTGACCGAATCGAGCATCAAATCTGGCTTCATCGTCTTCTGTTTCTTTTTTGCCCTGGTTGAACTGGGGTTAGTGTGTTGTGCAGTGGGATGCTGTGAGTGCCAAGGGTGTCAAGACTCCCAAGTCTCCCAAGAGTCCCAAGACATCCAAGTCGTCGTCTGTCCAGCGTCTGCCCCACTTTACACAGACGATAGCAAGAACTCGGAAGATACGATTGACATCCAGGTGGCAAACCTCGAAGCCAGTCAACCTGGCAATATTGAAATGTCGGTGCCTCGATAAATCGCTGTACAGAAAACAAATCGCCGCTCGATACTAGTGTTTGTCGCCTCCAAAACCAAATGTCAGACCAGAACGCCTGTGCTTACCAGGTTGGGGCGACCGGACCTTACAACGGTCACCGGGCCCACGCCTGCACCTCCTCGGCTGCCATCTCCAGCGGGATGTGTACCAACTTTTTTGGGACGCCGGTAACCGAACCGGCTCGGCAGATGCAGTGTCCGTTTGAGAGTCCCTGGAGCGCTGGGGCAACCGCCGTGCCTTTCTGTCCTCGCGCCGAAAGAACCCTGGAAAGTTGTGCCGGTTCTGTACAGGTACCCCTGCAAATGCTCGGCTACAGCCCATAGAATCAGCGAACCTCAATAAACCCTTGTCATGTCGACGTCCGAGTTGGTGTATCTGGACACCCCGGTCAGCGAATCGGGCAGTTTGGCCGTGTCGGCCGCTACAACCGAAAGCGCCATAGATGTCGCGTCAGAAACCACCGGCCCCACCGACACGGCCTCGGCGCCTTGGGAGTCGTTGCGCTACCTGAACACCAACGTGTTTGGCGGGGAGCAGACGTTGCAGAAGGCGCGGGTGTGTCACTACGTCACGGCCTATGGCTACGGGTGTCTGCCCCAGGCCACCACGCGAGAAGCGTGTGCCTGGGGAGCCTTGGCCGGTTCCCGGGTCACGACGGCTGAAGCGTTCACCGCCGCCGGGTTTGAAGCGCTCAGTCAGGTCACAGACGCCAGCCGCAACACGGCTTTTGGCCACCAGGCTGCGGCCTTTACGGACGCCCCGAGCAACACGGCTTTGGGCGCCGGGGCGTTGCTCAAAAACACGACGGGGAGACAGAACACGGTCATTGGTGATTTGGCGCTGGCTCAATCCCAAACGGGCAGCGGCAATACCGTCACGGGGTACTTTGCGGGGCACGGGGTGGGGACCGGCGAACGCTGCACCCTGACAGGGCACCGGTGTATGGAAAGCACCGCCCTGGAACCGGCTGACCGACCGGCTGAGGTCACCGACGTGGCGGCCTATGGGGCCGAGTGTCTGAAGGACAACGTCGCGTCTGCCAACACCGCCTATGGGACTCGGGCCGGCGTCGGCAACCAAACCGGGACCGAACTCGTCTTGGTCGGGTACGAAGCCCTGGCTGAAGCGCTGACCGCCCAGGCTTGCACGGCGGTCGGTCACCAGGCGTTGAAGACGGCCTGGGGCTCCAACAACACCGGGGTAGGTGCCCGGGTAATGGCTGGGGCGCCGAGTTTGGGCGACGACAACAGCGGCTTTGGGTGTGAGGCCCTGTTCAAAAACGTCGGTCACCGTCAGACAGCGGCAGGGTACCGTTGCCTGTATAGTCTGGAACAGGGGCTGGAAAATACGGCCATGGGTCACCAGGCGGGTGCGGCCTTGCAAAGCGGCAGCGGCAACGTGTTGTTAGGCGCCGACACAGCCGCGGTGTCGTCCGGGTCCTACCACGTCGCGGTCGGGCACCGGGCTGGCCCGACCAAACCCGACCTTGAGGCCACGGTCTGTTTAGGTGCCGGTGCCCAAGCCACCGAAAGTCACCAGGTCGTGTTGGGGTCAGTGGTCCATCCGGTCCAAGTCGACGACGCCCCTTCCGATTCAGTCCCCTCCGCCACCCTCCGCCTCACCGTCAACGGCCAGCGCTACCGCATCGCGCTGTTGCCCGACTAAACAAACCTCTAGGTTCGCTGATTTATCGGTGAACCGACAACTAACTGTTTGTGGCTTCGCATGGCCTATCAATACTTGTTCAAGACCATCGTCATCGGGGAGTCGGGGGTTGGAAAGTCGGCGTTGTTGCTGTACTTTACCGACCGCCGCTTCACCCCGGTGCACGACATCACGATCGGTGTCGAGTTTGGGTCCAAAATTGTCCAACTCCCGAGCCGGCAGCGGCGCGCCACCGCCGTCAAACTGCAGATCTGGGACACGGCGGGCCAGGAAGCGTTTCGCAGTATTACCCGAGCCTACTACCAAGGCGCCGCTCTCGCCCTGGTCGTCTACGACGCCACCCGACGGCACACGTTCGACAAGGTGACTAACTGGATCGAGGAAGCCCGGGCCAACTACGCCAGGCACCAAGACGGCCAATCGAGTTTGCCCCTGCTTATCGTCGTCGGCAACAAGGCGGATTGTCAACAGGCCGTAAGCACCGAAGAAGGGCAAGCCTTGGCCGCCCAACACCAAGCCCTGTTCATTGAAACCAGCGCCAAGACGGGCCACAACGTCGACGAAGCCTTCCAGGCCCCTGCTCGACTGTTGATGCAAAAGATTTTGGATGGTCAAATCTCCCAAAACAAATCTGGGATTCGGGTCGGGGAGATGCTGCATATGACACCCCGTCCTTACCCGGAAAACGACCACCAAGGCTGCTGCGCCCTGCTCTAACGTTAAACCAATGAATACGTGGAGTTTGTCGAGTTTATGTACGACCCTAATCACACACCGCTGTCCCCGCGGTGTTGACGCCCAATTCGCCACCGGCAAAGATCTGGGGCGCGTTGCGAGCGTTTTCGACCCCGTCCTGGGGTGGGATGAGATCCAAGAACTCACACGGCTCAGGGTCGGCCATGTTGAGAGCCTGGAAGTGGCGGTTGCCGTAGTGCCGACTGGCCATGGCCGGGTTCACCCAAAAGGTTTGGTTTTCGCGCAGGGTTTCGGCCGTGGCCGACTGGGGTGTTTCGCACGACAGATTCTGGGCGGTGGTTGAACCACTGCAGCCTCCCAGGTTGTAGATGCCGCGACGACTACCGGACCTCAACAGAAAGTCTACGTCGTCCAAGGCCAGCGGGGTGGCTGGAAAGAAGGAGTTGTGGGCGGCGTGAATCTCGGCCGCGGTGAAGCCACACGCCGTGGTGCACCCGGTCGACCCCATCCCGGTTAGGGTCTTGATAATCCGCACCTGCAGCGTAAAGTTGGGCGGTTTGTCGGTCATTTGTAACGAGCCCAAAAATGCCCCTCACGAGAAAGCCCGATTTACTTGAACGGCCAGAGGTTTTTCTGAGTTTCGCGTCTGCCTACAGAAACCAACGGTACCAGAGTGTGCGCGGTTGGCCCAGAAGAGCAAACACCACCGATGGCCGACTTTTTCGGGTTTCACCGGGAAGCGCCGGTCCTGAAGCCAGCCAGGCGGAAACGCCGAGTCGCGACGGGTTTAAAGCCAACCCCACGGCAACCCAAAGTCCGCTTTACGCTGCCCGACGATCCCACGCCGGTTGCCCCCCTGGATCGTCCTCATTTAGTCGCAAGACCAACTCCTTCGGCCATGCAGCAACAAGCGTGGGCCCCTGTGCCCAAAAGTCTGCGACCGGTGGGGGCCCACAATCCCCAACCACCCCGTCGCCCAGCCAGGCGCTTTGCCCATCCAGGTTTGCCGATGAATCGGCGGACCGACGACCCAGGGTTGGCGCCGATTGCGGAAGACGGGGGCGAACCAGCAGACCCCGCCTGGCACCACCCAAGTTCTACTGTCACTCGCCCGACACCCATCTTTACGCGGCCTCCGGTCACTGGCCGGTCGGCAATGCGGGAAGTCGCGGCCCGACCTGCGCCAGTTTTCGGAGGTCGTCACAGTCAAGACTTGTCCAGATCCAACGACCCATCCCCGCCACCCAAAGATCATCGGTCCACCGATGAATCAGCGAATCTGGGTTGGCGTATTTGCGACAAGCCACAAACACTGTCGCCAAGATCAGTAGACAGCCCTGCCCTGGTCGCGAAACTCCAGAGTCTGAACGACAAATACGAGAAACTGCAGCGCATGGTCTGTCAGAAACCGGCCGTGAATGATGACTTGTTACAGACTTGTCAGAAGCAACTGGCCAGGTTGGCCTTGCAACTCGGGGAGTTGAGTACGTCGATTCAAGTCGAAAGCAATTGGGTGTGTATGGCGGTGTTGAAACCCGAGGTGCCGTACTGGACAGGTCCAGCCGCCACCGGTTCACCGGTTGGAAGACTGACAGAGGGCACCCGGGTGATTCGCCTGGACCGCGCCAAAGACCAGACGGACGGCGTGTGGGTCCAAATTCGAGTCGCCGAGGCTCCTACGGAACGGTATTGGCTCCGGTTGTCCGAACCGGGACAGGCGGCGGTGACGTTGGGGTATCCGACGTTTTAATAGTGTTCTCGGTTTGCCGTGACTTATCCAGATACGTCAATCCCCGGCTTACGCAAACGGCTGACTCCACCGATCCTGTTGCAGAAAGTTGGTGGTTTTGCACTGACACCGGTTGCTGCTGACACTCTGGAGAGGGTAACCGGGGCCCGTAACAGGGGTCTTGTGGACGTAACACATGTGGAAGGGTTGTTGACAGCGACGGCACAGCAGCGTGGACGTGGTGTAGTCGGGCTTGGCGACGTCGGTGCCCCTACACAGGGGACACCACACCGGCAACGCCTGGGTCGGGTCGACTTGACTGGGGTGCCCAACTTGCCCGGCCCATGCTGCAGGTTCATTGGCCGGTTGGGTCGGCCCGGAACCGTTGTTCAAACGTCCAGGGTTGGTTTCCCGCTGCTGCAAGTGACACGAACACCTAGCCAGGCGTTTGGGAATCCCCGGACCGGCAACCGCGATCTGGCCGTGCACCGCGCACATGTGCCAGAGGCGGTCGCAAGTTAGACAATACATCGTGTCGGTGCCGTCTGCCCGAGTGAGAAGTTGCGCCTTTCGGCTGTCCTGACAGCGGCACACAATCCGTTGGCGGTCATACTGGGGTTGGGCAATGCCGGCATTGTAGGCAGGGGTTGGCACAAACTGCATCAAGTCTGGATAAGTTTGGTTTATCGATCAACTGACCATCCAGGGTCGTTGGGACCGGCCCTGGCCAAAATAGAGAATTTGGACCCAACCAGGCATAAACAGTGTTCTTGGCTTGCCTTAACCATGGCAGCCTGTAGTCGAGACACGGTCAGCGTGGAAAGACGGGTCGCGGACCTGGATGAGGTCGTGGCGTCGATGTTGTTGCATGAGCCCGGACCCGTCAAAAGTGTGCAGTTGTGGCCTGACGCTCAGGCAAACCAAGATCAGCCTGCCAGGTACATGGTGCGGTTGTTGGGCAACCTGGCCACCCGTTTGGTGATGGGCCTCCGGATGCGCGACGGCCAACCGGTCAGCGCCGCCACGTTTGAGTTAGCAGATCGCTACCTGAACAGTTGCGGCTACCGCATCCTGTTAGACTTGGACGAAGGTCAGGCGTTGGCCCAATGTCCCCAGGTGTTTCACCACAGTCTGGTTGTCACCAACCCAGACACTGGGCGCAAGCATCGTGTCATGTTTGCCCCGGTGGCTGACCCCAAGTAACTTAGTTAGGGCGATGCCGCAAGTTACATCGGCTCTGCCCGCCTACGGCACGTTAGCCCACGCTTTGCTGTGTCACCCTCCTAGATCTGCCGGAACTTATCGCCTGCCTCTGCGTCTAACCCCAGAAGCCACCCGCCTCCAACACGCCCGCGAAGAGTTTCTCCAGGTCGCCCACGTGGCCCAACAACTCCGGTTAGGCGTGGTACCACCTGACACCGAACCCACCTGGCAACAAGTCAACCTAATTCAGCATTACCTGTTGAGCCTCGGCTACCGCATGTTTGTCGGGATGGCCTGGGACGATGTTCACCGCGTCTGCCCTACCGCCTTGCCCTACTGCGTGTATGTCCCCAAAGACGATTACCATCTGGCCGTTTATTTTGCCCGGTTGGGTTCTGCGTCAAGCCAACAACCTGACTAAACCTGACTAAATCAATTGGCCTTGCCTTTGGTCGCTTTGACTGCCCAAACGACGAGACCGATCAACAACCCCAACAGCACTGGCCAGACCAGCAAATACAACACGGACAAGATACTGGTGCCGGCTGAAGTCTTGACCGGTTTGAACGGTTTCAGCGTGGCCGCCGATAACCCGGCCATGCGCTGCAAGTCTTGGAACAGCGTATCTCCGGCGGCCATCTGGTTCGATTCCAGAAAGCCGACCCCGACCTGTTGACCGGTACTGACGTCGACCAGCGAACCGCTGCCTTCCCAGTTCCAGGCACCGTTGGGCAACCTCAACAGACTGTCGCCAAACTCGGCGGTAAGGACGTATTTGCGGGGCGGCGGGGGAACATGGGTGTTGGCCTGGTCGGTGTGGCTGTCCAGCCCCGTCAAGGTCAGGTAGTACTGAGTGGGAAAGGTGTACGGGCCACTGGAGCCTGGTGGCTTGATTTGGCGAGCGGCAGAGACATACAGCGTCGCCTGTTTGGGTTTCAACAACTCGACCCCTTTTTGGTCAGTGTACCGGTTGAAGGAGGTGGAGGTGTAGGTGTGGTTGACCTGGATTAGTTCGCGGGCTTTCGGGTTAATCACCACCATAAACTGCTCGTTCCTGACTTCGTCCCTGAGATTCAGCCAGACCCACCTGAGCGCCGAGGCCGGCTTGGAGACCCGAGACAGATTCAGCACACTGCGCAAAATTAGACTGCGCACCACACCCGCCTGCAACCATTGGTGGTCAAACCAACCGCTACCGCTCGCGGTGCCGCTGGTCGGGGTTTTGGCCTCGTGGGCCTTTTGGCTCCACTCTAGGGTCGAGGCCATGTTGGTGTAGGACCAGTACAGGGTGCCCAACCCACTGGCACACGGCACACAGCCGTCAGGCCCGTTGAAGGTCGGTGGAATCCGGGAGTGTAACGTAGCGTTGACCGTGTGTTGGGTTTGGCCCGCGTCCACCCAACTCAACTGCAGGTTGAACTGGCCCATCGTCGAGGAAGTCAGAGAGGCCTGTTGCACCGGACTGTTGGGTGGCACGATACCGGTCCAGGCAAACGTGGACCGACTGGTTGAAGCGTAGTGACCCGTCAAGTAAGTCGTCGGAAACACATTCCACAAGGTGCCGGGTTTGGCGCGGGGCCCGTACCCGCCGGCCAAGCAGTAGATATAGGCCCCCGCCGGCCCGGTCAAGCCCAACTGCTCGGCCACCGGCGGGGTTGCGCAGGGAATGGCAAACAGAATGAATGTGAACGCCACGGACCCGCAGTTACCAGTCAGAAAGTACCATTCCACGGTGGCCTGCCCATACTGCAACTGGGTGGTGTCTATCGGGGCTTCACTGCTGGGTTCGATCGGCCGAAACCCTTTGTTGCCGTTGGTCACCGGCAACCCGGCCAGCACCCCCAGTTGCTGGGCTGTCAGGTGGGGTTTAGAGGCTAACTGCCTCAGGGTTTCGATCTGTTTCTTGCTGCTGCGGGTCAAGGCCGCCTGATGCTTCTCGTAGTAAGACAAACTGGCCAGAAACGCATGTTGCAGTTCCGCCAAGGTCGGAATACTGGTTGAGTGGCTTGGCACAGGAGACTGCTGATGCTGCATGTTGACAGTGTTTGGCTTATCGCAAATACGCCAACCCAGGGAGCCGAGAACACTGTTTGCTAACCAGACAGCGCAAATCTAGGTTGTCGGTTTACAGATTTATTGGACGATGTAGTGGTTGAGCCGGCGGGCCAAAGTGAGGTTGGACCTGGGACCAGGTGTAGAGTCCGTGCTGGCGGTGGGCCTTTTGGGCCGCGGCAAAGATGTTGATGAAGTAGAAGCGCATCAGGTTGAGACTGCTTTCAATGTCTCCCATCGCGCGGTGGTCGGTGGCCTTGCGGGGGGCGCTGGCGTGGAGGTAAGGGGCCCAGAATTGCGCGGCGTTGAGGAAGGTCGTGACGTCCAAGGTCTTGTAGGTGAACCGAGACACCAACTGGGGCATGTGGTGCCGGATAAAGTGCAAGTCCTGGGCCACCGAGGACCCGGCCACCATGAGTTTGGCGCCGAAACGGTACTGGTCCAGGAAGGCGCCGAAGCGGGTAACTGCCTGGGCTAAGCCGCAGGTTTCCCGGGCCACCGCCGCCAATAACCCAGACTGACGGTGCTGTTGCTTGGACCAGGCGTCTAGGTTCTTCAGGTCCCCGGGTTCATAGTGTATAACCTGGTGAAACCGGGCCAACTCCTTCAAGCCCCGGGTGGTCACGATGGCGGCGATTTCCAGGATAGGTTGGTGGATTTGCAGACCTCCAAACTCTAGGTCTAACCACAACAGGTGAGGTGCAAGTTCCCCGCCTCGAAGGACGGGGGCCGGGCTGGTCATGACTGATTACTGGGGTTAACGAATTCACGGCAAGCCAAGAACACTGGGTTTGCTGATGAACAGGTTTGTATTGGGCCTCGAAACGCCAAACACCTCGGAGCAGTGGATTGACGTGTGCTTGGCTTGTTGCGCACATTCAACGCTCAACACAAGGCGTACGGTTGAAACGCTGGTCCGGACAAGGCTTCCTGCAGGGAAGTCAGGCGGAGCAGAGGCACCTCGTAGTACGTCTTGCCGCGACGCTGCGACAAACAGGCCGGGGCAAACACCCGCCCGTGGTGGGCTGCCCCAACAAACCCAACTTCCACTTTTTCGGCGGGGCGAAACGGGCTGTTTGGATCTGGTTCGTCTGGCCGCCACAGGTACAACAACACGTAGGCGTCGGCGGCGTGGTGGGCCTTCCAGCCGCTGACCAACAACGGCAGGCGGTGAAGTTTGCTGCGTAGAATCGGGGCTTTAACGTCAATGGTGCGGCCCTGGATCGTGGCGTCATAGGTGTCGTGAGCGGCGTTGCGGCAGCGGGTGTCGGTCAACGGTTCCTGACTTTGGCTGGTCAAGGCGTTGAAGGCCCATTCGCCGATGACCCCCTGGATGGAAATCAAGGTGTCGTCCCGCCCGGAAAAGTTGAGGTTAGTTCGTTCCTCCCGCCGGTTGGCCTCCTGACGTTTCGTTCCGATGTCGATGCAGAACTGCAAGTCTTGGCCGGTCACCACCACCGTGTCCCCGACCGCCAACGTTGCTGGCGTTTTGCGGGTGACGATCTGTTGCGGAAAGGGCTGCGCCGGAGCACACAGGTCAAAACTCATTGTTGTTTTTGACAGTGTATCGTCGGTTCACCGATGAATTAGTATATTTCTCGTGGGTCACCCCGAGCCCGCTTGAACCCGGCCACGGAAAAGAAATCGCCAAACCTATACAGTCAAACCGATTCGTTGATCCGGTCGTTGTTCCAGCATGGCAACCACTCCGCACTACGGCTCCTCGACGGGCACCAACTTTTACGCGTCGGCCATGATCCCTTGCACGACCGAACCTTCGGCCGAGATGCAAGGGATGTGTTTGGTCAACGTGGACGGCGCGTGCATCCGCGGCGGACAGAGGGTCGCCGGCAACACCGGCTACACCCTGGCCGGGTTGGGATACCCTGGCGGTCAATGTTACGCCCTCGGCATGTTCGCCGGCAGCAACAAACGCTACACCCAGTTTGGGTGGGACGTGTCTGGCAACGCCAACGTCCTCAAACTGACGCGACCGGTGTTGTAAACCAACCGATTGTCGCGACTCGTTCGAATACGCCAAGCGAATAAATCCCCCGTACCATGAGTTCCCTGTCAGGGTCAGATACTGGCGGTTGCCGCACCCCTCCGGCCTCGCCCTCGGTGTCGGGGCAGGAATACCTGGACCGAGGTCACCCTGACTTTGTCCGGTTGGCGGCCTTGCACCAGCAAAACAAGGCACTGGGTTGTCGGTCCACCGATAAATCAGCAAACCTGGGTCGTCGTCCAGGGAGGCTGAGGCGTAAACCCCTGTCGGCTCGCAAAGCCAAGCCCAGGACTTCGGCGGGCTTAACAGGCAAAACTCCAAACCCTCGACGACGCAGCAAAGCCAAATCTGTCAGTCGACTTCGGCAAAGATCCGCTGTCAAACCCGCCAAACCGACTCGCAAAAAACCTCGGCGACGAGCCCAGCCGTCGAACCGGTTGTTGAGTCAGGTCGGGTTGGGGCCAGTCAGTTCGGCCTCAGAGACCGACTCCTCCGAGTCGCGCGCACACGAAGCCAACCTTCAGGAGTTGTTGCAGGAATTGTCAGAGTCAAGTACCCCGCCCCCACCTCCTGCTTGGCCCCCAGACCCTGATGAATACCACCAGATGATGCAAGAACAGATCCGCAACCTGCACCTCAAAATCGTCAACTTGACGCGGCAGGTCGCGCGCTTAACGGCTTTCGTCGTCACCAAAATTCCTCGATAAACTTTTACTTCGACATAAACTGTTGCAGCCAATCAAAAGAGGCAGTGTCGCATCTCCACGAGACCGGAACAGACCACTCAGGTTCAAAGGGTTTGGTCGGGGGTGGGTGGGTTGGCGTATTCACGGCAAGTCGAGAACACTGGGTATGGCTTGCAACGTTCCTCACCGCCTCGGCCAGTTTAGAGTAGTGAGGGTGGTATAAGGACCGACCAAAAGAGCGGTGATGGGGCTGGTAGTAACCAAAGTATACCCGTAACCTCGACACAGAAGACAACTCGTTCCGCGCAAGCATGTGGTGCAGCAACTGGTTAAACCAATTGCCGTCCCGGCCGAAGCGAAGCAGGACTGCAGTGGTGGCTTCCAGCGTCGTGTGGACTTGTAACTCTCCCGTCAGCGCCAGAACTTCAGCCGTAAACTTGTTGCTGGCGTCTCGGTAGCGCGGGCGGTTCAGCACGTCATAGACCTGGTAGGAAATCCCGTACTTGCACACGTCGGCCAGCGGTGGCTGCGCTTGATTGGCCAAGGCTTCGACGACCCCGTGGGTCATATACTTTGCCTCGGCCGGTACCGACCGATTAGGTTGCGGGGCAACGTAGAGCAGAAACTTGAGGCTGTTGGCCCACCTCTCGTGAATCAAGGTGTGCATCACTTCCGACAGGTCTCCAAATGTTGCTAATCGACATTTCCGCAACAGGTCCCAGGCATTCTTGTCGGACTTAACTTCTTCCTGAATGCGCACATTCAAGTCGGCGCTGTTCGTGGGAGCCATAAAACACGCTACCGCTTGGGCCAAAGGGTGAGGTCCAGATGTCACAGGTCTGGACAACCCTAAACCTGCGTATACAGCCTGTTCCAACCCAACATACAGCGGAAACAAGGTATTGGGCTTGCCAGAAACATCGGTCATGGGTTTGGTGAATTCGTTTTATGGGCAAATTGGGGGCCACGAAAATCTTTTGCGCTCGGCGAGGGTCAGCCAAGGGTACCCGTCTTGGTCGTACCCTGGTTTGACCAGGCTGGTGTCCCCTGCCAACTGCAGCAGTTTGTCGGGGTCATCCAAACACTTGCTCAACTTGGCGCAGGTTTTGCTGTCGATATGCCCTTCCTCGGCCGCGACGTGGATACACTCGTCGGTCATACGGTAGTCCCGGCGCCAATGGCCAATGTACCACGCGAGTAACAATTGTAACGCCGTGGTGTACGCAGGCCGAGGGACTTTTCTAAACTGCCAGGGCACGACCTCGCGCATGACGGACATAAGCGGCGCGCCGGTGCGTCGGTCCCGCATCGACCTGAGGGCCAAACAGCGGTACCAGATCTGCGGCTCCGAGATGTTGTCTATGAGGGTCAGAAAGGCCGCTATTGGCGGTTTGGGTTGCAGCATCAGAAGGCGCAGCGCTTTGGGGTGGCGTGTCCCAGCCCAACGTGTCACGATTTTGCTGCCCAAACGACAGCGTCCTCCGCACACATAGACCATCAACTCCAAAGACTTGAGCCAATCCTTCCGGTACAAAAAGTTGACCGTGACCTGCACCACGTTGGGCTTCCACTTATGGATGTGGGAGCGACGCAGGCGGCGGTAACACACAGTGTCTCCAGCCGGTTGCAAAAGGTCCCGGCGCACTTGTTCGGTGTCTGTCCCAAATTGAAAGTCTGGCTGCATGAAGCAACTGACTTGGCCGGTCAAAGTCGTGCCCAGGACTTGACACATGGCCTGTTCCAGCCGCTTGTAAAATGGAAACGCAAAGGCGTAACGGCTTTCGGCCTGCGCTTGAGGCAGTTTTCCTAGCCTGCCTTTGCTGCCTAACTTGGCTACTGGAGCATGTTTGCGCCGTTTGCGGACAGTTCCGGGGTTTACAGGCTCGGTCATTGGCAATGGTGCGCACTCGAGAAGGCTGAAAGGGTAGACTAACCCGGTTTGTTGGTGAAACCAAAACTTCCCACCTCAATGCCCGCAACAGTCACGTACTTCCCGGCCAACTCGGCGCAGCACGCGGCGCAGCGCAGGCAGACGGCGGTCCTGGTCGCTCAAGCCTTTCCCGACTACTACGGCAACGACCCAAAGGCTGCCGCGGCGCGGGTCGAGACTTTGATTCACTGGTTACCGGCCACGTCACAGATCTGGTGGTTTCGGCCGGCCGGCAGTAAAATCACCACCAGTTTGCCGGCGGCAGTGGCGTTGGCGCACCGGTTGACCGTCAGTCCGCCTAATAAGTTGACCGGTTTGGACAAGTCACGGCAAGCCTGGTTTGTCACCGACTTTGTGGTCGACCCCCAGCACCGACGACAAAGGATTGGGACTCAGTTTTGGCAGACCCTTCTGGGTTGCCTAGGCACATGTCTAGTGGAAGTCCTACCCCGCAGCCAAGCCTTTTGGAACACACTCAAGGGCACACCGGCCGCCACGTTTGGCACCTTGTACACTGACCCCTGGTTGAGTTACTGGCAGAGTCAAGGCCAATTTCCGCAGTTTCACGCCCCCGACGTGCCGCATTTCCTGTGGTTTGGCCGACCCGTTAACCCCACCAAAACCGCCGGACCTGTGACCCAAAAAACTCGCCAGGTGACTATCAAATCCGAGTCGTAAGTTTGCAGATTCCGCCATGGCTGGGTACTACAACTCCTTGAAGTTTGACGCCTGCGATGTGGAAGGGGATGCCTACATCCACCAGGCCGTCAACGACTACAACCTGAATCTGCCAGCCCACTTTCGGGTGGCGCAAAACGGACAAGGCGGGAACCGGGCGATGCCCCTGAGTTTGGGCAAACAGCCTGACTTTTACGGGCCGAACCGGGGGCGGGTGACGACGATGGAGTCGTTTTTGCAGGGCAGAGGCCAGACGCTTTCCAAGTGCCCCGACTGCCAGGTGCGCTACCTGCCTGCATCGTTGTTCGATGGCAGTGCGGTGCAGACCAACACCCAATGTCAACGAACCGACCTGGAACCACTGTACACCCGCGCCCCCAAGTCGTGCAACGGTCTGCCAGAAACCGACGTCAGCGCCTACTGGATGATGCCAGCCAACTACAAGAAGGGGTACGCCGGGTACCGGGCAGTGGTTGACACCAACCTGCAGACGCGCCAGCCCGAAGGCGGTGAGGTCACCAACGGCAGCGAATCCTACGGCTGCCGCAAGTCCTACGGGACCTACGGGTCCGGGCGCGATTTCGGTCGGTACGCGTTTTAGATACGGCGGCAAGCCACAAACACTCCCATAAAACCATCCAAACCCCGCAAGATGGAAACCCCAAACGGAGTAATGGACTGGGCTATCGGCCTGTTGGAGTCTTACCGAGACAAGTTGCAACAGGTGCAAGATATTGGCTGTCCAGGTTTGTCAGAAGATGAGCCCTCATCAGCGGAATTCTTCGCCGACGTCGTCCCGACTGTGACGGCCATGGCGGCCGCGCTGGGCTTTGACAAGGTGGACCGGGTCGAATGCGAGGAGGAAGAGGAAGGGGGAGTGTACTTTTCGGGGCGGTTTCCCGAGCACCGGATTCGTTTCGACATGCCGATATGGTGCTCTGACGATGTGATTGCGGACATCTTCACCAAGACCTTTCCAAACTACGTGGACACGGCCGACACCACGGCCACCGAATTGAGAGTCGCTTTCAACCGGCCCGTCAATGAAGTGCGACAGGCGTTTGGGTTTGCCCCGACCACAGTCCCAAGCCAACGGCAAGCCAAGCGCCAGCAAATCGAACGACTGAGAGATGAACTCAGACAGGCCCAAACTGACCTGGAAGTCCTGGAGACTTGGCCTGCAACTGATAGTTAGTGCTTCCTCCAGGTTCTTGGATGCCAAACCAATACAGTGATAAACCCCGTTGAACCAACAACCCAATGTCGTCTGGCTCATACAGTGTCGCCTGGTACAATACCGTCAACCGGAACCCTTGTGCGACGGCTACGACGGTGTCAGCCCATATGTTTGAGGTGGACAGTTGCGGTGTCCCAACTCGTCGTATCCAGAACGTGTGTGGCCGAGGCAACTCCACCTGCTACCAGTATGATCAGCAAAGCAACTCCTGGTCGATTACGCCCTGTGTCAAGTGTCCAGGCCAAGAAACCAGTACGCTGAGCACTGTCGACGCCCAAGGCCAACGCCGGCAGTATTGCGTGTGCAAGTATCAGCAATAAACAACCGTTGTACCTGAAAACGCCACGTTCTCATGGTCGCTGTTGAAACCGGGTTTCAGGCAGTGGTGGAGGTTCTGCAGAGGCACATTACTCAGGCGGGTCAAAGTGCCACCCAGTTTTCCTCCGAAGAGTCGGTCACCCACGCGCCGCAGTTAGACTACGCCTTGCACTGCCAGGTGTTTGTGTTGGCGCGCAAACTCTATGACGCCTGGCCGACTTTGCCACCGGCGTGCTTCACCTCCTGCATCGACCTGGTGTACGCCTACCACGACCGGTGTCTGTTTCACACCGACACACCGGCCTATTGGTTGACGGCCGAGCGGTTACCGGTCGTCATGGACGGTCTAAGACAGCGGTCGGTGTGGTGGTACTTGGCCCAAGCCGCCAGCCCAGGTCTCTTGGCCTTCTGGGACCAGGTGTCCTCTGAACTGGGCCAACACCCCGATCACCACGCCTGGGCTTGTCGGTTGTTGGGACACGAAATTCCGGCGAATCAACCGGCCGCTTTCACCCTCCCGGTCACCGAGAACCGCACAGGGCTTGTGTGTTGTTTGGACGCTTTGGAGGACATTGCCGAATGCAGTGCGGTGTACGCGGAAGCCAAGGAAGGCCACTGGCCTACGCTGCAGTTCCAGGCCCTGAACGGCGGTTTAGGCCGGCTCAGCGCCATGTTTGACGTGTACGGGTTTGCTGATGAATCGGCGGACCGCCAAACCAGTCAGCGCCTTACCCAGGTAACCCTGCTGTGGCAGGAGACCAAGTGTGTGCTGGCCTTAACCTGGCCGCAGGGCATCCGGTTGACCGACTACCTGTTTACGGAAACCGTGTTGTGGTCGTGGGCCGAACGGTTGCAACTGGTCCAGCGGCTTAGGCAGGACCTGGAGCGTATGTTAACAACTGGGTGGGTCCACGGCAACCTTCACCCGGCTCACTTGTATTTGCTCGAGCAGCCCGGGCAATCGCCTTCCGATTTTGTGGTGGGCGGGTGGTTGAATGCGCAGCCACAGGGGACCTATGTGCCTTACCTGCTGGGCAGCGACGCCCGCTACTCCACGGCCCAACACGCCCAGGGCTGCGAGACCGACAACCCTTGGTCCGCGACCACCATCAGCCGCTTTGATGCCTACGGGGCTGCAACCATCGTGCTCGCCCTGTTACACCCACGTGACCTGACGGCTATTTTAACCCCGCCGAATGACGACGAACCGGACGTCGCCCGTCAAATCCAGTTTTACCACGCCCACCGCTTGGCCAGCATTCACCAGATCGGTCATCCAGCCCTGGAAGCCTGGTTGCAAACCGCCTTTAGACCTCTGGAAAACCGACCTACGCTGGCAGACTGGTTAGACCAGTGTCCGCTTGGCCAATAAATCTGGGTTGGTGTATTCAGTGTTTTATGGCCTTCTAGGGCCTTCTAGGGCCTTCTAGGGCTCCTGTCTACCTTGCTTGAACAGCCGGGCCGTAAAGTTGATGCGCCGGCCCATTGCCCGCTTACTTTTGGGCAGCGAGTGTTGCCACTCCTGGTTGGTCGGGGCCAGCATAATACACAGCATGTTGTCTTCCAGTATGACCTGGTGTTTGACTTGAGGCCGGTCCTTGTGGCGAAACTTGAAGACGCGAGGTTGGCCTAAAGTGTACGAGAGAATCGGGGCGCCGTCAACCATGTCCTTCTCGTCGTCGGCGTGCCACCCGATCGACTGCGTCTGGTCCCGGTAGTCGTTGACAAAGACAAAGTTGGTGTAAAACCCGGTCTTTTGGCGGAGGCGGTCCCGCAGTTCACGGACGATCGGGACCTCGGCTTCTGAACGGCCTGGGATCGTGGTACCAGAAAAGCGGTAAGGGACGCCTGGAGGGTCAGAGTACGCGGTTTGGCGTCGTGGTACACGCATCGGCCCTTGAGGCGTCCAAACCTTGGCCAAGTCGGGGTCGACCCACTGGACTGCTGGGTCCGACTCAGTTTGGTGAGGCCGAAACACCCGGCGCAGCCGAAGCAGAAAATCTCCGTCTTCGCCGGGATTGAAAAAGTTGCGCCTGATGACCAGGTTCGGTCTGTCAGAGGTCGGAGCGCTAGGCGGCAACGCCCGCCCCAACAGCCTGTCCATTACCGTCGACGTTTGGACAGACGCCATGGCAAGCCGAGAACACAAAGTTGAACTTGATGCGAGTTTTATGTTTGTTGATGACGGGAGGCGGTTACACCAACCGTTTGGCACCCAGGGCGGAGAAGGAGGCGTCCGAAGGCGGGCCGCCGATTACCACCGACGGGGTACCGACCTGGACGGTGTCAAAAAAGGCGTCCTTCTGAGGTTTGCCGCCTGGACGCTGAGGGGCGACACGCAGGTTCGAAAACAGGGCATCGCTGCCGGGAGGCTTGCCGATCACGCTGTCAGCAGCCGAAATCACGACACCGGTGGCAGTGGAAAGAGCGCTCATGGTCTTGGTTGGTCGATGCAAAGAAAGCCAGAGTTTATTGCCTACTGGCCAATTTTTTGCGAACAGGGGTTGCCGAGACGCCGTCAACTTCAGCGGCAAGACGAACCTTGGCGGATTTCGGGTTGTCCGAACTGGATGGTTGGGACGACAAGTGGGTGCTCAGGGCCTGCAAGTCTTGATCCCATAGGATATACGCATCTTGGCTGCTTAACAGGTTCTTCTGTTCTTGCAGTTGCTGCCGCTTCGCCTCGAGCCGTTGCATCTTGGCCGTCGTCAAACTCCGGACCGGCATGTCCAGCAAGTAGGAAAAGTCAGGCGTTGTTTTCTGTTCCGCCGAACGTGACGAGCCTGACGGGCCTGGTGGACCTGGTGGACCTGGTTGGTACTGCGCGTAAATCGCGGCGTCCTTGACCTGGTCGGCAAAACAGGCCGCAATTTCGGCGTCGGTCACACGACGCAATGCAATGGGCTGACAAGTCGGGTCCCCGGTAAACTTGGCCTCCAGCATGTCGGCGTGGATCTGCTTGTCTGTCCGGTTGGGATACAGAACCAAGGCCAAACTTGTCACGGCTTCAATGAACTTGATCTGCTGATCCGCCTTGTCAATCTGTTGCTGCAAGGTGCCTAACAGGTAGGCACGTCTTTGGCGGTAGTATAGCAACCGCCAACGGAAAAAGGCCAACAAAATGTTCTTGGCCCTAGGAAACTGCACCACGTTGCCCAACGGGTCGTATAGGTGCATGTTGCTGGTGCGGACGCTGGTGGAGTTGGTGAGTTTCAACCACTTGTACCAGACCTGGTCGGGTAGTTGGTTGTCGACCTGGTGAGCGGCAAAGAAGGCCGGGGTCACGGTCACTTCCAACCGCACCGTGTCTGTGTCGTCTCCGTCTAGGCGCTGCCATGCTTGGAGGAAGCCCTTGTTTTCAGGATCTGCGGCCTTGTCCAGATCCCTCTCATAATCTTCCTTCCAGACCCCCACCGGGATTTCTGTCACCACCACCGTGCGCGGGTTGGCGGTGCGGACAAACACTCCCTGGGTAATCCACGGGTTGCATGGTTTGGTCGTCAAAAGGACCGACCCCTTAAAGCCCCGAAAGTGAGGTTGCAGGTCGGGTTGGATTGCGTCCAAGACAACTTGCGGGTCTTGACCCTGTCCCGCCATCGCAATCATCTGTCTCAGCCAGGAGATCAGTTGGTCGGGCGCATACCGCGGCACCGAGGTGGAAAAGCCGGTGCCGATACCGCTGGCGCCGTTGACCAGGACCAAAGGTAGCACCGGCAGAAAAACCTCGGGTTCCACCTGTTTCCCGTCCACTTCGGTTGGTGTCAACAAGGGATTGTCGGTGGCCTGAAGCAGGAGTTTGGTAACCGGTTCCAGCCGGGAAGAGACGTAACGCCCTTGGGCCGCGTCCTTGCCGCCCTGGCGTCTAGACCCGACCTGGCCACCTGGGTACAACAGGTTGATGTTGTTGGTGCCGACAAAGTTACGACAGAGGCCAAAGATTGCGCCCTGGATCGAACTGTCTCCGTGGTGGTACTTGGCCCGAGACGAAATCATCCCGGCCAACTCGAAAATCTTGACCTCCTCGGTGACGTTCCGGTCCAACATCGCCCAGAGAATCTTGCGCTGGACCGGCACCAACCCGTCAAACCCGGCCAAACTTCGTTCGTTGCTGGCAATTGAGTAGTGGACCAGACCAGTGTGGACAAACTCGGTGACAGGCAACAGGGTTTTGGTCAGGTCCAGCGCCGGCTTGCGCGTCTGGACCCAGGGTTTGCGCGGTGCGGCGTTAGGGCCAAAGGCCAGGGTTAACGCCTCGCTGGCCTTGCTGTCCATTTGAAAGACGACTCGGCGGTTTTGGCGGAAATAGTGCTTGAACTCGGCGGCGGTGCTGGTGCCTAGTCCCTTGTAGGCCTTCACTTTGAGGCGTTTGGTGGCGGGGTCGTCCTTGACCGTGTCCCACCAGACCTCATACTCCTGGTCGCTGTAGAATTCGTGGACACACCGCGGACCCCGAAAGACCCGCACCCGCGGCGTGTACATCGAACACACAAACCCCAACTTGATCAGTTCGGGCCAATAAAACGCGATAAAGTTGAGAAACAGGCCCTGGATGTGGCTGCCATCGACGTCGCTGTCGCACAGACACATCACCGATCCATAGCGCAACGGCCTCAAACTGGTGTAGACAGTGTCCTGCTTGAGCCCCAAAATCTTCTTGAGTTGATGGATTTCTGTGTTTTGGAGCAGTTGGCTCAGGGTGGCGTCGCGGACGTTCAGCAACTTGCCGCGCAGGGGAAAGACCCCGTATTTCTGCCGCCCCAGCACTTCCATGGCACTCAAAACCGAACTCTTGGCCGAGTCGCCTTCGGTGACGATTAAGGTACATTCAACGGACCGACGGGTCCCGGCCAGGTTGGCGTCGTGCAGTTTGGGGATGTCGCGCAGTGACACCGCGCGGGTACCGTCCGACTTCTTCAACAGGTTGGTCGAGGCAAAGGTCTTGTAGGCCCTGGCCAACTGACCGACCGGACCTTTGGCGACCTTGTCGATGAACGTCTCCCAGGCCTGGTCGGCGACAACACAAGCGGACCCAAACTTGGTCATCGGCGTCGTCAGACACTCCTTGCTCTGCGTGTCAAAGGCCGGGTTGACGATTTGGCAGTTGACGAACAACGACAGGTGACTCTTGACGTGGGCTGGTTTCAGGCCGCTCACGCCCCGCATGCTGTTCAACTTGGCGGCGACGGCCTTGGCGATTCGGTTGCCCAGGTAGTCCACGTGTCGGCCGCCACGGGAGGTGCAGACCCCGTTGACAAAACTGACCTGGCGAAACTGGTGGTTGGGGGCCTCGGTGACCCAAATCTCCCAGCGGTCGTTTGGGCGGTAGCCGATCAACTTGGGCTTTTTGCCCTGCGTGGCTTGGCGTATTTGTGACTCGTCGCAAACACTGGCCGTGTAGATCTCGGCGTACTGCTTAAAGTTTTGGATTCCGAGCCGTTTGCCGTCCAGGTAGACTTTGATGCTGGACGGAGTGCACCCTGCCAGGTCTAGCACGCGTTTGCGGATGCAGGCTCGGAGGTCGGGGTTCATGCCAGGTTGTCCGTCTACGGTCATGCCGAACCGCTGGTAGTCGGGGGTGAATCTGACGCGGGTGTAAGGTTTCTTGGTGCAGGAAGTCACCTTGGGCGGTTCCGCCACCGACATGTTTTGGGTCCAGCGCTGGGTCAGTTTCTTCTGGCGCCGGTGATCAACCACTTCGATTTCGAAACTGGTGCTGAACAGGTTGGTCGCCTTGGCGCCAATCCCGTTGCGACCCCCGGTCACCCGTTCCTTGCTGTCGTCATAGTTGGCCGACGTCAACAGGGTCCCAAAGATCATGGTCGGAATCCAGACCTTATGTTCAGGGTGCAGGGCGACAGGAATGCTTTCGCCCCAGTTGGTCACCTCGATCGTGTTGCCTTGCAGTTTCACGTCGATGCGGGTCGGCGGTACCACGCTAGAGTCTGTCTGACGTTTATGGATGGCGTCGACCACGGCGTCGGAAGCATTAACCTGGATCTCGTCGTAAATCTTGTAGACACCCTGGGAGATCCGCACGTCCCGTTCGACCAGGCGGTGGCCTACTTTCTTGTTCTCGGCGTCGGGCTCGGCGACAAACAGGCGATAGACATCTTGCTCAACAGAACCAATGTACAGGTCGGGCCGTTCCAGCACATGCCTGGTCTGTTCCATCAACTGATAGGTCTGTCCATCTTTCTGTAACAGGGCCTCCCGTTGGACGTCAGTTAAGGCGGCCATTGGATGCAAATGTAAGTCGTTGAGGTTTTGGTTCGCGAGCCCGCAAATCAAGAATCGTCTAGTTTATGGGTGAGGAACAGTGCAGCAACCCTGGGTTGTTGGCCAGGGTCCGGTGTTGTTGTTGCGACAATCGGGATATACATACATCGACCAACCTGGCGACGTGTGCCAAACGCCCAGTCCAGCCGGTTCCGTGTTGTAGTCCTTATACCCGGGCAAAACGTCGTTTGCAATCCGGGCGGGGGGTCGCGAGACACTGGTCGCCAGTACGGTTTTGGCCAGGGTTTCGGACGGAGGCTGTTGCCTCAGCCACAGATTCACACAAGGATGGTTGCTGTTGGTTGGGCTGTCCAAAGCCCCGCCAGTAACTCGCCACCCAGAAGCAGTTTTCGACATCGTTTTGTTTACCAGTAACTTGTGGTATTGCCGACAGGTCACCTAAATGTTGACACCTGCAGGTGTCTCTGTTCCGCTAAAGGTGGTAATCGTGCCAATGTTACCGACGAGGATGTTGGTCAACCCGCCGGCGTTGGTGCTGTTGATGTTGGCCGAAATACTGCATCCGTTAGGTTTGACCGCCGTAAACAGAAGGTTGGCAATGATGCAGTTAATTCACCTCAACGTCTGAACTTCTATGTCCGCCGGTAAAGTTTCAGTGTCAGACTGTGGAATATAATGAAGGAGGCAACGGTGGCGCTGGTACGTGTCCCACAAGTCCTTCATCAGCCACGCCCAGCCACAGCATACAGCAAACACTAGAAGCGTCAGCCACACCATAACAGCAATCAGCCACCCAGAGACCTCAGATGGCTCAAACTTTGGAATTCCCTTGTCCTCGTAACAGGTCAAGGACTTTCCGACGCGCAGGGTCTGGCGGAAGTGTTGCTGGCATTCAGGATCGAGCCCGCAATCAATGTCCATGGTTTGCAGGCTGGAAGTGGCATTGTCGACAATGAACGTGGCACTTATCGCCAAACGAGAGTCCAACGCCTTGGGATTGAGAGTGGCGTTGAAGCAGCAAGCGTGGGGCCAAGGTTTTTGGCACTCGGCGCACTGGTGCACTTGAGGTAGGCTGGTGGTTTCTCGGTACAGTAGCGATACCGGGGTACATACATGAGCCTCGTCGGGCGTGAGCACGTATACCCATCTGGAACTTAGAAGTGTCAGTACGAAAGCCACTAGCACAGTCTGCCAGACCATGGCGCATCGCCGCTTGCGGTAGGTCGCCGTGGCCCACTCTGTTGGACTGGTGTACCGTCAACCCCGTCCAGAGCGGTAACGGTATTCTTGCAAGTAGCGGTTGAGGTCAGACATGGTTTTGTGCAAGTGTATTACAACGGGCATTCGCAGCCGTTCGGGGCCTTGAAACAGTGGGGCGGCGCGCATTTCTGGGCGGCCTTGTAGGTGGCCTGGGACAGGTCGCCAGTGCCAGCGTCGTGCCCGCGGTGGTGTTGGCCGGTCGGGTGGTGATGCGGCCCGGCAAACACGTCCTGGTGACGGTACGGAACGTCGTGGGCTGGGTTCTCGTGCGGGTTGCCTTGGTAGTGGTAGGCCTGGGGACTGACGCAAACGCCGTTGACACTGTCCTGGGCGTGGACGATCGAGGTTACGTGGCCGTCGTGGCGCTGCACACAGATCGGTTGCTGTACCCGGTTGTTTTGGCAGACCAACTGGTCACTTGGGTTTGGGCAACAGAACGTCTTGGGTTCCCGGAAACCTTTGACGTGACACTGCCCGGCCGCCACAAAGTGGGTCTGGAACTTTTCGGGGACCTTGCGAGCCACGTGGGCCGACTCATGGGTCTGACCCGTCGAGGGAAACTGAGGGCCAGTGTGAGGTTTGGGGTGGGCAGTCAACGAACCGTGTAGGTGAGACATTTCTGGAGAGTCAACCTGAAAGGTTTATTGTTCAGGACGAAACCGGTGACCGAGTCACCGAGTCACCGACACCCGCCACAGGGGTACTTGCGGCGACACAACCAGCAAAACTCATAACCGCAACCCCCAGGTCGACGACACGTCATGTGGTTGCAGCCGCGGTTCTTCTGAATCGCCTCTCCGCAGTTAGGACACGGCTTGCTAAACTTGTGCAACCAGCGGTTGTCGTCCATCTTGACCTTGCAGTCTCGGTCGGGGTGGGCATAGTCCCCACAGCGGATGCAGTACCGGCGCCCACACCGACAGCCGACAAACCCGTTGCCTTCCTGGCCTTCGGGGACGACTGACACCAGGCCGCATTGACACCAGACGACGGCGCTGCCAGCCAACGACACCTTCCGGTCGACTTCCGCCTGCTTGGCTTCCAGGGCGTTTAAAACCCGGGAGTCCAGGTTGACTTCCACGACCAACGGGTCATAGACGTCGCCACACCGAAAACACTTGAGGTTGGTGCGGTGGGCTCGGGTCAGTGTCTTCTGGCAGTACTGGGCGAAACACTGCCGACACACCAGGTGGGACGCGTTGCCTCGGCAGTGCAACACGTCACTCAACCGAAAGTCGGCCAGACAGATCCCGCACTCCCCGATAGGTCCGTCCACTTTTTCGTCGGGCAGGACTTCCCGGCTGGGGCTCGGGGCGTAGGCCGGTTGCGGCAACTGACAGTGTCTCTTCTTGCGCTGCTTAATCATCGTGGGCAATGTCCGGTTCGCCTTCAGCCGATCCACGACTTGCTGCAGGGTCAAACCAGTCAGGTCGGTTCGTCGGCGCCACCGGGACAGCACGGCCTGGCTGACATCTGGTCTGACGGTCCACAACAATGGATCCAGGTCCCGCACTTTGACGTTTCGGACCGGTTGACTCAAGTCGAGCGCTTTGGTCTCGGCGACCTGTTGGTCCAAAGCCGCTTTTGCGTACTCAATGGGCAGCGCCATTCGGGCTTGTTCGTTGGCGTTTTGTAAGGTGGGACTCGTCGGGGCGGTTTTCCACTTGTTGTTGTCCCACCACGCTGTGAACCGATTGCCCATTTTGATTGTGGGGTTGGTTCAGTTGGCCCACAATCGTCTCCGCCAAAAGGACAGAGAAAACAGTTCGACGTATGAATTTCTCTGGTGATTTGCCCTGCAAGAAGGGACAATGACGGATCAACCAGACGATAATGGACGCTGCTCGTCTACACTTGGCTCTGACGTTGCGAGCCGGTATCCATTGTCTTCTGATTGTTCGCCCGGTACAGTACATGCTCAGATGATGTGTAGCCCCGCAGAGCAGGTCGAAAGACACTTGAGCGTACTCGGGCACGACGGTTTGGACCATTGGCAGCGACGCAGACATAAACGGTTTCCGGATGCAGTGAAGATCCAGATTGATCGGGTAGGTCTCCAGCAACCATTTTAGGACCGGACGTCTGGAGGGGTGCCCAAACACGGTGGCGTACAGGTCTTGGGCATAGATGACCTTGGGATACCAGGCAGCCAACGACTTAAGCATTCGAAGTTCCCCGTTGGCAACCAGAGTGTCTTGGCGGTGGCTGATCGCCTTCAGGATGTAAGGGGTGGTAATGGGGCGCCGACAATGCAACGCCCAGGCCCCAGCGCGCAAGTCAAATATGTTGTCTTCCGTCAGCCAGGCCAGCGCCAACCCCAGCACAAACTGGACGTCGTTGCCTAACCCGCGCCAAGGGCGGGCCAGGCGGTATTGGAACCTTGGTCCCAGGTCTCGACTCGGTTTGATCCCCATCGCTTGGCGGTGTGGCGTGGGTTGCCGGTACATGCGCTAACCCCACCCAGTTTCAAAGTAAACCGCTTTGGCTGCGACTCGTCGGCAAATACGACAAGCCAATGTCCAGACCCTGTGCTTCTTACGGCACGTATTCAAACTGTCCCCAGTGTGGCCATGCTGGTTATGGCAACTACAGCAGTCGCAACTGCTTCGGAGGGAACAGCATCGGCGGCCCGCGCAATCCCACTGGGTCTCCGCACGGCCGGTTTGTCCAGTGTGGTGTGCGGGAGCGCATGCGCAGTATCTATGACAGCCGGGTCCAGGCTTCCGAGTGTGCCAGTGATTCTGCTCCTGTCGGTCAACCCTACCAGGAACTGGCCACCGTGGTTGACGTACACCGGACCTCCAAGGTCCAACTGACGTCCGGCGGCGACTACTACGGCGCCACGGACCCGACCCGGGCCAGCCCCTACGGCCTCGCCGGCGTCTACCGCACCAAAGGGTACCGCAGCGCCTCCCCGTTCGGCTACCCCCAACTGGCCGGGTTACAGACCCAGCCCGACACGGACTACGACGCCTACGGCCACTACAGCGGCTACTACCGACCCCCGCGTCTCCACGAACCCTACGGTCGCCCCCACGGCACCCACCGCTGGCCCGGGGACAACAACACCGCTTACTGCAACTTGTAGACACCGGGTTGGCGGTCTGCCGATAAACCAGCAAACCTGGGTTGGCGTATTCATGGCAAGTTAAGAACACTAGATTTGGTGTATTCACTCACTGTCTGAGGCGTCTTCAGCGCCCGACGGCACGTAGTCGCTGTCATCGTCATCGGTATCATACGCTCTTCGGCGTCGCCACTCCTGTCTGTCCTGGTCAGATTCGTCCTCGGTAGCGTCGGTGACGTCCTCCTCCTCGGTCAAATGGTCGGCGTCAGCCTGCAGCACGGCGGCCACCATGGCCTCGCACAAACGCCGGGGTGGCCGGCGTAACCGCGGGCCGGTGACCAACAACGCTTCCTGGTGTTCCTTGAGTTCCTGCAAAAACCGTTGTTCTTCCTCGTGGGCCAACCGGTCGAGGTCCTCATCGCTGCAGTCTGGGCTGTCAGGGTCCGGGTGAGGCTCTTCCTCATCTAACTCGTCGTCCACCACAAACTCGGCCAGCGACCCGACGCTCTCATCGTCATCGTCGCTGTGCACCTCACAGGCGGTCTCGGGGTCAATAAACCGCGCTTCCCCGTCCACCCGCGCTACAATCGGTTTGCGCCGGCTCTGGGCGACCTGGATGGTAATTTCGGTGAAGGGTGGGTCAGGTCCGATATCTTCCAGCACCAACCTGCCCATCCTATCCGCCAAACTGGACAAAGTTTTCTGTTCTGGTTCTCTACAGAACCCTGGGTGGAGGCCCACATGGGACGAGGAATACATTGCAGATTCACGCGCAGAGGACATTGACCGAGCCACAAACGGGGGTAAGTCCGGGGCCAAGTTTATTGTGACTCTCACAGGAGGTTCGTGAGGCCGAGACGAGGTTTGTCGCGACAGCAAACGCGGCAGGGACGTTTTCAGCGGCCTGGAAAGCGTTGAACGCCCGTTAGGCGTCGCTGTTCGCGTCCCCGTTGATCAGGCTGTACAGACGACGCGAATCGGCACCGCTAAACCTAGCCACCTCGTCGGGGCCTTCGATGCGGATAAAGGTGGGGACGGCAGAGATTTGCAGGTTTTGCATCAGGTCGGTGAAGTTGGGGTTGTCGATGGAGCACACAGCGTAGAACTGCTTCGGTTTGGCCTTGCTGAGACTTTCAAAGATCGGCTGGATGACTCGGCAAGGGCCGCACCGGCTGCCAGTCCACTTGATGATCAACGGCTGGTTGGCCTGGGCGGCCTCCTGAATCAGGGCCAGGTACTCCTGCGAGGATTGGAGGTGCAACATGAGGCGTATTAACTGAGTCGGCGGGTTTTGAGTTTATGGGGCCGCAACAAATTCTACCCGAGACAACACGTTGAAGAGTTCCCCTGGACGAGGGTATGGGCGGTACATCACGGCCAGGTCGCTTGGTTGGTCCATAGTGTAACTCATGTAGTTGGCCGGCGGTTGGCCCGGCACCGTGTAAAACACCGCCAAGCGACGGTTCTGGGGGTTGGCCAGGTCCAGCGTGTCGTCGATTGCAAAGGCTCGCTGGAACTTGAACCAGGTGTGGTACCAGACGGCTACGCTGGCCGAGACGGTGCCGCCGCTCGCGTCGCCTTCTCGGGTTGGGCGGTTGCTGACCACTTCCAACATCGTACCGGAAAAGCCTTGGTTGGCCAGGGCGGCCAGAGTGTAGGTCATCAAGATGGCACCCAGACCCCGCTTGGCCCCAAACCCAGTTTCGGGGATGTTGCCGCGGGCGCACAGGTAAGCGATTTCCAGCGTGTCGGCCTGGGCGTTGGCGGGAACGTCGGGTAACCCCCGGGCCTGGCCAAAGGCTGAGCGGGTAAAGGTCGGCCGGGTGTTAGGCCGAATCGCGCGGCGGTCGTTAGCCTCGATCAACCCGACCACCCCGTCGGCGACGTCAGTCGCTTCGTTGACCCTCACTAACCACCAGCCGTAAACCCCCTCCATGGCCTGCACTTTGCCCAAGGCAATGTCGACCACGGTGCTCGCGTTTTCCCGGGACAGGACCCCCTGAAAGACCGCTTCTTTCTGTTCCAACCCAGCCTGACGACGGCGTCCGCGGCGTCGGGTCAAGTTGCTGCCGCACAGCGAGAACAGCACGTCGCTGTTAACTGTCGTCCCCAGTTTCGCCTTGGTGTTGGCCAGGGCGTCAGTGAGGTATTGAGTGTCCTGGTCAGACCTTAAAGCCGTGTTGGTGCTGTTAACAATCACGTAGCGGTAACCGGCGGGCGCCCACTCGGCAGCCAGTCGGCGACATCGGTCCATAATGGCGGCATAGTTCAGTCCAGCCGGTTGACGTCGGGCCGCTACGGCTTGGGTGATCTCGATTTCCGCCTGAATCTGTTGACGGACGATGTCCAATCCTTCAGGAACAGGGGTTGCCGGCGCATTGATTTTCTGCTCTGCTGCGCCTAACACGTTCGGGTAGGTCGCAAACATCTGGAGGCCCTCCCCCACAAAGTTTTCGAACGGCTGCACGGCGGCAAACCGATTCATGGCAGGACCAGCAGGTCCTCCGGCGACAGAAGCAATGACAACCTGCACCAGGCGCTGAGTTTGGGCCGAGTTTTCCAGTTGCTGCTCGGCGATGCGCAACGCCTCGTTGATGGTGGTGTCGCGGCGGGTTTGGGCCAATGTCAGTTGGGTGTCTAAACTATTGGTTTCCTCGTCCGTGAACACCTCTTGCAGCGCTGGCCGTGCTTCCATCTCGGCGATCAGGGCAGTCAGGTTGTCGACAATGCTCTGTTGAAAGTCAGTTTGGCGTCGCACAAAGGCGTCCAGGGTGGGGCCAATGACTTGCTGTTGCACCTCTTTGGCGTCGTCCAACACTTGACCTTCGTCGATTGTCGCGGCCTTGAGCGCCTGGTGCACCGCGCTGACCATGCCGTTCACCAGCCACACCCCGTAGTAGTTGTCAATGTCTTTCTGATCGTCCAGGTCATTCTCGATGCCAAACCGCTGGCGCAATCGTCTCGCCTCGTCAAGGTTGGTTTGGATGTCTGCCAGCAGAACGTTAACCTGGTCCATTCGATCTTCCAAGTCATTGAGTCCGGTGTCCAACTCCTGGTACCGCTCCAACTCTTCCTGTTGGTCCGTCGCTTCGGCCTCGGCGGCCTGACTCAGTTGCTCGACCCGGTCGGTCAGGGTAGCAATCTCCACCAACTTCTGAGTCAATTCCAGGCGTTGGTCTTGGTAGGCCTTGTAGACCGCCTGGAGGTCAGACTTGAAATCAGGGGCCGGGGAGTGGACCTCCTGGGCCTGGCGCAACAAGGCGGCGCTGCGCTCGTTGAGCGAGGCCATCCGGCCCTGGACTCTCTGCCGCTTGGCTCGTACTTGACTGCGCAAGTCTTCGTCGCCTTTGGCCTCGGCCTTAGCCTCGACCTTGGCCTCGACGGGCTCAGCGTCTGCGTCGTCAACGACTACGTCCAAAGGCACCGGGGGCTCTGGGCCCCCAACTGCTGGAACGGCCGGTCCTGCCGGTTCTGCGTCGTCATCCTCTTCAGCACCCCGCCGCCGTTTGCTCCTTCCTCTATCTGCTTGTTCGTCGGTCCTTTGTCTGGCGGCTGCAGGGTCGGCCCCGAGAGCCTGGGGAGGAACTTGTCCACCGACCTGACCAGCCTGACCAGCCTGAGGCCCAACCGCGAGAGCCTGGGGAGGCACTGGTCCACCAGCCTGACCGACCTGAGCAGGCCGCATAACTGCGTCGTTGGCAGGGTCAGCCGCGTCAGCCATGACCAAGTTTACTTGTTGACGAATGGATTTGTCGAGACCTATCCGAGCCTATCCGGGCCCTACCCAGGTTCTTTCGACGAGAAACGCCTAGGGAAGTGTTCATGGCTTGCCGTTAATACGCCAACCCACAAGTACAAATAGGTAGTTGCGACAAGTCAATGGGTGCCGGTACCTCTACCTGCTGCGGTCAGCAGGACAAGGCGAAAAAATGCAAGACACGGATGTGGCTGCGCATTGGATTTAGCCTGGCGGGGTTGGCCGTTGTTATCGGCGTCATCGTCTGGGCGGTGACCGCGACCAAACACGCCAAAGCGCGCAAACCCCAGGCGCCCCTCGCGTCCCCGGTGAAACTGCTCCAAAACCTCCAGTCTACCTATCAACAGGCCTGTGGGGCTGGGGTAAAACCCAACTGTCAGAGAGCAGCCGCCTGCGCCGCAGCCCAAAGCAGCCACCAAGCCATGTGTTCTAACCTGCAACAAGCCCTTCGGGAACAACAGGCCGTGGTAACCAACCTACAAAAGTGGACACAGGTTCGCTGATTTATCGGTGAACCGCCAAACCAATCACTTCCACAGGAACAAACCGACGAAAATGTCATCTGTTGATCTGTTGGCTAACTCTGGCCTGCCGGCTCAGGCGCCGCAACATGCCCAGTGGCGAAAGCCATTCACCTTCCAGCCGCCCTATGAGAGTGGGGTAGCCATGTCGATGCATCAACAGACCCCTTGCCAGCCAGGCCCCTGTATCCAATGTCCGCCCGGCATCCACGTGCCCGGCAATGCTCACGGCCGCGGCTGTTCCTACAACGCGCAGTGCCAACTTCAAACTGGATCTTGTCAGATCCCTCGTCACCGTTCATAAATTGGGCAAGCAAACAGACTCATCCAGACTCATCCAAGCGTTCGCTCATCGAATAGGGGTTGTTAAACCCCCACATCTCCAACAACACGCGTGTTGGTGCCTATTCTAAGTTTCCCGGATGGTGCAAGAAACTCAGTTGAACGGCTATTTGCTGTTGGCCACGGTCGTGTTTCTGTTCATCGTCGCCCAGCAAAAGTCGGAAATCGGCAAGTGGACGTTGGATACCAACCAGACGTTTCCTTACGAGCCGCCGCACACCAGGATCAAGTGGGAAGTTCTGAGCACCCGGGTCGAAGTCCGTCCAGACCGCACCCGCAAAGTATATTTTGAGGCGAGACCGTTGCTACCCGTCAACTGCCAGAACTATCACATTCGCTGGTCGAACATGGCCAGACCAGCCAACCTCTGGCATAAGCGCAACGGGGTGATTGCTGGTCACTATGTGTCCCGTCTGGCCAGCAACCAAGGCATCCTGCACTGCGCCCACATCAAGTGTGACCTAAGAACGTGGAAGAAGGCTGGGATCACGGCGACGACGCCTTCTGTCATGGCCGGGTTTTTGTGCGAAGGGTTGCTGGTCAAACCCGAAGAAACGAAATAAAGTGGGTTGTTGGATCATGAGTGGTTTAACGTCCTCACGGCAAGCCGAGAACACTTGTTGCGGCAAATTGCAGGGCGAGTTCAACTGGTATTACGGCGGAGCCAGGGCGTTTTATGGGCCTCGGCTTGGCGCGCGCCTGCCATCTCCTTTGGTCCGGCCCGCCATTAACCAACACCTGAACCCCCAACAGCAATACGCCAAATTCCTGTACGGCGCCAAACTGGGGACCGGTGATGTCCGGTTTGCTTCGCGCCAGCCCGAAGGGGCGCCTTACTGTTGACGAGTCGGAGTCTGGCTAATAAATCGAGTCAGATGAGTACTAAGTTGGGCCTGCTGCCCTGTCCTGTCAGTCGGTTTTGGAAACTCCAGGCGTTGATTAACCCGACCAAAGCGCTACGGGTGACAGACCACAACCACGCCCAGGTGCTGTTGGCCGGGTTTCAGAGAAGTGGAAAGTCGGCGTCAGCGACTTGGACGTTGAACAGCCACCACTTTCTTCACCTGGCCACTTGGCAACAGGAGAATGGGTTAATCGCCTGCCAATACGTCCTGCCAGCGGTTGGGGCCGGCTTGACCACTATCAAGTTGCACGGGCCAGACGTGGCGCAACGGTTCCATCATTGGTCCCTGGTGTACGACAGCACCGTGATCCAGCGGAGCGAACAGGCTTTGCCAGTCCAGCACCTGGATAACTGTGTCGTGTTGACCCCACCCGGCCAACTGATCTGGACCGGGTTGGTGCAGCGAAACCGCCTGACGCTGCGGGTGTGGCTGCGGCCGGAAGGTCAGATTCCACCTCTGGCCGCCGTGAACAATGAGGACAGCAAGGACAGCAACGACGGGTTGGCGCCTTCACGCCAAACCACTGTTCACGATTCCGTCGACGAACTTTTGCCGGTGACTTTGCCGGCCACTACACCAGCCCTGACAGGTTCGGCGCTGCTGCCCACTTACGACATTATGCGCCAACTCCAGCACGCCAACTTTGCAATCTGGGACGCTGACCTTAGCGTCTTTCTGCACAACGCTCGGGCTTACCGACCGTTTCGGCGCCCTTCGTCTTTTCGAGTGACCCATCGGCGGCGGTAGGCCATGGGTTGGCGTGGTTGCACCAAGCCGCGAACCTATGTACATAAACCTAACCCATGACTCGGCAAGGATTAAAGGTTTTGCTGGACACCGACGACGAACAGGAGGCCACCCAATGGATCACCGAGTTTCTGACCCAGGTTCGCCAGGAGTGGCCCAAGAAACCGCTCGGCGTTATTCTGGACATTGACAACACCGTGATCATGACCCCGAGTCGCCGGCGAGCGCTGGGCGTGACGTCTCCCAAACTGGCTTTGGGCACCGCGGTCTACGCCGAGGCTCTCAGGTTGGGGTTTCAGGTCTATTTCGTGACTGCCCGAGGACACACTGAGCAGGTTAGGCAGTTCACAGAAAGCGAACTCCAACACTATGGGTTTGGCCAGCACGAAGGTCTGTTTTTGATGCCGGACGTTACAAGACCCACCGTGGAAAGCATCGGGATCTACAAGACGGCGATCCGCACCATGTTGCACCAACACGCGGCGCCAATTGTCCTAACTGTCGGCGACCAGTGGACAGATTTGCTGGACTTACCGCCCTTGGGGCGTCCGCCCCGGTTGGCTGACCAGGACTACCGGTTGCTCAGTCACCAGAAAACAAGTCACCGGTATCTGGCGGTGAAAGAACCTGGTCTGGCAGCAGTCGGGGTCAAGGTGCCTGACAGGCCGATGTAGGCGCGGCAGTCACAGAAGTCAAGGCAGTCGCGGCCGACGCCGTGTTCGGGGTTGAGGTTGGTGACCCGGCGTCCTAAAGTTCGTAACCCAACACTGCAACGATAAATCCAGACCAAGCCGAGAACATATGCCGGGTGCTTTGAAACCGTTGGACTACATAGGCGGCGCGGTAGCAGGCGTGTTGGTATCCGGCATTTGGATCGGCACCGCGTTTGTGTGTCGCAAGAAACGGGAGTTGAAGCGGGCGACCGGACCGGCCTCGACCACCTACACCAGTCTGCACTTGGTGCCGGGCTGGCAGAAGGCGGTTGAGACCATGAAACAGTACGCCCACACCCCTGCCGCTCAAGCGGCCTACACCACCCTTGTCCAGGTTATGGACCGCTTTGCCGGCCTGGCAGTGTTGGTCCGGCAGAAACACGTGCAACCATCCTACGACCTCAAGGCCAAAACCTACGCCGACACGGCGGTCGCCCAACTGGACATCATCGTCAACCAGTTTGGCGGGTTGGGGCGAAACCAAAACCTGGACGACGACTACCAGGAAGTCAAGGAGTTGGCCGAAGGCCAAGCCTACAACGTGAGTCAAGAAATGGCTGATCTGGTGGCCACGGGTCAATTATAGGCAGGCAGCGGTGAAATAAACCCTCGCATTGGCGACCACCTAATGTCAACTCTGCGTAGTGGGTTAGGCCACGGTCAGAACCCTCTGTCCCACGTGCAACAGATCGGTATGGTTTCGGTGTTGCGGATTTTTACCAGTCACGCCTTGTTGTACGCCGCCGTGTTTGAAAAGCACCGGGGGCCAGTGGCCGACAAGGACGCCTTGACGCTGCGGGCCATCAAGGCCGTGATGTTGGACGACGTCGGCCAGGAGGTGCGCAAGTTGGTCAAGCACACGATGTACGACGAGACCTACGGGGATAACCCCGAACAGAACGAGGTGGCGCAACTGGCCCTGAGCGAGTTTGCCGACGCCGAAGCGGCCCTCCAAGCCCACCCCGACGCCACCCCGGCCACCTTGAGTCGCATCTGCATGGAACCGTTTTGGGAGGAAGTAGAGGAGGACGACAACGACAATGACGACCAGCCTCAGGATCCAGTCAACCCCGATTGCCAGTGCCGGATTTGCACTTCTATGACCAGCGCCGAGGCGCGGTTCAACCAGTGGGAACCAGAGGACATGGTGAGCCTCCACCTCAAAGGCATCCTGGTGCATCAGTTGGCCGCCGACCCGGACCCCAACGGACCAAACGAGTCAAACGAGTCAAACGACACTGTCAAAACTTAGTTCATAAACATGGCGGCTTGGTATATCTGGTACGCGAGTCTGATGCACTGCAAGGAGGCGCAGTTTCCACGCACCCCGGATCGTTACGGGCGGTTCAAGGTCGCGGCAACCGACCACCGCCCGAAATCCTGCAGTTGGGAGGAGGTCCGGTACCAGTTGGAGAAGAAGTTGGGGTTACACGCGCCGATGCTGCACCGCAAGCGAAATGCCAAATGTTCGTACTTGGTTGGGTTTCGGTACGACTCGGCGCTGAAGCACACCCGGCCGACCATCGGCTTTGACCAGGGCCTGTATTTTTTGGGCGAACAGGATCCCAGATTTCTTCGATCAACCGACCGGTTAGGCCCCGACAGCAAGATCCTCATTGCCCGGGTCCCCGCCCACTTTGCCCAGCAGAAACCCTACGTTCCTCCCCAAACCCTGAAACGCCTGGAACTCGCCGAACGAAGTCTGTATTACGCGCAACATGCCTTTGAAGACCTGGAGCAGGAGGACAACGACGTAACCTACACCGAGGACATGTCGGAGGACCAAAAAATGCAAGCCGTGCTTCACCAGACCTCGGAAGCCCAACACCAGGCCGAACTGCGCCAACGCAAGCGCCAGCGCCAAGACCGGCAAAAGTTTCAAAAGTTTGCGATTCCAAGAGGAGCGCTGTACGCTCACCCCAGCGAGTTTGCCCTTCAGAAACCGAGTGCGGGGGTTGCCAAACCACCGCCGACCTACGTGTGTCACCTGTGCAATCAACCCGGTCACTTTAAGGAATTTTGCCCGACCGCCGACCGGTTGGATATGGCAACTGGGTCAGTTAACAGTTTTGCAGGTCGGAAGCGGCACCACCGGCCGGCGTTGACCACAGGGATTATGTTCTGCAACCTGCGACGGGCGACAGAAGAGGAACAGTCAACCGCCCTACTGGACCCCAAAACCAACACCTACTGGGTCCGCAAACGTTCCGTGCAATAAAACCCGCCAAAGTTCTCTGATTTGGTCGGCATTCACCCAAACTCTCTCCTGTCACACGCCTCAATTTCCTGTATCATGTCTCCCGAGCAAGAAAGGCGGTTTCTGTTGGTCGCCTGTATTGGCACAATGATGGGTGTGTTGTTAACCACGACAGGCAACTACCTGCCATGGTTTCCACAACCTGTGACAGAGGGTGTCTGTCAAGTGGCGAGTCTGGAAATCCATGAAGTAGGCTTTCTGGAATCTCGCAATTGCACGTATTGCCAGCCCCTGCCGAAATCCTGCTGTGACACTCGTCGCACTTCCAGCCGCCAAGTGGACACTACTTTAACGGCCCACCTGCTGGTGTGGTTCAATTGCAGCAAATTGGTGTACTCGGGGCAAGTCGAGAACTTGAATAAGTCTGTTTGTGGCTTGTCGCCAACAGGACAACCCAGCCCGATCTTCTCGACGTTTGTTCGGACCGCCAGGCACGATTCAGATCGCATGATTGCCTGGCGCAACCGGTTTCAAGTCAACAACACTATGCCTTGCTGGTGGACAGGCAAGTTGCCACACCGCGAGGTGTCCTTTACGAAGTTTCGCCATGTTCCCCCAGCGTTTCTGCTGTTTGTGTTTGGCGCGTTGGCTGCTGTACTACATTGGGCCACTGAGCCCCAATATCCCGAACCGGAGTCCGCCACACTTCTCCAAGAAGACAACGACGAGACCCAAGATTCCGACCCAGGGCCAGCAAAGCCAGCAGAGTGTTCTCGGTCAACCCAGTGGACCAGAATTGAATCCAGTTAGAATGTCTGGTACAGTGTTTGTGGCTTGACAAATCGAAGATCATAAAACTCATTCTCCAACATTTCCACGACTAACACGACTAAGCCTTCCAATGCAAGTCAAGAATCTGAACAAGTCAATTCTGCTGGTTGTGCTGCTTTTGGTATGCTGCACTTTGGCAGTCGGGTCGCCTTCTGAGACCAACTGTACTTCAATCGAGACTTGTTCGGGAAGGGGACAATGTCTCCCTCAAGCCAAGCCTGGACAAGCATGCCTGTGTGACGACGGGTACATTACGTTTGACGCCGCGAACAACCAAGAGTGCAACTACAAGCAGACCCAACGACTGCCGGCCTTTCTGGTGGAATTCTTCTTTGGGATAGTGTCAGGAGCCGGTTGTTTTATGCTGGGCGAGAATGGCTGGGGCAGTGCGCAGATTGTATTGTTTTGGGTTGGGTTGTGTGTGGCTGTAGCCGCCCAAAAGTCGGAAACTGCAGCGGGAGCCTGTTTTTATCTGCTGTGGTCTTTGGCCCTTTTGGCAGTGGAAATTGCGGCTTTGGTGCTGATTGGAAGCGCAGAGTTTACGGACAAGAATGGGGCCCTGTTGGGAGATTGGGTGTAACGAACCTGGGTTGTTGAGAACACTCACGCACTAAAACTTGGTTAGCGTCGTCTTTGCAGTTTTTGAAGGAGACCTGGTCGTCTTTTGGCTGATCTAACTGGGCGGGTTGATCGTCGTGTAGACTTGACGGGTCTAACAGGCCTGACAGGCTTGGTGGCTTTGGGTTTTCTCGTTGAAGTCGGCGTCACCTGGACCGTCTTGTTTTTGGCGGGGTCTCGGACGTACGCCGCTGACACTGACCCGTTGGCGGTGATCGGAGGTTTCAGAAACCGGCCGCAGAAGTGTCGAATGTAGTCTTCCAGGTTGGGGTCGGTGTTGTTGTTCCACCGTCGGTCCACGATTTCAAACAGGTCTGGGTGGGCCTGGTACTCGCGGATGAAGGCCCCGTTCTCGCCTTCGGCGCTGACAAAACACTGCTTGGGGACAGGGTCATGGCGCTTGGCCAGTAGGTTTGCGAAGAACGGTTTGGCTGTGGGGGTCGCCATCACCATGCCGCTGTTGGGCCGGTTGCTGAACCCCAGGGCGACGTAAATGGCCTTGTCGGTCAAGACGGAAGTGACCGGTGGACAGTAGTCCCGGACAAACAGGTCGGCGTCGAACAACACAACCAGGTCATACCGGTCCTGGCCTAACAAGGCGTCAAATTGCGAAATCTTGTGCCATTTGGGGTGAAGGCTGGGGCCTGGTTGGGCCTCTCCCAGGTTCTTGGCCAGCATAGCCGGGTCAGTGAGAACGTAGTACTCATAGCCGTGGTACTCGCAGTACTGACGCTGAGACTCTAAACAAGGTTTCCACACCCGGTCGTAGCCGTTCATGGCGATGGCAAAGACGTGCACCCGTAACCCACTGGCGTCTCGGGCTGGTCTAGGCACAGCCACCAGTTGCTCTCCGGTGTGTTTCAAGGTGCAGAGGTTCAAGGGCCCTTTCGTGTCGCGGTAGGCCCTCAGCACGCCAGGCATTCGGATATCGTCCAGCAACATGCGGGACCCTGGGTGCATCAACCTAGCCGAGTTTTGGATGTCCAGCACAACATCAGCATAGTCGTGTGACCCGTCGACAAAGATCACGTCGGCCTTCAAGTCCGGCGGCAGGCAAGCCGGTACCTGTACGGTCGAGTCTCCCTGGAAGAAGTGGAACCGTTCCCCGTAGGTCTTCTTGATCTGCGCCACACATGGCGGCCCATAGCGATGACACAGAATGTCGAACGAATACAGCACGACGTGGGGGTTAGACTCCAAGATCACGGTCGCGCTGTGCCCGGCGTTGAAGCCGATCTCGACCACGACGTTGGCTTTTAAACACCGCTGCCGGACGGTTTGGATCCTCAAGGTTCCTTCCTGTCGTCTAGCGCCCAGATGCAGATGTGGGTAGAAGATGTTGCCCTGCAGAGGTTCCCCGCTTCGCTTGATGATCCGGTCCAGACTCGCGATTCGCGGCGCGATCCGCTGCAAAAACTGAGCAAACGTTTCGGGAGTTTTGGACATGGCCGGACTAGACGGACCTCGAACCAGGTTTACTTGTCGAGATGGCTTTATTTCGGGTTACGGGGTTGGCGCTTCGGGCGTCTAATCAGCGGCTCGCTCTGGAGCCAGAACAGACCCTGCAGCATACAGTCCGACAGATCGTCCTGTTTGTCGGCGTCGAACAGGTGGTCTGCCCACTCGGCCTTGACGTCTGCCCGTACCAAGTCCAATACCTGCGTAGCCAATTCGACGCCGCGCTGTTTGCGCAGTTTGTACGTGGCTTCCAGGGCCTTTTCCTCGGCGGTCCGGCGCGTCTTGGTCGGGATCCAGAACTTTTGGGTTTGGACTCTCAGTTTGCTTCTGGCCGAGAACATGACCGGGTGGGGCAACACCGGTGTCTGTCCGGTCACGATCCAACTTTCCACAAAGGCCAGTACGGCGTTGGCGATGATCTTGTTCTTGGCCGACCCGACCCGTTGACCACTTTTTTGCAGCGGTTGCTGTTCGATCAGGATCGCGTCTGGTGGGTCCCGAAACAACCCGTGACGCCGCTGCCACAAACTTTGCACGATGAACCGGGTGCACTTCGGGGCCGGTACCGTCTTGGCGTTTTTGGCTCGACACCCGTTGTCCTGTAGGATGTCGATGCAGTCCCAGTAAACAATGTCCAGATCTGCCCAGGCTTGTTGGTCGGTGACTCCACCGGTCTTGGAGGTCGGGTCGACAATATGGCAGCGCTGCTCCCACCCGATGACCGACAAGGTCCGAATCCCAACGTCGAAACTCAACACCCGCCGGGTGACCGTGGTCCCAGTGTTTGTGGCACTCTTGGTTTCAACAGCGGCCATCGCTGGCTTTCCTGCCGCCAACTAAGCAAACAGGGTTTGTCGTCTGCACACACAGGTTTTTCAAGTTTCTCTTTGTCATGGCCAACCAACACGCCGTCGAAAACTACCAGTCGGTGGGGACGTTCTACCACAAGCAGCACCGGTTGACGCCGGTCGCGCAGTTGTTTTTCGCCCCGACCAACATTGCCTACCTGAAGGATCAACTGGAACAGATCCTGCAGCGCCTAACCTACAATCCGGCGCTGCCTGATGACCAGCAGGTCCGTATTGAAGTGCCCGTCACCGACGAGTTTGCCCAAACCATGGACGACGTGGCCTCGCGCAACTTGTGGTTGGCCAACAGCGGCCAGGACGGCCTGCGGCAACTCAACGAGATGTTTCTGCAGTGGGAGGCCCGAATTCAGTACGCTTCCCTGCGTCACCGCAAGTTGTTCTACAAGTACTTTATCGACGGCGACCGGATGCGGGTGTTTCCCTACGGGGCGCCGACCAAAGTCACCCGCGGGGAGGTCAAGATCGCCCCTTCCGGTTACATGCTGAGCAACCCCTATCACAAGCAGTACGGCAACTTTCTCCAGGACGTGCTGTGTGACGGGCAAAAGCCTGGCCGCAGCGACGTTAACTGCACCCGCCCCTATCCCCAGAATGTTAGGACGTAACTCGCCTGTCGAGGTCTTACACGCCCGCCAGGATTAGCAGCCCGGCAAACACTGTCTAGCGCGTTTAGAACTGTGCTTTGCGGGCCCACGGCCTCTAGGCCTTTCCCCGCTCTCGTCTCAAGGTCACAAACTCGCTCGTGCTCTGACTCTTTCGATTTCCAAACTTCAACATGGCCAACACTACTTCCTACGCTGAAGACCTCACCGCCCAGGTGGACTCCTGGTTCTACTCAACCCCTAGGTTTGAACCCGGCAAGGGCGGTCGCAACTACCTGAACACCCCCGAGGACGAACGGGTGGAGTTCCAGTCCACCAAGTTTGGAGTGTGGCAGAAGATGCCTTTTGGCCTCAACAAGCCCTTTGGCTCGGACAAGAAGATGACCGACGACGCCCTCCAAGACCTGTTTGAGGACAAGATCCAGGCCGAAGAGATCAAGGCCGCCACGGCCACGGCCAAGAAGTTGAAGCGCAACGGCCTGGCCGTGCAACAACAGATTGCCCAAATCAAGGAACAACTGGCCGAACTGGTGGAGAGCAAAGGCTGTGACACTGACGAGGCGGCCACGTACCTGACGCCCGACGAGCAAACGGTCTGGGCTGAGTTTTCCAAGACCATTCGGGGCGTGCGGGCCGACGTCAACATCGCCGTGACCAATGAGGGACTGGCTGAGTTCCTGACCGCCCTGGACAACAAGGCGCTGACCGCCATCGAGAACCACGTGTCGCCGGCTGACGAACACGGGGTGACGATGACTCAGATCAACCCCGAAACCAAACAGGAGGAACCTGTCCCTCCGGCCGGTCGCAACTGGTTCAAACACACCAGCAGTCCACCCAACAGTCAACAGATGCGTACGATTTATAGGCGTCTGTTGGTGCCCGACAGCAAAGGCAACAACAGCCCGCTGATGAAGGTCAAGGTGGACCTGACCGGGGACCGCAAAACCGAGATTGTGTTGCTGCACACGGAGATTGACAAGAGGACCAAGCAAAAGACGCTGCGCCAGGAGGAAGGTGACTGGACCGACCTGATCAAGTACAAGGGTGGCAAGGTCCTGCTGATTTGCCAAATCTCGGGCATGTGGTTCACCAGCAACTACTGGGGCCACAGTGTCAAGGCCACTTCGATCATGATTCGCGTGCCGCCGCCCAAGGTCAAGAAAGGCTTTGTGGTGCCCAAGACCCTGACGATGGACGCGGTAGACGACGAGGACGAGGACGTCAACCCTGCCGAGGAGGAAGCCGCGGCCGTGGACCCCTCGGAGGCTGCCCAACCTGCCAGGTTTGTTGTGCCCCCGGGCGGTGAAACGCTGGCCGATGCCATCCAGGCCGACGAGCAAACCGAGAGTACTTTGCCCGCCATGGACGTGGACCCCGACGACGTGGTGCCTCTGTAGTCCAGATTGGGTAACCAGCCGGCCAAAATAAAAAACTCAACAGGTCTGCAGCATGTGGTTTGGCGGTTCACCGACAAATCGGTAAACCTAGTTGGTTAAGTCTGAACTGCGAGTTGGCCGAACAAATCAGTGATAATGTCCTGGCTACTTGGGTTAAACTCTTGCTTTGTTGCGGATTGTTGGAGACCGAAGATGGCCAGCAAGGACAAATCTGGAACTGTCTGGTACGTCTTGGGGGGTTTGGCTCTGGCCGCAGGTCTAGGAGCGCTGATCTGGTACCTGGTGGACGAACACAAAAAGTCTGAAAAGAAACAGGTCGTGGCAATTGCGGCAGGATCATCTGCTTCCCCATACCAAACCCAGATGGCGCATCAACACCACGCCAACCAAGTGCAGTCCGGTCAGCAGTACGCCGCGCAAAAGTTTGCCGGACATGCCCAGTACCGGGGTGCGGCAGCGCAGCGGGCGCGTCAGCACCAGGTCGCCCAGCAGGATGCCTGTCCAGACGGACCTGAACCTTCGGGCTACTACCCGTACGGGCAACACCAGGCCGCTAACTACGACGCCAGTTACCCCAACGCCGAAGACCTGGCCAGCAAGTACCCTCGGGGCTGCGGTGGGGCCGGTCCCAGCCAAGGCTACGAACTGAACATTGACAGCCTCATGCCGTCCTCCTGGAAAGGCCCCAAGAACTGCGGCACCGACAGCGCCGCTGACAGCCAATGGAGCAAGTACGCGCCTTCCAAACAGGCCTTTGACCGCTACATCACGGCGGCCGGGTCGGCCCGGTTGAGTTTGAACACCCGCAGCCCTCTAGCCCGTCAAACCGGTATCCCGTTGCTGTTGCGTCAAGGCCCGGCGGTGCCGATCAGCGCCCAAGAATACCCCTGGGGAGACAGCAGTTTCCGTCAAGATCTGGTGTTCCGTCAGGAAGGACGTTACCCGACCAGCACCAGTTGTTAGTCGACAACCCAGGTTTCGATACAGCCCAGTTCCAATACACAATCGTCTACTTTCAAACTTGGTTAACCTTGTCCAAACTTTGACCTCACTCAAAAGTTAGGTCTCCCCAAAACATGGCTTCTGCTCGCTCCGACCAACCTGGGCGGTCAACCCCTGACATGGACCAAATCACGAACCAATACTGCGCTGCTGACTGTTGGGTCCAGTACTTCAAGGACCAGGCGGCCAAGACCCGCGCGGCGCACCGAACCGAGTTGGAGAGCATTCGAGGCCGGGTGCGCCAGTTTATGGATGACCAGAAGGTGACGGTGTTTGCCGTTGAGGTCTCGGCAGAGGAGACCGTGTATGTGCGTCTGACGACCACCACGCCGACCGGCCCGATAACGCCCGCTGGGATCCGGGACGCCGTCAACCGGTTGACCGAGGCGGACATCCTGGCTACACAGGCTGCCCTGGCCAAGAAGGCCAAAGGGTCAGTGCCACGGGTGTCCGAAACTGTCAGCAAAGTCGTGACCGAGAAACTGCGGGAAACCCACCGGAAGGCCCCGGTCGTCTCGCTCAAACTCGACAAGACGCCAGGACGAGGGGCGGCCGTCAAACGTGCGGCTCACGCGGTCGCGGTGCCTGACAACATTGCCCAGGACGTCCAAACCTGGAAAGCCAGGTTGCAGGAGGCCCGAAACATGGAACAGAAAACGGTCAAGAGTCAGGCCCCATACCTCCAGGCCGAGAAGAAGATGGCCGAACCGCTGCGACAATACCTGGTGACCCGCGACGGTGGGGCCAACCCGGTGTCAGAGATCAAGATGACCCGAGCCGACAGCAAAGGCCAGATGCAGACCACGGTGTTTCGCGTGGCCCCGACCCCCGAAGTGCGCAAGCCGAAACCGGTCGGCATCATGCTGATCAAGCGGGCGTTGCCGGCTCAACTGGAGGAGGTGCTGGAAAGACAACCCTGTCGGGTGGAACAAGTCTGCGAGCCAGAGTTTAAGCGTGTATTGGTACAGGAATTGACGCGTTTGCTTGTCCACCTCCAACGGACCAACTTCAAGGTGGAGCCGGCCGGGTTGAGCGTCAAGATGGTCAAGGCGAGGCGGGGCGGACAGGCCTAACAGGCCTGACAGCGTTACCGAGGTTGGGCAGCCGCGGCCAAAGCGGTGTTGAACCGGGCCAGACTGCCAAACTTGGTCAGGATTTCCTCGGGGGACGGCTTTTGGCCGATGCACCCGACTTGGGCGTGAGGCGCCGCTGTCGACAATAAAAAGTTTACCCCGCAGTGTTGTTCGTAGTCCGTCAGAGAGCGTTGAGTGCCTAACCCGTAGGCGCCTAACGGCAGGTCACCGGCGTGAGGGACCTCAGTGCGGAACAGCACCCGCAGGCGGCGGTACCCGTCCGTCTCTTCGCGCCGGCGACGGCGGTGTTCGGGGGAAGGTCCCAAGAACTGTTCCCAGAACGTCGGCCGCCGCCGCTCCCACATGTGAAAGACCAGCATGGTGCGGGGGCTGAACAGGTCGTACCCGGCGGTCCAGTACCGAGCCGACATGGCGATCTCTTCGCCCTGGAACACGTAGGCGTAGTTCGGGTCAAAGGGCACTTCCTTGAGCCGGTCAGCCGACCCAAACGAAAAACACCCGGCCCAAAACGCCGTCGGGTAGCAGCGTTTCGGCAGGTCCTTCATCACGGGCCCGGCCAGTTCGGGCAGGTAGGTTCGTTGGTTGAACCGAGCCACCCGCAGAAACGAAGGCGGTTTCGGCTTCGGCGCGCGGTCCGGGTGACTTAACACCCCCAACCGCCGTCGCTTCTCGAACCCGCTGGGGTACATGGTCAAGATCGGTTTCTCGCTGTACGCCAGACACTCTCGCCACTGCTCCAGACAGTGCTTGTCCCAGTCTTGGGTGAAGACGGTGTGACTGTCTACAACCAGGTAGAACGTCTCGTCCCGGTACAGGTGTTCTTCGACCATGGCCCGGGCGTACATCGGCCCTTTGGCGTCCTGGGCCTTCATGTCGTAGACCCGGATCTGCTGGCTGTAGTCGGCTGTGCCTTTGCGCTTGGCCAGGTTGCGGTAACGCTGGAAGGTGTCGATATCCCCCGGTTCGTTCTGCTGACACACGCCGATAAACACCCGTTTGGGACAGTACGCTTTCTCCAAGCAGTCGAAGACGGTGTACGGACACTCGTCGTCCCGGTATGAAGCGACCGAGACAAAAATCGTCTCTTTGGCTGGGATCTGCGCGCAGGCTTCCAGGGTTCGGGCCTGGTGGAGTTTGCGTTTGCGGTGGGTGTCCCACCTCAAGAAGACCACGACCCCGACCAACAGGCCGATCCCCCCGACGATCCAATACCAGTTGCGACCAAACCACTTGAGCCCAGCCTTGAACTTGGCCTTGAACTTGGCTTTGGGCTGACTTCCAGGCATTGCTCCAGTTTATTTGGAGCGGAACAGGAGGACCAGGGTGGCGATCAACAAGCCAACCGTCGCCAGCCCGGCAACGCCCATTACAACGTACCAGACAGTTTGAGGTTGGACAGAGGTTCTTGGTGCTGCCTCTTCTTGGAGTTTAGGCAGTTCCTGCTGGAGTTGGGGGTTGAGACACTGACCTAAACACTCTTTGTAGGACGGAAACTCGGAAGGTTTGCCGGTCGGGGCGTCGGCCACACACCGGTACAACGGCGGGCCGGTACACCGCCACACCGGGGTGAAGCAATGGCTGTTACAGGTCTGTTGGTCGGCAAAGACTTGTTCGCCAGACTCATCCCAACAGTGGACCTGGGTAGCGTCCACGTTAGGCGACACAGTGTTTGTGGCTTGCCGCAAATGCGCCGAGTCACAGCGCAGGTTGATCTGGGTGTTGTCTAGACCGCGGGTCACGTTGCAAGCGTTGGTCTGTTTGCTTTCGCACTGGTATAGGTTGGCGGTTGGCACAAACACCCAGGGTTCCGCGGACTCGGAGCCTAAGCCAGGGTCAAAGTCGGTCACAACAAACGGGCTGTTGGGGTAGGCTCTCATATACTCATGCAGGTCAGGCTGCAGGATCCCAACCTCCTGGCCATACCACCAGATAGTGTTGGAGGTCGAGCCGTCTGATAATAGCGGTTGCCACACCCAGTGCAGGTGACTGCTGGTCAGAGGTTCCGTCGCCTTGGCCTCGACAAACATGGGCGGATTCTGGCCGATAAACTGAGCGCTGGCCTGGGGCACATGCAAGTAGCGTTTGGGTTTCAACGAGTCTCCGTCCCCTTCCACCAACTCCAGGGCAAAGCGGTCGTTGACCTCTACCCGTTGCCCGTCTCGGTTTAACGACGACCCCCCGGCCGAGGCCCCTTGTTCGGCTTCCTGGACCGGAATCACCCTAAACTCCTGGTACTGACCAGGACTAGTCTGCAAGGTCAACACATCTACCCACTGGTTCAAGGTCACCGAAAAGGTCTGCCGGGGCTGAGACAGAAACTTGGCCGACCGCCCGGACTGCACAAAACACGTGTCCCCATAACGTACTTCAAAGCCAGACATGTTTTATTGAGTCGGGTTGGCAAGCCGAGAACACTGCCTTTGTTTGACCAGGCTGGTTTGGCGTATCTGCGAAATGACACGGCCAGCCGAGAACACTAGACTGGAGGCAATCTCTTGCGCACCCAGGTATCATGCCTGACTTGCTTCATGGTGCTGTTCAAAGCAGCAAAACTGCAAACTTCTGTGCCCCGGGTTGAAAAGGTGCTCAACTTGGGCAACGTCGTCAGACAGGCCACGTCAGTCACGGGGGTGTTGGCTACGCACAAGGCCTTCAGGTTGGGCAAGTCGACGAGAGGACTCAGGTCAGTCACCGCCTCAAACCGGTGGATCGACAGGTCAACCAATTTGGTCAACCGGGTCAACGGCTCGAGGGTGTCAACGGTTGGCGCTGGACCGAGCATAGCGTGGGTGAGGTTGGGCAGAGACGTAACCATAGCCAGAGACCGCAAACGAGTTCCAAAGAGGTTGAGCGTCGTTAGACTGGGGATCGGGATGGACGTGACGTGGGTGTGCTGGGCCATCAAATCATGTAAACGATGAAGGTCAGCCAACGGCTGCAGGTCTGTGACGGGCGTGCTTGAGATGTCCAAGTAGGTCAAGCAGTGTAGATCCTGCAACGGTGTGACATCAGCAACTTGAGTGCCGGCAATGTCGAGGCGGAGCAAAGACTTGAGACGCGCCAAAGGCCGCAGACAATGAACAGCCGTGTCTGCGAGAGTCAACGCCCGCAGATGGCGCAAGTGCTTCAACGGTTTAACGTCCCGGATCTCCCTGCACCGGTGGCACCTGAGTACTCGCAGGCCTCTCAACCCTGCTACAGGCTGCAAAGTGGCAACTTGAGTATTGGAAATGTTCAGCACCGTCAGGGTGCGCAAACGCTGCAGCGTCTCGACGGTCTTCAACTTCCGGCATCCGTACAATCTCAGCCATTTCAATCTTGTCCAGCGGGCCAAAAACTTGACGTCGGGAATGGAAGTGTGAGCCAAATGCAGGCTGGTCACGTTACACAACGAGTGTAACGGGTTGGCGTCCTTGATGTCACTATGGGGAATATGGAGCCGAGTTAACCGGGTACAAGACGCCAACGCGGTTAGGTCAGCGTCTGATTGAATGTGTCCGCGCACCGTACGGGCCAAGGTGCATCGCGACAACAGGGCTGGCGGCAGCGGACGACCGTTGGTGTGGACGACTTGCCACGCGGCTGGGTCCTGGCCGAGGCGATACAAACGCTGGCAGGTAGCCTGCAACCGTAGATGGTCCTTAACCGACAGAAACTGGCACACTAGGTGAAGTTCCACATTGGCCAGGTGGCATAGCGGCATACTGGGTTGGTCTCGGCAACCGGGTTTATAAGGCCCTACAACGGTACGACTTCGCCTAACGCGGACCCTCCGGCCGCCACTGGGAGATCGACTTGTTCGACTGGTTCAGCCTGGATGCTGACTGGTATTTCCTCCTGGCACCAGACGTCCCGAGGCCCGATCCCCTGCAGAAAGTTCTTGGTCATACTTCGGCCGTTGTACGTCTTCTTGCTGTGGTTGAGAATGACCAGCCCGTAGTGCTCAAAGATCGAATTGTACAGGTCCTTCTTGAACCCGTGGGGCCGCATGTTGTGCCGCTTGCAAAAGTCCATAAACGACTCCCAGAACGCCTCCAGAGGCATAAAGTACTCGGCGTCGCGGACTAGCACATCGGTCTGCCCGATAAAAGCGCGCAACGGGTTGGTCGCAATGCCAAACTCGGCCTGCTGGTCGTGAAAGTATTGGGGCAACCAGTTCCAGGCCCCTTCGTTGCCAAAGTTGTGGACCGCGGCGTTGTAGGCCATCGACATCTTGTAGATCAGGGCGCCTCGTTCTTTGCGCAGTCGTCCTGCCAGGGTGGTGTCCATCCGGGTCACCTTCTTGTTGAAGGAAAACATCGGCAGACGGCGCTGCATGGCCTCGGCCGTGTCCAACCATTTGGGCAACAAGTTACCGAAGAACCAGAACGGCCCTTTCCACCGCTTCTTGACAGCAGTCACACCCTTGATGGCAATCATGACCGACTCACCGGTGATGATCGACTGGATCTCACCTTGGGTCGTCTTCATGTTGGCCTGCATCTCCAAACAGATACAAGACAGGCAGTTGTACAGCGCCGACAACCCAAACTGCGCCTCGGCGTTGGCGCTCAGGACGCCCACGTCGTCGGCTGGGTACAGACTTTCGAACCAGGCGCCTAGGGTTGACTTGCCCGACCCGGCCACGCCCTTGACCAGGCCGGCGATGCCCCACTCGTCCTTGTAATTGGTGTCAAACATCCAGCGACCTCCCAGGATATACATCGTTTCGATGGCCTCCTCCGGCAGTTCTTGATACCGCAGGATGGTCTCAAAGGCCGGGGTTTGGATATCCTGCCAGTGTTCGGTGTTCAGGAATGTGGTAATGTCAAACGGTTGGTCAAAGTAGTTGACGCAGGTTTTCTGTTCGGGTAAGGGTCTCGTCTCGTAGTCGAAAAACTCCAAAGTGTCAATATTCCAGACCCCGTTGCGAAAGGCAAACAGGTGCCGGTCAGGTTTGAAAGCCGGAAACTCCAGGTCCTCAAAGTAGTTCAGGTAGTCGATGACCATCCCCTTGTTGCTGCGCTGGGCCAACATGGCGTGCCACATGTTGTAGTGAATCTCCTTCTTGACGTGCTGGGCCAGAAACTCGCTGACGTCGCAGAGTTCCCGCCAGGCGTGGGTGTTGTGGCCTTCCGGGGTCTTGATTTCCTTCATGACAATGGCCAGGGCGTCGCGTTTTTTCTCCCGGGGCATCCGCCGGCGGTACCCGTTCTTGTAGGCGACGCGTAACAGGTGGACAATCAGGTTCATGGCCGGGGTGTTGTGTTCGGGGGCGTACGGCGAAAAGTTGAAAATCCGCACCTCATCGGGCAGACGCAACTCGGTGGTTGGGTCGCTCTGGGCCCTCAAGAACTGCTCCCCGCAGAGCAACTGGTACATATACCGGATGCGCTCAAACACCGAGGCAAACGTTCGCGAGTTTTCCATGCCCATCTCATCTTCAACGTTGATCAGGCCTTCTCGCAGGTAAGCGTGGTACAGCCGCATGACTTGCAGGACGTTGCGCTTGTACTCCTGTTCCAGGCGAATGAGGTCGGGTGCGCTGTCCTGGGAAATCCGAAACAACTGGTAACTGATATCCAGGGTGGTGTCTTGGCCGATGTAGACCATATAGTGTTCCTGCATCTGGGTTTTCAGGTCATCAAGTTGAGGAATCGTGTACTGGCCCGGGATGAAGGCCGGATCCAACAGGTGGGCAAACCGCACGTCGTCGTCATCTCCGTTGCGAGGTCGCCGGCGCAGCAACGTTTGGGCCTTCTGTTTATGCACGACCTGGTCCAGGTAGGCGTCAGGTACTTCTCCGCCTTGTTGGATTTGGTGTTCTTCCTTGTCGTCATCCGACAGCACAAAGTCATCGTGGGGCACCAGGTTTGGGTGCGCAATCGCGACGGTCGGAACAGACGAGGAAGACGACGACGCAGCCATGTTTGCTGTCCAGACTTGTCCAACAAGGTCCACGGTGCTTAAGTCGGGCAATGGACGAGTTGGACAAGTTTGGACGAGTGTAACGTTTTGGGATGGCACCGGATTAGAACAGTTGACCGAGTTCTGCAGACGCCGATAAATTCAGCAAACCTATTCGAGGTTTAGGTATTGGTCTCACCGGTATCAAACTCCAACCACCTGAAACTCCGCAATGTTGGGTCTGGAGTTCCGCAGTGGTTTGACCTCTTTGGTCGGACGGGGGTCAACCCAGCAGCGACGAAAGTTTGTGCTACCCGACTACGTGAAACGCTACCCACACCTACTGCCGGCCATGCCGCTCGGCATCAACTGGTGTGAGCGGTATCTGTTGGCCAGGAAACAGTACCCCGACAGCCACGTCGAACTGGAGGCGCGGCTAGGGCGGTTGACCCCAGATCCTGGGCCGCGGCAGACCAAGTTTCAGAACGGGGTGCATCCATTCTTCTTCCACCGGCTGCGGCAAGAGATGGACGCCTGGGAGGATCACGGTGGGGAGTGGGCCGGTAAGACAGGCCCCCAGGAAAGCGTCGACTATTTCTTCCTAGTCGACCCACCCGCGGCGGACGTGGACAGCGTCCAGCAGTTGATCCGCCAAACCGTGACCTTTACCACGGACGAAAAAGGCGAACCGGTCCAACAGCGCCAGTTCCTCAAAAAGGACCCTCTACACCGCCACAACCTCCGCTACACCGGGCAGGACGCCAACTCCTTTGAGACGCCCGACTTGCGCCTGTCCGTCAACGTCGAACACCGGGTAGACCCTAGCACGCTACCTCTGTCCACCAAAACCTCCTGGGTTCGAATTAAGCAGCGAAGACGCTATCTGCACAAACCCCAGGGAGCGACAGAACCAATCTGGGCCTTTGACCTGACGACGGTCTGGGAGGCCGAAACTTACACCCAGGCCGAAATCCTGCAGCGCCAGGACAACCCAGACACCACGGTCTACGAAGTGGAGGTCGAATGTCTCCACCCTGAATTCTACCTCAACGATCCCCAGCGCAACAAGGTGTATTTGGCCTGTACATTCCTGCTCAAGTTACTCAATATGCTCGACCGGACCAAGACCTTTCAGTGGATTCCGGAGTGACACGGCGGGAGTGGGGTTGTGCCCAAGTTTGGCTCGATAAACAGGACGGTATTTGAAAGTGGGCGTGACGTAGGCAGTTTTGATCCCGGCGTCCAACCCGAGGCAGAGGAACAGGTAGCGCCGACTCGTGGTTAACCGGACCACTAGACCTACCTTACAGACCTGGTCGAAACGATTGAACCCCAACTCGACGAGTTGAACCGCGCCTTGTCGCAACGCTGGCCGCATCCAGTTTCGAACAGCCAGAATTTCCTGGTACTCTTCGGGCCACAACTCGGTGTACTTACCGTTTCTAGACCTCTGGCCGATGTAGGCTGTTAGACGTTCGCGCAGGTGCCGAGTTACGCGCAAGGTCGAGGCTCGTTGACGCAACCACGCCCACACCGGTTGCAGATGGTAGCGACCGATCTGCCGAAAGTCGACTCGGTGAGTCTCGCGGGTAACGTCCTGGTAGTCTTGGAGGTCTTGGACGTCGCCAGACCCAGCCCGGGGTACCTGGGCTAAACGTAGTGTCCTCTGATCCACGGGCTTCATTGCAGGGCTAGTGTTCTCGGCTTGCCGTGAATACGCCAAACCAGGTTCGCTGATTCGTCAGTGGACCGACGATACAGTGTTTACCTCAACCTATCCTTTCCGATCTCCCCTCTCATTTGCCCAACCATGGCGGCGATGACCGAAACGTCAATCCTGGAGGAGGAGGAGAATGCGATGCGGGTGGAGGCCCTGCGGCTGCGACCCTTCCAGGAAGATGAGATCCGTCGACGCAGTGTCTGTGAGGTCACCGAAGTGTCCCTGTACGCCCAGCATGTACCGCGGCCGAACGGGTTGATGGACTTGAGGATGGGCCGGGTGGACCGCCGGTTTCGCTGCGCCACCTGTGAACGGTCCATGGATGAGTGCGGCGGTCACCCAGGTCACATGGAACTGCCGGTCCCGTTGTACCACCCGCTGTTCATCAACGAGATCCTCAAAACCCTGCGCAGTGTCTGTTACCATTGCGGTTACCTGTTGGTCGCCCCGCCGTCTGAACCTCTGACCGTGGAAAACGACCGGAGCCGCAAGTTTCGCCAGAAGATTGATCGGATCCTGGCGACGACAGCCGAAAAGCCGTTGATGCGCTTCGGGCTGATTACGGCGGCGGCCAAGAACCAGGTCTGTCCTGAGTGTGGGGAGCGGAACCCGGCCTACCACAAGTACGTGGTCAACCGCTTCTTTGAGATCCGGGCCAGTTTCAACCAGCAGGCGTCACACCTGTTGTTGAGTTTTAAGACCCACCAGTTGGTCCGTCTGGTCCAGTGTCGCACCTTGGACAACAAGGTGACCCCGGTGTTGGACAACCTGGCCAAGGAAACTACGCCCGAACAGGCTTGGTTCTACTCGCACGCCCTGTTTCAGTGGTTCACCGACCGCCAGGCCAGTTGGTTGGTGTGGTTGGTGACCGACCAGGGCTACACCTCGACCCAACTCAAAACCCTGCAACACTACTTAAGGCAACAGGTCAGTGCCATGATGACTGACGACGCGTGGCTGGCCGAGGAGGAAAGTTGGCGTCAACTGCACGAAGACGAGGCGGACAGTTCTGCGGACGAGTATGAACCCGCCTCGGACAGCGAAGACGAAGAAGACTATGAGACCGACGAAAAGTCTGTGGAAGTCCAGGAACTCAGACAGGCCGACCCCCAGGAGGTCCGCCGCATGCTCCAGGTGCTGAGGTACCGTTCACAAGGAACCCTGGAACCGTTTTCCCAGGTCATAGCCTATGAGATCCTGGACAGTATCCGGGACGAACATTCCTGGATGTTGGGGAAGGATCCCCAGGTCTGCCACCCGCGGACGTTGATGCCCCGGGTGTTGAGTGTTCCGCCTCCAGCCATCCGTCCCTCGGTGAGCGCCTCGATGGGCTCCAAGGCCAAAGGCCAGAACGACCTGACGGTCAAACTGGTCGAGATTCTCAAGCAGAGCCAGGCCCTGCGCAAGGAACTCGCGACCTACAAGGAGGACGTGTTCCACCGCCCCGAACCGCTGCCGCGCAACGTGCAACGGGTGCTGGGGGCCCTTCAGTACCACTTTGCGACCTACGTGGACAACAAGATCTGCGGCATGGCACCGGCGACGAACCGGGGTGGGGCGCCCTTGATCGGAATCAGCCAGCGGATCGGCGGCAAAGGGAAACGTATCCGGGGCAACCTGTGCGGCAAACGGGTGGACTTTTCGGGGCGGACGGTGATTACGCCCGACCCTTGGCTCGACATGGAGGAAGTCGGGCTCCCCCAGGCCTTTGCCAAACGGTTGACCAGCGCCGTCGTTGTAGCCCCTTACAACCTGCAACATCTCCAAAAACTCGTCACCAATGGTGCCCAGGAAGTGGAAGGGGCCAACGCCGTCGTCACTGCCACCGGCCAACGGATCGCGATTCGCAACAAGACGCGGGAGGAACGCCTGGCCTTGGCCCGTCAACTCAAGTTTGGCTGGACGGTGGAGGCCCATTTGCGCAACGGAGAACGGGTGCTGTTCAACCGCCAACCGACCCTGCACAAACGTTCGATCATGGCCCACAAGGTGCGGATCATGCCAACCGGCAAGACGTTGCGCATGAACCCCTGCGTGGTCACCCCTTACAACGCCGACTTTGACGGCGACGAGATGAACGTCCACAAGCCCCAGAGTCTGCAGGCCGAGGCCGAAATGCGCACCATCATGGCCGTGGAAAATCTGTTGCTCGACGGGCAGAACAACAAGCCTGCGATGGGGGCTGTCCAGGACACGGTCACCGGCACGATGGTGTTGACCCGGCGCTACACGTTTGTCACCCGGCAACAGTTGATGCAACTGATGATGCAGATGGGGTTGGGCGAGGAGGCGTGGACGTTGCCCCTACCCTGCATCCTCAAACCGGAACCGCTGTGGTCGGGCAAGCAGGTCGTGAGTATGCTGCTCCCCCCGATCAACCTCACCAAACCCGTCCGCAACGCCGGACCGGACACGTCTCTGTTTGACGACGAAGAACGAGTCGTGGTCATCCGCCACGGACAGTTGTTGGCCGGCGCCCTGTGCAAACAGACGATCGGCACCGCCACCGGAGGCATCCTCCACGTCATTGCCAAAGACTTTAGCAGCCAGCGGGCCACCCGGCTGTTGAACGCCTTGCAGCGGGTGGTCAACACCTGGCTAACCTGGCGGGGGTTGAGCGTCGGGATCACTGATTGCCTGTCCAGCCCCGAGCAGAAACAGGCCATTGACCAGATCGTTGACGCGGCCAACGTCAAGATTGAGCAGATCACAACCCACATGGCCCAACACCCGACCCTGTCGGCCAAAGTCGGGGAAGCCGCCATCATGAAGGCCCTCAAACAAGTGCTGCAGTCCACCGGCCGCGTCATCCAAAGCAACCTGGACGACCGAAACAACATCTACCTGATGGGGGCGTCGGGCGGTAAGGGCAGCGCCATCAACATCAGTCAGATCCGGTCCTGCATCGGCCAGCAATCTCTGAACGGCAGTCGCATCAAGCCCAAGTCGGGAAAGCGGACGTTGACTTGTTTTCCGCCCAACGACCCGTCGCCAGCCTCCTGCGGGTTTGTCAAGAACTCGTACCTCAAAGGGGTTAACCCCGCCGAGTTCTTTTACCACGCGATGGGGGGCCGCGAAGGCCTGGTCGACACAGCGGTTAAGTCGGTCACTGGCGACACACCAATCGTGGTTGTGGACCAGGGACGCCCCAAACGGGTCAAGATTGGCCAGTGGATCGACCAACATCTGGCTGAACGGAAGACGGATATCCAACACTTTCCGGACCAGGCCAGGATGGAGTTGTTGGCGGTGAACGACGTCCAGATTCCGACCGTGGACCAACATGGGAAGGTTACCTGGGGCCAAGTCACCGCCGTCACCCGCCACGATCCCAGCGAAACTCTGCACAAAGTTACGACCCAAAGTGGCCGGCAAGTCACCGTGGTGGAGTCGAAATCCCTGCTGGTCTACGACGAGAAGACCAACCGGTTAGCCGAGACCCACACCCTGGACCTCCGAATCGGCGACGCGCTGCCTACGACCATTGTCTACCCACAAGTCAAGACGTCTACCTGCCTTGATGTATCAAGATATTTACCCAAGACCCAATTTTTGTATGGCACCGACTTTCGCAAAGCAATCTCTATCATGCCTGCAAAGCAAGTACCTGGAGGATGGTGGAATGACAACAACGGGTCGACATTCACTTTGCCCTACAACAGATCTGCTATGCTGAGGCGCTGTCTCAATCGATCTAACATATCCAACGTCAAGTCTGGGATGGTGTGCTGCTACGGAGGAAGGCGCAACAGCACTGTTATGAGCGAGAGACTGGTGCTCGATGAATCGTTTGGATTTATCGTCGGTTTGTATCTTGCAGAAGGAGATGCAAATCGCGCTTCTGGCTTCCTGAGATTCTCCAACAACGAACCAGCCATTTTGCACAAGGTGGAAGCCTTTTTCGACCAACACAACATCAAGCATCAAACAAGCGCGACCACTCGCGGCTCATGGACCAGCACTTCGATTCGTGGTTTCTCAGCCCTTTGGGCAGAGTTGTTTATCAGGATGATGGGGACAGGGGCGGCCAACAAGAAAATCCCCGATGAATGCTACACTGCGCCTTCCTCTTTTCTGGTGGGTGTGTTGGATGGGTACATTTCTGGAGACGGACATGTCGGCAAAACCGCAATTGAAACATCATCGGCTTCAAGCATATTGAGCGAGGGTATCACCTGGATCCTCAACCGCTTTGGTATATTCGCAAAACGAAGTGTGGTCAGCACTGAAGGACTACCGGCCCATCGTCTTTCCATCAGAGCCCAATGGGCGCGTATTTTCAAGGTCGTCGTGAAGTTAAGCCACCCAGACAAGACAGCGGCTTTGGAAAAGATGGCGCCAAGCCGACATCATCGTAACTTTCGGGAATTTCAAGATGTGGTCCTGGACAAGGTGGTCAAGATTGAGAAACTCCAGGCCAAGGCGGGTCAGAAGGTCTATGATTTGACGGTTCCGAGCACCTTGAACTTTGGCCTGGCCAACGGGCTGCAGGTCAGAGACACGGCAGACACAGGATATCTGCACCGCCGCATGGCCAAGATGTTGGAACAGTTGATGGTGTCTCAGGACCGCACCCTGCGCAACGCCACGGGTCAAATCGTGGCGCCGTGTTTTGGCGTGGACGCTGTTGATCCGTGTATGTTGGAACCCTGCAACATTCCCTGTATCATGTGGTCAGCCAACAAGATTCGCCAAGTCTATGGACCGGGAGACGTGTCGACAAGTCCAGCGTGGACACAGCACCTGGACCAAATTGTAGGGTGTGTGGCCGAACTGAGACAGGCTGGCTACTCGCTGACCACCCGGGTGGTGGAAACTCGGGTGTTTACCCCTGTCCAAGTGAGGCGGATCTACCGCAACCTGACGCACAACCCGACCCGCCGGCCACCGTCCCAGGTCGTAAGCCCGACCGAAGCCCACCAGGCCTTAAACGCCACGCTGGCCAAACTCCAGCAAGTAGGGTTAGGGCTCCATTCTTTGAGCGGGTTTCGCATCGTGTTGTTGACCCACCTGGGTCTCAAGAAGACGTGTATAACCCAACCCCTATCCCCCGAAGAACTCCACCAAATTCTGGCCGAGATCGAAGACCGTTGGTTCCAGGCGTTGGTCTGTCCAGGTCACATGGCCGGCGCCCTGGCCGCCGAGTCGATTGGCCAAACCTCTACCCAACTGACTTTGAACAGTTTCCACACTTCGGGGATCACCAACGTGCAGGTTACCCAGGGCGTGCCCCGGCTAAGGGAAGTGATTGACAACACCAAGGCCATGAAGACCCCGTCTGCGACGATCGTCCTGAAACCCCCGTTCTGCCGAGACCAACAAGTCGCCCAAAACCTGGCCAACACCATTCAGTTTCTCAACCTGAGGTACCTGGTCAAGGACGTGGTCCCCTTTTACGAGCCCGACTGGCGGACCTCGACCCAAGACCCCGAAATGATGGACCTGTACCGTCGCTTCCCCCACGCCCCGATGCCGGACACCCACTGGCCGGTGCGGTTGACCTTGCGACGTCCCCGGCTGTTAAAGCGCGGCCTCACTCCCCAAAGCGTCGGTATGCAGTTGCAACGCTACCTCGGTCGTTGCGGGTTGGTCCTGTGGTCTCCGCCGGTGGCTGACGTCTGGGTGCTGCGGCTCTACTTGGGCTCAATGTCGACGCTGGTGTGGAACCTCGGGTTGGACCGCAAGACGACCCGGTCTTTGGAATCGCAGATCGTCCGTCACCTGACCTACGAGTTGTTGAACAAGGTCCGGCTGGCCGGGGTGACCGGAGTCACCGGCGTCAGTCTGCGCGAAGAGATGGCCCATACGCAGTACAAAGACGTCGCTCACCCTGTGGAACCCCAAGTCGAGTGGTTGATCGACACCCAGGGCACCAACCTGCTGGACCTCTGGTGTTTGGACTTTGTTGACTGGCGCCACACCTGCAGCAACAACCTCATCGAGGCCTACCAGTTGCTCGGGGTCGAAGCGGTCACCCACTTGATTTTCAGCGAGATTCGCAAGGTGCTGGCGTCTGGGTCCTACGTCCACCCGGTGCACCTCTTGTTGCTGGCCGACAACATGACGTTTCGCGGGTTCGTGGTCGCGATGTCCCGCCACGGCCTCAAGAAGACCAACACCGGCGTGATGACCCGGGCCTCGTTTGAAGAGTCGATGACGATGTTGAAACTGGCCGCCGCCTTTGGCGAGGTCGACCGGATGGCCGGCGTCACCGAGAAGGTCATGGTCGGCAACTTTGTCCGGATGGGCGGCCGGGTCTGCGACGTGTTGACCGAAGCCGCCTACGCCGAGCAACTTGAGCAAGTCAAGTACGGGCAGCCGGTCAAGACCCTGCAGGAAACCCACCGGGTCGTCCGCAGCCGGTTAACCGAGTGGTACCACGAGCACCAGGAGGAAGCCACCCACATTTACGTGCCGGACCGGCCGCCAAGCCCTTCGGCGGAACCCGGGCATGACCCCGCGGACACGGCCAAGCCGACCCTGACAGCCTGGACCGTGGACCCCCAGGAAGCACTGGCCGCCTTCAGTTCCGTAAGTCGGGAGACTTTGGCCAGTCGACCAGTGTTTTACGCCCCGTTGAGTCCTGTGCACGAACCAAACCGCCTCAAGTTTACCCCGCTGCAACCTCGGTTTTACTGCCCAGCCAGTCCGGATCTTCGGCCTTTGCCGGAGGAACAGTATACGCCAAACCCTAAACCGGCCAGACCGCTGAATCGTATCCTCCAGCGCCTATTGAAACCTATGTCCAGACCGGGTTTGGCGAATTCGCGGCAAGCCGAGAACACTGCAACCTGAATTTATGTATGTGCCCTGGGACCATCCCTGGCAAAAATAAACTTTGCCAACCCTGATAAATCAGAGCCCGCTGCGTTGTAGGTCTGCTGAAATGTCTGTCAACGGAATCGCTTTGAACGCCGGGGTGTCCCCGCCTCGCACCTGCCGGGTGACGATGGATTTTCCGATCCGCCAGGCTTGTCCTGGTCGGGCGAGCATGGGCGCCGGAGAGTACATTACCCCACCTGGGGTTCGTTACCAGACCGGGGGCATGTCGATCACCAACTTCAACGTCGGCCTCCGTCTCCCCCAACGCCGCACGTTTCTGGGCCCTGAGTACTTCAACGGCGGCTGCGTGCCTGAAAACTGCAAAGACGCCAAGCAGTGCCCGGCCGGCCGTCGCTCCACTTCGACCAAGGCCACGAACCAAATGTTCGAGGCGGCCTTTGGTTCTCCGATGGAGTTCACGGGCAACGACGCCCCGCCCCAATGTTTCGGCGGCGTCTGCTCCAGTTACAACAGCACGTTGGGTTGGGAAGCCACGCCCAGTGGCCAATTGGCCTGGCAAACCAACCAGCCTGGGGTGAGTTGTTCGTAAACCTTGATAAACCAGAGCACCAATGGATTTGACCGATCTTACGTGGCCGTTGGGGGACGCCAAAGGGCAGAAGGCGCAACAGGCCTGCGTCGAAAAGGATATCCACAAGGTGCAAGAGATTGCGCTGTTGTATGGCTTTGACTTGCCTTATGAGGCCCAGGTTCGCAAGTATTTAGTGTGGTTGAGGTACCATCGCCCGGTGTGTCAGGCCTGTCGAAAGGAAACAACCCAACTGCGACGCTGTACCCGCTGTTGGCTAGGAACCTACTGCAGCAAAGCCTGCCAACGACGCCACTGGACCCAGCACAAACAGCGCTGTTGTCAGCCAGACGGCCCTGAGGCCACTGGCGTGTATGCGTTAGGCTCTGTTGGAGGCTCTGGGGCAGGTTCTTGGTCCCTGTTGCGTCAGGCGACCAGTCATAATTGATGTATTGGTGGGTTTGGCGGTTCGCCGATAAATCAGCAAACCTCCGTGGGTCATTGCCCCAAGCGTTTCAGACAAACCCGCAGCATGCCGACGACCCGATGTGGTTAGACCAGGTTCGCTATTTTTGCTTTTCCGGGGGCGGCCTCCGGGGTTTGGCCTTTGTCGGCGTCTACCGGTTTCTGGAGCACCTGTTCCGGCAACGCAACAAGAACCTGTTAGTGGAAGCAGAAGGTTTCGCAGGAGCGTCAGCCGGGGCCTTTTTTGCCACCCTGCTGACTTTGGGGTGTACGGTCGACGAAGCCGAAGCGCACATGTTGGCCGCGCCGTTCGAGACGTTGGTGAATCACATGAGTTTGCTGTCGGTGATGCAGTCCTGGGGCGTAGTGCCTCACGACTTTCTTGCGCAGTACATTCGCCAAGTCATTGAGACCCAGGGCTACGACCCCCAGATTACCTTTTCCGACCTACATCACCAGACAGGCAAACACCTGGTGTTGAGTGTGGCCCGGTTGGACGACGCGACCGTGCACTACGCGGACCACCTGACGTTTCCCCACACCCCGGTCTGGCAGATGTTGACCGCCTCGATGGGGATTCCGCTGTTGTTTACCCCGGTCCAGATTGACGGGGTGTGTTACGTAGACGGAGGTCTGTTGGACAACCTGCCGATGGTCTTCCCCGTGGACCAAAGCGCCGGGTTTCTGCTGACCCGCCCTCGGCGCGCCCGCATCCCCAACTTCAAGGCCTACGTGTTGGCCGTGCTGTACATCTGCCTGGATTTCCTGGAAAAGAAGGCGCTCCACCGGTTACCACTGGCCCACCGTCACCGGGTCATCCGCATCAACACCGGCCGGTTTCAAAGTTTGGACGTGACCTTGACGCCCCGGGACAAACAGACCCTGATTACCTTGGGCCAGACCGAAATGACCCGGCAGTTTCGGGGCCTAATGCTCAAGGACGTGGTGTGTCTGTTGTGGTGGTGCCGCTTTTTGCAACAGGTGCAGCAGGGTTTGTGATCGCAAATCGGCCGAGTCTCGTTAAAAAGTTTTATCCACGAACCTTTTTGCCCTTTTGGAGGACGAACCCAGTGACCATAGCCCCAATGGCCAGTACAAACAGCACGATGACGCCGATCAACAGGCCTGTGCAGGTCTTTTGCTTGGAAGACGTCGTGGTGGTCTGTTGTTGAATGTACTGCTTGTGCGCCATGAGTTGGGATTGGGACCGGTTGAGTTGACCGTGGAGGTCCTTGATCAGCGCTTGCATGTAGGCAATGGTTCGGGTGTTGTTGGCGGCGCCGTTGGCGCTGCGCGGCGGGGCTTGTTGTGGTCCAGGTCCGACAGGCCCCAGCATTTTGGGGGCGTTTTCCAGGTGAGGGTGTTCTTGTCTCGGGTTCTGGGACATTGGATGCACCGGCGGGACCGCCCGCGCACTGACTCCTTCTGGCCCAGGTCGTCGGTGTTGATTTCCTAAGGCCGTGGTTTGTCGGTCCGCCGATGAATCAGCGAACCTACCAGGGCTGTTGTGCAACGAAAACCCGGCAGACGCGGCCTTGCCCAACGCCACGTTACGGGCTGGTTCGCTGGCGTTTCCCCACGCGCCGTCCAAAAAAGAATACATTTGCGACGAGCCCAGAGTTTAGTCAGCAACGGTGGAAAATATCGTTTATGCAGGGTTTTTAGGTCTGGGTTGGGTCCTCAGGTTCTGGGCCTTCCGGCAACTCATCGGTGTCTTCGATGGTCGGGAGGTTGACGACCGGGTCTCGAGGCTCTCGCGGGCCCAAGTGGGGTTGTTCGCGAATGCTGGGAGGTGGGGGCAGGTTCAAGGTCTGTTGGGACTCTACGGCCTCCTCGGGCTCCTCCAGTTCCTGTTCAACTTCAGGCGGTTCTTCTGGGATTGGAGTGATGCCTAACGTCGGGGGCGTTTTCTTCTTCTCCTCCTGACGCTTCAGTTCGGTGCGTTGTTGATGCTGGTGTTGAGCCGCCAGCAACTGCGCCTTTTCGGCGGCCAGTTCTTCCTCCGTGGGCTGGTAAAAGTCGGGGACCCGCATGTCTACGTGACCGGGGCCGCCCGCCGGGGCAAACGCCGGAAACTCTGGGCGAGTCTGGTGAACTTGATGGACCTGGCCCACGGATGGCGCCGGCCGGCTGATCGGTGGGGGTACAAACCCCGGGTTGAAGGGCATAGCCGACGCGCGGGAAGGGGGAGGGCGCTGCGGCGGGGGTTCGGGCATCGGGTCAACCGGACGTTGGGTTTCCACTGCAGCCTGCTGTCGGTTGTCGTTCTGGTAGTGTTTCTTGCCAAACCCTTTGAACCCGGCCTGGATCACGCCGGTTACCAGGGCCCCGCCGACCAACAGCAACAAGTCGACGATAGGCGACCGAGGCCCCTTCCGCCAGTACTTGCGGTAGAGCCTCAACATAATGTGCTCCAACTTGGCCTTGTTGGCCTGCACCGTGTTGACCGCCCAATCTTTTGGCAGCGGGACAAACGGACCTCGCTCTCGGTTCTGGTCTTCCAAGGTCTTGAGGATGCCCTGAAACGCCATCATCATCAAGGCCACCGCCACGTCCGCGTCCTTCTTCTGTTGCTGCATTTTGAGTTCCCCTTGCATCAACGGCAGCGGGTCGTCGTAGGTGTACTTCTTGGTCAGCGCCGCGCCCTTCTCTTCCAACGCCTTCAACGAGATTAGACACTGCTGTTTCTTGATCATTTCGTCGACGGGGCTGAGTTGCATGGCTGGCAAGTCAGGTCCGTTAACTTCCGCCAGGCGTTGGGCGTGGTTAGGCATCAGCGGGGGCATAACCGGCCGAACGGACCCGGCAGGTCCAACGGGTTGACCCGGTTGGGGTAGCGGCGAAGGTGGCGTCAACCGGAATTGAGGTCTGGGGGGCGCAAGGACTGGCGCCGCCGACGCCACCCGGTCCGACTCGTAGAGCCGAAATCTTTGTTGTGGTGGTCGTCGACTTGGCTGAGGCGGTTGTTGCTGAGTATGTTGGTGTTGCTGCTGACGCTGCTGCAAAACATTGGCCACCGATTGGTTGAAGGTGGAGGTTCTGGGTGGACCTGGGTTCTCGACTTGCCGTTGGCCCAATGTCGGTTGCGGAACCGGTTGTTGAGTCACCGGTCCCTGTTGAATGATCTGCTGTCTTCGGTGATACTCGGACAGGTCAGGCTGGGCTCGGACGGTCAAGTTCAACCCCATCGGCGGTTGTTGCACCGGTGGCATCTGCGCCCGCGGCCGAGTGGTCGGTTCTGGGGGCACTTGGTCATGCCCCTGGGTCTCTTTCTCCAGGTCTACCTTTTTGGGGTTGGCGCACCTCTGAAAGATAGCCAGGTCTGTGGCACTCGCTAACTGACTGGCAGACATGACCGAGCGACAACGGACAACCGCTCTCTGATTTATCGGTGAACCCGACAACCTTCAGGGTTCTCGGCTTGCCGAGAATTACGCCAACCTAGACGCGACAATACAGACAGTGTATTCAAACCCAGTGACCGTTGACGTAGCGTTTGGTCGGGGGCAACAGAAAGATCGCGACCATGTCGGCCAAGGTTAGGTCGGGGTTGTTGCCCATCGTGCGGTCCTTGGCCAGCGCTTCAAACAGGTGTTTGCGGGCCCGAAAACGGCGAACCGTGTCTTCGGGGTAGGCGGCCGCGATGTAGTAGTGGGTTTGGTCAGGGTTGAAGGAAGTGCGCCCGCCTTGCCGTTGCTTCGCGGCGTATTTGCGGCGGTTCTCCTGGACCTTCTGGCGAGTCGCGGCCGGCCCGTCCACTCGTCCGACCGTGGCGTGGGACCCCCACTTGCAGATCCGGACGTTGGCCGCCGGGTCGGTCGACTTGACGTACCGCCAGTCCCCGCCCCACTCCCCGTTCTTGACCAACGACAGCAGTTTGGACTCCCGGCGAGGCACGCCGCGGCCCTGGCGGTCGTACTTGGCCTGCCAAATCTGAAACACCGTGTGCACCTTGTGCGGTTTGCCGTCCAGCGTATATAGGTTGGACGGCACGTCCCGGTCCAGCACGAGGTGCATGTGGCGGGCCACCTTGCTTTGGGTCGTCGGACGGCGAAAGGTGTTGCCCAGAATCATCACCACGGTGTCCCCCAACTCGGCCGCGTGGTTCACAAAGTCCAGGGCAATGTTCTTGCTGCGCCCGGCGTCACGGGGTTGGCTGTAAGGCGGGTTGCCGATGACGACGATTTGCGATTTGGGAACCTGGTGCAGCCCCAAGTCTCGGGCCGTCAGAGACAGAAACCCGCCGCGGTTCAGGTCAGTCAACACAAAGCCGTGTTTCCTGACCAGTGCCGGGTCGACTTCAACCCCGACCCGGCGTCCTGCCGGCAACGCGTCGAAAAACGCAGCGTCTCCGGCAGACGGTTCCACAAACATCGGGTTGCGGACACCCTGTTTGGCCAACCACTGTTGCGTCATCTGCACCAGTTTCGCAGCAGCGCGCCGGTTCGTAAAGAACTGACTCAACCGCCTGGCCTGGGTCATCCCCAGATTGTCTTTATGCAGCCCCAGCATTTCAACGAATTCCCGGGCTCAGAACACTTTGCTTATACCTGGGGCGACTGGACCCACGACCCGGCCGCCAGGATTTGTCGGGCCTTTTGCCGGATGGCTTCGGGGGTCGTGCCTTTGCTGGTGCTCAAGGTTTCGAGCAGGTCTTGAAGAGAACAGGCCGTGGCACTGTCCGTGGCACTCACCAAACCCTCCGGACAGAGACGCCAGGGGTGTAACTGCCATAGACCGTCCTCAGTCTCAAACGCCAACTGGGTCAACAGGTCAGGCACAGGCAATGAATCTGACAGACGCAAGGTCCAGTCCGCAGTGGTGGCCCCAGCCGACAACAACGCCATCGCCAACTGAAAGGTCGGCGACTTGGTCTGGGGGTGTAGCGTCGACCGAGAGGCGACAAACTGCTGCGTGGCCCAGAGTTCATAGGACTGGTTACCCTTGGTGACCTCCCGTGCCCAATCCAGACACAACCTAGCCAACAGAACCGCAGTGTGTTGGTTCAGCCACGGGGTCTGTTGGTGAACATGAGGCTGGGCTGAGACCGTCACGCTGGGCGCGGCAGGCACTGAAGCCACGGCAGTGTGTGCCGGCAACACGCATCTCCGCCCCGTCCCGTAGTTCTTGGTCTTAACGCCTTTCAGCGCCGGGTTCGGCGCGGTAGTGACCTGCTGCTGGGCTCGAATGTCTTTGCTCACCAGCCGAACAGCCAGGTTGTAATTGACCGGCGGCGTGGCCGCGGCGTTGACAAACCGGTAGGTCTTGCGGGCGTCCTGCAGCGTCACGTACTGCGGTTGTCCGTTCGGGTCGCCAACCTGGATGAACCACTGTTTGAAGCCGTTGCTCTCGGGGACCGGCCGGACGTAGCGGCAACTCGTGGTAAACTTTTTGAACCCTTTGCCGTTGAAGCGAGCGGGCCAGGACGGGTGTGAGGCCAACCGGTGCCAGTAGTCGGTCTTGTCGACATAGTCTAGGGTGGCCGTTAGCGGGTGGCCGTTGCACAGGTAGCGAAACACGATCGGGCACGGCAAATGGATGTCGGCCCCGTTAACCGTCCCCGCCTTCTCCTGCGCCAAACACTCCTCCAGTGTATGCTGATTGGCCCTCTCCAAGATACTTAGCCAGTTGACAGACGACATTGCACAGTGCAAACGAAGTTTTGTGCCCTTAAACGTTCGAGCCATCCAAGGTTTGAGTTGGTCCAAACACTTGACCACGTTCGTACCCACACCACTGGGTTGTTAGACGGCTCGAGTCTGGGCGTTTTTAGTCAAAGATGGAGGCCCTCAACATCCCCGACGCTGTCAAGATCGCCCTGCAATTCCTGGAAGCATCCAAGCAGATGATTTCCGGGTTGCGGTGGGTGTTTCCAGAGTGTCCAGACGTCAAGAGTTGCGACGGTGATCTGCAAGCGATGTTGAAGGTGTTGACGCCTGAGCAGGCGGGGACCGTGCTGGTCAAGAAGTGGAGCAAAGAGATGCACCCGTTTTACGAGGCTTTTAGTCGGCGGGACATTGACGCCCTGCGCCAACACCCGCCACCGTTTGTCGCCGACCTCAAGATGATTGACAAGTGGGACGACCCCAGTTTATCGCAGCAATCCAAGGACCGGATTCTGGACGGGATTTGCTATATGAACACTTTGTCCCAGGACCATCGCACCTTGGTGTTGGAGGCGAGGGCCAAAAAAACGGACCCTGGTAGTCCGGTCGGCGCCAACGCTGCCGCACCTGTCCACCCCGAAGTCAAGACCGAAGACGGCCCCGCCAACGCCGCGCTGCAAAACATGGTGCAACACCTGCCCCACCTCGGGTCCATCGACAACATCGAAACCGTGGAACCGACCGATCTTTTCCGAATGTCCCAACAAGCCGCGGGGATGATGAGCCCCGAGGTCCTGCAACAAGCCCTGTCGCCGGCCAACATCCAAAACATCAAACAGATGATGCAGGACGACTCCATCCCAGCGGCGCTCAAGGCGCAGATGTCGTTTGCCGTCAACATGATGGACACCCCGATCATGCAGCAACTGCTCCAGGACCCTCAGGCTGTCAAAATGATGCAACAGTCGGCTAGTCAGGTCGACATCAATCAGGTGACGGGCATGATTGCCGACCCTAGCCTGACTGGCCAGATGTTGAGTATGTTGGGAGGCGGTCAGGAGCAGAAACAAGACCAATAAAATCAGCCGTCGTGGCTTGGCAAACACTGACCCCACGAAACAAAGCACCAAAACAAAGAACGCGGGTTATCGCGTATTTTTTGCGAGACCTCCACAAATGCAGGGGCAACAAGCGTACTCGGCTGCCATTTACAACACGACGTACGCCGGGACGTCGACTCAGTCCGGGGGAGGGACAGCCAGGGTACCTGTTGGCCGAACTGGCGCACCGGTGGACGTCAAGAGAGGGTCTGGGCCGAACAAGCCTAGTTGGACCCCGGAACAACTGGCCTGGTTGAAGCAGCATCCTTCAGGGCATCTGCCGGCCCCGTGTCAAAACCACCAAAAACAGTGGGTTGACGAATTTGCGGCAAGCCACAAACACTGCCAGGGCGACTGCGACGTGACGCCTGTTGGTGGTTTGGCGTATTCACGGCAAGCCGAGAACACCCAGCCGCGGTACAAGTCGTTGGCCAAACTGGCTGACCAGGTGTCGAGCGAACTGAGGACCCGGCCGCCGAACTCCAAGGCTCTGGAACCTCCTTGTTGCCCCAATCCACCCAACTGTTCAGAGCGCGTCGGTTGGCAGGCCAGGTTCAAAGGCTGCCAAACCACCTTTGACGACCGGGGAACCACCTGTGAAGTGGCGCCCCGGGGTGCTCGCTACTGGGTAGCCGACCTGGATCCGCTCATTATGGAACGAAGCCGCATCGCTGGCGCCCAGTGGAACCCGTATGAACACATGCGGGCCCGCCAGATGTGGGTGCAGTTTGCTATGGCCGACAAACGCAAAGACACCGACCCTTACACCAAGTTGGTGCCAAACCTGGACCAAACGTTTTGCCAACAACAGGCTCAGAACGGTCCACCTCGGTACACTACGTTCTAGGGGGTGAAAAAGTCTTCTGCTTTCTGGCAGCCTTCACCTAAATAAACCAACAACACTCATCCAGACTCATCCAGACTCATCCAGACTGATCCAGACTGATCTTAGCCCGACCTAACAATGAATCTGCCAGACGCAGCCGCGGTGGACACAATGTCTTTGGAGGCTATGACCTACTACTTCTCCCCCTGGCAGATCGCCGTGTGGACCCAACGGTTTACCACACGTTTGACCAAGACCAAAGCCCCGCTGGAAGGCGTCGACGACTTGTTGACCACCCGCGTCCGCGCCCAACTCCACCGCCTGGTGAGGCGCCACCACAACCAAGTGAAGTACTCGCGCGCCTACTACCAGCGCAACAAACAGCGCATTCTCAAGTATAACAGCGACAGGTATTATCAACAAGCACACAAGTCAGCGACGCCAAGCCTCACACCCCCAACTGAGTCAACCGAGTCATGACGGAAGAGTTGCAAACCACGCTGATGGAACTGGCCCGCTGTATGGTCCAAGAACAGGACAAGTGGACTCGTCACCTAACACGCCAAATCGCTCTGTTGGAACAGCGGGAACAAAAGTTGGACGAAAGACAGCGCAAAGTTGACCAACAGATCGCCAACCTGTTGGCTCGGCAAAATGAACTGATGGAACGACAACAGCAGGCCCATTATCGCCGTCAGCAACAGCGTCGGCCGCGCCATCGGCCTGCTCAGTCAGGTCATTCCGGACCTGGGAGATTTACTCCGAACCAGTGTTCTCGGCTTGCCGTGAATACGCCAAACCAGTCTTATAGACCCCACGGACCTGATAGGCATTCGGGGTCTGCTGGCCCTGCCTCTGGACAGTTTGGGTTTGTTCACCCCGAACGGCAGCAGCAAATGCAAGCCCAGTACGAACGCTACGACCAACGGCCGCTCCGAGGCGGTGGGCCGGCGTCTGTCAGAACATCGGCTCAGTCGGATGTGCTGTTCACCGTCAAGCCTAGTGCCGCCAGTGAAGCGCCGCCCGCAGAGTATGACCCTTGCGCACCGAACGTGGCTGGGCTGGATGCCCTGGATGGCCTGGCATGCCCCAACAGCCCGACCTATCAGCCGACGCACTGGGATGACCCACCACAGCCGGAAAGACGACCACCAAGTCCTGTGTATTGTCCGCCGGACAGCCCAACGGTTGCAACAGGTCCACCAAGTCCAGACATTGACTTTGCTGCACTGGAACAGGCTCTTCAGGAGTCACAACCAACCCAGACTCCTGCCCCCGTTGCGCATACGCCCCTGTCGTAATTTCAACGAGATTCCTGGAAAGCCGAGAATACTGGTTGTGGCTTGTCACAAATACACCAACCATACACAGTAAAACTTGGGTACTCGGCAACCCATAGTGTTTGTGACTTGTCGCAAATACGCCAACCCATGCCTCGTGGTCGCAGTCGAAGCAGAAGTCGTTCCCGCGGAGGACGCGGCAGATCTCGATCTTGGGGGCGAGGGCGGCACTACCGGCGGCACTGGCACCGGCGAGGGCCCCGGACGGTGTATGTGGGCGGGTACGGGTACCCTTACTACGGCGGCTATGGCTGGCCGGTCTACACGACCTTTCCCTCGGCGGCCTATGGGTGGGGTGCCCCTTACAACCCGATTCTGTCCCAATACGGATCCTGTGACTGCAGCGGAAATGACTACGTGACCCGCAACGACTGCAACCAGGGAGTACCCGTCTGTGTGAACGGCAATTGCACCTGCTACAACACGGCCAGTCAAACGTCGGGCTGTTTCAACCAACGCGGGGCGACGTGCGGTCGATAAGGGGCCCTCAAGGAATAAACATGGTGTCTGCTACGCAGTATGTGGATTCGCTGAAACAACTGGCCAAGGTGGCTCAGGCCGTCAAAAAGCGACGGACCAACGCCTTAAACTTGCGTCGGCTCAAGTCGGCTCACGCCGCGGCCCAGGAGAGCCCGCAGGCTTTGGACAAGGCACAGAGGCTCTGGCAGTCATTTGTCCGGGACGTTGGGGTGGCGACCGGCCAGGACCCCGAAATTGCGAAAGGCGTTGCTGCCCAGGCTCTGATGGCGGCCGACCCCCAGTTTCTGATGAATGTCTATTCGCTGGCTGTCGGAGACCGGCCTGTGGCACCGTTGCCTCGGCGGCGTTTCGACGCGATGGTGCAGGCTTTGCTACACCGGGCCGAATTGGACCGGTTGAAAGGGTACGGCGTCAACGTCTGGCCTGCGCTGGTCGGGTTAGAAGGCTGGTCGAACCGGCAGATCAAGGACACCATCGACTGGCACCGGGCCAGACGGGCCCAATGAGGTTCACCGATAACCCAGACTTGGTTTTGGCGTGTTTGTGGCTTGCCGCAAACACCCTCGGTACGCGGATAAACAAACTCAACCCTCGGCTTGCAATGTTTGCCAACCTGTTTGGCTGGTGGTTTCAGCCCGGGCCGGAAGAAGAAGACAAGAAAGTTGAGGCCCAGGATTTGAGGCTGTTGACCCAGCCGAGAAGGGACTGGGGGCCGACCACGATCCAAGAGGCTTGGGAACAAGACCCAGTCCGAACCCTCCAACAAGTCCTCTACATCGGCCATGCCCAGGGGTTTCACGACCCGGTCTGGATGTGTCAAGTGCTGAACCAAATCTATGCTTTACCGAACGGGCGCCAGGCCTACACCCAGGTACTGCCGACCGTGGCCCAGCACATCGACTGGGCTAGCATGATGCACATGGAAGGCGGCCTCAAGGTCATAGCCGACCAACTCGAGCAGGACAAGGGCAATTTGGAGCAACACCCAGCCGAGGTGTCAGCCGCTGCTACCGTCTGTCCCAGCGAAAACAAGGCGTTTCACCGTAAGCATCCGGACCGAATGCACGCACTGCTCAAGCACTTGGGGCTAACGGCTGACGCCGCCGGCTTTGAAGCCTATCGCCAACAGTATCTGGTTCCGTTGAGAGCCTGTTGGAGGCAGCGGAGTCAACAGGGTCCGACGATACAAATGCTGGAGTATCAAGTCGTGGATCACCCAGAGCAGACCCCCGACTTGGCCATTGTGCTCAGTTCCAGCCGCCCGGAAATGAGACAGTTGGCGATTGCACTGGCCAACCGGGCTCAACAGGAACAATTGCGAGGGCTATGTCTGCTGAACTCTCCGTTGATGGGTTGGTGTCGCACGACCCGGGAAACCCAAATGGCCCAGGCGACGTTTGCCAAGGAGATTCCGTTCTGTCAAATCCAATGTCTGCTGCAGGAGAGAGTCAAGACTTTGCCTCGCACCGTGGTGGTGTTAGGAAGTGGGCCCTGTGTGAACACCGCCGCCGTGGACCTCGAGAATGGCGACATTGACTGGATCGTCTGGGACGGGTCGGAACGGAGCCTTCAGGTGGTTGAACAGACTGAACGTCTCACCTTTGTCACCGGCTTGAGTGCCGCCTGGCGCCAGGTCGTGGTCGAGAGTCTGTTAACGGAGCAGCCGTTGGACCAAGTCAGTCTGGTCCAAACCGCCACTGACAGGTTGGAACTAAAGCAATAAACTCGTCAACATGGCTGGTGTATTTCGCGATTCACGGGTCAACAACCAGGTCGTGACCAAACGTTACAGCGTCGGAGACACGTTGACAACCCAGACTTTGGACGCCAATGTTGTCGAGGCGCAACAAGCCAAGACCAGAGATCTGTTTGTGGATCCCGGTTCTGGCCAACCAATCCAGGTGAACGACTTGGTTGTGGCCGACCTCAACGTCGACCAACTGGTGGCAGAGACGATCACGGCCGACACCCTAAAAACCGAAGAGGTGGAAAACTTGATGGTAACAACCCTAACCGCCGACACCGTAACCGCCACGACCGTAACCGCCACCGACTACACGACCGATAACGTGGCCGTCAGTACTACCTTGACCGCCCCCAATGTCATCAACCTGGTGCCCACTGCAGTGCAGGACCTGAACGTGGCGGGTGTAACCGTAATCCCCTGGCCGGCTGGGACCGTATCTGCCCAGATTCAGGTGGTAGGGGGAGGAGGCGGGGGAGGAGGCCCAACTACCCCCGCCATCAGTTCGTCCGGCGGGGGCGGCAGCAGCGGGTACGCTCTGTTCACCTTGTCCCCGGCCCAGATTGCCGCGTACACCGGGTTAACGATTGATGTCGGGACAGCCGGCGCGGCGGGAGCCGACAACGCCGACGGGTCCGACGGGGGCACGACCACGGTGACCTTAAACGGCAGTCCCTCTTTGGTCGTGTGCAGTTGCCCCGGCGGCAGCGGCGGCCTGATCGGTTCCAATGACGGTGTCGGCGGTGACGGGGGCGCTACCCCGACCCTCACTCAAGTCGTCGGCCAAGTTGAACCCGGCAGACCTGGTCAAAACGCCTGGATTAACCTAGGGTCTGTGGCCAACAACAGCAACGGCGGTATGGGCGGCGACAGCCGGCTCGGCAGCGGAGGAGACGGGGGTTCCGACGGTGGGCCTCCTGTGGACGCCCGCGCCGGGGTTGGTGGCGGCGGGGGCGGCGGAGGCGCCACCGACAACGGCAAACGCTTGGCCGCGGCAGGCGGCCCCGGGCGGTGTATCATTGTGTGGTATGGTGGGTTTTAGGTCAACAGCAATAAATCCTCGTCATGACGACCGTTCGCGACAACCGAGTCTTCAACCAGGAGGTACGGCAAGACTTGACCTGTCGAGGGACATTAACCGTGCCAAACCTGGTGTCCCAGGTAGCGGTGGTTGATGTTTTGACAGGTGCCGACATAACCACGGAATCGCTGGAAGGCGATGTTGCAGCCAACACCTTAACGGCTGACCAGGTAACGGCGCTAGGAGTCACGGCCGACACGGTGACGGTCGACAACCTGGACTTGGAGAATCCCCTCAGTGCGTTAACCGTGACCGACACCGCCACCGCCAATACCACCACGACCACTGACCTGACGGTGACCAACCTGACGATCAACAACACCTGGACTTTTGGGACCCCGGTCGTGGTTAACCCGGTGGTGTTAAGTGTCACCGACGTGACGGCCAGCGGCGTGACCGTTGTCCCTTGGCCAGCCGATGCGGTGTTGGCCCAGGTAGAGGCCACAGGTGGCGGCGGAGGCGGAGGCGGCCCTGGTAGCAACAACGACGCGGGGGGCGGCGGAGGAAGCAGCGGGTACGCCCGGTTCTGGGTCACTCCCACTCAGATTCAAACCTACACCGGGCTGTCTATTGACATCGGCACCGGAGGCGCAGGCGGAACGGGAACCAATGATGGGGTAACCGGTAACCCAACAACAGTGACCCTGGACGGCGGTGTTCCTCTGTTAGTTTGCACATGTCCAGGAGGCCTGGGAGGACTGGATGGAAACAGTTACGGCCGAGGCGGAGCCGCTGCTGCAGCCCCTACTCTAGTGTCTGTTCTAGGTTACAGCACCGCGGGTCGCTACGGGTTTAGAGGGCGCGATTCGGGCAACACTTTGAGCAAATATCCAGGCGGCAACGGCGGCATAAGTGTGTTTGGGTCTGGAGGCCGAGGCTCCTACGACTTTGCCGGCGGCAACGCCATTGCTGGGACCTTTGGCGCGGGTGGAGGAGCCGGGCACACTTCAAACTTTACCTTCCAGGGGGCGGCTGGGGGGGCTGGCCGCTGTATTGTCACCTGGTTTGGCCGGTACTCGTAAGGGCCGTTCTAAGTAAAACGCCTGTTTCATATGGCTGCCGCCCGAGATCGACGCGTGAACCACGGCCGGGTTGCCGAGTATGTCGCGGTACAAAACAAGACGTCGGCCCAGAAGGTCGTCACCGACAAGTTGACCAGCGGGACCTTGACCGTGACGGACCTGGCCAGCGACACTTTGGTTGTCACCGACTCGACCGTAATCAACACTTTAACTGTCCAACAGGCCGACGTCGGACTTTTGGAAACCGACACCCTGGACGCTCAGGTTGTAGCGCCGGCGTGGGTAGAGACCCACTTGACGATCCCGACCATCACGGCCTCGACCTGGAACAACGCCAACCAGACCACCGTCGACAACCTGACCGTGACCGACCAGTTGACAGCGCCCAACATTATCCAGCCGGCGCCGGTCAGCGTGGTGGACGTCACGACTTCTGGTTCTACCTTTGTGCCCTGGCCGGCCAACGTCATTTACGCCGAGGTGGAGGCCACCGGGGCTGGCGGAGGTGGGGGCGGCCAAGGCTCCTCCAGCGATTCGGGCGGGGGCGGGGGCAGCAGCGGCTACGCCAAGTTCACCCTACCCAACAGTCTAATCACACTCTACACGGGCTTAACGATCGACATTGGCGTCGGCGGCGCCGGAGGCTCAGGTACAGGCTCGGGCAGCGCAGGTACGGCGACTACGGTGACCTTGCAGAGCGGGGCCCCTCTGTTGGTGTGCACCTGTGGCGGCGGAGGTGGAGGGATCGCTGGTAGCAGTACAGCCGCTGGCGGCACTCCAGGAGCCACGCCTGTGTTAGCCGGGGTGACCGGCATTGCTTTAACCGGTCGGTACGGTCACAACAGTCGTAACGCGGGCAGCGCCAACCTCGGCTTGCCGGCTAACAACGGCGCCGACGGGGTGTTAGGCATCGGTGGACGCGGGGCCTACGCGGTGGGTGGTGGAGTCGCCCAGGCCGGCCTGTACGGTGGCGGAGGAGGCGGAGGCAATAACACCTCTAGTCAACCAGGGGCGGCCGGCGGTGACGGTCGCTGTATCCTTACATTCTACACCGGTTACTGAGAAGGGGCAATTCGTGGCTTTTGAAACCGGGTGAAGTAAACTGGGTTGATAGTTTGTCGTATTTGCGGCAAGCCACAAACACTATGGCGAGTGCTGGCCGAGACAACAGAGTCGGTAATCAAACGGCTCAAAGTGTGTACAGCGTAGGTGGTAGATTGACGACTGGTCTATTGGAAACCAACATCCTCGCAACTTCCGATTTACAAGCCACTACGTTGTCAGCAGAGGTATTGGACAGCCGGCAAAGTCTGACTCTGCCTGGAGACATTACGGTTGACACCTTGACAACGCCAAGTTTAACCGCCAGTCGTTTGATCGGCCAAACAGGGACAGCAACCGATTTGGCAGACGACCCGTCTTTGACCGCCAGTGCGCTGCGAGTGACGGGGGATGCGACAGTCACCACTCTTGTTACGTCTGAAGGCACCACCAACGACGCCACTGTCACCACGCTGGTGGCACCCAACGTTGTTAACCTGGCGCCTCAGAGTGTGAACGAATACACTTCGGGGGTCACCGTCGTGCCCTGGCCAGCCGACGCCATTTATGCACGGGTAGAAGCCACAGGGGGAGGGGGTGGCGGAGGCGGCACCAGCAGTACAGTCAATTCAAGCGGCGGAGGGGGCAGCAGCGGGTACGCCCGGTTTTTCATTACGCCCGACCTGGTCGCCCAGTACACCGGGTTGACCATAGATATCGGAACGGCTGGCGCGGCCGGGGCAGTGGACGCCGACGGCAGCACAGGCGGGACAACAACCATTACCCTGAACGGCGCTCCTTCCCAGGTGGTGTGTACCTGTCCCGGAGGCGGCGGCGGGCTTACGGGGGCCAACGGTGCGGCGGGTGGTGCGGCCGGGGCGGCCCCAACATTGACCTTGGTGCAAGGTCACTCTGAGCCTGGCACGGTGGGCTACAACTCCTGGTTCTTCACCGCCCCGGAAGTTACCAATTTCAACGGCGGCCTCGGCGGCGCCTCCAAGTTGGGCAACGGCGGGGAAGGGGCAACTCCCAACAGCAACCCAGGCTTTCCCGCCGTGGCCGGCGTGAGCGGCGGAGGTGGTGGCGGAGGCGCCCGTGATAGTTCCGGTCCTGCCTTTCCCGCGGCTGGCGGGTCAGGTAAGTGCATCATTGTCTGGTATAACGGGTTTGTGTAAAACCGTGCCAGGTTCGCTGTTTTATCGGCGAACTGACAGCCAGACTTCTCAAGGTTCTCGGCTTGCCGTGCTTTCTCTCTGATTTATCGGCGAACCGAAAACCCACTACTTGGACAAAACGGCAATGGCTACGACAGATCAAAGGGTGTCGAATCAAGAAGTTCGGCACATTCTCAATGTTGCAGGACGACTAACAACTAGGAGTGTCGTTAGCCAGGCCACCCTACTCGGTACCGGGGTGACTGACCACACAGACACTGAGGCGCTGGAAGTGGGCGATTTGTCTGTGGCTAACCTCACGACAAACGAAATAGCAGCGACCAAGGTGGATACCCAGGAGTTAACGGCTGACGCCGCCGAAATTGAAGACTTCGATGTCGACGTCGCTGCAGTGTCCACGGCCACTTTAAGCAGTGGCCAAAGTTCTGCCTTAACAGTCACAGGCTGGACCACGACTGACTATACATTGCAGAACGACCTGACCAGCACCCAAGTCGTCAGTGCGGTGTTGGACAGTGTCACTGACATAGTAGCGGCCGGGGTCACTGCAGTTCCTTGGCCGGCTGGCGTCGCCCTAGCAGAAGTCGAAGCAACCGGCGGGGGTGGAGGTGGAGGTGGCGAAGGGGGTCTAAACATCGACGCAGGCGGTGGCGGAGGCAGCAGCGGCTACGCGCATTTCTGGATCACCCCCGCCCAAATTGCAACATACACAGGGTTGTCTGTCGACATTGGCACTGGTGGAGCCGGCGGCGTGGGCACCAACAACGGTGGGACGGGAACGCCTACATTAATCACCTTGGACGGCGGGGCGCCTTTGCTGGTGTGCACCTGTCCAGGTGGATTCGGAGGCAGGCACGGTAACTTTTACGGCCGCTCGGGCCCACCCGGCGCGGCTCCCACTTTGGTCAGTGTAACAGGATACTCTTTAATTGGGCGTTACGGCAACGTCGGCCGAGACTCGGGCACCGTTCGGTTGGTACCGGGTGGCAGTGGAGCCGACGGCAGATTAGGGCCTGGTGGTCGCGGGGCTAACAACGCGGCTGTAGGTCCTGCTGTAGCCGGCGCTTTTGGAGGTGGGGGCGGCGGCGGAGCGAGCGGCGTGCCATACACTGGAGCGGCAGGCGGGGATGGAAGGTGTATCATCCGCTGGTACAAGTACGAATAAAGTGTGCTCGGCTTGTCGTGCGTGCTGTCGGGTATACGCCAATCCACATGCCTGTCCAGGATCTGCGAGTTACCAACCAGACCACCACCCAGGTGTATAGCATCGGAGGCCGGTTGACCACCAAGGCCTTGGAAGGTCAGCAAGCCGAAGTCGGCAAAGCCACAGCCAGAACGTTGGGCATCGACACTGTTGTGTCCGACACTCCGCTGGTACAAAATGACTTGGTGGCTGGTACTTTGACCACGGAAGAATTAGAGACCGAGACTCTGCTGGCCCCGGAACTTACTGCGGAAACTTTGAGCGCTAACTCAACCAGTCCAACGATCCAGGCAGATGCTGTCACCACGGCTTCGTTAACTGCTAACAGTGCTGCCGCTTCGACACTGACTACGGCGGACCAAACCTACACCGGTATATTAGTCGCGCCCAACGTAGTCAACGCGTTGCCCAGCAGCGTAACGCAATACACTTCGGGGTCCACTGTTGTTCCGTGGCCGGCCGGGGTGGTGTTGGCCTGTGTGGAAGCGACTGGCGGAGGCGGCGGCGGAGGTGGTCTGACAAGCGGCATTACCACCTCGGCGGGCGGAGGTGGCAGCAGTGGGTACGCACGGTTTTGGATTACCCCTGATCAGATCACGCAATACACGGGGCTGACCGTCGTCATAGGGGCAGGCGGCGTGGCTGGCCCGTTAAATTCACCCGGCGGCACTGGTGGGGCCACCACGGTCACGTTGAACGGCACCCCCTCCCAATTGATCTGCACTTGTTTGGGGGGCGGCGGTGGTTTGACCGGTCCCAATGGGGCTGTCGGTGGCACTCCCGGCGCTGCGCCCACGCTGGCGTTGGTAACAGGAACTACAACTGCTGGCAGTCCAGGCTGGAACGCTTGGTTTCGAACCAGCACCTCTCCGACCAACATGAACGGGGGCAGCGGAGGGGATTCGGTGTTAGGCACAGGCGGCTATGGCGCCGCCACCTCGGGGTCCACCTTTAACGCCCTGCCCGGCATTGACGGCGGTGGTGGGGGAGGCAGTTCCAAAGATAGCATCAACGGTCAGCCGGCTGCAGGAGGGGCTGGTAAATGTATCATTGTGTGGTACACGGGTTTCTAAAACACTGGGTTTCGGCGTATCTGGACGAGTCACGACAAGCCAAGAACACTAACAACCAAAAATGGCAGAGCGGCGGGATCAACAAGTGTCGAACCAAGAAGTGGAACAAGGGTTAACCGTTTCTGGCACCCTAACCGTGCCTCAACTGGTGAGCCAAACCACGGTGTTGGGCTCGGCGCTTACGGGCAGTTTTGAAACTGACGCTCTGGAGGTTAATGACTTGACTGTCCCTTCCGTGACCGTAACCGACTTGCAGGTCTCGAGCGTTGCTTGTGACACGGTGTCAGCCAATACGGCCAACATTGATACCGTAACAGTGTCGACGGCCTCAGCGTCAACTGTTTCTGCTTCAAACGTCCAGACTGACACGGCGACATTGACAAACTTCACAGTTACCGACCTGACTGTCCAGCAAAACTGGAACACGGCCAATGTGGTTAGCGTGCCTGTCAGCAGTATAACTGACATTACCGCTTCTGGCGTAACAGTGGTCCCTTGGCCGGCCAACGCCGTCATGGCGGAAGTGCAATGTACTGGCGGCGGAGGTGGAGGCGGCGGAGGAGGCAGTTTCAACGATTCCGGTGGAGGTGGCGGTACCAGCGGTTACGCTCGCTTTTGGATCAGTCCGGCGCAGATTCAAACTTACACCGGGCTGTCTGTAGACATTGGTACGGGTGGCGCCGGGTCGTCCGGGAACGTGAACGGGGTAACGGGGAATTCCACTACGGTGACGTTAACTGGAGGAGTCCCGCTTCTAGTGTGTACCTGCCCGGGAGGACAAGGCGGATTTCATGGCAACACCTATGGCAGACCGGGATTGCCCGGCGCCGCACCAACCCTGACTGCCGTTGTTGGCTATGCCTTGGGCGGTCGCTTTGGCAACGGCAACGGCCGAGATTCAGGTACCAGTTTGACGAACGTCCCAGCAGGCAGTGGAGGCGACAGCCGGTTCGGCCGAGGCGGCGTTGGCGCAATTTCCATCGCTGGCGGCGCTCCCACGACCGGCGTGTTTGGCAGCGGAGGAGGCGGTGGCATTGTGTCTACCCTCACTTTTAGCGGGGCCGCAGGTGGGGCTGGCAGGTGTATCATCCGCTGGTACAAGTACGAATAAAGTGACCGGCTTGGGTCAATCGAACGATGTCTGTGCGCGACAGCCGAGTACGCAACGGTCGGGTGGACCAAATTGCGGCTGTCCAGCAAAAAGTGGTCGCCCGGACTTTGGTGACTGGGACGTTGAAGGGAGGAACAGTTACTGTTGGAGTGTTAGACACCGGCAGTCTAACCGCCAACGAGTTAGTGGTTGACAACCTAACCGCTGCTCAAGTGACGGCCGACACCGTCGACACTGACCAGTTGGAGGCCGAGGCGTTGCGGACCAACCAACTGGTTTCGACCTCAGTCGCAGCCCAAACCTTGACCGCAAACAGTGTTACAGCCACAACTTGGACCAACACGAACAACACGGATGTTACCAACCTCACCATCAACGGCGACCTGACCGCTCCCAACGTGGTGTATCCAGGGCCTGTGAGTATTACAAACGTGACAGCCGCAGGGTCAACCACCACGCCGTTTCCGGCCGGGCTTCGCTACGTCGAAGTGGAAGTCATTGGGGCCGGTGGAGGCGGGGGTGGGGGCGGCAACGCCAACGACTCGGGGGCTGGCGGCGGCAGCGGGGGGTATGCCCAGTTCGTCATCACCGCCAGTCAGTTGAGCGGCTACACCGGGCTCACGGCGGAAATCGGGACAGGTGGCGCAGGGGGAGTCGGCACCAGCAATGGCAGCAACAGCAACCTGACTCGCGTGTTGTTGGACGGGGCAGTGCCACTGGAAATCTGTTCCTGTGGAGGCGGGCTAGGCGGGCAGGCTGGCAGCACTCTGGCCCAAGGAGGCGGTCCCGGGGCCACTCCCACCTTGACCACCGTCACTGGCGTTACCTTTCCCGGTCACTACGGCCAGAATGGTCGCAACGCCGGTACCGTAATCGAAAACTACTTTGGCGGCAACGGCGCCAAGTCACAACTTGGCACGGCCGGGCGCGGGGCGTTTGATCTGGCAGGAGGCACGCCGCTAGCCGGTACTTTTGGCAGCGGTGGCGGGGGTGGGCTAAACAGCACACAGACATTTTCTGGAGCGGCAGGCGGAGACGGTCGCTGCATCATTACGTGGTACGCAGGATACTAACAGAACTCGGCCGTGCATGCAGGGACATTCTTCTGTATAGAGCAAAAACTGGGACCTGGAGGTGTATCGGTGAACCGAAAACCCACGACAGGCCATGACTGACGAGATTACGTATGTGACAGGGGTTACTTATGTTAGCGGGGCGGGCAAAGCGGCTTGGTCGGCCAACGGCGACGTGTTGCTGGCTGGTACTTCGACGGTGACGTCCTACTTGACGACCGACCGTTGGGCGACCCACGCAACAGGCGGAGAGGCCGACTTTGGTGGCAACATATCGTCGATACTTACCTGCACCGACGACAGTTACCAGGTGACAGCCGTCCCCACCAGCCCGCCCAAAATCGCCGTGACCAGCGACGAGTGGGCTGGCGACGCCACGGTCAGCAACCTGGAAAGCAACGGGGCTACCGACGTGCTGGTTTCCGGGGACGGAGAGATTGTTCTGTACTACGCCGTGGGGTTGATGCGCGTGGCCCGAAGAGATGGGCCGGCCGGCTCTACCACGTACAACACCGTCGCAAACCTGGATACCTCGAGCGGCGTAGGCGACATTGCGTGGTTGTCGAGCAACGGTCGCAGAATCGTCACGATTTCGTCCAACGCGGTGACCTTACGGGTGTACCAGGTGGCCAGCATCGACGACTGGTCAACCTCGGTCACGGTCATCAATCACAGCCCCAGCCTGAACCTGTTGTCGTCGACCGGAGGCATCGACACAAACGCCGACCTGACCGTGGTGGTCTTCCGCGGGCTGGACGGCGGCATATTTACCCTCGTCGGGTGTGTGGTCGGCACGACGGACGACTGGGCCAGCATCAACACCGTCAAACCCGCCGCGCCGGGTGGCACCTTTTTCGGCGCCGGCGTGGCCAAAAACGGCGAGTACGTCTTGATCGGGGGTGCGACAGACATCAATGTCCTGGAATCCAAAGACGGATGGGCCAGCAACTCGTTGGTGGGCGTGATCAACAACACCAACTTTCCAGAACTCGGGGGAGGGTTTGGCACGCCCCCGGCGATGCCGGCCAACAAGGACGTGTACGGCGAGTACGTAGCGATTCCCTCTGGCTCGTTGGTCCACGTTTTCGAGATGCCCAACGACAGACCACCTCCGAGCCCACCGACGCCGCCCCCTGGTCCTTCCCCTACACCGTCGGACCTCGAAGAACTGATCGAAGAAGGGGACGTAATCATCTCGGCGACCGACAGCATCGTCGGCGTCCCGCCTGGCCGAGACGCCTCCTTCACCGCCGTCGCGTTTGGCGCCCAGTTTGGAACCCAATCGAGTTTAAACGCTGGCGGACGGGACCTGTACGTATCCACTCTCAAGATTGGTCAACCGTCCCCGGTCATCGGGTCAGTAGGCAAAGACGCGGCGTTTACGCACATCGGCGCCGCTCGGCTTGTCTAAGTTGGGCAAATTAAACAGTGTTTATCGAATTTCTTCGCCAGGTCCTCTATCCAACATGTTCCAACATGTAGCGCTCCCGTAAAGTGTGAAGATGCAGAAAGTTCCAGCAGCCGACACAGGCCGTAGCAAACGTCAGCATAAGCCAAATCGACACGACGACCCAAACCCCATAGTAAGCGCCTGAACGGTCCACGTCGTCGTCCAAATAAATCTCGTCCAGGTCTTGACCCTGAGTCCAGCATTCAAATGACCTGTTTCTCACCAGGATTGTTCGGTAGCGTTCTTGGCAATCGCCAGACTCGGCGCCGCAAAACACATGCGTCGTGCGAGGCGCCAGGTTGGTCACATCAGAAAACGTGTAGGTGATCTCGACTGACCAACAGGATCTGCGACCGGAAACCCAACTGCTGCATTCAGAGCAACAGGGGGAAGGCCAGGGTTGACATTCCTGACATGTACAGGTCGCGACATAGGCGTTGCAGGAAGTGCCCGGCGCACCCCATTCGTCCCGAAACGTCAGGTTCTGGGCCACGCACAAATGCTGGTGCTTGGCAAACTTGGGTTCCCACACGGCCAGCATACCATACATCGCAAAGGCAGCAATGGCAATCATGCCGACAATGACCACATTCAAGTGTTTTTGGGTCCAGCGGTAAAACCTATAGTCTGGATCCTGTTCCAGGCTGGCTTCCTGCCCGCGTTCCCCGGATTCCAAGTAGAGGGGCGTCGACATCAATCGACAGGCACGGTTAGTGGCGGTGTGGTCCACGCGTGAAACACCTCGACCGCCCGGTGACTGACTTTCTTGACAACCAGTTTCAGCGCTGGTTGAACCAGACCGGGCATGTAGACGGCCAACACCAGCAACAAACTGCTGAAGGACGCCGGCAAACACCACGCCAGCAACCAACAGACCAGGTGTTCAGTGGTGAAACCCGTCTTGAGGACGGCGGACACGGCGGACACGTCAGTCATACGCAATACAAACCCGATGAATCAGCGAACCTGTTTATCGGGGTGGGACATGGTCAGCCAGGGATGTTAAAGTTTACAAGTCTAACAGGCGCGCCAACGCCAGGCTGGTTTGGGCTTCAAGGTTGGCGTCGTCAACGGCATCCTGGTCGTCGTCTTCAGCGTCTTCAGTGTCCGACGGTACCAGCAACGCCGCCACGCCGGCTGGTCCAGTGTCGTCAGAAGCCAACACTTCCTCGAGGGCTCGCTGGAAGAACCCGGTGCCGGTAGGGATCACCACTGACAGATTTGTAGCGTCGGCGGCGTCTGCAGCCGGAACAGACGCGGCTGCTGAGGAGGCAGCAGAACTGGACACCCTAGAGGATGAAACCTGCGGTACACGCGGCGCGGCAACTGGAACCGCCGAAACCGCAAAACTAGGAACCGGCCGACGCACCCGTTTGGCGGGTGGTAGCCCTAACGCCACATCAAAGGCTGCTTCCTGCTTCTGCTCAAACTCGGCGTCATACAGGTTCCTAAACAATTGCTGGGAAGGTCGATGACACTGGCCCTGAAACAAGACCCAGCCGGCCGGGCAAGTGCCGTTCGCCGGGCGTCGTCTTTCCACGTTCCGTCTGGGCAAATCTGTCCAGGCGACTCGGGCTAGACGTTGGATTTCGCCTTTGGTCAGTTTGGAGATGTCGGGGTTTTCGGCTGCAAAGTGCTGCTTAAAACGGACAAACCCCAGCGTTTTGCGTTTGCGAGGGCCCCCGACCGCCATGGCCTGTCGCCTGGCGACGACCAAGGACGGGGAAATGATCGGTTCCGCTGGACCTGTTGCTGCCACCGGCGGTGCCCGGGCCGGAATGACTTCGACCGGGGTTACGACTTCCCGCGGCTGAACACTGACCGCAGGCGCCTGCCAGGCTGGAAACGGCGCTGCTGGTTCGTCCAGTTCGCTTTCCTCGTCTGATTCTACCAGGTCAGTAACTCCGCGTTCCCGCGCCAACCGCGCCGCCCGTTCTTGCATGACCTCGGCGATGCTCAACATGCTGGACATGACCAACTCGCCAACCAAACCAGTTTTATGATAACCACGGCATTTTGCAGTACTGGACTTTCATGTCGTTAGTGGGGCCTCCTGGGTCACGGCCCTCGATGTTGCCCGTGTCGTCGTCGGGGTCCATGGTCCAGTACCGACGAGGCTGGACACACCCGGCCTCGTTCTGGCACTCCACAAATTTCCAGTTTTGCGGATCAGCAGCCGGTTGACAATACATCGCCCGGTATGGGATGGTAGGCATCGTGTCGTGACAGGACGCATGGATAGTGGCTTGTGCCGGCTCCCCGGTAAACCAAGCGCAGGAAGTGTAATTGGTCCCACAGGTAATTGGGGCGCCAGTGCTGGAAATTTGAGGCGTACAGGCTCCATAGTCGGTGCTACTGGTCCCTTGCACGCAATCGTTGGGTGCGCAGGGTGCTACCCAGTCGGCCCAGTTTTCCCGGTCTGCCGGGGTTTTCGCGTGGGCGGCGACCGGGTTGTAGGGTTTGGGGTAGTCGCGGTAACACTTGCCCTTATACAGGACGAACCCAGGCGGACAGTCTGGGTTGACCTTGCACTGGTACATCGCGATGTACTTGCCTTCGCTGCTGATGCAGTCGTGTAGCACACCCTTCAACCCGGCACAGCAAGGTAAGCCGCCGGATGGACAGCCTCCTGACGCGCAGTCAGCCGGTTTCACGTCGTCACAGATCGGAGAGTTGGAGATCAAGGCTTCCAGGTTGGTCCAGTCGTGGGGCGGGTCGTAGGGCTGCCCTTGGCAGTACGTAAAGTTTGTAGCCTGCGGCTGGGTCGCGGGCGCCGTGTCCATCATCCCGGCCAGGTTAGACGTACCGACCGCTGCCCCGACCAACCCCGGGTTGATGGCCAGGGTGTTGAACGCCAAACATTGGCTAGGTAAGGCCTTGGGAAACACGGGCTTGGTGGGGTCAGTCCCGTGATTCAAAAAACAGGTCTGCAACGACTGAGTTTCTGGGAACCCGCATTGACTGCAGTCCACCGGGGTCAAGATCTTTTCCAATTGGGAAGCCACCGACATCTTTTGGCCAGGTTTAACTTTATACCCTCAAAGCCCCACAAGTTGGCATACCCAGATAAGTACCGAAGTGGCTTGTCGTATTTGCGACGAGTCACAAACACTCAAAAAATGCTGTTCAGACCAAAACCCGCCGATCCCTGGGCCAGACGTCGGCTGCAAGAATGTGACGTCGGCAAGTCTGCGGTGTTGTTGCAGTTAGACCCCAATGACCCCGTCGAACCCCATTCTGTTGATCACTTTCGCGACGAAGCGTTTCTGGTGACAAACCTGAACACCCAGCGCCAACACCGCGTGTCCATGAGCCAGTATGCCGTCGTGGAAGTGGGTGTCGAGGCGGAACAAGAACAAGTAGATCATTAAATCGCAACCCAGCCAAACCAGGTTCGCTGGAACCGACAACCCAATGTCCAGCATGGCCGTGCAGCACCCGGCTTCTTTTGTCGAGTTTGACTACGCCAACTGGCCGACAGTTGTAATTCGATTCACTGGCCAGCCGAAAGATGACGAGGACTTTCATCAGTACCTGGAGGAGATTGACCGTCTATACGCCCACATCGAGCAGCAACAACCAGGCAACCAACCGAGTCTGAAGGCGGCCTTGATTTTTGACGCGTCTCAGGTCCAGTCTATGGGGATCAAGTACATGTACCAACAGGCCCAGCACATGCGAACCAACCGCCCCAAAACCAAACGCTGTCTGAGCCGGGCCAGCGTGGTCTGCTTGAGTGTCATCACCCGCCGGTTGATTGACCTGGTGATGAGTCTGTGTCGCCCCGAAATCCCGGTCCAAACCTTTGAGCAACTCAGTTTGGCCCAGGAGTGGTGCAACCAGATCAGTCCAGTGACGGCCTCCAACGGCCTGACCTACCATCACCCCATTGAAGCACAAAACCTGTCGGCTCCGGCCTAACAAAACAGTGTTTGTCGGCATGGGCCACGGCTTTTCCAAATCGCAGCGGCGCTACAGTCGACGACTGGAAGTGTATGGGTATCAGTCCCGGTGGGATCGGTTCAAGCAGTGCTGGTGCTGTTGTGCGCCGAAACCGCCTTTTAGGAACCAGTCAGGTTGGCGTTAGCAGTGTTCTCGGCTTGCCGGGTCATTTCGCAGATACGCCAACCCAGTGTTTGAGTTGGTCCAGGCTTGACAACGACCCGTCGAGGCACCCAGTCGGCCTTCCAGAAACAAATAAACTTAACAGACCATGGCGACCAGACGAGGGTATTGGTTACAGAGACGAATGTTGAAACTGAAACAGCGAAACCTGCGGCAGCGGGGCAAGCGTTACGTTCCCACGGCCCTGGAACAGCAATACCTGGAACCTGAGTTGGTGTATTCACAAGCCGAGAACCTGGATGAGTCTGGGTTGGACGATTTGGAACAGCCGGGGTTAGCGCTTGCTGAACCTGTTAAGTCTGAGCATGACCAGGAGGAACTGCGACCTGAAGGCGAGCCGGTCGAGTCACTTCACAGCGAAGACGAAGCCACTGAAGACGTCGAAGAACTCGAAGAACCCGAAGAACCATCCAGCCCACCTATCGTGGAATCCCGACTGCAGCGCCTCAAAAGAAGACGAGCAGAATACCTGGAACAAAAGCGGCAAGAGGCGGAAAATCCACCCGAACCACAGGATGTGGTGGCGCCCATTGACGAACCGACTGACGGTGTTGGCGACGAGTCCCAAATACGACAAGCCACGACCCCCGAAGAACCTCAGGAAGTCGAAGAACTCGAAGAAATTGATACTCGACAACCGGAATGCCTTGAAGCAGACAATCAAGACCTGGAAGACCCGGAAAAGGACGATGTCCAACAGCGTAAGGGAAACGACGACGAAGACAGTGGTGCCCTGGATGACGTAGAACCAACGCCTGTCTACGAAGCCGAACCGTTGGCAAACCACGGCACCGTCGAACTGAACCGAGAACACTTTCCGAGACGCTGGGAGTTGGGCAACCAGAAGTTTATCGACCTCGAAGCGTTGTGGGCGACAGACCCACTAGAACAACCGCAGTTGCCCTGTCCGCCCTGTTTCCAACCGACGTACGTGGTGTCGATTCGAGGTGGTCGAATGAACGGGTTTGTGGAACGGATGGGGCCTTGGATGCAGTACATGCGCCGGTTTCCTTGCACCGACGGCCGTTTCATCCCGATCCGGGTGTGGCGTCGCCGCAAGAAAGTCGGCCTTGGCCTGACCCGCGGCCAAGCCGGGTGTTACGACAGCCACGTGCGGATCTGGAAAGCCATCGCCGACGGACCGCACGCGGTGGCCACGGTCATGGAAGACGACGTCGACCTGCGCTGGAACGACTACGCCAAGTGGCAACGCGTCACCGAGGCAATGGCTGAACTGCGCGCCAAAAGCGTCAAGTGGGACCTGTTGTCTTGGGGCCACGGCCCTTGGGCAATTAACAAGAACGTACCAGTTGATGGCCTGGAACACTGGCGCCGACCCGGGTACTGTCAGGGCTTCTACATCTACACGATCACCCAGAGAGCCGCCAAACGTTTGGCGGCCTGGGCCGGGCGGCGTTATAAGGGCCCAGCCGTCGACAAGTGGGTGTTTGACCAGATGGTCCCCTCGGGCAAGATCAAGGCGCTGACTCTGGAACCTTCCCTGACCTTTGTGATTCCAGGTCCTTCTGAGACCGGAAAAATGCAACCGTAACTTCAAATAAACAGACAGATGGGCTTGGCGCAAACATGACCACAAACGGCGAAAGTTTAGCAACAAGCAGTGCAAGTGACAGCGAGGTCAGCGATACCAGCCACTCCACTGAGTCTATTAACGCCACTCGTTTGACAGAACCTCGGGGCGACAGTGTTTGTGACTTGTCGCAAATACGCCAACCCACTACCGAGACCGTCGTAAATGTTGAGTCTGACCCGGAACCTCAGCCGGCTGTTGTGACGCCCAAGCCCCAGCCAAAACCCTACCTGCACTCCAACAAGACTGCCGTTATCATCGAGCCCCGGGAACACAAGGCCTTGAACCACTGTGTCCGCAACGTGGTCAAGGTGCTGCCAGCCGAATGGAAAGTCCAGGTGTTTGGCGGGCCCGGCAACCGCAATTTTTGCTACCGGATCTTTGCCGACTTGGTCAAGACCCAAAAAGTCGAGTTTGTCAACACCGGACGCCTCAACTTTGTCAACCGCGTCAACGTCAAGTGTGACTACAGCCGCTACATGTGCAGCATGGCTTTCTGGAACAAGGTGAAGGGGGAACACGTCCTGATTTTCCAGACCGACTCGGTGCTCTGTCCCGGCAGCCCCCACACTATCAACTCCTTTCTGCGGCAGAAGTACGACTATATTGGGGCTCCATGGCCAGGCAAACCGCTGCGCAACGGGTGTGGCGGCCTGAGTCTGCGCACCAAAAGCAGTCACGTCGCCTGTGTTCGGGCCAAAGGCTTCAACCCGGACATCGGAGAGGACGTCGTGTTCTCCAACTTTTGCCGTCGCAGCAAACGGTTCCGGTTGGCGCCTGGTGAAGTGGCTCGCAAGTTCTGTGTCGGCAGTGTGTATTACGAACAACCTTTCGCGGTCCACCAGTTCTGGCCGTCATTACCTGGGCAACAGGCTAGAGCCCTGATGAAGCGCTACCCCGACGTGGCCAAACTGGTCCAACTCCAGAACCGCCGGGTCGTCCTACGCCCGGTTAGTCGCGTCCGCCGCTTTGGGCAGATCCGAGTGGCCAAAGGCCTGCATGTGCTCCGCAACCGCCTGCGCAGTGTCAACGGGGCGCGCAAGTCGACGGCTCGGTCGCGCCTCAAGCAGTTGGTCGCCAAACGGCGGGCCAAAGCGTAAGCCAATATGTTGGTGTGTCAATCCTAAGCGCACAACCCATAAACTAAACCATGGCTTGTGTGTTTGACCCAAGTCGCCAATGTTCCACTACCGGCCGGCGTGCCAACCGGTACACCCGGGCTGACATCGACGCTCTGGCCAAAGCCTGCGGGGTCAAAGTTTACCAACAGCACAATGGGAGACGCCGGAAAAAGCCCATGGATCAGTTGTGTGCCGAGATTAAGGCCACAGCGGCGCAAAAACTGCAAAAGGCTCGCACTACCAAGACTCAGGTCAAGTTTGCCAACATCCTTGGCCTGGCCGCCGACGCCGAACAAAAGTTGCCTCGCTCTAGACTGGACCCAGGTTCGTTGGTAAAGTCGGACTTTTTGCAACGGGCGTTTGCTCCGCAAACCAAATCCACCAAACCACGCCAGCGCCGCCGGTCCAAACCAGCAAGCGGGTTAGACGTGGCCCGCGAGTTCCAAGCCAGCCGGGCCGGGGGCGAGAAAGGTCTGCAAAGACTAATTGCCCAGTTGGCGTACGATTGTGTCGCCGACCCGTTTGCGCCGTTGTGCGCCGACCAGGTCTTGGACTGGGCAGAAGCGGTCGTCGAGGGTACAGGGGTGTTGAACCTCAACGGACTAACCCTCCCCATCCCGAAAAAGGCCATTCGTGGCGTGCGCTTTGAAGTGGCAGCGGACGAAGGCGACGACGATGTGTCAGCCGACCAGGCGTTACAGTTGTCGGACTTTAAGTCGGTGAGAGCGGCGATGAAGCAAGGATACCAAATTGACTTGATCAGCATCGACATTGTACAGGACGCTCCGGTTGCGGTGTACAAGAAACTGAGAGTCCCGGGCAAATTTTTGGCACAAAAAGACTACCTTGGCCATGTTTCTGCGGAGGGTCTGGCCTTCCCCTCCTCTACAATGGCCTTGATGGGTAGGATTAGCACCCGCGTAAGTATTGGCCAGGAATCTCGAAGTGAGTGGGAGCAGATAAAAGCAGACCCTGCCACCGTCGCGGCCATCGACCGAGCGGAAGCAAGATTGGGTTGGCGTATTCACGGCAAGCCGTAAACACTGGCCGCCACATAACCTTGGAGGGTGGGTTGTCCCCGATGCATTAATACAGCGAACCTTTATTTGCGTTTCAGGGCTCTAGCGACACGGGCGGTTTGGGCCACTTTGGCCCCAGGTGTTCGGCGGTTTGGTCGAACTAGTCTACCTAGTCTACCTGGTCGAATAGGTCGAACGGCGCGGGACACACTAGACCTACCAGGCCGAACCCTGGGTCTGGCCGCCAAGGCTGGGCGTTTGCGTAACCACTGGGCGCCCCAGTGGGCAACGTTGCTGGCCTGTTTCATGTAGGTCTTCTGGTCTTCCTTCATCTTGTCGTTGCCCAAGATGTACCAGTCGAGGTGACGAGCGGCGTAGGGAGCCTTGACCCGCAAAGACGGCTTAGTGTCTCGGCGCCCGTTTTGGAAGCGAAAGTGGGGCGGGGTGCGGGGGTGGGCCCGGTACATCCCGAACGTCGTGTCGATGGGGAACTGGACGTAGGCGACCGGGTGGGCCCCGTACTTGGCCTGTTTGGTCGGACGTCGCCAGATGTGCCCGTGGCGCTCCATGACCTTGGCCTTCAACGGGTAGGCCGCCGGGATGTCGTCGATGCGCAACATCGGACCGACACATTCCACCTTGGGGTTCAGGTTCAACAGGTGCTTGTAGACCTCCAAGCAATGAGCCGGCACGCGGTCCAACTGCACGTCCGGGTCGGTCACGACGAAGAACTTGGGCCGGTTGGCCCCGGTGCGCCGCGCAAAGTAGTGCTTGATGTTGTTGTGCACGTTGCGGAAAGGGTCGTTGGTCTTATTGAAATACACCGCTGCTCCTTGTCGCTTTTGCTCCTGCAGAAACTGCTTCAACGGCGGGTAACTGCTGTTCATGTCGCAAAACACCAACTGGTAAGGGGTTCGGGCTAGGCATACGCGCCAAGAAGCCAACGACGTCTTCAACACCGACAGCCGCTGGAACGTAATCACAAAGATTGGCAGTTTCGGGTTGGCAGCCATGTTCCGCCTTGATCCGATAAATCCCAGAACCCGGGTTGTCGTATTTGTGGCTCGCCACAAACACTGTTTGCTTTCTTGAGTGGGTTTCGGCCTGGCGGTGTTAGCGCCGTCGCACAACGCCCATAGCCGCCAACCGACTTTGGGCCAGGGCTGCGCGACGTTTGCGGGCTGCTTGGGCTGCAGATAGTCGGGTAACCAAAGGGCGGGAGGCTTTTAAGGCGGGGCGCCTAACAGGTTTGGAGACAGGACGAGGAACCACGGTCCCTAACGCCTTAAAGTCGGCTGCCGCGGTGGGGCCCTTGGTACACAAGTACAACCACCTGGTCGGAGTCCCTTTCAGCAGCAAGCGCACATGGGTGAAGTGGGCCTTCAGACCAGCCTCAAACGCCGCCAGGGTGTACGGGTCCTTTTGGACGCCGCGGTTGAACCTGAGGTGGTTGAAGGCCTTGATGGCCGGGTCGGTCGGCGCCACCCACTCAACGATCGCGGCCCGTCGGCAGGTGGTCGCGACGTACCGGGCGATCGCCTTAAAGGACCCCAAGGTGGCGGTACAGGAATACACCCAATGAACCAAGGCCAACATGACACTGACGTCGGCCGCCGGTACCGCTTGGCCAAACGACCACTGTTGGGCCGTCACCGGCAAGTGCACATGCTGCGCCGCCCGGTTCACCACACTCACACACTGGGTGTCATGGTCCAGGGCCTTGACCTGTTGAAACCCTTCCTGCGCTGCCAGAAAAGAGGATAAGCCGTTGCTGGAACCCAAGTCGTTGAGCGACGTGCAGCCCAGCCGCTTGGCCACCCGAAAGGTCTTTTGCAGGGCCCCAAACTTGGCCGCGTAGTTGTTGCGCGAGCGTTCTAGGGTTTTGGGGCCCACTGTGAAGCGTTGGTACCCGCCCAACACCGCCCGGCCTGGCACGAGTTTCAAGGTTGGAGTTTCCACCTGGGACCCGGTCGGTCGGCTGCGGTTGCGGTAGGCTGACATTACAGAACACTGGTTTGGCGTATTCACAGCAAGCCGAGAACACTGGTTTGTTTGTTGAGAGTAACCAGGGAGCCGATGCCTTCCACACTTCAACGGGTTACCGGGTAGGCCGCGACTCAAATTTTCAACCGCCCAACCCACATCCAAAAAAGATGAAATTCACCATGGTGGTACCGATGCGTCCAGATGTCAATTTCGGCTCTGTGTTGACTCTGCGTGGACCTGACAATGATGAAGTGCGGCTGCAGAGTCTATCGCGCGCGGCCTCTCTTGGAGTTGGCGTCCCCAAACTAACCGAGTTTCAACTGACATCACGAAGAGACGCCGAACGGATGTTTTCCACCGGGGAAAACGGAGGCTTCTTGAGTCACTGTCCCAAAAATGTCCAAATCAAGATGTTGGTGACGGATGAAGTGTATGCTCAGTTGGTTGCCGGCGGTGCCAACCTGCACCATTTCCTGACGCAAGCCCAATGGCAAGCCAACATGGACGCGTCCAGCAAGGCTCCGCGCCTGTATCGGGAGGATCCGAACCGGACGTACTCTTGGAGGCGTTGTTCTGTCACGTTAAATGCTGTCCTGAACATCGGGATTTTATCCGCGCTGACGTTCCAATGCATTCATATGTATCGCTCGTAGGGGCTGGTACACGTTTCAATACACTCGTCTTTACGGCAAGCCGAGAACATTGTCTAACACCTGCGCGGACCACCAATCTGTGGCGTAGGTTTGGTACCACTTCCAGGTTTGCAGCAACCCGTCTTCCAGACTGACCTGGGGTTGCCATCCGAGGCCGGCCAACTTGTCCTTGTTGATCCAGTAACGCTGGTCGTTGAACTTGCGGTCGGCGACGTGAGTCGTTAGTGGTTGGTCAGGCCTGCTTGAGTTCACGGGTCGGCTCTCGGCAGCAATGGCCTGTAACGATTCGGCTAGATCCAAAATGGTCGACTCGTGGCCCGGGTCTCCGCCAATGTTGTAGATTTCCCCGACTTGACCGTCCCTAAGAACCGTCAACAGGGCTTCGACCACGTCGGTCACGTACAGAAAAGACCGCACCGCCTGCCCGCTGCCGTGAATCGTCAGCGGTTGACCTCGCAACAACTGGCAGATGAACTTGGGGATGACCTTTTCCGGAAACTGCCGAGGCCCAAACACGTTGTTGCCGCGGGTGACGATGACCGGCAGACCAAACGAGTGGTAGTACGCCCCGACAAACATCTCGGCAGCGGCCTTGGACGCGGCGTACGGGTTGGTCGGGTTGCGGATGGTCTGTTCGTGCACCCCTGCGTCCCCCAGGGTTTCGCCGTAGACCTCGTCGGTGCTAATGTGCAGGAACCGCTTGAGGCGGCCGTAGGTGTAACTGCACTGCAACAGGACGTGGGTGCCTTTGACGTTGGTGTCGGTGAAGACCAAGGACGACTCGAAGGACTTGTCGACGTGGGACTCGGCGGCCAGGTGGATGACCGTGTCGATCTGGTACTGCTCCAGCAAAGAGGTGACCAGTCTGCTGTCCGTGATTGACCCCTGGACATCAATTAACCGGGCTGACTGGGGTAGGTTAGCCGGATTGCTGCAGTAGGTGCGGCAGTCGAGGTTGACTACGGTGGCAGCCGGAAAGGTCTGCAACAACCCTTCCAGCACATGACTGCCAATGAACCCCAGCCCCCCGGTCACCAACACGGCCTGTGGAATGAAAGACATTTGCTGACAAGCCAGTGTTCTGGATTTGCCGTGAATACGACAACCCGAACCTCAATTTATTCGGAGACGTCTGGAGACAGAATCGCAACACACGCCGTTCACACCTGGCTTATCTGTCCGTTGTCTATTCTCAACGCATGACACCTCATTCTCAGGCCGGGTGAGGAAATCCTGCTTGATCTGGACGACCGACAATCATGGCGTGCAACTGGGCTTGTTCGGAGGCTGACAATTCTGAGGTCACGTCAGTGTTGAGAGTCGTTTCAATTTTTGCAATTGCCGCCGCAGGCACTTCTTCCCGGTGGCAAGCAACATAGTGGACACACAATGCATTGGTGACCAACCCGCCGGTCAGTTGGTAGTCTCGTCCAGTACTGCGCGGGCCGTTGCGGTCCACGTCCAGTACTTGGGAACCTGGCACCCCGCCTTCGTATTTGCCACGCCGACGCCATGTCTTCGGACAGCCGGTGCACCAGTGTACACCCAAGGTAAACAGCCCGGCTTGAAAGGCGTGGTTAGGCCCATACAGCGTGCCCTGGGCTTGAACATGTTGAGTAAAGGCCCGAAACATTGTTAGAGTGACGTCATCCACCACTGGAGTCTTTGCACAGGGGAGTTTGGGGTGCAGATACAACAGTGCATGTTTCTCATCAACCAACATGGTCAAAAATGGAAGTTTATGGGGACGAAGTGTTCGTATTAACAACGCTGAACCGCTTACCCAGTGTGTTTAGGTGTTGACCACCAGGCCAGGCTTGTTCAAGGACGCCCAGGGGGCTGTCACCTTGGAGACGCAGGTCGTGCCGGCTGGCGGGACGTAAGGCCCTTTGCGTGTGCAGCGCAGAGCGCCTACGGGGCAGTTTTTGTTCACCAACGGGTTGGTACGGCAACCGATCGGCGGGATCACCCCCGAAAAGAACCGCCCCGTGTAGTTGCCGGCGGAGTCAAAGCGGGTTGCCCCGCGGCCTGGAATGAGGTAAGGCATCGAAATCAACAGAACCAAGAACCTGTTTGGTGGGCCTGCGGTCAAAATGTTGGTGGTGTTCCAAAACGATCTGGTGGTTTCTGACAATCGAATATGGCCCAGTTTGCCGACGCTAAACCGCTGTTGGTGCCTAACCTGGGGTTGGACTACCTGCCGTTCAACCAGTCTCCTTGTCGGGTGAATACCGTGCAGCACCGCTATGTGCCCGATGACTTGGTGCCGACCGGGGACCCTGTTCGGCCCCTTAAGGCTCAAGCAACCTGTTCCTCTGCGATTTATCCCTCCCCGTTTGTTACCAACTGCGCAAGTCGAGCGGTGCGAACCACAATGACGCCAAATCAAGGCCCTGCCCTGGCTGAACCACCCTTCCAAACCTCTTTCGGCGGCTTGAATCGCCAAGTTGTGCCTCCTGCTAACCGCTCCTTTGCTGAGCAGCAATATAGGCTTGCTGCTTCAGCAGCGAACCGACAAACAACCCAGTGTTTGTGACTCTTTGCACATACGACAACTCACTGTTGAAAATACAACGTTTATGAAGAACATGCGAGGGTCCCTACAGAGGCATCAGAGCCGTCAGCAGCGACATAGGGCAGACCAACCAACTGCCGGTAAAACGGTTTGGTTAGCACGCCAGCCGGAGGTTGGTAGTTGAAAACCTGCTTGGGGTCCAGTAACGCCAGGCGCACCTGGGAACTGTCCAGTGGGCCAATGATCGGAGTGCCATTCTTCTTGTGCTCGCTCCTGACCAGGTTGACCAGGGTGTCAAAGCGCTTGGGTTGGTGCTGGTGGGTTTGTCCTCCAGAAGGGTAGTGGGCTGGCGCCAGGCCAGACTCGATGGAGTGGACTCTGTCTGCCACATAGTCGTGCAAACTCAAATAGCCTGACGGGTTGGGCAGGTCGGCCTTGGAGTACCCTTGGTATTGGGCCAGTCGCAGATAGCCAACCTTACCCGGTTTGGACCCGACCAAAGCGTGCAGAAACTGTTCGGTCCAGACAAAGTAGTCGCCTGCCTCCATAGCGCCCAGTTTCTGGAGTTTGCCGTAGGGCTGGGGTTCTGGCGTCCCGGTCTTGGCCTCACCCGATGCATTTTTGGGTTTGCGCGGGGGACGTCGCTGCTCATAGTTGAGCCCACTCAGGTTGGCAGGATCCTGCTTGTGGTCCACCTTGACCATCGGTCTCCAGGGGCCCTTAGTCCGGTTGCGAAACATGTACTGGTAGCCGTGGGTAATCTTGAGCCTAGCCCAAAATTCTGGGTCCTGACTGCCGGGGATGAAGGCAAACCCTGGTCCGTCCTGAGACACGTCGGCCAAATGAATCAACCCCTGGAAGCGGTCGATTGGCGTAACCGGCGTGACTGACCCAGTTGAAGTCAATCGGGTCATCCTCTGTCGCTTTGCTCCAGGTTCCTTGTCTTCCGATTCAAGTTCAGATCCAGTTGTCTGCTGTTGTTGCTCGTATCGCTGGACAAACTGGTCGGGGTCAGCGTCGACGTGCGGAAAATTGTGGGCCACTTCGGTGCGGGCGCGAGGCCCAGAAAAGGAGATCTTCTTGGACAGGCGGTCAATGTCGGGCAAAACCTCGGCGCTGCCAGTCAAGGCCACGGCCAACGGGTAACCTCGGGCTCGCAACCGCCAAGAGGCCGCCAGGTTGTAGATTGGACAGACCTGCTCGGCCCCCATCTTTTTGCCCGGAAAGGCCAGGTCATTTAAACGGGCGCAGCGTTTCTTGTCCAGAGGCCGGGTCAAGGCCGTCATCAGGTCAGGACTGTCCGGATCCAGATCCTCCTGTTCAAACAGGTTGGCCAGGGTGTACTCCCGACCTGCCGACCTGGGGGCCTGAGCCTCGATGCGGTACGACTCTCTGACCACCTCTTCGCAGTCCGTCTTGGGAAACCACTGTTTGAAGACGACCTTGCCGCTGGTCGCCAGCGCCTGGCGCAAGATCTCGCCGTCCGTGATCAACTTGTCGATTTCGGCCTGAGTGGGAAGGCGATCGCCTTGGACCCAGCGCTGACCGTTCCACAGGTCAAAGTCGGGATGACCTGGGACTAACCGCACGTGGTGCACCCCATCTACCGTTTCAGTCACGACCAAGCAAGAAGCAGGCTGGGCTGACATCGGGGAATTCTCCATGACCTTGATGACCTGAATGACGAGTTGAAGTAATTGGGTGTATTTGCGACATGGGACAAACCCCAAACATTACAACACTGGTTTCCAGTGGGGTAAGGCATTCGGTAAAGCGACAACCCAGGTTCAAAGTGTGGTTTTGGCGTATTTGCGGCAAGCCGCAAACACTGCATAAGTCACGCATTTTACCATGCACCGTTACGGACGCAAACTGGAGCGCTTCTACACACATTCCCCTTACGTCGCCGAGTTCTGGAACACCCTCTCCAACCTCCCCTTTGTGATTATCGGCGTGTTGCGGCTGTGGGAAGGTGCAGACTCTTTGCGCTACGGATTGTACACTTTGGCCGGCTTGGCGTCGGCCTTTCACCATGCCTCCTCCCAAGCCTGGACCATTGTGGTGGACTGGATCCCAATCGCGACGTCCTTGGCGTTTTCGTGGCAGGCGTTTTTTGCCATGACCCCGGTAACAGCCTTTCTGCTGTTGTTGGCTTTAAGTACCTTAGCCGCTGACCACATTTGGACGCCCACGCCGGTCCCGTGGGGGCACGTGATGTGGCATCTGCTGGCTGCCATTGCGGTGGATCGTTTGTATCAAGACTACGTGCCTACAGGAGTGTGATTCGCCAACCCCGATAAATCAGCAAACACTACTCAAAAACATGGCTTAAGGACCGCACTTGTACAGGTTGTAACTGCTTAGGGGGCAGTTAGGGCAGTTGCTGTAGGTGCCGTAGGAAGAGCACTGACCAGTCGGGTTGCCGGCCTGGCTGCACGTCGGTTGCAAAGTGGTCTTGTAGACGTCACCCTGCAGGCAGTTGCTAACCCCGGCCGGACCGATGCCACATTGGCCCCGCTGGATGACCCCAGCGCAGGTTCCTAACGACGCCCCGGCCGGCAGCCAAGGGCCGTTAGAGCGTTGCGCGGCAGGGTCCTGCATCGAGGAATATTGGGTCAACTGGTTGGTCGGGTTGCTAACGTTGCCGGCCCGGACCCCGGTCACCAGATTCTCAGCCAACATGCACGAGATGTCATGGTCCCGGTTGTCGACGTACCGGGTGTGTTCGCCGTCGTAGGACCCCCAACAGGACCCGTTGTGGTGGCGCTGCATACACTTACCGGACAGGCGACTGGTGGCCCCCAAACCAACCGCTACGTGGTACTGCGACCCGCCCGGTACAATAAACGCCGACTCCACAGGCGCCAAGTTGCTCTGGGTCAGAGGCAGGATTGTGTCTGCCATGTTCCGTCAAGTCTGGTCAAGCCTGGGCGTGACAAGCACCGACAAGTTTGTTTCTACAGGACGTGGTTTGTCAAATTGATGAACCGCCAGTTCAATTCAGCAATTTATCAAGACTGGTTAGGTTGGCCAAGGGGCTGAGGTCAACCACGCGAGTGCTGGACAGGTTCAAATGCTGCAGGTTGGTTAGGTTGGCCAAGGGGCTGACGTCAACCACGTTAGTTCTGAACAGGTTCAAATGCTGCAGGTTGGTTAGGTTGGCCAACGGGCTGAGGTCAACCGCGCGAGTCCAGGACAGGTCCAACTGTCGCAGGTTGGTTAGGTTGGCCAAGGGGGTGAGGTCAACCACGCGAGTGTAGGACAGGTTCAAATGCTGCAGGTTGGTTAGGTTGGCCAAGGGGCTGACGTCAACCACGCGAGTCCAGGACAGGTCCAACTGTCGCAGGTTGGTTAGGTTGGCCAAGGGGCTGACGTCAACCACGCCAGTTTTGAGCAGGTTCAACTTCTGCAGGTTGGTCAGGTTGGCCAAGGGGCTGAGGTCAACCACGCCAGTGTAGGACAGGTCCAAATGCTGCAGGTTGGTCAGCCCGGTCAAAATGTGGGGTGGAATCAGGACCTTCCGCGGCACATGGAGAATCGCCCAAGCCTGGGGGTGTTGCACCAGGTACCGAAAATATCTACAGGTTTTCTGAAGGTTGTGGCGATCGTGTAATGTTAGGTAGTTGCAGATCTCGAACCACACATCTTGGCCAATGGTAAACATCGCAACAACAATACACCGGGTTAAGTTTATGACTGATCTGACTTGTTGAGTGACGAGCAACCCACGGGGCGGTCTACTAACCAGACAACCCGTTGTGTCTGTCGCACAGTGTGGCCCACACCAGTAGCGGCAAGTGGTCAGAGGGTTCGCTGGCGTTGGGCATACACAACTGGGGAGGCAAACTGGCAGGGTTGTTTTGGGCCTCCTGCTTAACCGAAGGAAGCACGGCAACCACTTTCCGGGCACACACGTCCTTGCAGGTCTGGCGTTCGCCGTCCAAAAACAATACATAGTCCAGGGTGTCGCAAAAGGGGTTGTTGAAGGAGTTGCTAATCACCGTGGCAGTCGGTTCGGCTCCGGCGGCTTGGTGGTACAGGCTGACAAAGTTGAAGGCCTGAAACATGCGGTACACAGGAGTGCCTGGTCGTATGTTGAAGTCACCCGCCAGAAACAGCGGTAGCACTGGCCCTAAGGGTTGGTCTGCGCCGACAAACTCGCGGTTGTGGGCCTGAGCCGCCATCAACATTTGGCTAATGGCCAACTCCTGGGCCGGCGGGTTGTAGTACAGACACGGGGCGTGGTAGGTCGCGACCATAAACGGCCGGGCCTGACCGCTGGTTCGCCGCAGTTGAGCCAAGATCATCAGGTTGCTGTAGGAACACGCCTTGGTCCAGGGGGTAACTTCTGGGTAGTCTGCCAGAATCGTGCGCTTGTTAGCGAGACTAGTCACGACCCGGCGCCAAACGTTTAGCGCCTTGGTCGGCAACGACAGATCGGTGGCAGGCGGATCCAGGTTCTGCTTGGCCCAGTCGGCCACGGATAGAATCTGCACATTCTCCAGATTGTACTCAATGTCCGGCACCGCCAACAACACTCCCAGCGTGTAGCCCTGGGATCTGCGGTACACGGCCGGGATGGCTGTGTAACTGTGGTTCTGGAACCAACAAGTTAACGGTCCTGCCCATTGCGCCGACACCTCCTGCAGCGCGATGATGGCGCCGTTGGCCACGGGTTCCTCCAACTTGGCCAGGATCCGTTGAAATCTTTGGCGATTGTCTAGGTGAGCCGGGTCAGCCTGACCAAAGGCTTTCCGTGTGGCCAGGTCGGGACTCAACACGTTGTAGGTGAAGATCTGGACCGCCGAGTTGAGGGGTTGTTGATTGGTGAGCGACAGGTTGGCCATGCTCTGCTTACGCTCCCTATATTGTCGGGGCAATGAGCCAATGCGCGCACTGATATCGTTCACCTGCTGGGCCAAAGATCTGCTGTCCTCCCGGTCTGTAGTGGAGTCATCGTCAGAGGCAGACATGTTCAAGTTGAGACTGAAGAAGTTTGATTCTTTGAAGGCTTATGGGCCAAGTCCGTTCAAAACCCCTGCTTGGGTCTCCGACGAGAACGCAATCAAGGGAGTCGCCAGTTCACCGATAAAGATGCAGTCCTTCTCCGCGGCCGCCCAGCAAAACGCCCCAGACCTCGCCAAGCCGGACCCTCGGGCCGCGGCGGCGCGGGAACGCCGGGCGGATGAACTGGTCAGGCTTCGGAACAGTGGCAGTGCGCTGCCGGGACCGCCTGACCAGGCTGGCCCCAAGAATTCGCTAATGGCCACGTCTTCCCTGTTTCAACACTCTTTTCGCGACCAGTTTGACCCTGACCAAAAGGTTGTGGTGTTTAACGTCTCCCACCAGCAACAGCGGCCCAAGTCGACCAAACCGGCCTTGCGGCTGATGGGGTTGTTTGCCGACAAGGCCAGCGCCGTGGCCTACATCCGCAAAGCCGCCCCGCTGTTGCCCGGGTGCAACTTCTGGTTGGCCGAAAGGGGCAAGTGGTTTCTGGGCTGCAAAACCCAGACCCGGCAAACCGACAGCCGCTACTCGTTGGCTAAGATCAACCTGTTGAAGCGGCAACACGAGCAGGACAAACAGCGCCGCAACCGGGAGTTCGAAACCAACCGGACCAACAAGCAACAAGGGGAGCAAGGCACGTCTATGGAGCGCATCCGCCAGCGGTTGCGCCACGGCCCGCAAGGCCCTAAGCGGGTCAGCAGCCGGGCCTCCGCCCTAGCCCGCAAACGCAAACTCCAGGCCACCCAACAAGGTGTGTTTGACGCGGGCCCTGTCCCGGTCGACCAACAAGAGCAAAAACACCGCGAGGCCGAGGAGGTCCCGAACCAACTCGTCCGCCGTCGCCAGGAGTTTGTCGTGATCTCGTTTATGCGCGACACGACCCGGGCCGTGCGCCAGAAACAAGACGACCCCGAACCGGCCATGATCGTCTGGCGCGCCTTTGGCAACCGGGACGAGGCGACCGCCTGGACCCAGCACGCCTCGTCCTTCATCGCCGACTACAACCTGTACGTCGTGGACGGCTACGAGTGGTTGTTTGTCGAGGACGTCGACTTTGAGGCGGTCGAGGAGAAGTTCCGCAACGCCGAACAGGACAACGTGATGCAACAGAAGAAGGCGGAAGCCCGCAAAGTCGCCAAGATGGAGGACTGGTGTCGGCAGAACGACCGCCCAGTCCCGGAAACCGTGGTGGAAGTCGACGGCGCGGCTCAGTCGGACGTGTTGCTACCGGACCAGGCGCGGGACGCCCCGACCTTTGGGCGCCAAACCGGGGCGGCTGAGGTTAAGATCAGCGGCCGCGACCAACAAATCGACGTCAACAGCGCGGCCAGCAAAGACGTGGCCTGGCAGGAGTTACCGTTGTCGGACCGGGGTCTGCCTGTGTTGGCCGACCAAGCCGGAGACACCCAGATTTTCAACGCCGAAGACCGAGTGGCCTTGCCCTCTGTGCCCCAATAAATTGCTGTTTAGGAATTGGTTGTATTCACGGCAATGTGTGGTGTGACCCTGCGGACCTACGACCAGGTAACCTTGTTCGTCCCAGCGAGACCCGGCATGACGGTCCGAGACGCGGTCGAGGTCTGGAAGCAAAAGTTTTGGCGGGGGTTACACCACCCGGTCAGCGTGGAGACCCATCCCGGCAAACCGATCAGTCTGGACCACTACCTGGGCCCCGACCTGACCGAAGTCTTCATCGTGGAAATCGTGGAAGACGAACCGGTAAAGTAAACCGGACCGGCAACCCAAGTTCGCTACGATGTCCCAAAACCCGTGCCGAGTGCCAGACTTGCAGCCGGTTCAGGTTTGCAAACCGACGACCAAGGTGCATTGTCTGGAGGTGCAGAACCTGACCAAGGAATCTGTGCGGTTACATGGTCAGCAAGCGGCTGGACCTGGGCAACCGCTGCCCAAGGTAGGTTGCGCCACGATTGCTGCCCAAACCCACGCCACTTTCCAGGTCCCCGCTGGGTCGGCGTGGGCGGCGGTCGGGGTCAAGACAGGGCATGTCTACGTGACCGACTTTGAGGCCTTGAACCCGACCAGTCAACTCATCGTGCAGCCTGTCGGGCCGAGTCCCGGGCCACCCCCCGCCCGACAATCCTGCTCCAAGTTTCCGTTTCTCGGGGTCATCATCGGCTGGGCCGTGGCCGGGTTGTTGCTGATCGGTTTGGTCTACGCCAAAACTCCCAAGGCCCTAACGGCCACCCAGCGAGTCAATCTGGCCAGTGCCACTGGAGGCGTTCAGGCCTTTAAGGCCCACCTCCAACTCCGCAGCGCCCGTCGCCGCACCTTTACGGTCGTCACCGTCATCGGCGTGCTGGGGTTGGTGCTGTTGCTTCTGGCCTGGTGTGTGGCCGAAGGTCCCTGTTCCAGCAAGCCGACCTGCACCGAGTGTACCAGTCGGGGCCAGGCCTTTTACCCGGCCGTAACCGGCAGCGGGTGGGACAAGTTCCTATGCCGTTCGTTGGGCCGGTGCCCGTGTGTCTCGCCGGTCCTGGCCGGCCGCTGCCAGTTGTACGCCGAACAAGGCCACAAGAACTACACCTGGGACAGCGCCAAGGCTGGTCAACGTTACAAGCAGACCTTTACCGACCCGACCAAGACGCCCTACTTGTGCGCCTGCTGCAACGACGGCGCCGACTGTGTCAACGTCGCCGAGAGTCCCGCCGTGTCCTGCACAGTGTAAAACAACGCCAAACTAGTGTTCTTGTGTGTTATGTATTTATTGGCGACGTCGAAAATACAACTACATACGGTAACGGTTGTCTGGTGTCTGGCCAAACAGGGGCCGAAGGTTCTCCAGGGTTTGTTTGGCCTGTCTGGCCTTCCTCCAGATCTGGGTTCTCGGCGTGCTGTCGCGACTCATGCATACGTCGCGCATACCCCAAACCAGCGTTTGAGTAAGTCTGGTAACTTGTAGGGTTTGCAGACTTCGCGTAGGTCGAGTAGGTCGAGCGAGGTCTGACAGGGCCCAACAACCTGGAGCGAGTGACGACGTGTTGGGCGTGGAGGCGACGGTAAATAATCGTTCCCAACAGCAGGACGGCGACGACCGCCACGCCCACCAAATACGCAATGCTTCCGGGCGAATACGCCGGGGGTTTGTCCAGGCTGTCCCCGGGACGATAGCCCGACGTGTAGCATAGAAGGTCCAGGTCGCCGCTACCGCCGCTGCCACTGCTGACAGTAACCAGTTGACGAGCAGAGGATTGGCAGTCCAAGTCGGTTTGGCAGTCGATCTGGTAGACATTGTGTGAGTCTGGACCACTGTACCACATCTTCATTCGAAAACAGGTGGTCGGGTTAGTGGCCTGCCAGTTGCAGCATTGGAGGGGCCACGCGTTGCACTTGCTGCACACCGTCGCCGACGAAGAGTCATAGTCGCACACACCGTGCTCCGCTTCTGTTACCGGCACTTCGGTGACCAGATAGGAATCAACTTCACACGTGTGTTCGGTAATCTCCAGGTAGGGCCCATAGCCGACGCCCCACCCCAATCCGGCGACGGCCAACCAAGCCACCAACGCCAAACACAATCGGTTCGTCATCGACTGGACACAACAACACATCTAGTGTTTACGGCTTGCCGTGAATACGCCAACCCAGTCCTAGTTTGGCTTGGCGTTTATGAGTCAAGGTTGTCAGAAACAACAACCACGTTGACAATATGAGATAGGCAGCCACAAACCCCGTGTGGACTTGCAATTACCAGAGCCATCACCCAGATTTTAGGACGACTCGACGATACCAGTCCCGGGCGCGGGGTGGGACATCAACAACCCGAGGGTAAACGCCAGCAAAACTTTCAGGCGCCTCTTGCCAGATCCATGGCAGCAGTGGAAACGGATTGTACTTGGCGACACCGTTAATCATATCGGGTAGAAGCAAATCTGGACTGATTCGATGGGTCCATTTCAACAGGTTGAAACGGCCTTGTCGGACAGCCTCCTGTTGAAGCCAATAAGGCTTCACGACGTCCAACAGTTCTCGCCAGGCGTCTGACAGGTCGTTCTTGTACTTGCCGTAGTGGGGAATCTGGACTAGGCGGGCACGGGTCCCTTGAGCCACCAGGGCATTTTCGGGCATTTCGCTGCGCAACCACCGGACGACCTCGGGATGGTTCGCCGCCAGCGCGGTTTTGAGCGCTGTGCCAAACGACAATGTACCAGTTTTTACGGCCTGGTGAAAGGCTTGGGTGATTCGAGGTCGCACCAGCAACTTGACATGGTTGTTTTTGATAGCGCCTTCCAGACCTGCTACGGGCCAGGCCGGCACATCGTGCCCGGCCGCCACGGCTCCGGCCCCAGCCGAAGTGGGGCAAAACAACTGATGGGTTTGCAACCAGTCGACAACGTCCCAGTTTAGGTACTTGCCGGCCAGGCCCGACAGAAACTTGGCCTGGTAGGTAAGCACATCAGGAGCATGTTGCTGGACCCTTTCCAGCCAATACAGACTACTCGTGCGCACAACAAACGTCCAGGCGCCAGCCTGCCAACGCTGGAAAAAGTCACGTGGGTGCCGGCTTGCCACTTGTGCCCAGGTTAGGTCCAAGGCCCACTGCGTGATATGCAACGGCTGTTCAGTCCACACTGTGTCCCAGACCTGCTTGAGCGCCGAATGGTCCTTGTAAGTGTGCCAAACCCACTGCAAAATGTGCAACTGGCCTTTCAGGCTGGCACCCTTGACCACGGTGTACAAACAGTTGGTCTCCAGGCAACCTAGCAGTTCCTCCACGATGTCCAAAAGACCGTGGCGCGCAGCAAACATCAACAATGGTAAGGGGTTGCCCGCCAAGGCCAACTCTGTCTCGGCCAGGTGAATTTGTCGCAGGTACAAAGACGCAATGTGTCGAAACGTCTGGGCCCGGCCGGCGCTCAAGGCCACTAAGGCCAAATCGCGCAACCTCCGAGGCAGCGGCACTCCTTGGCGCTTCAGCCATTCAAAGACCGCCGGGGTTTCGGCTTTCGCGGCTTCTTGGAACAGAGAGGTGTCCAACAGCGTAGGGTCTCTGGAGGCTGCCCATTCCAAAACGGCCAAGTGACCGTGACGAGCCGCAAGGCCCAAGGCGTGTTGGGTAAGGATGCCCCCGGCGGTTACTAGGCGTTGCAACAGACCTAGGTTGCCGCTCGCGGCCACGGCCGTAACCACCTCATCATTGACCAAACCTTGGCCCTGGTGTGGCGCATAGACCTGGTCAAACTCTGTCCAGTGTTCTTGCTGGGCCAATTGCACGAGAAATTCATAGGTGGCGGGCACACCGACCTGGAAAAAGCGCCACCCCCACCGGTCATCGGCCAACCAGTCAGGGAGTGTGCTTAGCCGCTCCAGAAACTCCCGGGTGTACAACGACGGAAACTGCTCGAGACAGTGGAGGACTATTTCTTGGGCGCATATTAAGTCCAGGTCAGCCCACCACGTCAGAGACAGGGCCACAGCGGGGTCAACCATCGACCAACCAATGAGCCTGATTTTGCGACCCGGCCGATAAATCCGCAAACTTGGAAGGTAAACACTGGGTGGTTACTGGGTTTTGCACAGATCATGGAGCAGGGCACGTGGACCGCTACCTACAACTACCCCGAGTGTGGGCCCTGGGGGATTGCCCTGAAGGACCAGTTGACGACGAACAGCAGACTCAACGCTTCGTTTTCGCAACGAGCGTGGGAGGACGCGAAACAGAATGGGTGTTTGCCGGCTCCCTGCAAGCCGTACCCCAGGTGGCCGCCACCTGCTCGGACAGGTTACGTGTACCCCGTAGCCGGCAACAAGAAACCGCAGGAGGTCTTGGACCTGGGGGGTTCAGACTTTGCCAACGACGCCACTTGTGGAGGCCAACCGTTTATCGCCAACAACCTAACTCGACCGACGTCCTGGCCGGCCAGTCCGTGTTTAGGCGCCAGCAACACCGGGTGTCCACAGGCCTACCGACCGGTGGCAGGGTCTCTGGCTGTGTACCGATCTCAAGGCACCGAACGCTATGGCGGGTCGTCTCAAACTGGCACCAACGCCGCCCTGCCAGACGCACTTCCAAAAGATGCCGGGATGGCTCAAAAGATAGCCGAACAGATCCTGTTGACCCCGACCGAACATTGGTTCAACCAACCGGCGCCGCACCTCAAAGCCGGGGCCGTGCCCAACTGCGGAAGTGGGAAACAATAAAACAACAACCTATGACCACCGTGCAGTCAAACCAAATGGCCCTGGCCTTGGCCTCGGGGTGGTGGGACCTGGCGGACAATGCGGCGCCTTGGGCTTGGGAACTGCACCAAATGTATCCGACGCTGACGGTAGACACCAAGCGCTTCTTTGAGCACCGGATGCACGATTTGCTGCAGGACCAGTATGTCCCATTGCTGCAAGAGTTGGTCCAAAAACGTCCGGACCTGATCACGCAACAAGGCCCTAAGGCTGTCCTCAAAGTGTTGAACGTTGTTCTCGAGAGGCTGGGTTGGCGTATTTGCGGCGAGCCACAAACACTGTCTGCTGCAAACCCCACCAGACGCGCCGACATACTGACGGCACGGCACGGCACCTGTGAACCCCCGTTTGCCAGCCTGAAGCCCAAGCGTTTCAAAGCCTTGAGGTTCATGATTGAAGCCACAGGATGCGAAGACCAGGTCCTGGCCTGGGGCTTGGAAAGTTGGACAGCCTTTAGGGTTCTCGTCCGTCTGGACATACTGACGCCCGACCTGTGGCTAAACGCTGCCAAAAGTTTTGGTCACCGACACCACTGTGACAGAAAGAAACTGGAAAAACTAGCCAACCTGATCGAAAGTGAGTGGTTGCTTTCTGGGGATTTCCAACCTCGACTGGCCAGCGTGTTACGACTGTACTACAGCACCAAGACTCGCCCCTGGGCCAAGTACCAGTTTGAAAGTTTTATGGATCGGCGGGCACCCCACCGCTATCGTTGAGCGCCAACCCGACCCAGAGGGTTCTTGGGTGGCCGTAATTGAATCAGCAAACCCCAAGAACACGCCAAACCACTTATTCAAAATACACGACATGGCCAAGATTTTGCTCTGGTGTCACGGGGGCTGCTTCGGGGGCGGGACGGCACTCTATGACCGAGATTTGCGGCACCGCATTGCGGCCGCAGGGTGGACCGTAGACGCTGTGGACTTTCCGACTGACGACTTTAAGAGCGCTCAGCAAACTTTGCTGGCGGCCGTGAAGAATGCTCAGGCGACAAACCCGGCCCAGTTGGTCATCGGCGGGGTGTCTTCGGGCGGGTTTCTGGCTTACCAGATTGCCCAACAGTGTCGCTTGCCTTCGCTGTTGTTGTGTCCAGTGCTGGCCCCAGCCGCTCGTCACACCCAACTGCGTCATCGGCAACAGGCCCTTCAACTGCGCTTTTTCCACAGCCTGGAGGTCATGCGACAAGTTGAGGAGGAGGTTCAGCCACCGGTTAGTCCGACCGCCATCGTCTACGGGACCGAGGATGACCGGGCGCCAGGGGAAGTGCACGCACCGTGGGCCGAACAGCCCAACGTCCAGCGGATCGCAGTCGAAGGAGGCCACACCCTGTGCAAACACCCGCCGATGTCTGCCGTCATGTCGGCCCTGGATTGGATTGGCGTATTCACGGCAAGCCGAGAACACTGGGTGGTCAACCAATGAAATACACAAACCAATGTTTGCTAATTTATTGCGTCGCCTAAAGTTGTCTGGTATCGTGTCACGTACACACAGACAACTTGCAACATCCACAGCACCCGACAGCGCCGGGGCCTAAAGACGGGTCGCTGCAGATGACCGCCTGGCTGCCGTCGGGACACTTGCAGGGTAGGTTGGGAGGGTCGCAGTAGTAGTCGTCCTGGCCACCTGAAGGACACACATAAAACTCTGGGTTGTTGACGTGGATTTGGCCGGTAGGGCATGCGGTTGTGATGCGGCTACATTCTCGAGACGGGTACTCCTGGCCCGCCGGACACTCGCAGAACCCGTCGTTGAGACACAGGTCACTGTACTTGTGACAGGTTCCGGTTGCCTCGTCGCAATAGCCGCAGTCCGCCTGGAAACAGGTGGCCGGTTCGCACTTGTCGCCGTTGGGACACTTGCCGTCTTTGGGGCAGACGATTCCGTCGGCGACGCAGTAGGTGTCTGGACAGTTGGTGTTTCCACCGCCACTGCTCCAGGGACAGGCCGAGCCGTCAGGGCAGGTCGTGGTTTTGGCCGAAGAACATTTGGGCAGACAACCTTGAGTCGGGTCGCAGACCTCGCAGGCTGTGCAGTTGGACACACAGGTGCCGTTGTGGCAAGTCTCACAGGCGTTGCAGGTAGACGTACATTGGGTGCCGCCTTCTGGGTATGCTTCTGAGACTTCGACTTCCTGACACGTCAGGCATTTGCTGGCGTCGCAGCCGACACAATGGCCACCCTGACAAGTTTGGCACTTGGTCGAGTCACAAGAAGATTGGCACTTTCCTCCCTGGCAGGTCAGACATTGCCCGGTCGCGCACCCTACGCATTGACCGTCGTGACAGGTCTGGCAGGTTCCGGCGTCGCAACTGGTGACGCATTTCCCATCCTGGCAGGTCTGGCACTTGGTTGGGTCACAAGTTGACTGGCACTTGCCATCCTGGCAGGTCTCACACTTTCCGGCGTCGCAACTGCTCACACACTTGCCATCCTGACAGATCTGACACTTGGTCGGGTCACATGTCGACTGACACTTACCGTCCTGACAAGTTTGACACTTGCTGGCGTCACACAACCCGACACATTTGCCATCCTCGCAGTCCTGACAGTCAGGACAGGTCGAAACGCACACCCCGCCGTGACAGGTTTGGCAACTGGAGCACTTGGTCACACATTGCCCATCGTGACAGGTCTGACACTTGCTCGGGTCACAACTGGACTTGCACACCCCGTCCTGACAGATCTGGCATTGACTGGCGTCGCAGGTCGTGACACACTTACCGTCCTGACACGAAGTACACCCGGTGCACGACACCACACACTTGCCGTTTACACACGTTTCACACTTTCTGGGGTCGCACAGAGACACACACTTTCCGTCCTGGCAGGTTTGGCACTTGTCAATGTCGCACGTCGACCTGCAGGTTCCATCCTGGCAAGTCTGGCATTGGCTAGGGTCACAGGTCGACACGCAGTTCCCCTGACCGTCACACTTTTGGCAGTCCGCGGCTGAGCACTGCGGCATACACTTGCCGTTCTGGCACAGGGTGCAGGTTTTGGGCCCGCAGTTGGACACGCACTTGCGAACGACAAGTTTGCCGGTTATGGGTGACACGTAGGCCTCAGAAGTGGCTTGGCAGGTCTGGCACTTGCTGGCGTCACAGGTCCCGACACACTTGCCGTCTTGGCATTCAGTGCACGGCTCGGTACACGCACTAATACACTGACCCTGGTGACACACCATGCAGTTCTTCAGGTCACAACAGGTCTTGCCGGTGCTGCCGTGACAAAAAGTCTGGCCCTGGTTTTCGCAGCACGAGACGGCACATTCATCAAAGGTGGCAAAGGTTCCGGTTTCGCTCAGGACACACGCCTCGGCACTCCCAGCCGGGGCGCAGCCCCACATCGGGGTTCGCTTGCATTGGGCTTGACACCCGGCCTGGGTGGTGTACGGCGTCTTGGTCGCTGACGTCTCGCACTGCCCCGTCTTGGTGTTGCAGTCCCAGTAGACAGGTTGGCCTTGACACGCGGCCTGGCACGCCGACTCCGACGTGTACGGGGTTTTCGTGCTGGACACTGCACACTGCCCGGTCTTGTTGTCACAGGCCCAATAGGTCGGGGGTGCTTGGCAGTGACTTTGACACAGAGCCTGCGAGGTGTACGGCGTCTTGGTCTTGGACACGACACACTCTCCGCTGGTGGAATCACAAGCCCAATACTGCGCCGCCCGACATTGGGCCTCACACCCAGCCTGGGTGGTAAACGGGGTCTTGGTCGTGGTCTGGCTGCAGACTTTGGTCAACGAGTTACATTGCCAGTAGGGTTTAGGCGGAGGAGGCGCCGCGCAGTGTTGTTGACACTCGGCCTGGGTGGTGTACGGCGTCACCGAAGAACTAATGGCACACTGGCCGGTCTGACTGTTGCAGGCCCAGTACTGTTGGGCCGGTTGACATTGAGACTCGCAGGCCGCCTGCGTGGCAAACGGCGTCTTGGTCTGGGTTTTGTTGCACACCGACGTCTCTTGGTCGCACTCCCAATACTCGGTAGGCGGAGGCGGGACCTGGCATTCGGCTTGACAGGCTGCCGCTGAAGTGTACGGGGTCGGGGCCACGCTGACATTGCATTTCTGGTTCTTGCTGTCACAGGCCCAATAGGTCACTGGGCCCTGACACGCCGCCTCGCACGCCGCCTTGGTGGTGTAAGGGGTTTTGGTTTGCGTCGGTTGACACTGGCCATTTACACACTGCCAGTACTGACCAGGCGGCGTTCCACAGACCTGTTCACATTCGGCCTGCGTGGTGTATGGCGTCTGGGTTGTGGTTTGGGTACACTTCCCGTCCTGGCAAGTCCAGTAGGTCTTTTGGATCTGGTGTTTGTGCTTGTACACCAGGTAGGCTACCACACCCCCCACCACCAACAGCACCACGATCCCAATGGCCACACCCATCCCGCTGCCTCCACCGCTGGTGCTGGACGACGCAGAAGCACCTGTCCCGGCCAACAAAGCCTCAGCCGGATCACTCATCGTGTCAGACCCAGTTTGCCTTTATTAGGTGCACTCTCGGTTATCGGTGAACCGAAACCCCAGTGGTTGCTTGACACTGCCCGCAAAACCAAAAAAGAGTCGGTGACATGACTCGAACCTGCGTCACTGGAATCAAAGTCCAGCGTGCTGACCACTGCACCACACCGATCAAGAACTGGAAACTTTGCCAGTCGACCCAATACCGCCAGTTCGTCGCTGTGGTTAACTTTGAACCAAAAACAGTCGGTGGCAGGACTTGAACCCGCGTCACTGGAAGGAAAGTCCAGCATGCTGACCACTACACCACACCGACCAAGAACTGCAGTTTTACTGGCACTAAACGTTGTCGGTTGACCCAAAGCCACCCGTGCCTCTGGCCGTTGTCGCTAGTTCGTCCTTGTGGTTGACCTCGACAAAGCGACACCTGCATGTTTTGCGAAGCACCAGTTGGCCCAACTTGAAAGGTCCATTTGCCAGCAGCGCCGGAGCAGCCGGGTCGATTTTGCGGACGGCGCACAGAATTTCTCCCCGGTAGTCTTCATCCAGGACGCCGAGGCAATTGGCCAACTGGTACCCGGTGCCACTGAGACTGCTGCGACCGACCAGTTCAAAGTGGTGACCTGCTGGGGGTTCCACGACTACCCCGGTCGTGTACCAGGTAACCCGGGGATCCCGGTATTGGCCAGGCTTGACCGGCATTTTGGTTTCGGCTACGATGTAGACGTCGGCCCCGGCTGCCTGAGCAGAGCCGTAGAACGGTGCCTTGGCGGCTGGGTAATTGTTTCTGTCGACAAAGACGTAGGCCGTCTCTCCCCGGTTGCGGTTCCGTTCGTCCGCCATGACAAATAAGTGGTTTGGCAATTGAGTCGTTTGGATCCGAGGGTTTGGCCGTCAATAGCAAGGACTCAACAAACCCAAAGCAAAATCACCACAGTTTTTGCTGGGTCTCGCGCCACTTAAATCTGTTCTCAAACCAACAACCCAGGGCAGTCGAATGTCAGTTTGACGATGTGCCAGAGTGGTAATGGGCCCGACGAAAGTCGGTTTCAAGAATAGCATTCCGCGCAGGTTCGAATTCGCAGGTTCGCATCCTGCCATTGTCAAACTGTTTTTGCGGCTTGCCGTAAATACAGCAAACCCACCAGGTCTGGATTCCCCAACGGTTCGGGGATGAGGTTCAAGATCTCCCGCTTCGGCAAAGTCGGTTCGACTCCGGCCCAGATCAATCCAAACGGCTTGGATTTCCCAACGGTTCGGGAAAGAGGCTTAAGTCCTCTCGCGCTCCAGCAAAGTCGGTTCGACTCCGGCCCAAGTCATGTTTTTTTGTCGCGTTTTGGGTTGGCGTATTCACGGCAAACCGTAAACACTGCCGCCCCAATAAAAATGAATCTTGAGCAGAGGGTTGAACGTTGGTTAGACGCCTACTGCCAGATCGTGGTCAAATGGCGCAAGTTTTATGCCAAGCAGCCAAGTCTTACCCGTCAGGTCAGGTGTCAGCAGGCGTTGGGCAACAACCTGGACCAGGCAAAGCAGGTTATGACCTTGATGTTGGATTGTCCTCTGGAAGGCCAGCAGTTTGCCAACCTGTGGTACCAGTACCTGACAGCCGTCCACGATTTGGTGCGCAATACGGCGTTGAAACAGGGTTCTTGGCTTGCCGTGAACACGCCAATCCAGCCGGTGGACAACCTTGATCTTGACCAAACCAGTCAGGCGCTGCTCAACTATTGGAACCGCTTTTTTGACGGTTTTGGGGCGCTGCGGCAAGCGTGGTTGGTCGGGTTAGACCGGTTGTGGGGCCTGGTCCATATCGGGTCGCCGACAAGGCGCCAAACCAAACGTGGATTCCAGCGAGCGGTCCAAACCTTTGGGCTCAGGTTGTACGAATCTGCGTGGCATCGACACCAGGCGATGCTGGCAGAAGCCCAGTATGTTCAAGAGGATAGGTGACCTACCCAGAATTCGCATAGGGTAGGGCGACGTGTCCGCGACAAAACCACAGTCCAATACAACCATGGCTGACCGATCAATGGTCTCGGTCAACCCGACGCTTTCGGTTGACGCTCCGTTCTGTTGTCTGGCTTTGTCGACCGCTTCCCGGCTCAACACGGAATTGGAAGACCCGGCCGAAACGTTTTGGGCGACCTGTTGGCGGGAGGATCAACTGTTGGACGAGGACCTGGTGGAGGCTCGACGTCCAAGATTAGAGCCGACTGAGTCGATCCCGCTCAGCAAGCGACGCCGGAAGACACGACACTTCCCTGACCGCGAGTCGAAAGAGTCTAAAACCGGGTGGGTCGCCGAGATTGCTGCTGGACATACTGGACTGCCTCGACTTCTCAGGTCCAAGGCCAACACCACCACCCACTCGCGCTACACCGACGCTTCGCTGTTTGAGCACCCTCACGTCTACAAGTTAGGCGACGTGGAGCGCTCTCGTCGGTTTGACGTCACTTACCGTGTGTACCAGGACCGTTGCATCCCGACCTGGCAGAATGCCACGGCGCGGTTGGGACGCGGTCGGCATCAAAAACCGATGTTGAAGACCCAGATCCGCAGGATTGTCAACCTGAGCAGACCTGACGACCCCAAACTTGCCCTCGCCAACCTAGGGGTGCCGTTTTGGCGCCGGGTCAGTGTTACCGAATACCAAACGCTCAAGCAGGACCAGGATCATCGAATCATCGCGCTGGACCTGATGTATGAAACCCCCGACGGCGTTCCCATTAGTATGCTCAACCCGGGTCGTCGGGTGATTGTGTGTGCCTGCAAGGGGGTAGGCATCGTCCTCCAAATCTCACTGACCAACGACTCGGTGCTTTCCCGCACCCTGTATCTGCCACCCAATGTCAAGTATGTTCACCTGTCAATGACTGCCAAAAGTTTAGTGCTCCAGATGTCCGAACACGCGGGGTACAGCCTGCCCCCTTTAGCGTCTGTCGATTACATGTTTGCCCCGCCCCACAATGTAGAACTCCCGACGTCGATGCAATCTGTCCACCTGTCCAAAAACTCGTCCCAGTCGTGGTGACAATAAATCAGCAAAACTCAGTCCAAAACGTTGTATTTCGGCAAACCTCCATTGCCTAGTCGGTTTGCGGACGATGGGGAAATCGTCTATCCCGAAAGGTCTGCAAAAGGCGTTGTTGCAGCCACCTGTCGTGGTTCAACCACCTTGGGGGCAGGTGAGGCGCAACGCCCTAAGGGAGTTGGCTCGGGTGCTGTTGGCCCAGACCCAGTGGGACACGTTGCACGTGCGGCCTTACGCGACTCAACTGGAACAGGCGGTGTTTATCCAGGCGCAAGGCCAACTGCTTGACTACCAGGCCAAGGCGGCCCAACTTGCCTGGGCCTTGGAGCAGAATGGAGCCCATCTCGCCGAAACCTACCCCGCCGGGGCCCTGACGGACCTCGACGACCAGGCCCTGACCGCAACCACCCCGTTGCAGCGGATCTTCACCGAGCACGCCTTCAAGATGCACGCCTTCTCCAACATGATTTTGGACACGGACCGCAAGGTGCACGACGTCGAGGCACAGGTCGCCAAGGTCACAGGTCATTCTGGCGCCCTCCAGACCAGATGCACCGGGTGCGGAGGGACCAAAATCTCCTGGGACCAGAAACAGACCAAAGGGGGTGACGAAGCGATGACGACGTTTTACAAGTGCGAGAACCCCAGGTGCCGACGTACCTGGAAAGGGTGACCAAGTGTTTGTGACCCGTCGCACATACTGCAATTACACCAACGGGTGGCCTCGGTACCGGCGACCGCTGGACCGACCCAAGTAAGGTTGCCCCAAGGCCGCCGTAAAGTCACAGGTCCCGTCCAAACAGATTGGTCTCATAAAGCGCAGATCCTGTTGACTACAGTTTTTGATGGCCCAAATGGCACAGTCCCCTGACCCGGTGCAGGGCACATCTGGCAGTTTAGGCAGACAACTTTGGTAACTGCGCCCGGCGTATTCAGAGAACTGGTTCCCCTGTTGAGGCCGGTCAATGCGACCTTCCAGCCCAGAAGGAAAGTTGGCGTTCGACATTCGCAAACACTCAGGCCCAAGTTCGGCGCAAACAGATTTATCGTACAGGGTTCTCATACCCGACCACCCCGACTGTTGCAAAAAACTGAGTTGGGCTGAGTCGAGAACACTCGCCAAATTGCCAAACCATTGGCCCGGAAACCCCGACAAAGTTTTGAGCATGGCGTTCAACTTGATCGGGACGGTTGAGGACGCCAAGCAGTCTCGAGCGGAAGCCGCCGCTGCCGCCGACGCTAAAAAGGCAGCGGCGCCGGTCGTACCGACCCGGTTGATGCCTGGCAGGGGCGAGATTCCCCAGATGTACCGGTGGCTGTTTAGCATCAAGGCCCTGGGCAGCCAGGACGACAAGAACCACACCCCGGCGCCCCGCAGCCACCTGTCTTTGGACGGCTACGGCGGGGGTCAGTTTTACGTCCCCGCCAGCCACTCGGCCGAGTTTCTGGACCGTTACGCCGAAGCCGTCGGTTCTGGTCACCCGATGTTTGTCGTCGAGTGTCGCACCGAGGTGTTTCAGATGCACGGCGACATGGACATTACCCGTTATGTGCCAGGGTTGGACAATACCCTGTTGTTGCAGTACGCCCGGACCTGGCAGAGGGTGGTCAAACGGTTCTACCCCAACAAGCGAGATCTGCCAGCCAATACCTTTGAGACGTTGCTGTGTGTCACCCCGTCCCAACAGACCGGCCTGGACCCGCCCAAGTGGAAGTACGCCGTCCACCCGATCATGCCTCATTTGGGGGTTACGGCCCAACAGGCGCTGACCATGCGGGAAGCCCAGTTGGTCGCCTTTCGCAAGGAGTATGGGGACATGGAAGGCGTTCAAAACAGTTGGGACGACGTGCTGGACGTCGCGGTCTACATGGCCAACGGCCTGCGTATGGTCGGGTCTCGCAAAACCATCCTCTGTCCGACCTGCAAGAACAGCAAGAAGCGGGTAGCCGAGTGCATGCAGTGCATGGGCAAAGGTCGACTGGACGCCGGGCGCGTCTACAACCTGTGGGCGGTGCTGGACAGCGAGGGCCAATACGACGCGACCCGCACCAGCCAGTTGCAGATGAACTACACCCGGTTGATTCACGCCTGTTCGATTCGGCGCCAGCAACCAGCAACCCCCGGCTTTGCCCGCTTCAAAGGCTGTCCAGCCGCCCCGCTGGCGGCCAAGGCCAACCAAGTCGTGGTGCTGGACCGGGAGTCGGGCAAGGTGGTTAGTTTCCGCGAGGACGAGATGGGGCGCCGAGCGTTGCGCTGCCAGGATCTGCGCCAAGGCGTGCTGAGCCAGAAACGGTACACTTTGGCTCAGGAAGCCATCCGCAAGTACCACCCCCGGTACCGCCACGTCGACGTCCACACCATCGCCACCAACAAGGCCGAGACGCGGTTCTTCGTGACCCTCCGCGGCGAAGGGTCCTCCTTTTGCCAGAACAAGGGTAGCGACCACAACCACAACACGGCCTACTTTGTGATCAGCCAGAACGGCCTGAGCCAGAAATGTTTTTGCCGCTGCCACGTCGAGCGCATGTTTGGCACCTGCAGCGAGTATGAGTCCAACCCGGTCGCCCTGTCCCGCACCACCCAAGCCGCTTTCTTTTCCGGTATGAAGGAGTTGGGAGCGTTGGAGGCCCGCCGCACCCTGACCCTGTCCAAGACTAACGCTTCGTTGATGGTGCAGCAAGTGGAGTCCATCATGGTGCGGCTGATCGGAGACCTGACCGAGAGCGAAGTCAAGCAGCGCGAAAGGGCGCAAGGGGGAGGCCGCGGCGCTCTCCGGCCTGGAACTACGGGACGGCAACGCCCGTTACCTCCAGTCCGCCCCGGCGACAACCAACGAGCCGGCCTGGACCTGATTCGCGACCACGCCCGTGCCTGGCTGATGTCGACGCAAAACGCCCCGCGCAAGAAGAGGAGCAGCAAGAAACGCGCCCGGAAGGCCAAGGCCAAAAAACCCAGTTCAAGCGGGTCCGACTCGTCTGACGGGGAAGGCTCGGCAAGCAGCAGCGACAACTCGGACCGCCCGCCTCGGCGTCGTCGCCGGCGCCGCAAATAATCTGGGCGAGTCTTGTAAGCCATCAACCTCACTATCGAATAAACTCTGTCTGGCCAAATACGCCAACCCAGGTTCTCTGATTTGTGACCATGTCGAACCGTTGGCAAGATTGTGCAAACTATATGACTTCCGGGCCGTGTATGGACCCGTCCCTGTACGACGGAGGGTTTCTGTTTGACGGCGGCAAACTGCGGGATGAGAACCTGAACCAGGATTGGACCTTCACGCCGGAAGCCTACTTCGACCCGCACCTGGGGGCGGCTATTTTGGGGCCTCGCGCTTTGCAACGCCTCCAGGGCAACACTTACCGGACCGGACCTCTGGCGCCGCCCCCTCGCCACTCGTAAACTCATAAAAGACACTCAAAAACTCTGTATTGGTTTAGCATATGCACGAACACTCGGTGACCTAAACCAGTCGAAACTTGGACGTTAAAACCTGAGCGGCTGACTCGGCGCGCGGCCGTTTAGCACGTCGTTGACTGGCCGCCTGAGCAGGCGACAGGTTACCGGTCAAACTGAAGGTCGCTGGTTGGACCAGTTTCGCGCGGCGAGGGACTTGGGGTAAGGTTTCGCGCATCCCAGACACCGCCTCATACTGCTGCAGGCCGTCGTGCATCCGGAGGCTGCTGGCGTGGAAGGCCGTCAACTTGAGGCCGGCCAAAGAGGTTAACCGACTGAGACCCACATAACTCTGGCCGCCGGTAAACACCGAACGTCCCAAGTCCATAACGGCTTCCTGCAACGACATCCCTTGACTCGCGTGAAACGTCGCGGCGTAGCCGGGGCGCAGAGGAAACTGCCACCGTTCCAACACCCGGTCAATCCCGATCTTGATCTTGATGTTGGTCCGGGCCAGGTCCAAAGGCAGCCGGGTGCCGTTCTCAAAGACCAAGGTGCCCAGATCGGCCTGGTAGATCGCGCGGGCCCCGTTTACCCACCCTTTAGCCGGGTTCAGGTTGACCGTCAAAAAGTACTGGGCGCCGTCCAGCAGCGTCAACCGGGCCGCCATCCGGTGATCCAGGCGCGCAATCGGTTTGGGGTACGGTGCACATTCCTCCAGCATCTCAAATTTGGCCTTGCCTTCGCGGGTCTGGGACACCTGGTAGACTACGTCCGTGGCCACGCACAGCCGCGGGTGGTCATCCTGGATGCAGCCCATAAACGCCTCGTTGATTTGGGCCACCTGGTGCTTGCGGCTCATCAACCACGGGGACACAAACCGCAGGTTCTGGCTGTTGCCGACGGCGACCTGGGAGGCCACGGTCTTGACGTCTTGCGGCGCCACCCGACTAATCAACTTTTGGCAGTCTTGGCGCGTGACTCGGTTGTGCCGCACCCGTTGCAGCAGGTCGAAAAAGTGTCGGTCCTGGCCTTGGCGGTAACACACCTTGAACTGGACAACGTGAAGCCCCAACTGACGCCAAATTGGCGCTTGAAAGGTTGGTTCGGCGTTGACCGGCGGCAACTGGGCAAAGTCGCCACAGAGCACCAGCGTGACCCCGCCAAACGGCAACTTGTTTTCTCGCACCGTGCGGAACAGCCAGTCTAACCGTTCCAGTGACTGGGCGCCCAGCATCGAGATCTCGTCCAGGACCAAGATCCGGAGGCGCCTGATCTCGGCCCAGTGTTTGCGCCGCCAACCTACGCTGCGGATTTTGGGCCATTTCTGCATCTTCTTGATTGGCACGTCAATCTTGCCCAACCGACTCAACATGTGAATCGTCATGCCTTCGGGCAGGTGCGTCGCTGCCACCCCGGTCGTCGCCGTCATCGCGATCGGAATGTTGGCCTCGGTCGCCAACCGATGCAGTAACTTGAGTGTGTAGGTTTTGCCGCAGCCGGCCGGGCCCTGCATGTTGACGTTCTCTTCGTAGCGCAAGACCCGACGCAACACCTCGCCTTTGGCAAAGTTGGCGTTGAACAACAGGTCATCTCGTTGGCGGTGTTTAGCCAGGCTTTGGCTGGCTGAAGTCAACTGCAGGTAGTCCGGTAAGGTCAACAACTCTAGGACCTGCTGAAAAGTCTGTTTGTCCAGGGTCTCCAAGGTCGGGCAGACCAACCGGGCGTCTAACGTGGTGGTTGTCATGGTGTTTGAATGGGTTTATTTTTGGAACCTTTGGGCCCTCTCGGGTCTCGCACAGTGTTTGCGGCGTGTTATCCGTAGAACCCGCCTGCCTGACAGCAGGGTCGCACATACTTGGCGTTTTTCGGGTTGAGACTGGCCATGTTGGCGTTGATCATGTAGGACGGTTCAACGTCTGCGGTGGGGATGATCCGCCGAAAGATGCCCCGCTTGGCCCCGGCCGTAAGCGCCTCGGCCACGTCGGCCGCGGTCAGGGCCGGACACAGACTCAAGGCCAGCGGTTCAATCTCCAAGATAGTCGACCCGTTTGGTTCGTCCAACCGCAGAATGGCTTCGATGACGGCCGAGAACGGGTCCGTGCAGTCCAACGTCGCCGGTTGACAGGACAAGGCCGCCGACCCCATCATGTCCGCCGCCGCATCCAGATCGATGCAACACCCAGTGTTGGCCATGGTAAAACGTTTCGAAGGTCACCCACCCGTTCGTTTTGTTTTACCGGAGCGCCAAAGTATCGGGACGCTCTTCACCATGCCTCACCCGCGTTTCACGATGTACACCTACGGGGCGCCGCTGGAAGACCGCTTCTACGTCAACACCTGTTACACCCCTGAACCTCCAGCCATTTGGCATTTGCGCGACGGAAAGACCCAGGCGCGCCACGCGTTGCACCTGACCCGGGTCTTTGACGACGGCTACGCTTTGTACTGCGCGCGCACCCCGGATAACCCACGGGTTCAACTCGGCAACCTGTGCGACTCTGTGGAAGTCAAGGGACAGCAGGTGAACGTCGTGGAACTCAGTCCTCAGTACATGGCCAGCCCCAAAAACGTCAGTCCTCAACCCTACCCAGATCCCAACAACCTGTTTGCCCCAAACCTGCCGGGTTTTCTGGAACGGTTGCGCGACCAACACGCTCTCGCCTGTCAGAAAGCCGGGTTGAGTTTGGTCACGTATTCCTCAGGGGAATGCAAGAATCAGATGACCTACACTCTGTCTGGCATTGGTCTGGACCCCGTCCAGGTCGCCGACTATCTGTTGCACAGCCGATTGCTGCTGGTCCAAGTCGCCTACCGGTTGGCTCTGGACGTCACCTTTAAGGACACGGTGTTGGGAGAACACGGTTGGTGCGGCAACCACACGCCGGTCGCCGCGGCCGTTGACGGGCCGGTCCAACCCCCGACCGGCGAACTTCCTTCCTTGACAGAACCCGTGGACAGCGCACGAGGTAGTTTGCGGTCTGCCCACCCGGCCACCAAGCAACGCCCCGCGGTCGAGATTCTGTCCAACACAAAAGTCGGCAACATTGTCATTGACCGCCGGATTCCGGGAGACGCGAACCCCTACAGGACTCTAATGCAAAGTATCCAAATTGCCCGTCTGTGTCAACAGGGTGACTAGGTGTTCCTCCAGTGGACCGACAACCCAGTCTATAAATTGCGTGAACTTTAAACGCTGGTGGTTAGTGTATTTGATTGGCGCTTTAACAACCTAGAAAAGTCTGGATGCGTTCCAGGTCGAGGACATAACTGCCCAAAGCAGTCAATATTCCCCTGCTCAAAGACAAATTCCAGGTTCTGGTTTCGAGTATCTGGATTTTCCGGGCAGCGGATTTCGGTTACCAACAGATGGGACCTCGGCCCTTTTGCACCAAGTAGGCGTTGGCCTGCGAAAAGTGCTTGCACCCGAAAAACCCTCTTCTGGCCGAGAGCGGTGAAGGGTGCACGGCCTTGAGGATCCGGTGACCGGCAGCATTGCGGATCACCCGTTGGTACCGTTGGGCTTGAGCGCCCCACAGCAGCCACACAATGTTAGTCGTCTGCCGGCTCAACAGTTGCAACAGCGTCTCGACAAAGACCTTCCACCCGAGGCCGCGGTGCGAGTTGGCCTCGCCGTGGCGCACCGTCAACGCCGTGTTGAGCAGCAACACGCCTTGGCTGGCCCAATGGGATAGATCCCCGGTGCCGGTTCGAGCGTCTACGCTGCCTAGATCGGCCTTGATCTCCTGGTGAATATTGGCAACGCTATCACGCAGACCAAAACGGGCTGGGACAGAAAACGCCAGTCCGGTCGCTTTGCCAGGAGTGTGGTAGGGGTCTTGTCCGAGGATGACAACCTTGACGTCAGCAGGGTCGACCGCTTCTAGGGCCGCGAAGACCTGGTTCTCTTCCGGAGCCACGCGGCCTCGGCGGTAAGCAGCCTGCACCTTTTGGCTAAGTCGTACAAAACTCGGACTTTGCAGGCGTTCGGGGCCCAACAATTGGGCCCAAGCCGGTGGCAGTTTGCTCCACAGCCACTCTTTGGATTCCTCCATGGAGTCCTGCTTTGGTAGCGTCAGGGTTGCTGACCTGTCAGTAGCCTGACAAGTTGCATTCTCCGTAGTGTCATACTTGGCCCGCAAACGAGCAAACACCATTGGCACAGCAGGCAACAAGCGCGTGGTTAGTGGCTCGTCACAATCTTCGTTCCCCAAGATTGGATTGGCGTATTCACCGCAAGCGAAGAACACTACTCAGGTTTTAGGATCGGCGAGGGTCCACAGTGCAACCCTTGCAGTAACGCTGCCCGTTAGGTTTCTTTTCCCCACAGGTTCGTCAAGTCAACACCGTTTCAGGATCCCAGGAGTCTTCAAGTGTGCCAAGGAAGTTCCCCACAGGTTCGTCAAGTCAACACCGTCCCACGATTCCAGGAGTCTTCAAGCGTCCCCAGGAAGTTCCCCGCCTTCGTCAACGCCGTCCCAGGAGTTCCCAGAAGTTACACGAGTCTCGCCAGGTAAGTAAGTGTCAAAGTGTTGGTTGTGAATTGGACAGTCGTTTAGTGTAGTTTTGTTGGTCTGTTCAGACCGACTAGAGTGTTCTCGGCTTGCCGTGAATACGCCAAAACAATTCCAGATTTGTGCCAGATGTACTTACGTTGTTCTGTTTGTCCCCCTAAGGGCCAGGTACCTGACTGCCATTTTCATAGTTGGCGGTCAGGTACCTGGCCCTTCTTTTTTGCCTCAGGGTAGTACGTACGCGCGGCAAGCCACAAATAGGTTCGCCGAGTTATCGGTGCACCGAAAAACCCACTGCTTACCTTGCCGTGCCGGGACTTCTGCAGATTAGTCAACCTAACCTCGACCTTGCAATAAACCGACCTGGGGGTTCTCGTGTTCCAGCCATGAATCCAATTCGGTGTGGCAACCACCTCTGTTTCAACGGCGGTACCTGTGCTAACGGAACGTGTCAGTGTCCGTCAGGTTTCTACGGACCGGAATGTCTGGCGCGCGGGGCGGCCCCTGACAAATCGGTGTCTGAAATTCTGGGCGATCTGTTTGAACAGACGGCGTGTTCCAACTGCACGTTTCCAACCGGGCAGGCTCCTCAACTCTGTTTCAAGAAGGCCTCGGCGTTGGGGGTCAGCGACGACACTTGCGTAGCCTTCAACCTCATCTCGGCCGACCCCAAAATTCGGGCTGGGTCGGTCGGGTTTGCCGGGATGATGGACACGGCTGACGTTCAACCTGCAAGCCCCCAATCCAGGTTCACTGATTCATCGGTGGACCGACTATCCGGGGTCAACTACTGTGTCGGTCAATCGTTTGGACCTGAACATCTGTCCAACCTTCAGGGCATTTTGGGTGACAGTCGTTGTTTGACCACGCCAGATCAGTGTGGTCCCGACGGTGGCGAGTTGTGCAGTCACGGCGGGTTGCCTTGCTGTGAAGGACTAGTCCCAAAACGAGTCGGGTGTGTGCCATATGGCAATAGCGCCATTGGGGTGTGGACCTGCATACCCAGCCCGAACTGCCAGCCAGGGTTCACCGAAGTGCAAGGCAAGTGTTACCGGGACTACCCGAAGCCCAACACCGACTGGGTCGCGCCGTGTGCTCCCAACAATTGTCCCCAGGGCACCGACGGCGACGACACCGGGGCCTGTTCTGCTCAGACTCCAGCGGTCAACTGCGGGTTGGGTTATGAAGGTTGCGCCTGGTGTGCGCCTTGCTACAGCACCGACCATTCGATCCACGCCCGCTGCCACGACACTTTGACGATTCCCTACGGGTCCTACTACTGCAACCCGGACGGGTGGACGTGGAAAGAATGTACCGATGAAGCCGGCTGTAAGGAAGACCAGTACTGGTACATGGACCCTGACGACGACACTGGCAACATCGCCGGCAAACCACCCCAAAGTCCTTCCAACGGCAAAGGCCAGGTACAGTACTGCCAGATGCCGTCCCTGATTTCTGGGTGAATTCGATACCCACACAATAAACCTGACAAGTCATGAGTCAACTTTGTCGCATTGTTGGTTGTCAGAACGGCGGGAAATGTATCGACGGGGTTTGTCATTGTCCGCCCAACTACAGCGGCAATCTCTGCCAGGATCACCTGTCTCCTCTGCCTGGCACCACCACTGCCCAGGAGTTCCTCAAGGATGTTTTCAGCGAGACAGCCTGTTCCAACTGCACCTTCCCTTCTGGCCAGGCCCCTCAGGTGTGTTTCAACCACGCGGCCCAGTTAGGGGTCAGCAATGATACCTGCGTGGCTTTTAACCTGTTGGCGATCGATCCTCAGATCCGGGCTTCCATGTTTGCCGGATTTGCTGGAATGATGGACACGGCAAACAGCGAACCGCAAAGTAGCGTCGACTACTGCGTCGGCCAGTCGTTTGGGCCCCAAAACGTGTCTAACCTCCAGGTCGTGTTTTCGGACGATCCTAACTGCGAGACATCGCCGGAGGACTGCAAGAGTGACCCGACCAAGTGCACCTACGGCGGGTTGCCTTGTTGCGAAGGGCTGGTGTCCAAAAAAGTGGCGTGTATTAGTTACCGGGACAAGACGGCCGGCGTGTATACCTGTGTGCCGGATCCTCACTGCCAACCGGGGTTCACCGAGTTTCAGGGTGAGTGTTACCGTTCTTACCCGAAGCCCAACACCGACTGGGTTGCGCCGTGTGCCCCCAACAATTGTCCCCAGGGCACCGACGGGGACGACACCGGGGCCTGTTCCGCCCAAACACCTGGAGTCAACTGCGGGTTGGGTTATGAGGGTTGCGCCTGGTGTGCTCCCTGTTACAGCACTGACCACTCTATCCACGCCCGCTGCCACGACACTCTGACCATTCCCTATGGATCCTACTACTGCAACCCGGACAACTGGAATTGGCAAAAGTGTACCGATGAGGCGGGTTGTCAAGAAGACCAGTACTGGTACATGGACCCCGACGACGACACCGGCAACATCGCCGGCAAACCAGCCCAAACTCCTTCCAACGGCAAAGGCCAGGTGCAGTACTGCATGATGCCGTTTTTCGTCAACCCGACCGCCGGGTCGTGAGGCCTTTTTGCGCCCAATGGTGGCGACGGTGCAGCAAGAAACACACCAGACCAGCGACTAACCCCAAACTGCCCAGCACGATCACCACGATCCACCCGGTTGGCAGGCCTTTGCCGGATTGCTTGTCTGGGCAGGCACAAGTGCTTGAACCTTGTCCTGGTCGGTCTCCTAATACACAGGTGCCTCGCATGTCGTCGTATTTCTCCTTGACAAAGTCGTAGGCCATCACCGGTTTCCCTAACCGCTGGTTCACGTCGTTGTGCACGTCCACGATCCAGCGACTCAACGTCTCCCGGTTCTGCAATGCCGGGTCTAACGGCTTCCTGGCCAGCACCTTGGCAAAGTGACCGCGGCAGGAATCGCAGGGCAACACCCGCGCGATAGACGTGTAAAACTGGTGGTGGGCCTGTTGTTCGGCCGCGGTCGGCTGTTCCGGGTAGTTAAACGCCACAGTCTGCAACGTTTCCCAAAAATGAGGACCCCAGAGGCGAGTGTCCATGGCGAGTTACAACGTTGAACGTCCAAGTTTATAGGAATGAACGTAATTGGACAGGGTGGTTTGTCGTGCGCGACGAGACGCCTCGGCGCCTGTATCATCGGTGAACCAAGGAATCAGTCCCAAACCCGGAAGCCGCGGCGAGGTTTGCGCTTGCACGGTTTGCCTGACTTGGTCGGGCGGTCACAGTACGAAGGACACGGGGCGTAGTGACTCTCGCAGGGCCCCAAATACTGTTGTTTGTACTCCTCGACCAACGCCTGGAACTGCGCTTCGGTCATCTTGGAACGAGCGGTGGAGGCTCGTTTGGCCTTGCGGGCTTTCGCAGCCTTAACCGGCCCTGTCAATGCCAACGTCAGCCAACGTCCGTCCATAGGGCGTTTCTTGATCTGTTGGCTCAACTTTTCCAAATAGTTGCGCACGGTGTCACGGTCGTCTTCGTGGAAAGGCGAAAACAGAATGCCCAACAGGTCCTGCCAGTCAAAGCCGAGCACCGCTGCTTGGGCCAAGGCTACGGCGTCAATCGGGTCTACCCTCATGTAGGGCTGCACCTTTTCCGCAAACGCCTGGGCATAGGCCTGCCAAACCCGTTTGGTCTTGGCCTTAGCGCCTTGCGCCTTCACCGCGTCGCGCAAGCGGGCGATTTTGGCCTGGGTAGGTCGCCCCATCCGTTCACCCAAGGTCATCAGAGCCCGGGTACCCTGCACAAACGCTTTGGTTTCGGTGGCCATCGTTGCAAGTGTGCAAACTGACAGACACAAAGTTTGTTTTCCGGTCTGGGTTTTTTGACCGGTCAACCCTCCAGAGCAGTCCACACCAGGTATTGAGTCAGTGTTCCTATACCGAGGATACGACAACCAACCCAGCCTGTCGAGCCTGCCGACCAGACGCCAAGATCCGACGACAGACCTGGTGAGGGTCAGTGGCATACTCGGGATCGGCCAGAATTTCTGCGACCGTATCGGCCGTCAGTTTCTTGTTTACCATCTGGCGAGGGGGCATGCGCCGGTGCAACCTGAAGCCGACCGTGTCGACCAGGACTTCCTCGGCCGTGCGGAAATCCTGTTCGCTCAACGGCGTGTGGGCTGCCTGGACCAAATGACTCAAACGAATGCGCTGGCCTTCAAAGTACTTGCTGCAGATCCACAGACTGGTCAAAGCGTACAACTCCAGTAACCGGGCGTGGTCGCGGCACACGGTGGCGGGGTCGACCGCGGCGAAAAAGTCGTCAAACAGGTGCGTGGCGTGGCCCATGGTGACGGGGCTGAACGAGTAGTGGAAGCCGGTCAAGGTCATTCGGGTGACCGCCTGAGCGCGGGCCTTGGCCGTCAGGCCCAACCTCGCTAGGTAATCACCCGGCACGTCCACCGGCTGAGGCGACGAAGTCTCGGGCTGTGGGTACCCTCGAAACACCGGGTCCCGCAGGGCCAAGTCGACGGTCACCCGGGCCTTGGGGTTGCGCTGCAGCATGCGGCGGATCAAACTGGTCAACGGCGCCGGGACCCACTGCAACTTTTTCAAGGCGGCCAACCACAAGGTGGCCAGACTAGGGCGGACCAAGGCGGGTTGTGTTGTCTGGGTTGGCGAATTCACGGCAAGCCGAGAACACTGCGTCGCCTTTTCCCACCCGGTCGGGAGACGTCCCAACAGCAAATGGACCAGGGTACACCCAAGCGTGTACACGTCTGCCGGTTTGCCGTAGTGGCCGGTGTTCATCTCAGGCGGGCGGTAACAGACCGTGCCCATCCCCGAGGTCATCTGCAGGTGCCGGTGGGTCCACCGGGCGCCCCCCAAGTCGCTGACGTACACAAAGTAAGGGTGATTCCGGCTGGGACTCCGGGCCAACAGCAGATTGTCAGGCTTCATGTCCCGGTGAATCACATTGTGGCTGTGCAGGTACTTGAACACCTGGAGCACCGACCAGGCGACGGCCAGCGCCAAGGCGACCCGTTCAGCCCGAGACTGGACCTGGTCGCCGTGGGCTATGATGTAGTCCATCAGACTCTGGTCCGCCAGCCCCATGACCAGATGCACCTCGTGATCGACGATCTGCATTTGGTAGGCCGCGACCATGTAGGAATGCAAGAACCTGGCATAAATATCACACTCCCGCAACGCCGCAAACGGCAGACCTTCGTCGTACTCGGTCGGCAGAATCCGTTTTCGCGCGTACCACCCTGTCTCAAACTCCACCCGTTCCACCACGCCGTAAGCGCCCTGGCCCAACACCGCCGCCTCGGTTTGCTGCGACTCGTCCAAGGGCATGTCCAACCAAAGACTGGATTGTCGTATTTGCGGCAAGCCACAAACACTGGTTTGGCGGTTCACCGATAAATCAGCAAACCTGGGTTCAAATTTTGTATTATACTGGGGTGTTGGTTGACCGACAAACAGTGTTCTCGCCTTGCCGGCGTGCTGTAGGGACTTATCTAGGTTTGTAGCGAATCAGTCCAACTTTTCGCAAGGCAGGACCCACCCGCTCTTGGGCGGCGGATCACAAAAGGTGGGAAAGTCTGGTCTCTTGGCTGGAACTTGAATCTCGGCGGCCGGGCACCACCAGTCGGTAAGGCACTGGCGGGCGCGTGTCTGCGCCCAGGCCATGCCAAGCAACAAACCGGTTGCCCAACGAGTCCGGCTGACCAGGAGACCGACGCCCACGCCGCCGCCAAACATCAGTATCGAGGACCAAACCATGTCAACCAACCCAAAGTCTCCAGACTTATCGGCCGTGGTGCGGGGTGGGGATTTGGTTTTTGTTTACTCTGCCAAGGCCAACAAGTACTTGGGGACCGAGGTGCAAGTGCGGGCTGACCAACCAGGTTCTTTACAGGCGGTGCCGGTCTTGGTCGACAACGTTACCGACGCCAAACTGTTCTTGGTGCAGACTTGGGTGACAGACACCAATGCGCCGCTAGCCGAAGGCAAACCTTGGTTGTTGCGCACGACGGTCGGGAACGTCACCGCGTCTGAGTTTTTGGGTGGGTCCGGGTATGGGGATAGTCAGGAAGTAATCTTCACGGTGCCGGCGCCTGACACCCAGGGGGCCAACATCCAGTGGTCTGCGTCTGTGCCTGACACTGGGACGGGGTTAGGGGCAAGGCCTCAGGTTGGCAGAACCGGACCTCCGGTCTTTTACGGGGTCCCTTATACCTGGACCCTCAACAGCAACCGCAACGAACTGGCGGTCGGTGCCAACCACCAAACCCTTATTACCACCCCTCCGTTTAGCGGCGGCGGGTTAGGCGGCGACCCCGGCCAAAACACCTGGTTGTTCATTCCCAGCAAACCGGTCTACCGCTGCGAAAGAAGCACTGGCCTGTGTGTTTCCACCAGCGGCTTTGACAATCTGTTTGAGCAGATTCGGTGCCAGCCCCATCAAACCAGTAGAACCAAAGGCGACCCCACAAACGGTTTCACGTGCACCAACCGTTTCCAAGAACCCGTTCACTTTTCGAACCAACGGTGTGTGGCAACCTGCGGACTCCCAGGTTCTGTTGCTGGAGGTGGTGGGGCGGGGACACAGACGGTGGCACTGACGCCAACCTTAACACCGGCGCCAAAGCCTCAAACCCCGGTTGCTCGACAGGTTTTGCCCCAACCCGCCGTGCAAAAACGGCCAAAATTGTCCCATACGCAATGGCTTCTGCTCGTCGGACTGAGCGTCATTCTAGTCGCCTTGGGCGTCCTCGTCGCGGTTACGTGGCGCCGGCAACGGCACACAAGAAGCGGCGCGGCCCGTTGGCCGTGACGAGTAGCGACCAACCGTTCGAGACGAAGCACGGGGCCTATGGCTACGTGCTCGAGCACCCAACCCGTCGCCAGGAGTTGGTCCTGAAAGTTCCGTTGTTGCGCATGTGGCAAGACCCGGATCTGTTGCGCCAGGTGACGGCCCAAACTTTGAGTTACCCGGACCGACACTGCGTGACCGACTGGGCTTCTCGCGAGCCTCAAGCCTTGGCCTGGCACTATGGGGACGTCACAACCTGTCCAGCCGCCGCCGGAATAACCCCGACCCGGATGGAAAAGGCGTTGGTCACCGGCGTCATTGAAGGCGGGACCATTCGGGAAGTCAATGCCCACCAGACGTTGCGGGCTGTCGGTTACGGCTCTAGCAGTCGGTTGATCACTTGTCACCAGATCTTTGCGGTGCCGCTCGGCATGCGGTTTCGCTACCGCCCCGGCACCCTGGAGCCAGAAGCCGTCACGTGTCGGTACGAAGAAGGACGGGTGGACGTGTATCCCCAAACCCACGTGGTGATGGAACTGCCTCGGCTGGCCAAGACGTTGTGGGAGGTCCAGACCAGTTTATGGTTTTCTTCCCCGACCACTCGTTCCGCCGCCGTCGAGCAGTTGGTGGTCGGGGTCGCAACGGCCCTGGCCCACTTGCACGCGGTCGGGCTGATGCACGGCGACCTGAAACCGGCCAACATTATGTACCCCTACATCCCGAGCAGCGGTCCTTACCCCTCCCCGGTCGTCCTGGACTTTGGCGCCGTCACCCCTATGCTGACCGGGTACACTGGCCCGTCTGGCATGTGCACCTACTGCTTTGCCGCCCCTGAATGTATGCACACCGGTTCCTCGGCCGCCAGCGACGTGTACAGCCTCGGGGCAATCGTGCTTGCCATCCTGTTGGACGGTAGCAGCACCTTGGCGCGCGTGAATTGGAAAGAGTGGATCGACTGGTACCAGATTTGGCTGAAGCGTCCGGTTTATTTGGCGCAGCAGTTGCAACGTCTGCCTCCCAAGTTGAGGGAAGTGTTGGGGATGATGCTGGACCCTGTGCCGGACAGACGACCGACAGCCGGGTCTCTGTTGCTCCTGTTGAGTGAGATTTCAGTCCCCTACCCCTACACCCGCGGCTTTGTCAGCCAGGTCAACCGCGACACGCTCGTCCTCAACTCGTTGATCGACCCCCAGCACCTGGATGCGGCCCGGGAACGAGCCCTGTTGGCCGCTGCCCGTTTGGCCAAGTGTCACAAGAGCCTGGCTCCGGTGCTGTTTTGGTGCTCGGTCGACATCCTGGACCACTACCTGGCCAAGCGGAAGGACAAGTCCAAGATTCCGTTGCACGGCTACAACGACCTGAGGGTGTTGGGCGGGGCCTGTTTTTGGCTGGCGGCGATTGTTACGGGTCGCCTAACCGCGATGCACGACGACGCCCAACAGATCATGGAGAACATTCAACTGGAGGACCGAAAGCAGAGGAAATACACTTACAAGGAACGCCAAGCCCTGGCCAAACAGTTGAACCAACAGCCGACTCCGCGGCAGCCTGACGAATCCAACGACCCGGTGCAAAACATGGACGTCGACCCGCCGACCCGGGTCCCGGAGACCCCGCCCGAGACACTTCGACGACGACTAGACGAACCCAGTGAAACCGCCGAAAGTACTTTACAGAACCGCCAAGCCACGCAGCAACTGATTGCAGACTTGGCCCCTTTTACCACCTGTTACCTCACCAGGCTGCAGGAAGACGTTTGGCGCGCCCTAGACGGGTGGTTAGTCAGACGTCCTCCAGGAACCAGAGGAAGTTTAAACCCGTCAGTAACCAGTCTGTTTCACCGGGCCAAACGCTACATGTTGTAGTGTTTGTGGTTCGTCACAATTATCTCAAGCATACACCAACCCGCCATGACCGTAAACTGCTTTAACGCCAAATGGGTAGCCTGCCGGATTCTGTTTTATGTTGGCGCATGGACCATGATATGGGTGGCAGCGTTTGTGTGGGGAATTAACCCTTACATGGCTGTTCACACTGCGACATGTCAAGTGACGGAGTTTCAAGCCACGCAAATTCCCTACAGCGAAAACAACGGTTGCGACTACACCAGTCCCCACGCCGACCACTGTGACAAGTGCGCTCCTCTGTTTGCTGACTGTTGCAACCCGCCGAAAGTTATGGCAGACACGGTCTGTTTTGACCTGCAAGTTGAGTTTGCCGTCAATACCAGTGGAAGCCGACCCACCCGAGCCATTGCCAGGCTGGACTGCGGGACCGACTTGGAGAAACAAGCCAACTATCGGTCACTGTTGTATCCAAATGCCAGTTTTCCTTGTTACTGGTCGAGGTTTCGCCCCCAGTGGTCGCCGGACAAGCCGCCTACGACTACCGACGGCACTCGCACGGTCTTGGCCTTTGCGATTTTGATTGGGCTTGCTGTTGTGAGTGTTTGCGCATCGATTGATGTCGACGAGTCTAACCGGCGTAATCGTTCAATAAATCGTGAGTTGGCGTGTTTATTGCGTGCCGGGGTAATGGCCAAAGTAGTTGGGGCGGATAGACAGGAAGTCGTCTTCCAGGTCGTCGGTGCGGGCACAGGGGGCCTTTTGGAGGGGGCGCCAGCGAGGGACGATCATGTGGGTCCCGTCGCCTTGGGTAAAGTCGGCCACGCCGGTGTACGGGCTAAACTCGGACGGGGTGTCCCGGGTCGAGGCACCGACCCACCGCAGACTCGCGTCTGACCCCCCGTTGTCGGCCGGGACGTGGGACGGCACCACGTAGTCGGTCGCGACCGTGCCGCGGAACTGGTGGGAAGTGACGTCTCCTGGCCCGACGTACTCGCCTAGCCCGACCGTGTCGCCGACCGCCAGCGTGACCGGCCGGTCGGAGTAGAACATGCGGCGGCTACCTTCCAGACAACCCTGGAAAGGGAGTTGGTCGCCGGTGCCAGGGACTGAGGCGGCCTGTAAGGGGTATTGTTCCTGCATGAGTTCCTTCAGGGTCGGCTTGACGTCCAGGTCTTGGATCACGTGACCCCCGGCGTCGGGGACCCCTGCGTTTTGGACGGGGTACTGCTCCTGCATCAGTTCCTTCAAGGTCGGTTTGACGTCCAGGTCTTGGATCACGTGACCGCCAGCCTCTGGCACCCCGGCGTTTTGGACCGGATACTGCTCCTGCATGAGTTCTTTGAGGGTTGGCTTGATGTTCAGATCCTGAATGACGTGGCCGCCAGCGTTTGGCACGCCTGCGTTTTGCACCGGGTACTGCTCCTGCATGAGTTCCTTCAAGGTCGGCTTGACGTCCAGATCCTGAATGACGTGACCCCCGGCGTCGGGAACCCCGGCGTTCTGCACCGGGTACTGCTCCTGCATGAGTTCCTTTAGGGTCGGCTTCACGTTCAGGTCTTGAATGACATGCCCGCCAGCCTCTGGAACGCCAGCATTCTGCACCGGGTACTGTTCCTGCATGAGTTCCTTGAGCGTCGGCTTCACCTCGGTGTCCACGACCACGTAACCGCTCTGTTGGCCCTTGTCGACACTGCCCGGGCCAAAGTACAGCGAATCGGTCGTGCCCCGCCAGGTCGGCTTGGGGTCGATCACCGGCACAACCATGACCGCCGGGTTGCCGTTGGCCATGTTGGGCAGGCCCAACCGGGCACACTCGGACAGGTCCACCCGACGCGTCGTCACCTTGCCGGTCACCATTTCCCGGTTCATGTTGTCGCCCTGCTGCAACGCCATAGGTCCTTTCCAGTTCTTGTTGTCCAGGATCTGGGTCGGGGGCAAGTAAGGCAGCGCCCGGTACATCGGCTGCAAGCCCTCATACCCGGCCGGCCGCTCCCCGTTCAGCGACTGCTCGCAGGCAAAAATGCCGTTGCGGTTGTTCCACACGTCCCGGTTGACGATCTCTTTGACCCGGGCGTTGCGCCGGCCCTGGTAGAGTTGGTCGCCCCAGACGTTGGGACCTCCGTCCGGCGCCGGCAGGTCCTGGCAGATTTCTTTCTTGGAGCGGAGCGGGGCGTTAGGGTCGATGCCACCGTTCAGCCAGACCAGTTTGGGGTTGGTCTTTTGGAACACCGACGGGTCAAGGGCCTTGTTGGTGGTCGGCGGCGGCAGGGCGTCCTCAAAGGTTTCGAGCAACTCCCCGGTGTAAGGGTTCATCATGACCCCGGTCGCGATCTTGTTGTCGGTGCGGTCGTAAGGGGTCTCGAACAAGGTCTTCTGGTACTTGTCGTACTTGGGCGTGGGTTTGGATTGGGTCGGGCCGTTGGCCTGCTGGATAAAGATCGGCCCATCCCCTTGCGTCATCCACGACTCGCCTAACAACCTTCGATTCTGGCGCACTTTGCGGTGCTCCCAGTTGGTCGGGTCCCCCGAGTTGGTAATGGCACACCCCAACGTAACCAAGTCGGGCTGGGCGACCTGACACGTCTTGCAGTCCTGGCGGGCCTTTTCGACGGCGTCGAGAAAGGTCTGCTCTTTGGACCGCCCCTCTGGCGCCGACCTGACCTGCATCATTGTGTTAGGCGGCGCATACCCCTGTCGGTCAAACGGATAGGTCCGCTGAGCCTGGGGCAGATTGAAACGAGAACCGGCGATTGTAGCGGCCATCCTTTTTGCTTCCTACAGTTGTCCAGGTTCTCTGATTTATCGGCAAACCGTCAAATCACTAATCCAGTATTTCTGACTTGGCCAAAACAACCCAGTGTTCGTGGATCGACTCGCCGTTTGTAAACAACAAAAGGCGGCTTTTTATTGGTCACACGGCCAGGCTGCCTGCGACCAAAATGCAGAATAGTTTGACGAATCTGGATAAGTCGCGGCAAGCAGAGAACACTGTTACGGGCACCCGACAAGTTACCTGTCCAGGTTCTCGGCTTGCTACGAATCCACCAAAGTCAGGGTCGGGTGTCCCCTGCGTAGACGTCAACCGGCTTCAACCTTGCGAGGACACCAGCAGACCGCCTGCGGCTCCAACGGCTCCGACCTTTCGGTTCTGTCAGTGGGACCCCGAAACGTCGACGGCCGTGTTGGGTACCGCGGTAACCCGAACAGAGTTGATGGCGCTGTTGGGGTGGATGGAGGCAGAGGTCACCGTAACTCCGACCATTCTGGTACCGCACGACACAACCTCCGCCCTGGGTAACTTTGTCCAGTTGCTCAAGTTGCTGGGGTTTGAACTTCAGGAAGTGGGTCCCCAGGGGTGGGCCTTTCGCCGTTACCCTGTTGCTAAAAGCCAACCCAGTGTTTGTGGCTTGTCGGGCATACGCCAAACCAGTCATCAAATCCAAGTCAGACCCTTCTTTCTGCAGTACCCTCGCGACCCTCACGGCAGTCTGTCGCTTCTGTGGGGAAGCGGACCCTGGTGTCCCAGTTCCAGTCGCAATTTCGTTGGCGAGCCTGTCACTTGGGCCTTGACCGACACGGTGTGGGGTACGATCCGCCAACACGCCTCAATCTTTGTCGAGTGTATTGCCTGGACTGAACTGCGAGTCAGTGCTGTTAGGCAGGAACAAGACAGGTGGACGATCAGCGTCGTGGTTCCTTGGACCTACCGCCCCGACTACACCGCTCCCCAACTGGATCTGTTGGAGTTAGGCGGCTGGCGTTGTGTGTCTGACTTAGTGGCCCAACCAGACCTGGATCCTGACTGGCGACGCAGCGCCCAGGTGGCCCAGAATTTATCGGCTTGGCAGATCTATCCAGGTGCTCGGCTTGCCGTGAATTCACCAACCCAGCCCCTAGAACCGGTGCGTCAAGGAACAGTGTATTTGTTTTGACCGATTTGTCAATCACGTCGGCAGGTCGGCGACGCCAGAGGTGGAGCGTTCCGGCCATTCCACGCTGACCATACGACGGCTGGCTTCGGTCAACAACGCCTCGTGAATCGGTTGTGTCGTCGGCACAGGGACCACGACTTGTGGTGTCAACCGGACCACGCTCTTCGGATACTTGGCCTCGTCCGCACCCCACGGCGCCAGCAATTCCGGGTTTAACCCAAAACGCGTCAGGATAGGAGGCGAAAAGATGTGGTTGATGTAGGCCAACTGGTAGGACAAGTGGCGTTTGTCGTCCTCCCTCATCTGCTGCAACGTTTGGGCCGCGTACCGCAACCACCTAACCGGAACCTTGGAGTGGTGGCGCAGGCATTCATTGGTGCTGCTGACCGGATCGATCGCGGTCCCAAAGGTCGTCAGCACAAACAAGATGTTGTGGTCAAACGGCCTCAGGTTTTCGCCCTGGTGGCGTATCTGGAAGGCGTGAATCGGGGCGCCAGCCTGGAACAGCCGGCGGTCGTTGTATTTCGTGACGTGCACTTGCTGTTCCGGCTCGTAAAAGTCGACGTCGGGGTCATAGTTTTTCATCGGGACACGGCGGTGACCGGTGCCTTGGCCTGTCGCAAGCCCCCAATCGGTCAGTTTCACCAGGACGTAGGAGTTTCGCAAACAATAAACTTTGTCCAACAGCCGGTATTCCACGTGTCCGACTGAAGTCGTTGTGACCAACAGGTTGTCGCGTTTCAGGTCGTTGTGGGCAATGTCTAGGGTCCCATAGGCCAAGGTCACCCCGACCAACGCTTGAAACAGGAACCCCATAATGGTGTCCTGGGTCAGGTCGGCCAAGTTGTGGCGCAACAGGCCCGATACCGTGTTGTCGGCAAGTTCCATCAACACGTTCAACTCGTACTCGTCTTGGGCTGGCATTTTGCATAGCCAGGCGGTGTACACCAGGCTGTAGTTGGGGCAGACATTCAAGTCCACCAGGGCACCGACTCTGGTCATGGCGGTGATTTCGCGCAGAGAGTGGACGACGGCAACCCGGTTGGTAAACTTGGTGGTTTTGAGCGCCATCGGGAACCGAGGCAGGCCAGGCGGGGGGCTGGTCAACTGCACCTGGCTGACCGACCCGTAGGACCCTTCCCCCAACACAGCGCCAAACGTCAGGTGTTGTTTGAGGTCTTCGACGCAAGCGTTGGGGGCCACCAAGTTGGACAGAACATTGACCACATGGTCGCGGTACAAGCCGCGGGCCAACGGCGAGGATTGGATCTCCTTCCACTCGAGGTTGCCAAAGGGCCAGGGCGTTTGGACTGGCACCGGCGGCGGGTGCACCAACTTCAACGACCGGGCCTTAAAATCGGCCAAGGTTTCCCCGGGTTGGCGTCCCAACAGTGACTGTTCAACAGCCACCTGCAGGGCCTCCCGTTCCGCCGGGGAGTTGAGCGGGGCCGTCAGTTTCAACTCGTCCAACCGCCCCTGCAAAAACCGGTCAAAGCGTTCCACGTCGGCGGCGGCGTCGGCAACCGGGCCTTCCTTTGGCAGGGCACACATAGTTTCCGGTCCTGCCCCATCATCGACCCCGTCGTCATCTCCCTGGTCCAGTTGCAGGTTGGGAAAGTTGGCGGTGCCACCAACATCCTCCTGCAGTTCTGGAAATGCCAGGTCCGCCTCGTCCAACCCTAGACCCCGCCGTCTTTTGGCTTTCTGTTCGGCGGCCATGACTGGGTTGTCAGTCCCTTGTCAGTTTGTCCCTTCTGTGCAGAAATTCTCCCTCTGTTCGGAACCAAAAGCATGAGTCTCAGTCGACAACGCCAGTTACTGCGACAAAGACGGCGAAGCCGCAGGGGCTTAAGGCGCAAAACGCGGCGACCTCGACCAACAGCGGCAGACGCTGCCGGGGACCGACTAGAGCCTGCTATCCCGGCTCAGTATGTGAACGGGTTGCCGCTTCCCCCGGCAGCCTGGTTCGAAAGTCCACTAGGTTCCAGGTCTAACGATCCTCCAGAACCACCAACCCAACCCGATAACCCTGTTGGAACGTCAGTGTCAACCGCCCTAGACGACGACCTAAAACACCCGACGATTTTCGTGTCCGTGCCGTCCTACCGGGACCCGGAGTGCACCAACACCGTGGTCGACGCCCTGACGAAAGCGCAGTGGCCCAACCGGGTGTTCGTCGGGGTGTGTCAACAGAACAACCCCGAAGACCTGGACGTGGAGGTCGACGGGCGGCTGGAACCGTTTCGGGCCCAGGTACGCATTATGCGCTTGACCGCGGACGAAGCCAAAGGACCGGTGTACGCCCGGGCGCTGATCGAACAGTCGCTGTACCGCCAGGAGACTTTCTACCTGATGATCGACAGCCACACGTTGTTTTCTCCGAACTGGGACGTCGAGTGTATTCGGCAACTGACGCTGTGTCGCAACTACGACGCCGACACCCAGACCTACAGCCCGGCCGCCAAGCCCGTGTTGACCTGCTACCCTAGTGACTTTGACCGGGAGCACCGGCGGATTCCGGGGCACAAGACCGCCACGTTTTTGAAACTGCGCGACTTTCACCCTCGCCTCAAGTTTACACAGCAGGACCCAGTGACCTATAAGACGGCACCAACCAGACCCCAACCGTCCTTGCTGTGGGGCGCCGGGTTCAGTTTTACGTTGGGCCAGGTCATTCAGGAAGTCCCCTGTGACCCAAACCTGTTATACACCTTTCTGGGCGAAGAAATCACGATGGCGGCGAGGTTGTACTGCGCCGGGTGGGACACCTTTGCCCCGATGACCAACCTGGTCTACCACTACTCCCCGCGGACCTACCGCCCGGTCTTCTGGGAGCAGTTCTACAAGAACAACGGGGTTTGCCAGGTGTCGCAAGACAAACGACTGGAACGGCGGGCGCTGGAGAAGCAAGGCAACGCTCGGATGCACCGGTTGCTGGCCGACCAAGTGGACGACGCCTACGGCCTCAAGTCTACCAGAAGCCTCAAGCAGTTTGAAGACTTTACCGGCCTGGACCTGGCCAATTGTCAAGCCAAGCGTCACGCCTACCAGGGGTTAACCCGCCACCCTTCCCCCGAAGAAATGCGCTGCAAGTTGGGCATCGAAACCGGCCCTCGGTTCTGACCTCACAGCACTACGTACAGCAATATAAACCCAACACTCCAGGCTGATTTATCGGTGAACAGACAATCCAGACTTATCCAGACATGCCAGTCACCCGAGTCACCCCAGCCACAACCCTGTTGAGATGGGCAGCCAAGACCGGAGACGCGACGCTTTACAAACGCTGCGCCGCCATGCAGGCCTTTTTGGCCCGATCAAGACCAAGGCGTCAATAAAACACTGTATTTAAGGTTTGCCGGTGACATCTAAAGGTCGGTCTTCGCACCCGTGCTGGATGATGAGGTTGAAAGTCGGGATCGGCAGACGACCGTTGAACGGGGGCGCCATGTACGGGTAGTACTGCTTGTGGGTGTCGACGTCGCTCCGTTGGTAGACCTCGGTACTTAACAGCGGGTTTGGCGCCTTGGTTTCCTCGGGTTTGCAGGTTGACCCTGACTTTGGGGTCAGGTCTTGGGTGCCGGGATGGGCCCGGGGCAGACCAAACAGAGGTTGCAGAACGGGAGGCGGAAGACTGGTCATTGGATAGTTGGACCGTTGAGTTTGTCCACCTCGCCACAATTCGACGAGAGTCGACAAGGTTTCCCCCAAGTAGCCCAGTCTGAGTTGTCGGTTCACCGATAAAGCCTGCGTGGATCTAGACTTTGCGCATGGACGCTTACCGCCAACAGGCTGCCCACCGGTACGCCATCCACCAAAGCCAACAACAGGAGAAGCAGTATGTCGAGTGGCAACGACAGTCGCTGCTGGACGACGGCCTAATACTGGAAGACGTCGGCCAGTTACCGTTTGTCCACGCTTCCAACTGGAGCCCTTCCTTCCCGAGCCTGGAAGAGAAGCAGTTGAAGGCCAGGTGGGTCTACAAGGTGCAAGGGCCGGACAACCGCTGGTGGGGCACCGACATTCGTCACCTGTGGCGTCAGTTTTGGACTCGCCAGCCGGTGTGGACCGGGGCGGCGGGGTCTTCCTGTCAGTTGACCGAAGACCAGATCTTGGCGTTTCAACGGCGGTGGCTGCATGTGGGCGACGACTTGTGCGTGACCGGGCTGTTGACTCAACCACAACCGCTGACCTTGGAATGTTGGGGGACGCCCCCCAACGCCGCCGACGTGACGTTGCGCCAGGGGGTCAACAAGGCTTCTTCGCTGGCAGCGCAGTTGGCGGCCGGGGTGACGCCGGTCGCGCTGCCTCACGCCATGTGGCTGGAAGCCCAAGGCCAGGTAACCCCGAACCAACCCTTTCTGGTGGCTCAAATCGTCCCCCACCGGCCCGTGCGGCACCGAGCGTGGGCCGTGTACGCCCCCGTCGTCAACCCAAACCACACGGCTCTGCCTGGCTTCTGTTGGGGCAGTTTTCAGTTTGCTGCGTCCTGGGGTTTCGTCGACGGGGACCAGTGTTCGGTACAACTGGTGAATGTTCCTCGCCCCCTGCCCTCGCGCGCTCATATTGCCGCCGTGTGGTTGCGGGTGGTTACTGCGGAAAGCAAGTTGGACATCGATGCCATTCGCCAGAGTTTGGCGCGTCACCGCGTGCTGCAGGAGGAGCAGTTGGTCGTGACGTCCGAGCAGGTCTTTGAAGTCACCCGGCTGTATACGGGGCAACCGGATGCCCCCCGCCGCACCCGGGTCCTGCTAGTAGCCGACCAAAACGTGTCGGTGGACTTTGACCCGCCTTGCGTGTGGGCCAGAACCAGAGAGGAAGTGCTCAACATACAGTACGCGGGTGGGTACGGAGCCCGGTCTCAATAAATCTCGGCTTGCCGTTGCTATCGGGACTCGTCCAATCCTCGATGCCTCGCATTCTGACCGTCGACTTTGGGATCTCGTGGTTGGGCCTGGCGGTGCTCGAAATTGACGAAGCGTTTAGGAACATCCAGGTCCTTGACCTGCAACTGGTCAATTTAGTCGATTTGCTGAATCCCGCGGCGCATCAGACGGTTCCCTATGAGGACTGTCAGTTGTACCACGCCAGTCACACCTGCGACCGCTTTCGCCATCTGCTGCAAGAATACCGCTCTCTGTTCACCCAAGTTGATCGGATCGTGCTGGAAATGCAGCCACCCAACTGCGTGACGATTGGGCTGAGCGACCTCATGATGAACGAGTTTCGAGCCTTGGTGTCTTACATCCACCCCGGCGCGCTGCGCACCATTCTCGGGCTCCCTGGAGACCGCCAACAGCGCAAACAGGCCGTAGTCGCCCAGATGGACGCTCGGTTTCAGTTGCACCGGTTCCCGGCCTGGCATATTGCCGACCGGCGCCACGATTTGGCAGACGCCGTGGCGGTCGGTGTGGCATGGGTACAGGAACGGCAGCAAGGGTTACCGGACAACCTCGAGTTTACCCTACCCAAAGGAGCGCCTCCGCCGTTGTTGTCCTTTCCCGAAGCCCAAACCCGGATTATTGCGCTGCTGAGGGTTGACCCCGGTTGCGGCCCCCTAGAGTTGGACCCGGCGAAGATTACCCAGCACGCCAACGCCCTGTTGGAGATCACCCAGGGCTGTGGTATGACCACTCCGGCGGTCGACAACCTCGCGCGGTCAACGGCGCTACTCCAACGAGTCAAGCGCGTCCTCCGCAAAAACAAACAACCTTACCGTTCGCTCAAGTCTGGCAAGTTGCGGCTGATCCCAAATGGCACAGCCACCCCCGTTAGTCGTCGACGTGTCGTCGGAGGAGGACGAAGAGGACAAAAAAGACAACCTGACGAGGACGAGGGCGAGGACGCAAGCCACCCAGCCCTGCCGTCACTGCCAGCAACCCGCCCAGAAACGTAAGTGCACCGACGAGTGGCTCTGTCCCACTTGTCGCCAACTGCCGCAGTACAAACTGATTACGGGCAAGACGGTTCGGTGGAAGTACGGTCTGAGCGCCCAACAGGTCAAGGACGCCGTGGCGGGTCACCAACTGCTTATGTTGACCCGTCGCAACTTTGCCGACCGACGCTATCCGATCCGCCTGTTTTTGGAGACAGAAGTGCGACGGTTAGCCCGCAGTTTAGGTTGCAAGCCTCTTCAGACCAAACCGCCTGCAAAGCCTGCAATAAACTAGATCTGGATTGTCGTATTCACGGCAAGCCGAGAACACTGGATTGTCGTATTTGCGACGATCTATCAGCAACGTCCAGTTTTTATGCCCAGCCAGTTGTTTGCCCACCCTTGTTGTCCGGCCGAATGTCCAGGCAACACCTGGGTCCGGTGGGACCTGGAAAAGACCCTCACTTTCGGCACGCACCCGGTGTTGTTGCCGCCGCTGTTGACTTTGGCCGAGGTCAAAGAGTTGGTCAGTGAGGCGTTGGCCTTTACCGAACACCAGGCGGCGTTTGTCGGGTTAAGACTTTGGACCCTGAACCGGCGCCCGCTGTTGGAGATCGGGTCGTTTGGCCAGGATCAGGTGCGGTTCGTCCCCCACCTGGCGTTGGACCTGCTGAAACACACGGTCTACTGGGTGCCCAACGAGATTGAGCAGTTCGAAAGGGTACGGTCGCCCCGAGTTCGCCCCGTTCTGACTTGTCCCGCGCTGATGAAGATCGGGACGGTGTGCGCCTACTTGGTGAACCTGGTGAACAACCGAGCAGACGCCTGGGAGAGCAAACTGGCCCAATGCCCGCTGCTTCGCGAAAAGGCCCAGGTGTGGGACGCCGAAGGTCCAGAAGGCCTCGCTCGGTTCGAAACCGCCTGGCAAGCGCGCCACGAACAGTGAATTGTTTGGGCCTTCGACTCTTTCGCGTAGTACTAAACCATGCCCGACATCATGGTGTTTGCCTCTGAGGCCGCCGCGGCGGTCGGAATGAACCGGTTCCAGGCGCCGGCGGTGGTGTTGGAAAAGGTGTGGCGTCGGTATGAGTTTGGACGCCCGTATCAGGCGGCCCTGGCGAGAACGGCCCTGGAGCAACAGGTTGAAGTTCAGACGTTAGGGTCCGTTGAAGATCGCCTCGACACCTTGATTCAGCAGTCGCCCGAGTTGAAGCGCCAGGTGCAAACCTTGACAGACGCTGTCAAACAGAAAGCCTGCAGCACCGTGGAACGAAGTGTCAACGCCAAGTTGAAGACCCATGTCACTCAGTTCGACCCGCCCACCCGGAAGGCCCTGGTCAAGCACGTCCGGCAGCGGGTGAGACAGGCCTACGGGACCTATCGAGAAACGGCCAGTATCCAGACCATCGAACAGCAGACGTCGGCCAAGGTCCAACACAACAACGCCAAGTTCTACAAGACCCAGGTCGGAGTCGTTGGGACACCACCCTGTCTAACGGTCAAGGTCGGCGGCCGCATCGACGGGTTGGTCAACGGGGTGTTGCGGGAGATTAAGAACCGGCGGGGCAAGTTCCCCGACGTCCTGCCGCTGTATGACGTAGTCCAGGTTCACTGCTACATGAAACTTCTGCAGGCCGACGCAAGATGCAGCGACCTCCCGACCTTGGCCACCGTCAGCGAACACCGCAAATCTCGGGGCCAAACTTGGTCGCGCGACACCACGGTGGCCTGGGATGAGACCCTCTGGCAGACCGTGGTCGAAGGCCTGAAGCGTTTTGCCAGGGTCTTTCTGTTGCTGTTACAGGACCCCCAGGCCCAAGCCGACATGCTCCTGGCGTCCTCCGACCAAGCCAAACAGATGATTTACCACAAACTGGTTGCCCAACTTGATCTATAAAATCGGGCGTGGCCTATGTGACCTACGCCATTCCTTCAAACCCCATCATGTCCGCCGTCGTCTCCCCGCGGCGTCACTCTCTGCCCGTGGCCGTGTTTACGAAATCGCGGCCTACCACTCCGAGTCCAGACGAGAACCCAGACCTGGAGCAGACCGTGCCGGTCGCCGTCCAGTATATCGTGGCCGCTGCGCGCCGCGCATACCGCAAAGTCGGGTTTGGCCTGAGCGAAACCATTTACCGCAACATGCTGGAACTCGAGTTGAAGACCTGTTACCCACGTTGGCGCGTGGCCGCCGAAGTGACGGTCCGTATCTTTCACCGACGCCAATGTCTGGGGCACGGCCGCATCGACCTGGAAGTCGTAGTGACCGGCGAGGCGACAGCCTCGGAAACCTGGTTGGTGGAGTTGAAGACCGGTCGCAGCCCTTCTATCCTGACGCGCGCCCTGGACCAGGTCCAGGCTTACGCCCGCCACTGGGAAGCCCCGCCGCTCGGCGACCTGGAAGGTCCCGGGTTGGCTCCTTTGAAGGGCGTCATCGTTCTGCTGTTTGAGTCGGACAACCACATTACCCACGCCCACAGCGTCAACCTGGATAGATCTGCGTAGGGTTCTCAATCCGGGTTCACAGGTCCACACCGCTTGCTTTGCCACCCAGCCAGAAGAAACCCGGGTTGTTTAGATAAATTTTTCCGGCCCGATGGCTGCTGTCGATGCTTCTCCGTTCCAGGATTTTCCGTTGGACGACGTGGAACTCTCGTCTGGAGCAAAGGCCGGCCAGCCGAAAGGCAAAAAGGTCGTGCTGTACGTGGCTCTGGGGGTGGCCGTAGCGGCGGGGCTAGGGGCGCTGATCTGGTACCTGGTCAGTAAGGCCAAGAAAAAGAAGGTCAAAAAGGCGGCCCAAGCGGCTGCCGCTGAGGTGCAACGGCGCCGGCAGCAGCACCAGCAACAACAGGCTCACCGTCGCCACATGATGGCCAAACATCAACAGCAGCAAAAGCAACAGCAGCAACAACAAGCCCGGAAGGCACCAACTGGACCCCAGGCGTTTGACGGTCAGCGCAACGGTAAGTGGGCGGCGGTGCCTTCAAACAACCAGGCGCCCAACATGGCCGCGGACGCCCGCCAAGCCATGGCCAACAGGTATGTGCAGGAGAAGAAGCAGCCGTATGGGGTAGCCTACAAGAGCGGAGACTACCACGACCTAAAACCTGACGCCTATGACAGTTACTCCTCGTTGCACGCGGCCGGCAAGGAAGTGCAAGACCTGGACGAGGCCAAAGTGGTCGACCTGTGCGAGAAACGCGGGCAGTCCGCCGTCGTCGCGTTTGTCTCCCAGGGCTGTGGCCACTGCAAGAACATGTTGCCCGCCTACCAACAGGCTGCCAAGATGGCCCGGTTGCCGTTCATTACGGCTCACTACAGCAAGTTGCAGCGTGGCCCCGACAGCCTGATGAAACGCCACAACATTCGGGGGTTCCCCACGGTGCTGCGCTTCGAGAAGGGCCAGGTCGTCGCCGAGTACAACGGCGACCGTTCCGCCCAGTCCTTGACCCAGTTTGGTAGTTAGGCCTTTAGGTCGTTAAATACAACAACAACAACAATCCAACCATGACCGGCCCCGTTGTGGTGTTGGTGACCGGCAGTCGCTGTTGGGAGGAAGAGAAGATTGTCCACGCCGAGTTGGACCGGATGGCCGCCGAACTAAAGGGGCAGCCGTGGATTCTGGTGCACGGAGACGCTGACGGTGTAGACACGATGGCCGACAACTGGGCCACCCACCACGGCATTTCGGTGAAAAAGTTTCCGTACCCTAAAGGCACAGGGCCCGCCGGAGGGCCGCAGCGCAATCGCCGCATGGTGAACACGGCTAGGCCCCATTACGCGCTGGCCTTTTGGGCCGACAACAGTTCAGGCACGGGCAACTGCATTGGCTGCCTCAACCAGTACCGCCGGAGTGCGCGCTCCCGGATGTCTGGACCAGTTTGCATTATTCGGCCAACCAGCGAGACCCGGACGCAACTGCCCCAACCTGCCGTGTTACAACTGCTGCCCTCGGGCTTGTCTTTGCCACCCTGTTTGGGTCTGTAATAAACTTTCCAACGTGTCCACCATGAGTAACTTGCCAGGAGCCTTAGGACCTGCTAGACCCAAGCCGACTTTGGCCGAGCAACAGTTGCAGTTGAGTCGGCTTCAGGCGATCACGTCCCAAGAAGACATGGCGGCCGCGGCCAAACGGCGGCACAAAGCCGCGGCCCGCTGGGTCATGTTGGCGTTGGCCATTGTGTTTTTTGTCCTGTCCAGGTACGTCGTGCTACGGGCCCAGTTTGCCCAAGTCTTTGACCTGTTCAAGAAAGGCCAAAGTGGTTCGGCCGGGTTAGGCTGCGCGCAGCAAAATGCGACGGCCTGGAATCTGGTGCTGAACGTCGCGTACCCTTGGTTGGGGAAGTACCAGGAACAACCGTTGAGCCAGAACCAGGCCAACTTTTTGTGGGACGCCGTCCGGGGCCAGTGGATTCCGACCCAAACCCAGATCGACAGCAACCACTATTCGTCGGGGTTGGGCCTGACCCCGCTGTCCTACCTGTGCGGCGACATTCTGGCCGTGTGGAACACCAAGACAGGAGGCACCCAGAAAGATGTCGAACAGAACCCGGCCCAGTCACCTTGGTGGTCGATTTTGACCAGCAAGTCCGAGTTGTTGAACGACGGCCAGGGGCTCAAGATTCTGCTGACCGAAGGGCTGTGGGGCATTGCCAAGTGGATAGGGACGGAAGGCGCTCCCAAGGACATGTACAACTACGTGTTTGCCCAGGACCCGCCGGCGCCCAAGTGCAACACCGGCGCGCGGGTGGCCTCTGTCGCGGGCAACGGGGCTACGTTTGCGATGGCCGGCGGCATGGCGGGAGGTCCGGTCGGCATGGCGGTTGGCGCCGCGGCAGGTATCGGACTAGGGCTGGCCGCTGGCGGCAACAACTGTGGGTCTGGGTGCTCGATTATGTAACCATGAACCGACACCCCACTAAAAATTTGTCACAAACACTCAAAGCGCCAAACGTTTAATGCCGGTCAACACTCTGGCCACGCGGTGTTGGCCGGGTCGTCTCACCCGACGTTTGACTCTGGCAGAACATCTGGTGGCCTCTTTGAGCGATGACGTCTGCCACGCCTTGGCTCTCACCTGGAGTCTGTTTTTGACGCCCACGGTTGTGCCGAGTTCTCTGAACCAGGTCGCACTGGGGTTGGCAATTCCGCTGTCCCGCCGGTACCGCACTTTGATGACGCCGGGGATTCAGTGTTTCTCTGCCTACTCGCCAACGCTGGCCTATGCTGGGCAGGTGGAGGTTTGGCAGTGGTTGGTTGCAGAGTTGAAGGTTTCTGCGGAAGACCAAGTCGACCTGGCCCGGGAGGCGTTGCCCAAGGCGGTGAGAGCGAGCGACAATCACCAAATGGTCCATCATCTGGTGGACTTGTTACAACACGACACCCACTTTTCCGACGAGGTCCTGGATGAAGCCTGCCTTCACCCCCACGCCGACTATTTGGAGATGATGCACCGGGCCAAACCCAAAGCCATGGAACGGTGGGTGAAGCGCTCTGGCCCACCCCCAGGAGAAGTCGGCGTCAAGGTCTTTGAATGGCGGCGGCAGTTTCCAATGCGGGAGGCAGACAATTACTGGTGGGCCCACCCTCGCTACGTCTCTAGGCTCACCCCCTGGCTGAAACTGGCCATGGCGGATGCCGGTGTCAAGCCACTACCGATGGGCGCCCATGCGTTGCCTTGGTACAAACTTCGACGTTACCGCCATTTCCACCCAACTTTTCCCGACCACTTTTTGACGGTCAACGATATAATGACGTTGCGCTGTCAGATTAACCACTGGGCTTTGTTGCCGACCGATTTAATCGCGCAGTTTGACGAGAAGGAACTGCTAACAACAAGTGGTCTGCATGAGGAGGGTCGGTGGTACACGGGTAATTTGAACACCTTGTCCCCAGATCTACTCCAACGGGTGGTGGACCGGTGGGCGCCGACCTTGCTTGAAGTCAAGACCGCCCACTCGGTAACAACGTGGGAGTGGTTGGCCCAGGCTGCTGCTGTCCGTGGCCTCACCTGCATCAGCGGAGACTTTAAGGGGCTTGAACCTGCTTTGGACTTTAACGCCCTGAAGCCCAACCGTTTCACCGTCCACGTGGCCCGCCAACTTGTCCACGCGGAGCAGAAGATGTTGCACACCGACGTCGCCCAGTACCTAATCCGTCACTCTGACCTTCTCGGGTTGCCCCGCGGGGAATCTGCGTTTCCACCTGGTGTCCTAGTGATTAGCGCGTATTCGCCGGCCGAATCCGACAACCTGGACGAGACTGCGCGACAGGTCAAAACTGTGACTTCCAATAAACGACGACGTGGATTGTGAATTTCAACCCAGATGAGTGAAACCAAGGCCCAACCTGCGACTTTGTCGGTGGTGGAGGAAACTCCGCAGAAACCCAAGAGTCACTGGTTGTTGACGGCGCTCAAGGTCGGCGGGATTGTGTTGGCCATTGTGATTGTGGCCCAACTGCTCGGGGCATTCTTTGGGTTCAGCAAAAGCAGTGCCTTTAAGAACGTGTCGCAGGCTTTCGGCAACGCGACGGCGGCGTTGGCTTGGGCGACTTCCCATTGGTACCTGTTTCTGGCCGGTTGGTTGATTCTGCCGTTTGTGCCTGCGGCTGGCAAGTGGGTGGCCAAGAAGATGTCGGAGGCCAAGAAGGCCAACGACGACGGCACTTTAACAGACGACGGGCTGGACGCCGTCAGCGACGCGGTCGTCGCCCAGCAAGCCGCGGAAAACGCCTCGGAAGCCAGCACCCCCGAGGAACGCCAGGAATGGGAAGCCAAACAGGCTGACGCGACCGAGGCCTTCCACGACGCCGACGCCGAAGCCAAAGACAGCGCAGAAGACTTTATGGGGGACAACGGAATCAACGTGCCAGACGCCGCCGCGGCGGTGCAGATTCGTCAATATCGCCCTGGGTTTGGGTACCCTGTACAGTTGGGTTTGCCGTTCAGACCCGAACCTCCTCAAGTGCACCGGTGACTTAGGGAATGTTGACCCCAGCCGGGACCTCAGTGCCAGTAAAGTTGGTGATGGTCCCTTTGTTGCCGACCAAGATGTTGCTTTGCGCTCCTGCTACAGTCACCAGATTTCCTCGGTTTCCCGTAATCTGGCAGTTCAGTGGGTGAGCACTGAAATTGTGACCAGTGCCTCCAATGGCAATGTTGCTGGCGTACGTACAGTCAGTCATTTGGTTGATAGCAACACCTGTCCCGCCCGTAAATTTGTTGCCCACAAACACGCAGGACGTGAGGTCGCTCATGTTGAGCGACTCACTGGCGTTGTTGCAGATGGTGCCTCCGACCACCCCGTCCCCAAAAAAGTTTTGGGCCACTGCGATCAGGTTGTTGCACCACATCAAGTTGAACTCTGTGCCTCCAAAGTCTCCGAGTCTCAAAGACGATGGGGAGGTGTTGCCGGTACACACCAGGTTGGTGCTGCCTAAAGTGCCGCCCAAAACGCCGCCAGAGGTTAACCGGTTGTTGCAGAAACGCAAATAAGAGGCAATGTTGGTCAGTGTCATCGAGCCGCCAAAGTCACAACCCTGAATAGACAGCCGTTGATTGGCGTTGCTCGAGGTCATGGACCCGGTGCAGTTGCCGGTCACCACACAGTCGTGCAGTTGAAAGTCGGCCGGGTACAACCCTCCGTCCATTGTTAAAGTTAACGTCAGGTCAAACGTGCACCCCACGGCGCGAAACTGAGAGGCGGCGATCCCGCTCACAAAAGTCACAGCCCCTGCAAAATGAAGCCCGGATAGGTCCACAGGGCGGGACGCGTTAGCCACCGTAAAATCGCCAGTCCCAAAGGTGGAATTGGCAATGCGACCACCTGCGCCACTGGACAGCAAGATTCCTGTTCCCGGCAACGCGCAGTTGGTCAGGGTCAAGTTGGCGCAAGTCGCATTGATTGTCATCGTGCTGGAAGGTACGGTTTGCAGGTCGGACACCGTAACTTGTTGCTCCGCGGCGGTGAGGGAAAACTGTAGCGTCCCGTTGTTGCTTTCGACTTGGGCGGCGGTGACCGTCACGTTGGTTCCGATAAAGTCCACCTGAAAGGCGCCCAAATTCCAGTTGCAGACTTTGACGTGAATTTCAGGGGCCGTAACGTCGACCGCGGCGCCGAGCGCCAAGGTACCAGGTCCATCCAGAGTTAGACGGTCTGTGCAAGTCAGATCTGCGCTGACCGTCAGGTCCACCCCTTCCATGACGAACAAGGTGGTGGCGACCGCAAAGGTGGGGTCTGCCGCAATGGTCGTGGCCTCTTTGACCAGGATATTTTGGGCTCCAACGGCGGCGGCTTCCGCGACGGTGGCGTATTCTTCTGGACAATCTGGATCTGGTGTGGCCACAATCACGGCGTCGTAGCCCGGTTCACACGCGTTGCCGCCACCGCCGTCGTTGGGGAGCCAAGCCGCCAGGCCGCTGGCAGTTTGGGTGAGTACGTCGCCTTCGGCTCCCCCTGGAAACACAAAGGCGTCTGCCGACAAGGCGGGGGTCACGACCTCTTCGCGCGCCACAAAGCGTCTGGCCACGCTGACCGAGTCCACGACCAAGGCCGACAAGTGGAGGTCCGACGGAGGTTTCGTAGTCATGTTGCCGAAAACCAAAGTGCACAGCGTTTATTATTGGACATAGCCGGGAAGGTCTCCTTGCTCCAGTTTTTAGAGCCGGGCACGAGGCGGCTCTGCAGGTTTGGTCAAACTCCTTGCCATCGATGTGAGGCATCGACTTTGCGCAGGGAATCGTCATAGGCGAGCAAAGGACGACCCAGACTTATCCAGAGTTCTCGGCTTTATCGTCGTCTGCGTCGGGCCAAAAGTAGCCGGGCGCGTAAGTGGCCTAAGCGAGATCGACGAGGTCGGGTGGGTTTCGGCTTGGGGTCTTTGGCGACCTTGGCGACCGGCTCCCCCGTGGCTTGCACAGGTTCTGGGGCTTTCACGGGTTTCGGTTCAGGGGTATTCTCGGTTTGCTGTGCTTGTGGAGCGTCTTTGTGGCGTGGCTTTCGAGGCGCCGGTTTGGCTCGGGTCTGCACCATACGGGCCTTGATGCTACCAAACCCTTGTCGCGGCAACGCCCGGGTCACCAACCGGTTAGCCGCCCGTCGGCGCACTCGCGTGGCCGGGGCGGCCCGTGCTTTGTTGTGCAGAAATCTGCGTCTGTTTTGGCCTCACATGCAGGGTTATAGGTTTACAGACCACCGAGGGTTGTGTATTGTCGGTCCACCGACTCAGTTTCCAAAGCCCTTTATCTTGACGTGCGGCGGTTTTACGCCATTGCTCCACCAAGTTGTTGGAAGGCAAAACAACTTGATGATTGAAGTGCTGCCTTTAGGCCAAGGCGGGGCTGACCCAGTCCCAGAACCGGTGGCGCAAGTTGTGACGCTGCCCGCTCCAGACGTCACGCTTTCGGTTTTGGTCAGGGTGCCGAAGAACCAGACGGACCGGTTCTTGGACTCCTGTCTGTCTCTGGTGAGAGGCATGCTGCATCCGAACCAAACGCAACTGATTGTCCAAGCGTCCCAGGTGGAGGATGTCCCTCGGCTGGAAACGACGTGCAGCAGTTGGCACAAGTTTTGCGGGCTGCAGTGCAAGGTGTTGGGCGAGGACGACGACTTGTTTATGGCGGCAGACGGGCGACTTGTGTTGTGGTGGTCAGTGGACGCCGAGATGTTGACAGACGCCTGGGTGGGCAAGATTGTGGCGGCGGTGGACGGCAAGCGGTGGACGTCGTTATCGTTTAGCCAGCCGTTGAGTTTGGCCCACGTCAAGGTCGTGCCGCGAGCGCCTGCCGGGCGGGAAACCCGGCGAACAACTGTAACCTGTCGGGACATCAAGATTGTGACGCTCGGCAGTCGCCCAGCGCCAGCAGCGGCAGTGACCGCCCCGGAAACCAAGGCTCAAGTCTATGAGGTCAAGTGGAACCCGTTCAGCCGACCGTGCGAAATCCCCTGGGGCGCGGACAACATCCCCTGGAGCGCCGAAAGTCAAGCGCAGTCAGCCCAGCGGGTGCCGGTAAGCCCGGGTCCAGACAGCGAAGAAACCGAGTCGGACGACGAACCCACCGTCCTGTTAAAGTTGGGGCTCAAACCTGTTGGACCCAAACGCCGCCCCGCCAAACAACCTGGTCGAACCTCTACAACCACCCGCTCCAAAACTGCGCGACAAATCCAGGCTGCTCGCAGAGGCATTGCCAAACGCCGGCGAAAATCATAATAAACCTGTCATGAGCGGTAACGGCAAAGCAACGGGCTGTTGGTGGGCTTTGGGGATTGGAGTCGTGGTCTTGGTGGCGGTCGGAGGCATGTGCCTGTACTGGCAGCAGAAGCATGCCCGGTTAGCCTCGGCGCATCAGAAGTTGCAGTGTGCGACTAAACAGGCCGCCCAACAGGCTGCAGAGCGGTCCACCGCGCCAATCCAAGACTTGCCAACCACGGCCCGGTTCGCCAATCAGGTTGTGTTGGTGACCGGCGGGACCTCGGGGATCGGGTTGGCCACCGCCAAGGCTTTCGTCCAGGCCGGGGCTGCTCGGGTCATTGTGTGCAGTCGGAGACCGGCAGTCTGGCAAAGTCTCGAGTTGACCCCCCGGGAACAACACGTCATGGTCTACCGGCAGTGCGACGTCAGGGTGGAAGCCCAAGTGAGCGATCTGTTGGAGGAGGTCTTTAAGGCCTACGGCCGTCTGGACATCGCCTTCAACAACGCCGGGGTGGCCTGCAAGCCGGCGCCAGTCGACGAACAGGTTCTAACCAACCAGGAAACGACTGCCGACATCCAAGTCGCAATTCCAGCGCCCGAGACTTCTTCCACAGACTCCGCAGCCTGCCCGGTCGCCGAACAGACCGGCACCAGTCCGTTTTGCGAGAACTCGTTGTTCACCGACGGAATGGGGGTGTTCTACTGCTTGAAACATGAGGTCCGTTTGATGCGCCAGCACATGCACCAGTACCCGTTGGACAATCTGCCGCGCATTGTCAACACTGCTTCGGTCAACGCCTTCTGGGGCAGTCCGGGCAGTGTCTTGTACGGCGCTTCTAAAGGGATGGCGCTGTTGTTGACACGGGGGGTGGCTGGGGAACAGGCGACCCAGAAAACCCAGGACGGTCACAGCCTGGCCATTCGGGTCAACTGCATCGCGCCAGGGCCGGTGGACACCGCCTTACTGCGGGCGCAAGTCCCGAACCCAACCTTGGCCCGGCTGAACAAGTTGGCCGGTACCGGAGTCCCTTTGGGGCGCGTGGCCTCCCCGGCTGAGGTTGCCCAAAGTGTGTTGTTTCTGGCCGACAACCGCCAAGCCTCCTACATTACCGGCGCTTGTTTGACGGTGGACGGCGGTTTGACTGCGGCTCCGGCCCTGTAACCTGACTGCCAACATAGCGGGCTGTCCTTTTTTGGGGGTTGCCCGGGTCCACCCGCAAGAAAAGCCTCGTTTAGAGACAAAGTAGTCAAACACTCTTCACCTTGCTACCGTCAAGGTTCATGTCTGACTCTGCCGCGCACGCTGCTCCAGTTATTCCAGTCCCAGCCCATGGCGCTGGGCGCAAGCGCGACAAGGTGCCCCCGGACCGTCTGCCGACCGTCGCCGAAGGGGTGTTTCGGGCCTACTATCCGATGCACTGGCGAGACGTCTACCTGTTGAGTTTTCTGTCCCAGTACTACACCGACGACTTGCTAGAAACCTACCTGATTCCGATGGCCGAAAGTCGCCACGAGGTCTCGTTACGCCTAATGGACTTTCTGCCCAAGAACTACGCCCCTCACTTCAACCTCCAGATTGCCCAGGTTCACGGCATGCCGATCAACGTGTACGACGACTACATGCGCATGCTGGCCCGCTACAAAAAGACCAACTTTGACGCCTTTCGGCGGTGCCCCGACAAACCACTGTTCTACAGTTGGCAGGGTCAGGAACACCACACGACTTTGGGTCAACTCCACTTTCTCTGGTGGGCCAGACAGATTGGCCTGTTTCACTACGCGGTCCAACACCACAAACAACTCTGTGAAGTCATGTCGCAGACCTACAAGAAACACAACCAGGCCAAGCAAGCGTTGCGCCAGGCAAACGCCGGCCACCCGGTCAAACGCCAGCCGCTGTTGAAGACTTCGCAGACCAAATCCCACAGCCTGGTCAGTCACCAAGCCTCTGTCATCGTCAACGCCGCTGCGGAACTTGCGGGGACGCAATAAAAAACCAGCAATGAGTGTTCTTGAATATACAATTCAACGTTTACCAGGTCGCATCGTTCGGTTGTCAGTCCCGGGCGAACAGCCGGTCTGTTGGACCCCACCTCCAGACGTCAAATCTGTCTGTCTGGCCGGGTTGGTGCGGCTGTTGGAGTACTGCCAGCAAGAAGGGTTGAGCCCGACTCGGGTCAGGATACACGGTGACTTGCACGCGGCCAACGTGTGGAACCGCTACCTGAAGCAGTGGCAACGCCAGCACTGGCACAAGGCCAAAGGGCAGCCGGTCCACGACAAACCCTGGCTCATTAAATTAAGTGTCCTGCACCCGCAGTTCCCAGACCTCCAGATCGTCGGGTGTCGGGCCAAGTGACGCCAGGCAAAATAAACACTGGACAAAAGTGATGTGGCTACATGGCTGTGTATTTGGCGTTCGATTTATTACAGCGAAGCACCGCGTGGGTATGGGGCAAATGGTGGGGAGCGCCAAAATCTCCCGAGTTGGTCATGCTGGAAAGACAGGCTCGGGTTCTGGCCATGCAGCAACAACAGATTACGGCTTTGACCCGCCTGGTAAGGCAGGGCGCAAACCTGGCCAAGTCTGAGTTGTTGGATTCTGATCAGGTTCGCCTGGATCAGTCGTGCGTAATCCTGCCGCCGCTTGGGGTTGACCTGGACAAATCTACACTGGCGACTGAGTCGAACAGCGCAAACGGCAAAACCTCACGAGCGCCGCCGGCGTTGACCTGGACACGGTCGCCTCCACCAGTTGGTCATGACCCGCCGGGTACGCCACGACGCGTCGCCGTCCCTGTTCGTGGTCACCCAACAGAAACTCGCCTTCCAGGTCATCCTCTAAATCAGGCCACCGCTGGCAGAGTTGATGGATTACGTCTTGCCAGGTGCCGCGGATGGGGACCTTACAGACCGCAGATCTCCTGGCACACTGACACCCATACTTTTGCTGCCAGACCGGACACACCACGGCGATTTCCAGGTACAGGTGTTCTCCAACCCAGTGTTCTTGGTTGGACAGGACGGAAGAGGTTTGTCCAAGGGTCGACGCCATTGCCAGGCGACAGTGGTGCGGGGGACGAGGTAACGTGGTGAGCATGGTTTTGCGGTTTACCACTTGGGCGTTTGGTGGGGAAAGCAGAGGACATGACAACAAGCAACAAGTTTATGAACTCGAAACTGACTGCAGGGCCGGCCGAATAACAATGGCAAAATACTGAATCTCAGCCGGTTGGGCCTGGGCCTTGGTTGTGGTGCCGTCTTCGTTGGGCTGGTCAACCAGCGGTTGGTTGTCCAGGCCGATTTCCAGCACCAACCGGTCGTACCCAACTAGCCCAGACCGGGCATCCTGTTCCAGCCAGTCGCTAAAGGTCCAGGTCAGAATCGGCTGTTTTGGCAACGGGTGACCGTACATAAACTTGTCCAGGACGACATTGTTGTAGTTGTTGGGGTGGGCGAGGATGGTGGTGGGGTTTGTTGAAGTCGTTTTGCTATCTCCCTGGTACCCCAGCACTCGGCTGTTGGCCGCCAAAAAGGTCTTGCCCGGGATGTAGGCGACAAGGGCGGCGATGCTGCCTGCGTTTTGCAGTTCAGTAATGTCCCACTGCCAGGTATCGTCGTCCCGGGGCAGTTGGCCCACCCGCCAGTGTTCGAGGGTCACGTACTCACGAAGCGGCTCGTGGTCGTGGGGTCCCGGAGCGCCATATACGCAGTACAACTGGCTCTGCTCGAGTTGCAGGTCGAGTTTCGGGGCGTAGGTAATGGTCACCTGGATGGGCCCGCCCAGACTCACCGGGAGCGTCCCGCCGACCAACAACGGAATGTGGTACTGACTGCTGGCCTTGTTGTTGAGGATCTTCTGGTTGCTCAACACGTGGTACATGCTCAACTGGGCGCCATTGTAGCGGTGCAGCACACGACTTTGCTGTTGAATCTCCACCTCGACAATCTTTTGCAGCAGGCTGCGAATGTCATCCAGGCTGGAAATGCAGAGAAAGAGTTGCTTGACGCTGGACAGGGCGGTTTGGGTTGGCGTGTTCCCGGCAAGCCCAGAACACTCAGGTTGAAGCAGAAACCGTGCCTGGTCTTTGTGTTCCGTGGCCGCAGCCGGGACGTAAACAGGGGAAAGGTGAGCCAGCGACATCGCAAAGCGTTTGGTGTATTGAAACCGGTCAGGGTCGGTTTGGTTGGATTTCGTCGGGTCGCCAGCCGTGAACTCAGGGTCAGGTGGACCTCAGACCGACCCGGAGGGTGCGGATGCTCTGCGCTGTAGTTTCGACCACGCCGGGATATTGGAGTCCTCTGGCCAGAACTTGGCAGGCTGTCTTGGTTGGTTCCAGGGCAAACAGGCCGGGGGAAGGGGTCAGACGTTCCAAGGCCGGCGTCAACACCAACGGCGAAAGCGACAAGTCTAACTGGGTTAACGGGCCGTGTTGGCCAGATACCGTTTGTACCACCTCCAGGGCTTTGGCCGCCTCAGTCACGGGGTTGAAAGAAGCAGCCGCCAGGCGTCCAATCTGCATCATGCTGGGCTGTCGATTCCTTGCCTGTCGGATAAACGTCACCCGGGTGCGTCCAAAGTGCAACACCCCGACCGACATCAAAAACGGAGTGCGCCGGGCCAGACCGGGCACATCCAGCGTTTGGCTAGTGGCCCCGATCTGGACCGTCGGCCCGGCAAACACGGCTTCTAGCAGCCACTTGGTCACTTCTTCCAGGCAGTCTCTGGCAAACGGGTCTTCACATCCTCGGCCCAAGTAGTCCAACACCAACAACCCCAACGCCTTCTCGTCGGCGGCCTGCCGAAATTCTTGGGCAACGTCGGCCATTACGTGACGCAAACAATGCACTGACAACAGAGTTTATTTAACTGTCGGTCGTTGGGGGCCAGGGGAACCTGACTCTGTCTTTCTTGGTCAGCCATGGGTAGCCTTCTTGGTCGTAGCCAGACTTGACCCGGGTGGTATCTCCAGTCATATCCAGCAACACAGGCCAAATGCGCTGCTTGCGCTTTATCAGCGAACAACAGGTCTGGACGATAACTTGCCGGGTGGCAGCCGTGAGGTGACCTTCCTTGACAGCAACCCCAATGATGGTCTCTATGTCGGGTGGAAATGTCGGAGGAAAGTAGGACGGGTTGAAAGAATGATACCACGCAATCACCAGTTGCAGCGCCGTGGTGTACGTACGACCGGAAGTGCGCGCAGAGTCATGCAAGACCTCTCTGACGACGCTGACCAACGGAAACCCGGTGCGCTTGGCCCGCATCGACTTGAGCGCCAGTGATCGGTACAGCACCGGCAGAAGCAGTTCCCGCTGCATGTACTTCAACCGGCCGCAAAACACGTGCACCGGCGGTTTGGGCTGGAGGACCAACAACCGCAGACTCCGGAGTTGACTTGGGCGATGGTGAAGGTCGCCGGCCCAGACAACGCAGCCTCCCAGGCGACACCGGCCACCACACACAAACAACATAAACTCCAACGCCTGGTACCAGCCTCGCTTGTACGCCAGGTTGGTGACGGTGTGGACAACCTTGAACGGCCACTCGTGCACCTTGGAGCCCTGCAGCAGCGTGTAACAGCCCTTGTCGGTGGAGACCGCCTGGAAGAAGCGGTTCAGTTTGTTTCGCGTCATTCCAGTTGGGTCCACCGCGGGCTCCATAAACTGGCTGACTGGGCCGGCCAGGGTGGACCCGAGGACTTGACTCATCGCCTTCTCCAACCGAGGGTGGAACGGATAGGCAAAGGCGTACCGGCTGCCGACCTGGGCGTTGGGCAGTTTGCCTAACCGTCCTTTGCTCCCGAGTTTGGGGACAGGGGCGACGCGACGGCTCATCTCGGTTTGAAGTTTTGTGCCAAGTTCACCAACACTCTTCTGGCCGTTCAAGTAAACTGATCCCAGAGGGTTTTCTGACAGTTCCTAACAATTCCTCGATGTCCGTCGTTTCCGACTCTCGGGTCAGTGCGTTAAATGGAGGGCGACTTGTGGTCGCCGACCGCCTAGTGGGCCGGGAGGCTGTGGTGACGCCATTGGTGGCAGCCAACTTTTTGGCTTTGGAAGGCGGGACTGTAGGCCAGGTCTTGACCCAGACAGTCTCTGGCGTGGCCGACTGGGCAGACGCTTCTGGGGGAGGTGGGGGCGGGTCGGCGTGTGAACCGGCCTATGATGCTGTAATTGTTGCCGTCCCAGACCCAGAGTGTCCGGTCGAGTACGCGACTATTGCCGAGGCCGCGGCGGTAGAAGCCCAGAACATCCTGGTCAAGGAAGATGCAAGCCTAAGCAGTGACCCCGGGTTTACGGTCGACACGTCGTTGACCGTGGTGTCGGGGGTAACCCTAACTTTGGACACGCCAAGTGTGGTCACGACGGCGGCATTGGTCATCCAGGGTTCTGGCACGTTGTTGTTGGCTTCTTCTTGCAACTTGACAGGTACCACGGTGCAGTTGAGTATCGCCCAGTGGAACGTCAACACAAACACCCTGACCTTGACGTCGGACAACGTGACCGCCCGTGACGCTCAAATCACGGGCACCACCGGCAGTCTGACCGTCCCGGCCACCGCAGCCGGGCAGACGGCAACGCTCAACAACCTGCAAGTGCTGGATGGCGACACTTTGGACCTGGTCGTAGCCGCCAAAGAGGCATTGGTCAACAACTGCATTCTCAACCGCGACCTAACGGTTACAAACTCCAAACTTCGCATCACCAACTCGGTCTTTGACGTTGGAACGGTCAACGTCAGCGTAATCGCCGACTCGGACACGTATTTGGCAACTACGACTTTTGCGACCAGCATCACGTTACTCAACACGGTGTCAGGCGGTGCTCCGTTTAAGGCCACTGCTTGCAGTTTGGGTACTACGACCCTTTCGTTTACCACGGGCAACCCAACAGACATCGAGATTACCAATTGTCACTGCGCTGTCTTGTCATGCAGCGACGCGACAGAACCCAACAGCGTGGTTATCACCAGCAACGTCATCGCGGGCGCGGTGGCTATTGGGGCTTTAGGCATGAACACCCAGTTTATTGGCAACAAGGTTGGGGCCAACACGCAAATCGGAATCAGCGCAAACGCAACTTTTCTCACCGTGCAGGGGAACCAGATTGCCGGCAACATGAACATCGGGGGCGCGTTTCAAACCATCGACACCGCGACGGTGGCTAACAACGTCGTTGCTGGCAGTCTGGTAGTGACTGGGTCGACCATGTCCGCCATTAACATCGCCGGCAATGTTAGCGGCGCACTCAACGTGGCCAGCGGTGGTACCACTTCCAGCGACCTGGTGGTAAGCAACAACTTGTGTAACGGGGGCGTGCTTGAGGTTCAAGGTGCCTGTTCAGACAGTGCATTTTCTTCAAACGTGGTTTTGCGGATCGATTTCGTAACTTCCAAGCCGGCGACTTGTTCGCTGACCGGCAATGTTGGAAATTTGCAGACGGTCGCCGGCGCCGAAAGCAACATCCTGGTCGGTAACGTCGGGACCATCACCAACTTTACCGGCACCGAGATCCCGGCCGGGGTCAACGTCTAACGTGAATACACAATTCTGTTTATGGCTTGTTGGTTTTGGCGGTTTTGTGCACCTTGAGCAGCAGCACAAACATAACAATTGTCACCAGCACCAGACCGCCGACAATGGCCCAGACCCACCAGGCTGTTTTGGAACCGACCGAACCGTCGGCGTTGACCACGTCGTTCTGGGGGTGGTAGGCCTGTTTGCCGTTTCGGCCAGGGGTGCGGAAACTGGTGGCGCCGCCAATCAGGTTGCCGTGTTGGCCAACCGCCCGTTCCATTGAAGTGTACTGGTTGATCTGTTTGGCGTTGTCCGTCAGGGCAAACTTGAAGTAACCGTTGCCGTTCCAGCGGGTGCCCCAGGAGTTGCGGACTTCCCAGTAGGGGACAATGCCCATACCTTTGACTTCAGCCTGGCCCCACCCAGTTACAGTAACCGCGTGGGCGCCGTCAATGCTGTTCAAGGCTCGGCTCAGGGCCGCCTGAAAACTGGCCAGGGAGGAGAACTGACCCGGGTCAACTCCTAGCGCACTGCGCACCGTGGCCAGAGCCTGTTGGGCCTCACTCGACCCGCCGCCGTTGCGGGCTTGGTACATGTTAGCGACGAACGGGTCCTTGGAATAGGGACTCGGGTTCGAGTTGGCGTAAATGCCGCCGGTCATCTTCCAGCCCCAGGACGGAAACATGCTGGGCACCATAAAGTCCTTCAACACCCAATAGGTCGACACCACCGGACCGCCGGCGTAAATGTGTTCCTTCATCCGTTGGACCACGGCGGCTTCGGTGCCGGCAGCCAACGACACCGTCGAGCCCGGGATCGCCTTGGCCAGGGCTTCCTTAGAGTGACTCAGGCAGAGGTCCGGGTTGCCTGGGTGCCGCCCGCAGTGGGTCCCGCCACGACCCCCAAACTGTTCACAGGTCGTCCGCACGTCCCCGGAAAACTTGGCGGCGAACGGGCTAGGGCCACCGCCCGCCCCGCAACACGCCCAGGGTTCGACAGTGGTGTTGCAGGCGCCTCCTCCGGTTGGCCCGCAAAACTGGGCGTACGGCCAGCAACTGTCGGCGGGGACTCCGACCTGTTCAAAGAAACACCCCGCGTTGCCGGGAAACCCGCCTTGGCACCCGTCGGCGCCCGGGGCGCGCGTGCCACAAGAGGCCGTCTTGACCGCCGACAGGTTTGGCATCGTCTCCTTGCGGCTCAGGGACAGACGATCCCGCAACACCGACGTCGACGACACGGCCCAACAGGATCCGCACCTGGCCTGGTTTGGGGCTTCGCGGATCCAGGAAGACTGGAACCCAGCCAACCGTTTCTTGGCCATGGTTGGGTCAGCCCAGTTGAACTCGGTTGGCATGCGGGAAATTTGGGCGGCGGACAGTTCAACGCCGTGCTGTTGGTCGTTGGCAAACGGGACTGTGATGGCCATTCCGGCGCTGTTCGGGGGCAGGTAGTTCACTCCGGTCACCAGTTGAGGCGGCCCCATGGCGGCCCCGGCGCTGATGTCCGGAATCACCAACCCGACCGACTTGGGGCGAGCAGCGGGGTTGGCCGCGTGGGCAGAAACAGCAGCAGGATGGTTCATGGTGTCGGGTCAGCCAACAAACACTCGTCCGAGTTTACCTTTCAGGTGGGCGAATTTCCCAACACTTCCTCGACGCGGGGCCTTGGTCTCGTCCACGTCGATCCCCGCTGACCTGGCGAGTTAACTTTGCTTTGTCGGGCTTTCGATAAACTAGTGTTCTCGGCTTGCCGTGAATACGCCAAAACCACATGGCCGGGGTATCGCCCGAGTACACCTTGTGTGTGGAGTCGGTAAACCGGCAGCAGGATGGGCCGGACCCACAGAACCCGACCAACGACGTGACCATTTTGACGCAGATGTCTCGGAACCGGATTCCGGTGACGCAGTTGTCGTTGTGCAGCGCCGAGTTGCCGCTGCCGCAGTACACGGTTGAAAGCACCGGCAACAAGGTGTACTTTTCGGAGGGGTTGGCCTTGGTCGCCAACACGCTCCAGGAACAACCTGTCAGACAGTTCCAACTGCAGGTCAACAGCACCACCACGACGGCCACGCTGCCGGCCTACCTGAACGCCGTCATCGCGGTCGACGCGTCAGACCCGACCAACCCGGTGTTTACCACCGAGTTTGAGCATGGTCTGGAGTTGTCCAATCAGTGGACCTGGGGAGCGCCGGTGCAGTTGATCAGCACCAACCTGGGGCAGTGGGTGTCGTTGAGCACCAACAACCCCGACATGGTCATCCTCAACACCACGCAGTTCATGTTGATGAACCAACCTGCGGTGGCCTACGTCCCGACCAACGGGCTCTTTGGCTACGTCCACGCGCCGCCGATCGCCACCCCACAGGACCTGGCCCGTATCGTCCAGGCCGGCTTAAACCTGGCCACTGATCAGGTGCGGGTGACTTATCAGACGGACACTGGGTGTTTCTGCATCCAATACGTGGCACCGGGCACCGGGTCCTGTGTCGATCCGCCCCCGACCGCCCAGGATTTTGTCCAGATCGTCATCCCGACCGCCGCCTCGCTGCCCGTTTTGATGGGTTTTGCGTGTGGCGCCGGCAGTGTGCCTTTGCCGACCCAACCGGCGGTTGACTGCCAGCGGGACGACGTGTTGCTCCCGCGCCAACCCCAGGACTGCAAGTCGACCGTCCTGTGTGGTCAGTTTGGCTCGGCCTGTTCCGGGTGCGCCACGATTCCGCCCGGCAACTACACCTTTGAAGGCTTTGCCGCCCAGTTGGCGCTGCAGTTGAACCGGTTCTACTTTGACCCGGGGTCGGCGGCGGACCCGTTGTTGCGTCCGGTCTTTGCCTTTAGCAACAGCGTGGGGACCTTCTTTTCGTTCGCGGTCGAGTATGGCCTGTACACTCCATTCACCCTGGCCCAATTCTTGGAGGACCAGATGAATACCGCCGACGCGACGACCAATGCCTACAGCGTGACCTATGACACGACCCTCGCCAAGTTTGTGTTTGCCAACCCAGACCAAACCTTTGGGCTCGAGTTTGGCGACCCGACCCAAACCCTGGCGCCGATTCTGTTGGGCTTTGATGCGGTGAATTACCGGGGCAACAGCCAGTACCAGAGTGTCTTTGACGTCAACTCGCCGATTCTGACGTGTTGCGAGGGGACCAGCATTCCTGCCCGGTCCTCGGCGTACGTGTACGGCGTCCGGGCCGATACCTCCCAGAACCGCTACATCCTCAACGTCGGCAAACCCGTGTGCGTCGACGGAGCGTCGACTGACCTGGGTGGGGGGATCTTGGAAGTGGTCAGCACTGGCGCCGCGCCGGTCGCGCACGGACTGCAGGTCGAGGACGTCGTGGTGTTGACGATTACCGGCACTGGCACTTTCAGGCTGCGGGTCGTGGAAGTCGTCGACGCCCTGACTTTCCGGGCCGACATTGGGTCGGTCACCGCTCTGGTTGGGTTGGCGGCCCAGGCGTCCGTGTCCTGTCTGGCCAATCCGGTCGTCAGCAACCTGTTGTTGAGTTCGACCAAACACCCCAATGTGCTGCCGGGTCGGTTTTTGGGCCTCCCCCAACAGGACCTGTTGTTCAGCCCGGGGGTCACGCCCCCTTTCCAGTCTCAGTTCAACGTCGATCTGTCGGCGCCCAAGCATCTGTTGTTGGTGCTGGATACCCCCCAGGGCGCGACCCACACCAACCACCGTTGGCTGCAGGACAACATCCCGAACGTGTTTGCCAAGATCATCCTGTACCCCCAGTTCCGCCTCGAACGGATCTACCCGATGACGATGTACGTCCCGCAGGTGGAGGACTTGACGTCGTTGAAGTTTCGGTTCCTCAACCCCGACCACACCCCTTACCAGTTTCACGGCCAGAACTGGAGTGTCACGATCTGCATGTATGTGCCTGAGGCCCGCGGCGACTTGATGTGCAAATAAACAGACAAACCTGGTTGAAGCATGGCCATTGTCGTCGACGAGTTTACGTGGCTGACGAGTTTCAGCAACCCGACCGGTGAGCCCCGGTGGGTCGGGTTCAACAATGACGGGACCACCTTGTCGATGGCCGAGAACGACTTTCCGAGTGCCTTGCAGGTGCAGACGCGCGTGACCGACGACGGCTGGTTGTCGAACAGCACGACGCCCAACGTCACGCTAGGGTCGACGCTTACTCGCAGTTTCTACACTGCCGACGGCCGGTACGTCGCGGTTATCGACGACGGTGGGGGTACCTACACCACCAGCCTGGTCACGACCCAAAACAACTGGCAGTCCTCCACGACCACCACGCTGGAAAACAACCAGGCGCTTAGGGCCATTCTGTCCGGGGACGGTCGGCTGATTCTGTACATTAACGGGGGGAGCAACCTCTGGCGGATCGCGCTGAGACAAGGAGACTCTACCAGCACGACCTATACCACCCAAGCCAACCTCGGTTTGACCAGCACGTGGGCGCCCTACGCCTGGGTTTCGCACGACGGCACCCGCATCGTGATTCTGTCGGCGGACGTGAACACTCTGCGGGTCTACCAGGTGGACGATGTCACTGACTGGACAGACACCCCGCCTTTTACAGATCACGCCATCACGATCGCGGCCACGGCGGTGCTGGGGGCACTAAACGCCAACCGGGACGTCACGGCGCTCGGAGTTTGGGTCGACGACAGCAAGACGTCCAAGGTGGCGGTGTTAGCAACGCCAGACGACTGGACCACTGTCAACGAGCAGAACCTGGCCAACACAAACAATGGCGGGATGTTTGGCAACGGGCGTTTTATGGCAGTGGCCAACACGACCAGCGAGGTGACGGTCTACGAAACTGACGACAACTGGGCGACGACCAGTATTGCCCAGGTTATCAATCAGACCACCTTTCCGGAGGTCGGCGCCACCTTCAATCCGTTCCGGTTGATCCGCGGCAACCCGGGAGGGAACTACGAGTTCTTGGCCATACCGAGCGCCGCCGACGACACGACCCACGTGTTTGAGGTCCCGCACGTGGTGCCTCCGCCGCCAAGCCCTACCCCTACCCCGGTCGACCCCGAAGTGCTGCAGTTTGGCCCGGACAACGTGTTGGGGCTGCCCCCGTCTGACCTGTCGGTGACGGCCTTGGAGTTGGGGCCTCGCACTGGGTTGGTCACCCGAGACGCGTACTACACGACGGTGCGAGTCGGCCAACCTTCTCCAGTCATCGGGTCAGTCGCCAAAGACGCCAGTTTTTCCAGTCTGGGCGTCCAACGGCTGGTGTAAATTCGCAGAGCATACGCCAAAACCGACCCGGCTAAATGCTCATCCAAATACGGCAAACCATAAACCATTGATGTCTTCTTTTCCGTGGAAGCCGGACCTGCAGCAGGCGCTGCTGAAGGTTTTGACATGTTCTGACTTGGTCCAGGCCGTGCAGGAGTGCATGCCCTGTCAATTGGCTGAAAAGACAGTATTGGACGCTCAAGAAGTGCACAATCCAGCATCGTCCACTTACCGGCGTGCTCTCTCATACTTGCTGGATGGGCGCAAAGCGTTGATGCATGTGTTGCCCAAGACAGACGCCAAAACTCGAGAGCAGTTGCTGCGGTCAAGGGTTCAGGACTGGTCTTCTGCCGCTCTGGTTAAGGTCGCTGACTTTGCCCTTCTACAGGCCTGGCCGCTGACGTTGGAAGTCTTGACCTTTGTTGGACACGGCCGCTGTCGGTTTGGCGCCCAAGAGTCTATTTTGGCTGGCCTCCAGGAACGGTCCTCCAGCGCCCGACCGTCGGCCGAGGCGTGCTACGACCTGTTGATTCGGCAACCCGGCTACCCTCATTCGCGCTTTCTGTGGTCCGCACGCCCTCGCCCGATATACCGTTTTTTGGCCAGACGCGACCACTGGTCAGCCACCGGTTTCAACTCGTTGGTGTGGCATCGCTTTCTGTTTTCTGCGCAAGCGTTAATGCTGGATGTACCTGACCGGGGACAATATACCACCGCTCTCCAGATCGCGCTGCGTTTGTGTCTGGTCTATGCAAGACATCACAACGCAGAGGCCTTTGTCACCGCTGCCGTCGAGGCCGGTCACGTGACCGCAGACGATGGCCAGTGGATCATTCATTCCTGGCGCCACAAGCCTGAAGCCACGGTTAAGATGGCGGGAGACTTGCAGTTTGTAAAACCCTGTTATGACCAGCCCAACTATCCCTGGTTAAACCCAAGAACCTGCAGCATATTTCCCTGGACAGAGGTTTGCATTTTTGACGAGTCAACGGCAGTATAAACAGAGGATTTAGTGTGACGCGGCGGTCGCAGTGTTTGTGGTGAAGACAGTGTTGCCAATGCCTAGCCCGGCGTCGCAGGTTGTAATGTTTCGCAAATGCCAGGCGGGGTCAGTCGTGTTGTTGGCTTGGGACAGCGCTTGTTCCAGGGTCAGCCACGACACCGGTTGACCGCGGCGGTAGTGCACCCCGTGCAGCACACATTGTTCAATCTGGTCGGCGTCCTTCAGGCTGGCGACCTCGAGCGTGAGGTGGATATCGACCACCTCAAAATAGCGGCGGTAACGCCGGGCTAACGCCAGGGCCTGTTCTTCGGTGGCGGCAAAAGTGTGGTACACTCCGTCCCACACAAACAGGTCGAAGTGCAACCCGTCGCTCTTCAAGCGTGTACACTTGGCGACTACCTTGTACACAACCGAGGCTTTTGGCAGCAGTTGGTCCAACGTGGTGGTTTGGTGCTTGGTTTCCGCCGCGGCCAGGGCTTTGCGACGTTCGCGCAGTTGTTGTTCGTCCTGTTCGATCTGTCGCCGCAAAGTTTGGAGGTCGGATTCAGACACAGTGCCTTGCCGGGTGTGATGTGCAGGCTGCCCATGTGACAAGCCAGGATCGGTAGACACGTCGGGTTCCTGGTCCGAATCGTTCTCGGCGTCGCAGATCGTGACCTCGGTTGGCCGCGAATTCGTCAACCCAGGGTCGTTAGACATTGTGGGTTGGTTGGGTTTTGCCTACTTCAAACTGACAGTGTTTGTGGCATGCCGCGCGTACTTCGGGCACACGCCAAACCAGACTTGCGTCCCAGCCTCCATCGCCGGTAGGCAAGCGATCCAGGGTTCGGGACCAAACCACCACAACAACCTTACCATGAGTTCCAAGACCGACGCTGTCATTCTGGCTCTGCCGTGGTTGGCCACCAAAGAGATTCTGGCCTTTCCCAACCTAAGGGAATGGGTGCAATACCCAGAAGGTTACCCGATCATCGCCAGGCTGCGGGAAAACCTCAAGACCGTGGCCGAGTTTGGCTCTGATGATCTGGTGGTCTGGTTTACGCGCCAACAACTGCACCGGCACGAACCTGGACGCCTCTTGACGAATAACACGCCGCTGCCCAAGATGCAGGACCTGCAGGACCAAGCCTGGGCCTCGATTTTGGTGGCGCAAGGCCGGATTGGCCCGCTCGAGACCTTGACCCGGACGTTACGCCTGGACCAGTTCAAGCAGGAGTGGGGTGGGTCCATACGGACTCTGGCCTTGCACAACATGGCCCAGGCGGCGGTGTCCCCGTTTCTGCGCTGGGCCGCGCGTTTGAGGTTGCCCGTCGTCCCGCATGTGGATTTGCATTTGGCTTTGCGCGCTGACCCGGACACGGTCTGGGAGGTGCGGGAATGGCTTTTCGGGTTGGAGACGACGAGATACTGGAGTTCTCTCGCGGAGCCTTGCGACTGCTACGAAGCCGGCCGAGGGCCTCGGCGCAGTTGCGTCTGGACCCCGTTGATCAAGTTGTGGCGCCACGCGTCGGTGCAGTTCTGGCGCTGGTGGTTGCCTCAACTGGTAGGCGTGGCGGGCAAGCGTCAAGCGCATTGGGTGACCGAGCACCTGGTGCTCGGAGTGGGCGCGTGTGGCGACTGGGACAAGATGACCTTGTTTCTGGACTACTCCTTTTTCCGCCACGCTCCTGACCCCGAGACCTGGTTCACGCAGATGGAGCAGACGATCAACCCGAGAGAGGCCTCTCTCTGGGAGTTGGCGGTCCTCAACGGCCCAGACATGACTGTGGCCCGTCGCTGGTTTGACCAGGCTGACCGGCAGCGGCTGGGGTTTGTGCGCTACTGGGTTGGCGTATTCACGGCAAGCCGTAAACACTGGTTGGGGTTCTCCCGACCTCGGTTGGGCACAAAGTCCTGGATCCAGTGGAACGCCCAAAACCTGCAATTTGTGTTGGATCGCGGGTACCTACTGGACGAACTGCCGCTGTTTCTCATACGCTTCCACTTGGTTCAAGACGACGATGTGGCCGGGATGACACTGCTGCTACAGCGGTACGCTGACGAAGGCCTCGACGTGGTCCACGCAGACTTGGTGAACCTGGAGATCCAAGAGGCCTCCTTTGAGATGCTGCGCTGCCTCGGCCGCTCGGTACCATACGAGGTCTACCGCGATAAAAGGATTCCGGTGGCTCTGCTGAACCACCTCAGCGTCGCAAAACTGGAGTGGTTGTGGAACCGCGGACAAGTTTGGGACACGTCGACCCAGTTAACGACCTTTCGCCGCAGGAGGTTTGCTCATTTATCGGCGGACCTACAATACACCTGGGTCGACGATCCCTTGACGATTTTGCAGTGGGTGGACCGGATGCAGTCCCGCGAATCCACCCGCAACACGGTGTATGATCCCTTGTATCACCTGGCCGCTGGCCACTGGCTCAGCCCCAACTGCTACTGTGAGTTGGACGACTGCCATTTACCGCTGGTCCAGTGGATGCAGAGCAAAGGCGTTCCGGTCACGGCGGGTATCATCCGGGATTGGTGGCAGGCCGGCAACCTGGAGTTGCTTCGTTGGGCCCGCACCGCCTGTCCTGAACAGGTGGCACCGTTGCTGGCCAAACCTCCTACTGTGTTCAGTCTCCAGGTGCCCGCACTCAACCAATGGTGGCAGAAGTACAACACGGTCGGTAACGATCCAGACAACCACTGATTTGCCGCGACCCAGGTTCGCTGATTCATCCAGACCCATCCAAACTCATCCAGTTCCCGAATACAATGTTTATGTCCCGTCGCAACCACAACAACCTAGTTCATTCTTTCGTTTCGTTCGCCACACACTGGTTTGGCGGTTCACCGATAAATCAGCAAACCTATCTTGCCCAATGTCTGCCTCAACACCTATCTCGGTTACCCCATTGTCCGAGGAAGTCGACTGCGTGATGGTTCCCTGCCCGGCTTCCCGTGGCAGCAAACGCTCCGCAAGTCCCGCGTCGGCTGAGAGCCAAGCGAAACGTCATTCGGCTGACGCAGTGTTTGTGGCCTGCGACCACTCGGGTACCTCGCCTAACATTGGCACCCAGGAGGCCGACGACGCCAAGTATACTTTTCCGGACTCGATGTCACGCCTGCTCGTCCGGACTTCGACCGATGAAAAAGCCGTTGGGTCCTCTCCCCTGTTGGATATGCAGGCGTGGGCTCAGTTGCGACCAGAAGTTCGGGTGATCAAGACGGCCGGCACCACCCACCGCACTGTGATTGTCACTCGGTCTCGCGGGAACACCCAAGACGTGCTGTCGATGTTTGAACCGATCGGGTTTGGCCGGGCGGTGCACACCTTTATCGGGTCTCTCCAAGTCACGACCCTGTCGGGGTTCATCGGGGCAGACGGGACCTGGCAAGGCCACGCCCTGGTGGTGTGCCAGACGAAGAGCGCCGGTGGATCTCTGGAGTTGCCTCGCTTTCTGGCGAGGCTAAACACTCTTGTCAAGGCCACCAACTATCTGTGCTGGCAAGGCCAACTGAAAAACAATGCGCCCGACGGGTTGGGCAGCCTCAAGAGCGACTGCTGTTCCCTGGACGGTCGTTGGGAGAATGGACGCTTGCTCACCGCCCAGTGTGTCAACAGCGTCAACGGCGCCAAGAACCCTCAGAATTCCTTATCCCGTTGGCAGTACCAGTTGACGAACGACGCTTTCAAGGCGCTTGTCACGGGCTGTCTGAAGACCAACTGCGCCCTGCTGGGAAAACCGTTTCAGCCGGTGCCCCAGCCCCAAGTCAAGTTGGCCTGGGAGCCAACGGACCCAACGGACCCGATAGTCAACAAAACCGATGCGTCAGACGCATTGAGCAACCTGGAGGTTTCTGTGCCAGGTTGGGGCAAGGTGGCAGAGATCTTTACGAGTTCTGCTGATGGTCCGGTTCGGCCGGCTTCTGAGATGTTGGCCTACCTGATCAGCGGCGCGCCTGTGACCACTGTGGAAAGTGTTCTGTCCAGTGTGCCCGACCCTCAGGCCAGGCAACCTGGGTTTCTGTCGGCCTGGAAGGAGGGTTACCGGGTCCTCGCGCAAGTGGCCAAGATGCTACAAGCCAAGGTCCAGAACACCCCGATGTTTAGTCTCTTCCGAGTCACGCTACATCCGCCGCTGGTCCCGAAACGTATGACCTTGTCCTTTGACAAGTTTCCGAACCTGCTGGATGAGGTTGCGGTTCGCTATCCGCTGCCGAACCAGAAAACAGACATACACGGTGTGTATTGGCAAGACGGCGAACTCCGGTTTGTCGGGGTCTGGCGCCTGAAACAGGATCCTAAATCCTCGGAGCACAAGATCTGTATGCCGCTCGAGGGCGCCAAGTACGCTGACGGCAAGTGGGGCGTCGGGACCTTTCGCAAAGGCCGCCTGGCCTCGGGCAAACTTTACGACGCGCCTAGTTGGACCCTTGGTTTGGCGTCTTCACGGCAAGCCGAGAACACTGTTACCGGGCTGATTGGAGAAGGCCAGTGGAAGCGTGGCAAACTGCACGGCGGCCCTGGCAAGTTGTACCAAGCGGAAGGGAAGGCGCTGTTGGAAGAATGTGACAAGTGGCACCAAGGAAACAAGCAAGGTCGCGGCGCGGTCTATCACCTGTTGCAACCTGGGCAGACAGAACCCGTTGTCGCCCAGCGCGGAATCTTCAAGGACGACCTGTTGGACTGCGCAGATGGCGAGACCTTTGCGGCAGACGGCCACCCTACCGCGAGCGGCGTGTTTCGCGAAGGCGACTTTGTCGGCCCGGGCATCCGCTGGGTGTGGGACCCGGTCCAGAAGACCTATGAGCGTATCGTGGTTTGTCGGCCCACCGATGAATCAGCGAACCTGTCTGCTTCGTCGTCAACAACCACTGCGTCCACTGCGTCCACTGCGTCCACCGCCCCGACCTGGGAGATGCATTCTCAACTGCATGGAGCGGTTCGTGCCGCCGCCGCCGGCACTCCGACCGCGGTGTATGGGGTGAAGCCATCCTGGATTTCCTCCATGCGCTATTCCCTGGCCGACAAACCCAACGTCCGACTCGTGACTGCCCACGACTTGGAGAACTCGGCCACCCCGTTGAAGTTGTTGCGAGATGCCACTCACCTCTGGATGGATGACGATTTGAGTTGGGGATCAGTCCGCAAGTTGCTGACCCCTTTTGCGCGAGCCACGCTGCTACCCCCCGACGAACGCCTGATGGCTTTGGCCAAGGGCAACCGCTACACGCTGCGCTCTCTGGCCGCGCTTTTGCAGGAGATCAATGGCCTGGAACCGCCGGTTCCGGTAATTGCAACTTCGACGGATCGTGTCCCAGACACGATCCGCGAACTGATGCCTGACAACACTGAGTATTGCTGCCTGAACCAGTCTGACCAGTCTGATTAACTGTGTTTGACCAACCCCCTGTTCGTTAAAAAATTTATCAACTCAATCATTGTGTGTGGGTTGGCGTATCTGGATGAAGCCCCAAACACTGTACCGTGTATACTTTGGGACGTATGACAAGCCAGGTTCACCGGTGGCATGGCAAACACAAACTTGTCCAGGTTTTAGGCTTGACGCAACTCATCCTCGTTGGCAAAGTTAGGTTTGCTGCAAACCAGTGTTTCGGGCATTAAGCCGAGAACGCCGAACCTTGGTTGCCTCTGGGTTGTCGGGTCGCCGATAAAGTCGAGATTGCGACGGGTCCACACACCGCCACACACCCATTTGCTTGCCCAACCTTGTTTGCGAATTCCTTCTCAAAACATGTCTGCTGCCAAGCCTGAAATGCCTAAAATGCCTGCTGTGTTGGACCAGCCTGACCTGGACCAAGAACCTAACCCTACCCGGGTTACTGAACGTCAAGTCGAAAACCTGGATAAGTCTGCCACCGAGTCTGCCGAAATGACGGCCACGTTTGCGTCGATCAAACCTGGCAATTCAGGCCTCGAGGTTGCGGAGACGTGGCCAACTCTGCTGACGTCTGCTACCGGGGAGGTGTTGCAAGACGCCCGCCTCGACGGCCAAACCTGGCACCGAGTCACGCGGCTGGCCCCGTCTGGCTTGGGTACCTTGGTCCAAACCGCCATCTATGGGGAGAGCAAGAATCAATCCAGCACGGAAACCCACACCCTGGCGCAAAACGAGTGCACCACCTGGGCGACGGTCCAAGTAACGAACGGTCAAGCCCAAGGGCCAGCCCGACTCAACTTTGCGGCGTGTCAAGGACGTCGCCCTTTGCCCTCTGTGTTTGGGCTGAGTGACAATCTATTTATGACCGCCAGAATGGCGCAACTGCTCGGGACCTACCGGGACAACAAGTTGCAAGGTCCAGGGCGGTTGTTGCTGGCCGATAGTTCCAACCAATGGGCCGTAGTGGAAGGCGAGTGGCAGGACGGAGTCCTGACCTGGTACACGGCCAAGGACGTCAAGGACCAAGTACTCGCGCTGCGTCGGCCGTTGAGCAAACCCGAGGACCAAAAGACGCCTGACCTGGTCCTCGAGGTGTCCTTTTCGCCGACCGACCCTTTGCTGGTGACTTCGCTGCTGATTACCCGGCAGGACGGCAGCCGGATGTTGGACCTCTGCGAGACGGTGCAACCGTGCGCGGCGACTCCGATGACCGACCTCCTGGACTACCTGGAGACTCAGGTGCCGTTTCGACAGGAATTGGACCACATTGCCCAGTGGCGACCTTTCTTTGCCCACTTTCCCAGCGTGGACAAGGTGGCCTGCATCGAACAAGCGGCCGCTGCGGTCACCCACTTGGTCCAGGCCCTGAAACAGGCCGAGCCTAGGTTGCTGGACGCCAAGATGTGTTTGGGGTGGCTGCGGGTCGACCGCCCAGACGGACTGTTTAACCTGGGGTTTGCGCCTCGGACTGGGCCGATAACCCTGCTCTACTTCAAGTCAATGACTGGCCAAATGACTGGCACAATGTACCGCGACAATGGCGAGGTCCAGTTTAGCGGGGCCTGCAAGGAGAGTTTGACAACCCGTTTTCAACCGGTGGAAGGCGCCTTTTGGTTCCGCAACAACTGGTACATGGGCAAGTTTAACGACCAGCAACGGTTGACTGGCGCCGGGAAGATCCTGTACGAGAACCGCCAAGTTTGGAAGGTCGGGACCTTCCAGGGCGACAAGTTGCATGGCGGCCCAGGCAAAGTCTACGGCCCAGATGGGAGTCTGCAGGCCTCCTGTTCGGGGTGGGTCGACGACAAGCCGAACGGAGAAGGCTTTCTCTGTTTCCCGTACGGAACCAAACACCAGGTCGGTACGTTTGTCGCCGGTCAACTGCACGGTTACGACTGCCAGGAGTTTGACCGTCACGGACGTCTTATTCTGTCGGGAACCGTGACGCGTGGAGATTGGACCGAGGGACCGGCCGTGATGTTGCGGTACCTGTCCTCGGACCCTGCCCTGGACAATCAGTATGTTTGTTTGGCGATTGGCGGGACCGTGGTGACCAACCCCAAGGCGTTTCAGTCCTCGGTCGCCGCCCCGTGGAGTTCCGCGACTGAAGTCACGCTGCCTCAGGTCCAGGCAGACGAAGAGGCCGAAGAGGCTTAGGGCTGTTCAACCAACCCAATGTGAATCAGCAATACACTGGACGAGACAAAAAATCAACTAGTTTGGCTTGTGTGTTCGGCAACTGGATAGTAGATAGTTCTTGTGTGTTTCGACTTTGGCATACTCAAAACCCCTGATGGCCACTATGACAAGTCTCCAAACCCGCATCGAAACCACCCTGGCGGACAGCAAAATGACGGCCAGGGCTCTGGCCAAAACCCTGGGAACCAGCAAGACCGAGGTGAACCGCCTGCTGTACCAAATGGACACGGTGGCCAAAGTTCAGGACGGCCCGCCGCCGGTGTGGACGCTGAAGACGCCAGCGGCCGCCGAGGCCAAGACGAACGAAGCCGCTGTGTGTTTGGTCGTCATCGTGGACCTGGGCAACGTGCATGACGTGTTGCAACACCTGGGCCCCTACGTCGCCTCTGGGTGCATTCACCAAGTGTGGGCCTACGCCGACCTGCAGTTCAACGGGTACGGGGTCAAACCACCGCCGGACTACGAGTGTCGAGTCTACCAGGCCCAACAACCCCACCCCAACGCCGCGGACAACAAGATCGTGTGGGACGTGGCGGTGGCGTGCGCGGCGGTCCCAGCCGGAGGCGCCCAGTTTCACTTTGTGGTGGTCACCAAGGACCAGGGCTTTCAAAACCTGGCTGACCTGGTGTACGAATCCAAGGCCGGGACCCTGGAGTTTGTCAACTCCTGGGAAGACCTGCGCAACGTAATCGAATAGACTAGGTTCGCTGATTCATCGGTGAACCGACAACCCCGTTTCCCAAATACAAGTTTTTTACTGCAACGTTTTCACGTCGTCTATTCTGACCAATACTCGTTTAACCTGCCCCGACTTGTTCCACTGGCGAAAATCATAGTACGCGGCGGCGGATCCCTGGGCCCCGCCACACGTGTTCTTCTTGCAGTGACGTCTGGCGCTGCTGCGATGCTTGTACCAAGCGAAACACCCGGCGCATTGGTAGTGACTGAAGGCCGAGTGTGTATCTTCCAGGTGAGTGGCGAGGCTACCGGCTTGGGCAAAGGTTTTGTGGCAGATCTTGCAGATGAGGTCGGTTGGTTGTGGTTGGGGGACAAACTCGGGCGGACCGACGAATCGGCAAACCTGGGGTACGACCGAAAGCCAGGCTGTTCCTGACCAGACTGACCAGGCTGAAGGCGGATACTTGGGCGCACCAGAAGGGTAGAGTGGGATCGGACGAACCACACGACCCACACGACCCACACGACAGTGGCTTGGCGGGTTTGGGTGCATGGGCGTAAGCGGTGGTGGTATGGGTTGGAGTTTCAGGCTTGTCACGGTGGCGAACCCCCACTTCCAGTGCCACAATCAACCAGAATAGGCGGGTCGACAATAGCGACGGACGCCGATCCCCTGGTAAAGTTCTGGCATCTCGCCAGAGGTCTGGTTTCTCCAGGGCGCCGCCGATGAGCCCTGGAACCACAGCAGGCCGCACAACAACATCCCAGACAACAAATCAACCCGACCGACACGAAAAGCGCAAAAGCGTGCTCGACACCGGTCATTGTTTCGAACGAGTGGCACGGCTTCACATGACCTTTCCTGACTTTCGCGCGACGGGGGTCGTCGGTTCACCGACGAATCAGCAAACCTGTCAGGCTGTTCCCGCGGTGCTGCATGTGAGACCGGCTGAACCTGAACAGACTGACCAGGTCGACCAACCTCGCGAACACAAGGCCTGGATCATGACCTCGGCGCCGTTGACGGTGTTTCGGGACGGGCGTATTCTGTGCGCCTACCAGCGGGTCGCCAACAACGGCCACCTGACGGTCTGGGGGATTCCGGTCGATGGAATGTTTGCCGGGGTGCCCGAGGTCGGGGCCGCAACACCTTTGACCTGCACGGGTATGATTCGCTCAGCCGGGGTGTTTGACGGCCAGGTGGAAATGAAGAACGACCGGTACCAGTGGGCGGGCGAGTGGAGCCAAAACGAACTGGTCCAGTTTCGGCAGTGGGACCGGCAGACGGATGCGCTGCGGGGTCTAGGCGAGATCTGTCCTCAGGACCCGACGCTGACGGTCCAAGGCTTTGTAGCACCGGTCGAGCAAGTCGGCCGGGCTGGCCTCCAAGCCGTCTCTCTGATGGAGCGCGAACCCCACGGTCAACATCGGTTTCGGGGCCAGTTGGCAGTCACCCATGCCTCGCTGCACCCACTACGAGCGGTGGACCTGAACCTGTTGACCCCAATCCTGACGCGCCTGGTTGACCTAGACGCTGGGTTGGAGAACCCTGGTTTGGCCTCGGCCAATCCGGCGCTCCTGCATGTCGACCTCCTGACAGCCGCCATTCGGTACTTTGGCCTGGCCGAAGCGTCCCTGCCGTTTATGGCCGCGCAACAAGAACTTAAATGGGACAACGGGGCCGAGTCACACATTGCCGAAGCCGTTGTGCCCGGCTCCCCCGGGTTTTGTCGCTACCGCTACAGCCGACACGGGCTGGCGACGTTGGAGATTCACGACAGGAACCAACAAGCCAGTGTTTGTGACTCGTCGCAAATGCGACCCGGTTCGGTGCTACACACGGGGATCGTTACGTCTCAATACCACAACGCGCCTGAATTATCGTCAAACTTACACCCCGGTCCTGTCGGCAGCACGATCTTTATCGGGCAGTGGTTGGTCGACGACCAGGATTCCGAGGAGCCCGATGTCTGGTGGCCCAATTTGAATTTGCAGACGGGGGCCTACCTGTATCGGGGGTTCTGGTACTTGGGCACCTTTGACGATATGAATCGCCTGTGTGGCCCAGGCATTGTGTACAACTCGGACTTTACCCAGAAGCGCCAGGAAGGACGTTTCTACCGCGACCGGCTCCACGGCGGACCTGGCAGAACCTATGACGACCAGGGTCACCTGTTTGAGGAGTGTGACAACTGGGAGAGCGGCGAGATGCACGGCCACGGTACGACCTATTGTGAAGTCACTCACGAGGTTGTGTTTACTGGGCAATTTCGGCACGGCCGGGCGGTTGTCGCTACGGAATCCGACCCACAGGCCTCTGCCGGCGACGACGAGGACAACCCTGACTCTCCGTCGAGACCGACCAGACCCCCTATCTTGAGACGTTCACTGTAGTGTTCTCGGCTTTATTGGCGAACCGGCAAGCCAGTGTTCTCGGCTTGCCGTGTCATTTCACAGATACGCCAAAACCAAGTTCTCCCAAAATAAACCGATTTCAAATGTCATTGTCTGGAATCACTGCTGAGTTGAAGCAGATCGTGTCGTCGTTGGACACCTTGAACACCAAGGCCAACACTGTCCTGGACAAGGCCGACAGTATCCTGGATGAGACGAAGCCGGTCGTGCAGCAGGCCCAACAGGTGTTGGCTCAGGCCCAGGGATTGGAGAAGAAGGTCACCACCATTATGTGGCTGCTGGCCGGTATCCTCGTCGCGGTGTTTATGGTGTTTGTCGTGTCGGCCTGGGTCAGAGCCAAACAACGCGGTCAGGTCCTGAAGCAGATCGAACTGGGTCGGCGGTGACCCAGTCGATATCAGTCTCATCCAGACTTGTCCAGTCTATTTTTGTCTCACCCAGAGTCTGGTCCAGACTTAGAATTGGGGTCTCGCGCCGCAATACAACAAGGCTCATTTTGCCAGGTTTGCTGATTTATCGGGGAACCGACAACCCCATGACGACTGTGACCCACTTCAACCCCCAGACCCAAAGACGCCAGGGTGCGCCGTTGAGTGTTAACCCGGCCAGCACCCGGCACACCCACCGGTCGCTGCAGCGGTTGGTCCTGAGTCACTTACACCGCGCCGGAGTGTTTCCCTGCCGGGTGCTCTACACCAAAGCGCACCTCAAGAACTGCGAACTCATGGACAACGACCCGAACCGGTACCGGGCCAACACGTTCTTTCGGGGGAACGAGTTTGAAGGCAACACGCTCGGCTGGGCCGTTGGCGCCCAGTACGTCCGCGACCAACTGCAGTTTGCCATTCTGCAGGCCAAACCGACGCGGGAGAATTTCAGTGTCCCTTTGCGGTTTGACGAGGCGCCGGACCATGCGCCCCGGTTAACCACCATGCCCAAAGCCCCGGCGGTGATGCAGGAGGTCCAGTTTGCCGCTCACTGCTTCCAGACTTTTGAGCAGTACCGTCGGGCCAACCGGGCCGAAACGTTTCTGGACCACCAGGTAGAGGCCTGGGAGTCGTTGTTTTTGGAGTTGCGGCACCCGGACGACCACGGGGTGCACCCCGACGGGCCGTACAAGCAACGGTGGGTCTCCCTCAACTCGCTGTTTCGCGACGTCGCCGAACTGAGTCTGACCAGTTACCACAATTGGGAACATGTGCTGGAGTTTTTGCTTCGGCACCCAGTGGGGTTAACCCGACGGTACTACTGGCGACAACCGGACGTTTGGTCCCCGCCAAAGCGCCTGGAGGAAACCATTTGCGTCGGGTACGGCCTGCCCAGGGGGTACCAGATTCCCGGGCTAGCCGACTACTTGAAGATCTGGAACTACTTTAAGGCCGGGGTGATGGAGACCCTACGCCTTCCAGCGCTAGTCGAGTTTATCCCGACCGACAATGACCAGGAGCCGAAAATCCTGTCCAGCGCCGCTTGGTGTCTGTTGGCCCAACTGGAAGAGTTGCCGCTGGGTGAGGCCGAACAGGTGCTGGTGGCTGTCCCACGGATCAAGCCCAACGCCGCCGGGTGGCGGAACCAGACCCATTTGGCGAGTCACCCCGTTAGGGTCCGAAACCTGGCCGACCGTTTCCAGCAACTCAAACCGCGGTACCTGATGCCGACGCTGTTGGTAAGATGTCGGTGCAGCGTCGCCAACCGCCAGATCGACTTGAAACCGTACATGAAGTACGCGGCCAAAACCTGGATGACGTATGTTGCGCCGTCAGTGCACACCGAAAAACTGTGGCAGAAGTGGGTGATTGACGACCTGGTCCGCGGTCGACATTCAATGCCACCCCAGCAAACCGAAAACCTTGACAAGTCCAGGTGCAGTCAGAACCAGCAACAACCAGACCTGGAGGAGATGACATTGGTGGAAGAGTCAGGGTCATCCCAAGAACCTGGTTTGGCGTATGCTCAAAGTATGCATGAGTCAGACCACGACGAACCTAACCCGGCGGCGTCTGCCCAGTCCAATCAATTGTCCCCCGCGGAGGTCTTTGCCAAGTCAGTGTGGGTCTGAGCCCAAAACAAATACACAACGCTTTGTTCATGGAATGTTGACGCTGGCTGGGGTCTCAGCCCCGCTAAAGGTGCCAATGTTGGCGGTAAAGTTGCACGTGTTTGGTTGGACTTTGGGAAACGTCGAGTTGTTCATCTCAGAGTCTGTCGTAAAGTTGAAGCCGACCAGATCTTCGATTGAGCCCAACAGATTGCCGATAAACAGATCATTGGCCAACTGGTTGTGGTTCAGAACAATAGGGTTCTCGGCTTGCCGTGAATACGCCAACCCAGTGTTTGTAACTCGTTGCAGTACGACAACCCGCTCTAGTTTATTGTCTATTTCTGACTCTGCGGCGACCTGATGCTCGGCCGGGTTTCCGCAGACGTTTGCGCTTGGTCGGGGCGGGAAACGTCTGGACGTGACGGGTTTCGGCAATGTGTTCGAGCAACAGAAACTCGTCAAAGGTCAGTGGGGCTTGACCGACCAGGTCCTGGGGTAGAAGACGGCGCCATTCCTGTTGGTGCCGGCGAGCCAGGTCCTCTTCTTCCAGCCACATAGTGCAGCCGCCGTGCACGTCAAACAACCGGGTCAACAACTGAATGTGGTCGTCGAGCAAAAAGGTCTGGTAACGGCAGTGGATGTGCAGGTACTGGGCCAAGGCCGGACCGACCAACCGCTGACACTCGGCGGCCCGTTCCACCAGCCACAGGCCGGTAAACAACCGCATCGCGTAGGCTTCGGTCTGGGTGGTTTCGGCGGGGCGGCGGGCGACAAACTCGGAGCCCAACAACAGGGCAAACGTCTTGGCGTAGGGTTTCAGGTATTGGGCCAGGTGTAAAGGACAGCGGCCAGCCGGTCGAGGGGCCAACGGGTGGAAAAACCCCAAAATCGACCGGTAACTCCGGCCGTACCCGGGGTAGCCGTTGTGCTGACAGGCCGACCCGCGGACCCGGTCTTTGCGGCTGGTCGACATGCCGGTGAAGAGTGCCGTGCGGTCGGCCTGGGGTCCGGTTACAGCCTGGCGGTACTCCTCCTTGTTCGTGGCCAGAATGCCACGGCAGCAAAAGCAAAATGTGGTCCCGCACCCTCGCGACGTGCCGACCGTGGCGCACAGCAAGTGGGTGCAGTTGTCATCCTTGGTGACACCTCGGTGGCAGTTCGGGCAGAACGGACCGTCTGTGATGTCGCGGAGGCGGGTCTCATACCAGGTTAGCAGACGCTGGAGGTCGGGGGCAGAGACTTGGGCTACCGCCATATTGTGAAACTTGTGAACGTGTCCGGCTTTCCACACCTGGGGAACCGGGTTGTGGTACTGACGCCGACAGTGGCTGTGTGAGGCGGTTTTAGGGGGCTCGACGACCTGTTGACACCCTGTGCACGTGGTAACCCGACAGGCCTCGCAACACCGCATGAGCGGGACGCCTTGCTGCGGAGTGGCTTGGAGCCTCCAGACTCGGTTACACTCCAACCCCGCGCACTTGACGATCGCCGTCTGGTCAACTCGGTAACCGCCGCACGTCTCCAGGTCCTTCTGGATCTGGGCGGCCCGGTACGCTTGTTGCAGTTTCACCAACGACAGACCCTGGGTATATGTTATGTTGCGTCTCGGCCACCACTGGACGACCTGGTCCCACGTGACAAAACACGGACACTTGCTAAACGGTTTGGCCGGACAGGGCACCGGCATCTGACTGCAGCCGTCAGACGGGTTCACGGCGGCGTGGACGTGGAGCAAGGCGCAGGTGACGCAGATCTGGGCCTTGCACTTGCGGTGACCTCCGACACAACCGGCGGGGGATTCCTCCAAGTCACACAGACACACCACGCAGGTGAAGGCGGCTTGGCGCTTGACTTCCGCGACGACGGTCGATGCACGCCGAACCGGGGTTTGTGGCGCCGCTGCTGGTGCATCTTCCATTCCAAGCAGACGCTGTTCGGCTGGGGTTAAAGGCTGCAAGGGTAGGTCCCGTCGCCCCATGGCTTCGAACAGCAACCCTCCCGAATACAGCAGACCGCCCCAGGCAGACGTGAAACGGCGCCAGGCAAAGGCGCCGACAGCGCTCTCGGTCCGCGTGAAAATCCCTGGACCCACTGTATCGGTCAACAGCGTACCCAACCGAGTCTTGGCGTTTTTCACTCGCAACAACTCCCACTTTTCACAGGCGGTCAACTCTGCGACAGGGGTGCCATTCAGGCCGACAAAGCGGTCCAGCGACACCTCGTACCACTCGTCGGCGTGTTGGCCGTACACTCGGACCGTGGCCGTCAATTCGGACCCAGGTTCGGCGTACTGCCAGTTGGACACAAGACCTAGCCATTTCTTCTGTCGGGGGCGGCCGTTGACCAGGGTAACTGACATTGGCAACTGCTGGTTTAGCCAAGCCAAGGCTTGAGAAGCAGAGACAGATTGGTACAGCGCTAACATTGCAAGCGGGTTGGCGATCCAAATCACTGGTGAGGACAATACAAGTGTTTAACGCGGTTCTTGTTTCGGACACTGGGTTGTCACATTCACGACAAACCCAGTCGTTTCTGGGTTGGGTTACTGGGTTAATCGAGACCTGCCTGAACCTTGGCAGCGGCGACAAAGGCGGCAAACAGGGGGGAGGCTGCCCTTTGAGTCGAAACAAACTCGGGGTGGAACTGGACCGCCACGAAGAACGGGTGGTCGGTTAACTCCATCACTTCGGGGATCTGGTTGCCGGCTACGTCAGTAACTTGACTCCACCCAACAATGACATCGCGCAGGTCCTGGGCTACAGCAGGGTCCACGCAGTACCGGTGGCGAAACCGTTCGTGGACGACAGGCCGGTGGTTGTAGATCCGGCCGGCCCGACTCGTGGCGTCCAGGCAGACCGGGTGGGCGCCGACCCGCAGCGACTCTTGGTCGTTACCTGGGCGTTTGACGATCAGAAAGGGGACGTCGGGGTCGGCGGCGCTGTATTTTTGGTCCGGATGGATCTCGGCGCTGCGGAATCTGAGGCCTCTGACCCCCTGGGCGTACTCCAACAGGGCCAACTGGAACCCCAAACAGATGCCCAAGAACGGGACCTGGTGTTCGCGCGCCCACCGGATCGCGGCCAGTTTTTCGACCACGCCGCGCACGCCGAAACCGCCGGGAACCAACACGGCGTGACACCCGACCAGGTCCTTCTCCTGCTGGACCCGGCGGATCTGCACATTGACGCTGTGCACGTATCCGCTGTGTTCCAGGGCTTTGCGGACCGACAGGTAGGCGTCTTCGGCGGTGGTGTACTTCCCGGCCAGGCCGACGGTGACGACCTGGTCAGCCGGCGCGGGCACAGGAGCCCTAGGTGGGGCCTGGGCAAAGATACGCAGGTTGGCGCTGACCTGGTGGGTCAGGTCAAACTTGTGGACCAGACGTTCGTGGACTTTCTGTTCCCACAACAGCCGGGGAACCTGGTACGTGCTCCTGACTTGGTGCAAAGACACCACGTCTTCCACCGGCAACCGACAGGTCGTGGCAATCTTGCGCCGGGTGTCTAGGCCCAAAATCTGGCCACACCGAGCAAAAACGAGCGACGGAGGCAACCCGGCCTGCCAGGCGTAGCGGACGCTGTGTTGGAGCGGCTTGGTCTTGACAGACCCACAGTGGTTCAGGCCACCGGCGGTCGACGGACACAGGCCGACGTGGATGTGGTGTAGTTGCACGTCTTCGGCCTGTTGCAACCGGCTCAACGCTTCCAGAAAGGTCGTGATTTCGATGTCGCCTAGCGTCCCGCCTAATTCAACGATGCAGATGTCCGGGGTGGCGTGGTCGGCGTTAGCCACCGGCGTCTGCGCGGCTTGGCGGAGTCGTTCGCAGATAATGTCGGTCACGTGGGGGACGACCTGGATCGTGGCGCCCTGGTAGTACCCGGCGGCTTCCCGCTCCCGGACGGTCTCCATGACCCGGCCCCCGGTCAACGAGTTGAGTTTGGTGAGGCCGACGTTCCCCACAAACCGCTCAAAGGTGCCGAGGTCCAGGTCGGTTTGGGTCCCGTCCGCCAGGACAAACACCTCGCCGTGCTCGTAGGGGGACAGACGGCTGGCGTCGCGGTTCAGATACGGGTCGATTTTGACGTAGGTCACCGCCAACCCGGCGTACTGCAGCAGTTGGCCGACGCTGCTCGAGGAAATCCCTTTGCCCAACCCGCTCATCCCTCCGCCCGACACCAACAGAAAGCGCAACATTCGGCCTTGATGGGCGTCGGTGTTTATGACCCGTCGCAATGCCACGTTGTCGCTGAATCGAAGACTTTGATGTCGTCTAGCCCACAGTAAACATGTCTGCCCCGATAAGTTATTTAACGACCGTGGACACAGGAACGTCGCCTCTGTTGACCACCTGGCAGGCCAACGGTCAGACGTTGTTTGTGGCCAACGGAACTGGGGTCATTGAAGTCTACCCCGCTCGAAGCAGCGACCAGTGGCAAAGCAGCAGTTTAGGCACAAAGGCCACGCTGACCAACGGAACTGTCCAAAACTTGGCTGCGACAGACACCGGGAATCGGGTGTTTACGGTGGTGAGCGGTGCCGCACCGGTCGTCATTGACACGACCGATAACTGGACCAGTGCCCCGACGGTTACAAACCTGCCCAGCAACAGCGCGGTGGCAGTAGACGCGTCAGCCGATGGCGAGATGTTGCTGTACTACAGTCGCGCAGCCTCGTTGCTGCGCGTGGCGCGGCGGGCCGGGGGACCGACCAGCACAACCTACAACACGGTCGCCGACCTGATCCTCTCGGCCTTTACGGTAGACATTGCCTGGATGTCCAGCGACGGCCGGCGCGTTGTCAGTTTAGCCCAAGGCGCCAGCAGCATTGACACTTACAACGTGGCCAGTTTGGACGATTGGAACAACAGCACGCCCCGAATTGTCAACGGGTTGCCGTTTGGCTACAACCTGACGTTGCTCAACTTGGGCTGCAACGCCGACTTGACGGTTGTCGTGTTTCAGGGGTTTGACGGCGGGTTAAGAGTGACCCGCCCTGTGGTCGTCGCCACGACCGATAACTGGACCGCGGTCAACATCCAACAACTACCGGTCGACGGTGACATGACCGGCGGCGGGGTCGCCCTGAACGGCCAAATTGTGGCGGTGGGGGACGACGTCGGGGTTCGGCTGTACAAATCTACCGATCTCTTTGCGACCTACAGCCTGTTTGCGACCATCAACCCCGACGTGTTTCCTCAACTGGGCGTCGGGTTCCAACCAGACGGGGTCATGGCTGCCAACAAAGGCGGCAACTTTGAGTACTTGGCCATTCCCGACGTCGGCAACAGCGTGACCCACGTGTTCGACGTGACCCGCGGGCCTACGCCTGTCACCCCGGCCTTGGAGGAACTGATTCTGGAGGGTGACGTGATCTTAAGCGGCACGGACAGCATTTTAGGGCCGCCGCCAGGCCGTGACTTGAGCGTCACCGCCATTGACTTTGCGACGGCGGGCCGCGTAGGTCGTGACGCTTTCTTTTCCACGCTGCACGTCGGCCAACCCTCGCCGGTCATCGGGTCTGTCCCCAAAGACGCCGGCTTTACCCATGTGGGGACCACCCGGTTGGTGTGACCTGCCTGGGTCGCAAACCTGTGGAAAACTAGACTGTTCATCATAAACCTGGCAACATGTCGACCAGCAAGTCTGGGTTGTGGGTAGTGACAGGCGTCATTGCCGTCGTTGCCGTCGGGGTTGCAATTTATTTTGGGGTACAGGCGGCCAAACGCAAACCTCAGTGGGTGAAAACACCTTGTCCGGCATGTCCCAGTTGCCCCAGTTGTCCGTCACCGCCGACGCCGTGCCCAGGACCTACGCCTTGTCCTGCTCCTACTCCATGTCCGTCGTGTCCTAGTTGTCCCAGTTGCCCACCGCCGACGCCACCGACACCGTGTCCACCGTGTCCTTCGCCAACCCCTCCAACCCCAGGGCCGCCGGCGCCGACCCCAACGCCACCGGGTCCTCCGTCCTGCACCGGGTGTGAGTGCGGGGGCGACGCGCCTTACTGTTGTGTAACCCCGGGAGGACCGCCGTACGGTTGTTACAAGGAAGGACAACCTGGGTGTACCGGTACGTTGGTCAAGTGTGGAGCACCTGGGCCCGCACCGTCGCCGCCAGGGCCTCCAGGGCCTCCAGCCCCGACTCCGTCCGGACCCAGCAGCGCCGACTGCGTGGGGTGTCAGTGTCAGGACGGGTTTTTGTGTTGTGTGCCGGAGGATGGCAGCCCGCCGCCCTGGGGATGTTACCCACCTTCCCAGGCCCCAGCCGCCTGTAAAGGCAAGTTGATCTCGTGCAGTTACCCAAAGGAACCTCAAGGAACCTGTCAGACGATGCCAACCTGTCAGTTCCAACAGGGGTTGCCAGGAGTGACGCTGCCTGACTTCCCGCCGTCCTCGCAGTACTGTGACGCGCTGAGTGCGGCGCCAGCCTTGACCAAGTGCCCGCCCTTCCCGGGCAACCCGGCGCACGCGTGTCCGTGCGCCACCGGATCTTGCGCCGGGATTACCCCGCAGTTCAACTGGATCATCGGAACTTGTCAGGGGTGTGGGCCCTGCGCCAACATGTCTTGGCGGCACGGCGGGGCGGGGACAGCCAACTGCTACTCGGACCTGAAGATCAACTACCTGGCGGTGTACACCTGGGAACCGACGACCCACCGCTGGCTCAGGGCCCAGCACGGCGGCATCCCGGCCAACCCCCAAGGTGGGTACGCCGACCTGCAGCCTTTTACGGGCGTCGGCGGCGCGGCGTTGTGGGACGCGGGGCTTAAGGAGCAACACGCCACGGAAGGGTACGGGCCGCCCGGGTTCATGGTGGTTTTGTCGGCCGACAAGTTTGACAACGCGGCGCTGTACATGTTGAACCAGGCGACCTTGGACCGGGGGGCCGCGGCGCAGAACCCAGCCTGTCCTGACAACTGTTGGAACGCCCCGAATCACGCCGGGGAGATCGACTTGTTGGAACCCCCGCTGTGGAACAACGTGGACAGTTGTCCGCACGTCGGGGCGACGGTGTCGGGGGTGCCCTATGACCGGTGGTACGTGTCGACCTACAACAGCAGCGGCGCCTGTTTCCCGACCCCGTTAGGGGGCCGCGGCGGGGGCGGCGCCAAGTCCCAGTCCTGGATCGCTAACGACGGAAAACCTCATCTGTTTGCGTTTATTGTCGACCAGCGGGGGTTGACCGTGTACCGAGACCCGGTCTGGGCCGGCTTGCCGATGAAAGGCCCTCCGGCCAACACCCTCAGCGCTCGCCCCGACCAGGCCCCGACCCACACCACGCCTCCGTTGTCCGCTGACAAGACCGGCTTCGCGGCCTACTACATGCCGTCCTGTCCGTCGACCAAAAGTCCGTACCACCAGGCCCACCAAGACCAGTGTTTCGCGTTAACGTCCCCTTGTGCCGGGTTAAACTGGTGGGACCTGTTGGCCGACACTGGTCAGTACGTCGTCTCGTGGCCCGGGCCTGAATACCGGTGAGCGCGGTTTGGGGTCGGCGTCTCGGGGGCAGGCCCCAACTTCCAGGGGCACGACCGACCTCAACCACATGTAAATGTTCAAGCACCTCGGGTCCCACCGCCCTTGGGCAAAGCCGACGTACGACCTCGCAAAGGCTGCCTGGCAACTCAACTTCAACACAGGCCAAACTGCCTGCAGATACTTCAACTCCCCGGCCTTACAAAAGTCACGCAACAGTTCAATCGTGCACGGGACCCCTCGTTCCACCGCCAAAGCGACGGCTTCCGGCGTACACCAATGCCACCAGTCGGTGAGCGGTGGCAAATAGCGAAACTTATGCAGGGCCCGACGGTACAACCACTGCAAATGTTCCGCCGTCAGCACCCTGGGGCGGCAGGGCAAATCCAAAAGCACGCGCACCAGCCCGTCGAAATGAATCGTGTACTTGTAGCCGGTTTGGGCTTGGTAGTCGGCTTCCAGGGCGCACAACGTGTCGACCGAGGCAAACGCCGCCGCGTACACCGCGAACGGCAACGCCAGACGTTTCGGGTGGTTCGACTGGGTGGCGCGGAGACGTTGCAGTGTCTCCCAGGTGGCTCGGGTGTTGGTCAAACGGGACAACACTTGGGTGGGCCAAGTGTCACAGTGGCGAATATCGAGACACGAGGCTAGGACTTCAATGTGTTCTGCTGACGGGGGCGTTCTCATGTGGGGGATCTGCTTAAGCAGCCGTTGACCCAACTTCAAACTGGGGCTGACGCACAGCCACGCCAGGGGGAGGCGCTGGGGTTGGGTTTTGTCCAGCCCTATCACCAACTGCCGAAACAGAGTGAGGTCGGGAGCGTCAAACGCCGCGACTTGCAAGGTGCGCAACGACCCGAGGCGCTGCCAATACTCGGCGACGTACCAAGAGTTCATCAGCAACTCCATTTTGGCGGGGTCGCCGGTGTGCGCGACGGCGGTCAGCAAAGTCATGGTCGGGCGCTGGCGGGGGCTAACTGCCATCAACAGGGTCTGCAACCGTTTGACTGACAGATTCTGGACTGCTTGGTCAACCGCTGCCTTCATCTGGCCGGACCGGTTGGGGGCCTGGCACACCTGGTGGGCGACGTCGCTGAGGAACAGCCGGCGGTCGTCGGGGATGTTGCACTCTGGCATGCGGCGCCGCATCATCTGCAGACTGCTGGAACTCGGGGAAAACCCGTAGGCGTGGTCAAAGCGGTGGGCGATGTGGCCCATAATGTCTTCCTCGATGATGGTCTTGCCGCTGCCCCGCTTCCCAAACAGCAACAGGATCCGGTTGTCGTTGACGGACTGCGGGTCAAAGGCCTCTAACTTGGAGGGGCTGTCTTCGGGTTTGAACCACACGGGCCACCACCTGTCTACCGTGTCCTCGGTCGCGCAGCCGAAAAAGTGGATCGCATCCATGACGTCCATCGAGTAACCAAGCCGAAGTCCCAGCCGTCTCATTGCGGGGGTGTGGGCGGCCGGGTGGCGGGCCACGAGCCGGTACCACTCGAGTTTGCGGCCGTCGTCGGCCAGGTACAACACGCTGGTGCTCAACACGTCCGCCCGGCCGTGGCGCACCAGACACCGTTGGTAATCGGTCTCGGCCGCGTACCAGACGCCAAAGCGGTGGCGTCGCTGGGTGGTCACCCATACGAGTAACGCGGCAGAGGCGTGCTGGACTAGAGTGTCCTGGTCCAACAGCAGGTTTTCCCAGGCGTTACCAGTGACCGGGTCACGCAACCAGGTCAACAGGTAATCCTGCGACAACGCCATCATTTCGCGCGGCCCTATAAACTCCAGCGCCAGTTGGATGCCGATGTCGGCAGAGGCAGACAGCCAGGGCTTAACCAGGGGCTTGTCGTGACTCATGTTGGGACTTTGATCGAGTCCCACCCAAAGTTGGATACACTAGAGACGATGAGCGATGCTATGACCCGAGCCGACATGGAGATGCACGAGATTGCCCGCCGCATCCAGGCGTGCCAGCGACGCCAACCCGGCACCAAGCACACGTGTACGGTCAAGCGCCTTTCGACCGAGGTCCAACGTCGTCTGCGGGCCCGGGGTTACAACGTCGAGACTTTTACCTACACCGAGTTTGGCTGCAGCGACGACATCGACGCGTGGAACTGCTGCGATTGCACCTGCGAGGACTGTACCGACGGGTATCAGGTTACCCGGTTTAAAATTTCCTGGGTGTGTCCATACCAATAAGTGCAATACAGACTTATCCAGACTCATCCAGGTTCTCAGATTGAACTGGGTGGGTAGGCGCAAAGTCGGCACAAGTGGCGACAAGCCGAATAACCCGATGACGCACTTTGTTGGGCGCCAAGACACCTGGAATGTAGTCCTGAACTACTTGGCTGTAGCGGACAGGGTCAAATTCGGACAGTGTAACCGGGTCTGTCGGCAGTTGGCGCAACACCCTTACGCCTGGCAAACTTTTCGGTTGGCGGCGTGCACCGACCCCGCAAAGTTGTTGGCGAAACTCGAAGCCTGTCCAAGTTTGACCATGTTGGATTTGAGGTTTAATGATCGTGGCCTTCGACCGTCTCAAGCCCAAAAGAACCTCATGCTGGCCGACGCCAAGGTTGCGCTGCACCTTCCTCGCTTGCAACATCTGGCCGCGTGCTTTGGCCCCGATGCCCATGACTTGACGTCCCTGGGGCAGTTACTTCATCTACGCACTCTGGAAATCCAGAGCAGCAACATTTCCAACCTGAACGCTCTGGCGAATTTGCCAGAAGTGACAGTGTTACGTGTTCAGCACAACCACCTTTCCGACCTGCGATTTTTGGCCAACTGGAGGGGTCTCCAGGTGTTGGACGCGGGGGTAAACCCCGTTGCCGACTCAAGACCTCTGGCGAATTTGACCAGCCTCCAGCATTTGGACCTGCGAGAGACGCGCGTTTCGGACATTGGTCCGTTGGCCGGGTTGACCAACTTGCAGTACCTGAATATCAGCCACACTCAAGTTCAAGACCTGGGTCCGTTGGCCGGGTTGACGGCCTTGAAGACGTTGATTCTGGGCAATTTGCGGGTGCGGGATTACACGCCTGTGGCGGGCTTGGTTGGCCTCGTCCGCCTGGACACCAACAACCCAGACCTGCGCGACATTGGGTTTGTGGCCAGGCTGGTCAACCTGCAACACTTGGACGTGTCGGAATCGCGGGTGCAAGATCTAGGACCTTTATCTGGGTTGGCCAATCTCCAGGTGCTTTGCGCGTCGCATGCGCCTGTCCAAGACCTTGGACCTGTTTCCGAGTTGGTCAACCTGCGCTGGTTAGGCCTTGGCATCACTCAAGTTCAAGACCTGGGGCCCGTTTCTGGGCTGGTCAACCTTGAAAACTTGAGTCTGGATGCCACTCCAGTCCAAGACCTGGGTCCGGTCTCTGGGTTGGTTAACCTGCAGAGTCTGACGATCAACAAAACAGCCGTGCGGGACTTGAGACCGTTGGCGAGGTTGCCTAGCCTCAAATATTTGAGCATGAACAACCTGCAAGTGCAGGATCTTGAACCGTTGGGCAGCCTGGTGAATTTGCGAACGGTGCGGGCCCACAGGGTCTCAAACCGCGCGTGGAGCAGCCTACCCCATGGCCCCCGGTTAACCAGCCTCCAGAATCTGACCATCGGCGGCCACGACCTCGGTGCTGTCGGTCTCTCTTGGTTAACCCACCTGTCAAACCTGCAACAATTGACGGTTCTCGATGTTCGCCTGACTTCGTTGGCGCCGCTTGCCAGTCTGACCAACTTGCACTATTTGAGAATCTTTCATGCCCCTGAAGTCGTGGACTTGGCGCCTGTTGGTGAGTTGGCCAATCTTCGAACGCTGCTGGTACATGCCACGTCAGTGCGGGATCTTTCCCCCGTGACCCGCTTGGCCCACCTGACCGAATTGTCGTTGATGGGGGCGACCGGGGCGACGGCCTGGGACCTCTCCCCGCTGGCGGGCCTGACGGGTTTGCGACGCTTGGGGTTGTTCGACATGGGCAGGAGCGACCAATTGGTGTTGGCCGGTTTGCCCGACCTGACTATCTACGGGGGTTAAATGGCTTGTCGTACATGCGACTCATCGCAAACACTAAATACACAGAATACTCAAAGTTTGCGAATTTATCCAATGATCGCTGTTGCCGATATTGGCAGGTTTGCTGATTAATCATTTTGTGACGGTCTCAAAGTGTTGTGCGTTTTATTCGGCCAGTACAGTGTTCTCGACTTGTCGCGCACACGCCACCCGGTAGTACACAGTATCGGCAGGCAATAACTTGCGCATGTCCTGCGGGATCCGGGTTACGTTACTCACAATGACCGGTATCAACGGCGGCCGTTGTTGAATCTGCGCCCGCAGGGTTGCAAACTTGCTCAACGTGCACGACTCGTTTTGGATCAGGGTCAAAAGTCGCTGGTCGGAAGGCAGCAACCGCAGGCGTGGCACCAGACCCCTAGTCGACCCGACGCGCAACAAGCGGCGGGCGTCATCCCAACTCAGATCGTCATCAATCCAGACATGAGTCGCCTCTTGCAACAGTTCCAGCGGTAAATCAGCCTCGTTCACTTCTTGAGGGGTGACGAGTCGGATATTGGGCTTGGCGGTCAGCACAGCCCGCAGGTCGTTGACTTCTTGGTTGCCGTCCAACTCGTAGATCACTGTGGCGCGGTTGCTGGCGGCCGTTTGCGCGGCTGCAGTGAATATCGAAGTGATTGTGGTTTGCCGCAAATGCGCCAACCCAGGCTGTCGGGATGCCAGATTTGGATCGTCCGTCGGGGGGTCTTGGAACTGCGGGGAGGTGGACACCATGCGGGTGTACTTCTTCTCGATCGGGTCCCAGCACCACTGGATACCGGGCCCGACAAAACGACCCCGGACAAACACGCCAGTCGCAAGGGGGTGGCCGTCTTTGGCGTACTTTTCGCCTCGAGCACAGTCCAACAGGTCATCCTTGAAGGTTCCGTGCTCGGCGATCAACGGGGTAGAATCCTGGGGGTGATACACGGTGCCGTAGCCTTGCTTGCGCCCTTCAACCCACGACTCGCATTCGGCGGCCAGGCGGCCTTCTGAATCGTACGTCTTGCCGCCGCCGTGCAGGTACCCGTCCTTGAACTCGCCTTCGGTCACCAAAGGGCCGACACGAACACGGTTACCCGCAAAGACTTGGCCTCGCGCCAGTTTGCCGTTGAGAAACGTCCCGAAGCACCACTTGCCATTTTGGTACTTGACGCCTTCGCGTGGCGTACAGATCTTGTACTCGGGATCTTCCGGGTCGGGTTTTAAGCACCAAGTCCCGATGAACCGAATCTGTCCGTCTTGCCAATACATGCCCTGGCGGTCCTCGTTGGGTTGATCCACTACCACTTCGTCCATCAGCGGAAACTTGTCAAAGCCCACGGTTATGCGTTTGGGGACCAGCGGTGGGAACAGCGTTATTTTGAACAGCGGATACATCTCCGTGTTTTGCAGCCTGTCTTCCAGCATCTTGGCCACGTCCACAATGATGTAGTAACCCCGGTGCCAGGGGGTCAGAAAGTTTGAAACCTTGCTCTGCATAGTGTCGGGCAACACTGACATGATAGCGTCGACGGTGTTGTAAGGTTTTCGCTCCCTGACGTGGCGCAGCATGTCGAGAGCCGGGCGAACAGGACCATCTTCTGCACACGTAGAAATGGTGACCAACTTGCGGTAGTTGTTGGCCCGGGAAGCCGCCAACCCGATCTCAATGTGCTTCAACACTTTGGGTGCCGAGTCGTCCAACCGAGGGGCCCAGGTCAACCGGACTTGAGGTACCCCAGGGGTTGGGGTCTTCAGGCGGGTTGCGACGCGCGCTTGAAACTCCGGGCTGGTCACGTCATACTGCCAGGCGCCCATTTTGGGATAGGTGGACAGGGGCGTACACTCGCCCTTCAACAACAGACCCTCCTGCCAATGCCCCTCCAGAGAGCAACGGTCTGTCTTGATGAAGCCAGGTCCGTCGGGTACGTTCTTGTCCAACCGGCCCTGCCAGCAGACATAGTTTTTCCGGGGGACCAGTGCCTCCAACACTTCCAAAAAACCGGGCAGCGTCAAGTCGCAAGCGGGGCGAGTACCGGGATCACGTCGGTACACGACTGAAGCGTCGCCGTGCCAGGCTCCTTCGGCGTTGATGAAGGCCTCCAAGGTGCATACCCCTCCTGGACTGGTAAGAATATGGACCGCAGGCCCTACGCCTACGGGCTCAATCATCGTCAGTTTGACGCAGTCGGTTGTGTTGCGCCACGTTTTTGAAATCACCGTCGTTCGTCGGGTTTCGGTCGCGGCCTGAAACACTTGCCGGCCTGGCAAAGCCCGGAACCATCTGGCGTTGGCCAGGTCCAGTAGGGGCGAAGAGGATTCTAGGGCGACCGAGGCGCCGTCCCGAACCACCAGACGATTGTTGGCAGGCGCTTTCTTCTCTTCCACAGGCCGGTTGGCCGAGTGACGCTTGCCGGTAGGGGCCTCTTCCGAAGCAGCACTAGCCGAGCGCTTGCTGCCTCGAGACGCGGGGATCTCCACCAGGGTGTAGGTGCCGGAATCCGTGTCGCCAGACCCGCTAAAGTCGAGTTGAATGGTAGGTGCGGGAGACACGGGAGACACGGGAGACAGAGACGCAGAAGCAGACATGTTGATCGATCGCAAAAGTGACGAGAACAAACGAAATTGTGTGGGTTTGGTTTTGATGTGGTTATTCGGACTGAATAATTCCCTGGTTCTCGACTTGTCGCGACTTATGCATACTTTGCGCATACGCCAAACCAGGGTCTAGAGGGCCAACAGGGATTTCAGGTCGGAAAGTTGGGCCAACGGGGTAAGGTCTGTGACCCGGGTGTCGTTTAGGTTCAGGTGACGCAAACTGGTCAGTTGGGCCAACGGCCTTATGTCGCTGACGTCGCAGTACTGGAGGTTTAGGGTGTGTAAACCGGTTAACCCGACCAACGGAGTCAGATCAGTCACTCGGGTTTCTGTGAGGTCTAGGGTCTGCAAACCGGTCAACCCGGCCAACGGGGTTAGGTCTGTGACCCGGGAGCCTCTGATGGCCAAAGTCTGCAAACACCCCAACTGACTCAGCGGGGCCAGGTCGGTCACCAGGGTGCCGGTCAGTTCCAGTTTCTCCAGCCGCGGAAAGTGAACCACAGGTCTCAGGTCGTCTACCGGCGTTACAAAGACCTCCAGAGCGCGCAGGTTTTTCAAATGGGTCAACGACCACAAGAGGGTGGGCACGGGAAGATTCCGCAGAGTGAGATCTTGCAGGTTGGTCAATCTGGCGAACGGGGTCACGTCGGTCGCGGTCCGGCTTTCCAATGTCATGACTTGCATGTGGGTTAAGTTCTTGACCGGCGCCAGGTCGACCAGGTTCAGCGCGGTGGCTTTCAAGCAGCAGAGGTTAACCAACCCGGACACGGGACCGAGGTCGGTCACCTCGGAACCCGTCACGTCCAGCCGCTGCAACCCGGCCAACCCGGCCAACGGCGTTAGATCTTGGACAAAAGTGTAGGAGACGTCTAGGTCGGTTAGGCAGGTAAGGTTGGTTAGCGGGCTCAGGTCAGTTACTCCGGTGGACAGCAAACAGACAGTCTGCAGGTTGACGCAGCGGGACAGCGGCTGGATGCTGCGGGCGTAGGTTCCCGCCAGGTCGAGTCGTTTCAGCGTCAACCGAAACGGTAAGCCTTCAGGTCCTTCGACGTTTTCGAGGTTAAAGTACGCGTTGCTACACGCCAGGTCCTGGACTTGGGTGCACCGACTCAGCAAAGCGTTCCAACCGCTGCTAGTCCAACAATAAGGCCCGGTCCACACGATGCAAGTCCAAGCGGCTGGGTGGCGGACCAGGTCGTAAAAGGTCCGGTTACATTGCCCCACCCTGAGCCGCGACTGGACGTCCAACAGGTTGAGGATCTCGAACCAACAGTCCTGGTTAAGGTCGGGCATCGCGGAAATGTGGACGAGAAACGGCAAGCCAAACATAGAGTTGGTGGCGACGATGGCTTGTCATTACCCAGTGGCCAACATCCAGACTTACCCGACCCCCCCAACGTCAGGCTAGATTTCGCCACAGGTTCACTGATTCATCGGTGGACCGACGATCCAATGTCATACCACCGAGACCGCGAATGTCGCAAACTGGCGGGGGTCACCACTGTGGGCTTTGCGGCTTTGTTGCTGGTGTTTGTGGTCGTCGTGCTGCCTGACGTCTACGAGTCGTTCGAATGTACTCCGGTCCACGTTTACTACCGCGAAACGGTGCAACCCAAGCACGCCGGGTGTGACGGGCCCGGACAACTCCACGAATGTACTTCCTGCAATGCCTCGTGGCCCGCGGCGTGTTGTTCGGACACCCCGCTGTCGACGCCCACTTCATCCACCTGTTTGTGGATGGCGGTCACCTGGATGCAGGTCAACGACACCAACACCTTGCAAACTTTGGACATTGATTGCGGGACCGATTTGCAGTGTCAAGACACTTACCGCTTGGCGTTTCAAGGCACTGATGTCCAAGTGCCCTGTCATACCGGCCTGTCTACCAAGGGTCTCAAGTTTGGGCGGTCTCCCGGGGTTTGGACCGACCCGGGTGTGATTGTGGTGTTGGTAGTCGTGTGTTTGTTGGGTCTGTTGTGGATAGGTAGTGTAGGGACAGCCTGTGTATTCACCAGGCGAGTTTCGCGAGACAGATTAGCCACGGTGGTCGTTTAGGCGGTGTCGGAAAGAGCATAAAGTCGCCCCGTCATGTTAACAACCGGGTTAAACATTGGCCAAGACGCATGGTTCGAGGTCTGCAGTTTTCTCGATGTGTGGGACCGGTGTCGGCTGCAACAGACGTCTCGGGAATTCAACAACCTGGTCAGCCATCCAAGGGCCTGGACCGTGGTGCATGTTCCTTACTGGGAGGGTGTACCACCCGTTCGTCTTCAGCAGTGGACTTTGCTGCGGACCTTCAAGGTGCTGTGGGAAAGGACCAGCACGTCCTACGTGGCTCAGTTTGAACTGAGAAGCCGGCGGCCCACTCGCGTGGACTCGTTGGCCGGGTGGAAACACTTGACCTGCCTAGACATGGGCGCCACCGGGGTGGCAGACCTGAGCCCGGTCACCGGGTTAACGGCTCTGACCGACCTGCGGCTTTGCAGTGTCGGTCTCGCTGACCTCAGTCCCTTGGCCGGGTTGACCCGCCTCACTCGCTTGACCTTAGCCAACACCCGGGTGGTCGACGCCGGTCCGTTAGCCGGGTTAACCAACCTGACTCACTTGGATCTGGGAAGCCAGCAACTGCGGGACGTTGGTCCTCTGGGAAGACTCACCAACCTGACCCAGTTGAACTTGACCGCCGGGAAAGCCACCAACGTTGACTTTTTGACCAGTTTAATCGGCCTGCGCGAGTTACACCTGTCCTGCTTGCGGGTCACCGACGTAGATTTTCTGACGCCGTTGGCCGTGTTGACCAACCTGACCTGCTTGCATCTGTGGAACAACGAGGTCTCCACCGTGGCTCCGTTGGCCGGGTTAACCAACCTGACCGACCTGAACCTGTTTATGTCTCGCTTGGCCGACCTTGGGGCTTTGGCCGGGTTGACCAAGTTGCAAAGTCTGTTTCTTTCCGCTCCAGCCGTAGATGATGTTAGTCCTTTAGCCGGGTTGACCAACTTAACCAGCCTGAATGTGTCACAAAGCCAGATAAGTGACCTGTCCCCATTGGCCAGGTTGAAGAGTTTAACTTCACTCAGCGCGTACTGGACCACAATTGCTGACTTGGAAGGGTTGGCCGAAATCACAAGCCTAACCACTTTGGATGTGAGTGGCACCCCGATTAGCAATCTGGGGCCGTTGGCAGGTTTACAAGGCCTGCAAACGCTGAATATTTCGTCCACGGGCGTCGCTGACCTGACTCCGTTGGCCACGTGTGACCGTCTCATTCACCTCAGTCTGCGACGCACCCGGGTGGCGGACCTCCAGCCGTTGGCCACGTTGACCCGTTTGGAAACGCTCAACGTGACGAGCACCCGGGTGGTAGACCTGTGTCCGTTGGTTGGACTTTCCCGGCTGACCCACCTGGAGGCGGACCCAATGCCGTACAACGCCCAGATCCAGGGTTCAGCCACGCAGTGTATGTTGGCGGCCCACCCTGCCTTATCCAGGTTTGCGGCAAGCCCAGCCAACCCAGTTTCCGCCTTTGGAAGTTTCACCGCGTCAGCCGGTTGTTCGCTTTCATTGTTGTGACGCTTGTTGACCCATACATCGATCCCATCAAACACCCAACATGTCGCTACCTACGGATCAAGTCTTGGCTATGCTGAATGTGTCGAGATACGACACGGTTACTCCCACCCTGGTTCCGTTGCTGATCTTGACTAGCAGGGCGCCTCGACATAAACCTGAGTGCCTAAAGTTTCTGGTCGACACGATTGCCCGGCTTGGAGAAACCTACCAAGCGGCGTTGGACACCATTACCACGCGCCAAGTCCAAATCGACCTTGCCGCGATGCGGTTGCTTACCAGAAACATCCCTGGCTTTGACGGTTGCATTCAGGTGTGGGACAACTTGTTTAGGTTGCGGATTCAACAGGATGCCGAGGGGTCTAGGACGCAAGAAGGCCATGCACCGGGTGAAGAAAAGAGTCCGGTTGATGTGCCTGCAATAGCCGCGCAAGTGTTGCGAGACATGCAGCAGGCGGATCTAACGTGCCAGACCCTGGTCGCCGAGGCAACCGAGCCCCGTCCAAGTCCGTCCGGGTTTACAAGTCTTTGGGCGTAGACCCTAACCCTGCGACCCCTGTATGACACCAGCAAGGTCCAACAACCGCTAACCCAAACCCAATACACTTCTGAAGTTGAGGAACGTTAAGGTTTATGTACAGGAACCAACCAACCACCCAAAACCCAAGACCTAAGAACTACCGCCGGCGTCTCTGGCGTTTGCGAGGGGACTGGCGGGTTGACCCGGATTGGCCTTTGGCTGACCTGGACCGGGTTTGGCGGGTTGTCGTTGTTCTTGCCGT